CGCATAACAACTTCACGGTCGATTTCGGCTTGAATTTCGTAAGACATTGCATTAGTAAGCTCGCCATCGATGTCGATGCCTTGCATATTTTTAATATCTTGTTCAAGTTCGATACTCCAACGTGTAGCTAATCTACGAGTCCCAGCCTCAACAGAGGTTTTTTCGAATTTCATCTCGATTTGAGGAATGCGTCCAGTGGCTTCATAAGCTTCAAGAAGTTGGGCTACGCCGCGATCTTGATTTGCAAAGGCCCACTCAGCGTGTCCAGACAATGCGGCAGATGAAACACCAGTGAAACGGGTATCAAGTAATTGATAACCGAGTTCTTGTGCTTGTGGATTTTTACCACCATCTGTAGCGTTACCTGTATAACCTAATCCGGGATTAGTTCCGCCAGTATCAGCAGACTTGCCAACACCATCAGTATCACTAAGGAAATCTGATTGATATTGATAACGCAAGGCAAATGCCAATCCGACAGGTCCACCCATAGGTTGAACACCGCAAATCTCGTTAGAGATTAATTCGGGGAAAGTACGTCTGATCATAGGAATGAGGATTTTTGGAAGTCTGGAATCACCAGCAGCATAATTGTCGCCATTGACCATTGAACCGGGGCCTGAACCCGCAGCAGTAGTCGCGCCAAAAATACCAGCAGATGTACCGGATTCTTCTAAACACCATCTCTCTTGATTTTCCAAAAGAATAGCAGTTGTGCGATAAACGTGTTCGTTTTGGATTTCTGCAACATCTTTCGATGAGTAGTCCAAAATGTCTTTCCATTTAGCGACAATAGCATTAACATTCTTTGGGTCAATATTTTGAGGAATTTTCATATGATAGTTTTCTTTCTATATATTAATTCAGGTCTTGCGACCTCATAGTTCTTGGTGAGTTTCACTTTTCGCCTTTCCCACGGGAAAGAGCGGTAAGATATTCTTTATTAAGACTGTTATTATTTACCTTTTCTTCTATAACTTTTTCAATTTTAGGAGTTGGGATAAAATCTGGTTTGAATTCTCTCTTATTAAGAGCGTCTTCTTTGAGTGTTAGAAGCTTTGATTTTTCTTGTTTGTCGAAAAGACGAACAGTGTAATCGAAATTTTCTTCAATAAATTTTGAGGATTTATCGGAAAGTGCTTTACGAATGAAATTCTTTTTAGTTTCAGGGAACTTAGAAGTTTTAGATTCAAGTAATGAAACTACTTCAGTTCTTTGATTTTGTTCATAAAGAGCTTTAAATTGAGTTTTCAACTCTAAGTTTTCTCTCTCAAGTTTAGCGATTGTATCTGCACCATCGATAACAGCCTCTTGCACGGACTCTTTTATCATTGCTGAATCAACTGCTAATACTTTTTGAAGGTTTTTAAGAACAATGAAAGCTGATTTATTTTTAACTGCTTGAGAAATATCTTCATGATTTACAGATTCTTTCAAGAATTCGTCAAGATATGCACTAACTGATTCGATTAAGCTTTTCTTAAAGTTTTTAGCATCAATCTTTGAATCCCTCTCATACATCTTAACAATTTTAACAAGTTTAGATGCATTTGATTTATCAACAGCTTCGACAACTATTTTCAATTTCTTAGCTCTATTTTTATCTAAAGTTCCAAGCAGTGTTTCTAATTTAGATGCATAAATTTCATCTTGTTCTAGGAGAGCGGACTCTACAGTTAACTTAACTTTATCATTAAATGCACCCTCAATAGCATTGAGTGTTTCGTCTGTCAGAACGTTCTGAACGTCTTCCGTGAATAGATTCTTTAAATTTTTCTTCATATTATTAGAATAACGGGGTTGTAAGTTCTTGTTCAATTTTTAATTGAAGTTTAGACTCTACCGCTTGCTTAATATATTTATCAGCAGCTGCATAGTTTTTTGTTAAAATGGCATCAATAAAGTTTACAATATTGACATTTTCATCAAATGTTTCCTTTCTATCATAAGAACCTTTACCCTTTTTTGGAGATTCAACCTTAGTAGCAGGAGCAAATTTCTTACGATCCTTGACATTTGGACCCTTGATGGTTGCTTTGCCAGTTTTTCTCATTTGTTTTCCGATTGATTGTTCGTCTTCTTCACCTCTGATAGTATCCCTTGAAGGTTTTTTTGATTTGTTTTGTTTTTTGAAATTGCTATCGATTTGTTTATCATCCCACGCATCACCAAGATTTCTAGGTTTACGTTTTCCTCTAACCTGAACACCTTCATCTTCAGCTTTACCAAACTCTTTTTTTTCTTGTTGTGATTTTGGACTTCTCATCCAATGGGGTGGGACTTCCTTTTTGGAATTCGATTCCACTATCGCACCATTTTCTCTTTTTCGGTTTTCTGTCTTAGCTGGCATGGTATTATTTATCCTAAAGAATTTATAAACTTGATTACTTGTTCACGTAAAAATGAATCAGCATCTTTTTTTGGAAGTTTAGATATAACTTTTTCAAAATTATCATACATCTCTTCAAATCTTCCTTCATTATCAATCACAAAAGATTTAGATTCTAATATACCATTAACGAATGCTTTTGGATATGATGGATCTGCAACAGCATCGATAGCTACTAGATACATATTTTGAACTAAATTGTGATCATTTGCTTCTTTCAATGAACCTAATGCTCTAGTTGACACGCCTACTTTAACACCATCATTGATAAGCGATCTTAAAATCTGACCACATGGGGTTGACAACACTTTCGACTTACCATGAAACCCACCATCAGCTTCATATAGTTCAGTAACTAAGTGACACGCTCTTTCTAAATTGACATCAGCACTAGAAGGGTGATTAAGTTCACCCATCGCTCTTCCGGGTTCAACCATCTCTTGTATATATCGTTGGACATCTTTACGAGTATCATCTAATCCATATAGTCTTTTATTCTTATTGACTATACCACAACCAATGAATGGTCCTTTAATATATAATGTCGACTGTCCTTTTAAATTAGCTTGCTCTTCAAGATATTCAAAATTGTCAAATGCTTCTGGATTTTCAGCTATCAGCTTTAATTGTAATGCCATGTATATATTTATACAAAAATATAATAAATCTATTAGTTTAACTCTTTTTCAGTTATAATAATGAACTCCATTCCATGTTTCTTGGCGAATTCTTTGGCATATTTCCACTTATCGGTATTATTTTGAAACATCACCTTTTCATATAGTAAGTTGGTTTTACTTTTACCTTTGGTTGATTTAGGCTCTAGTGTTTGTTTGTGTGGTTTTATTTCCACCAAATATTTTTTAACAACATCACCTTCAAGTATTTCAACAAAATTATCTACATAATATTTCCTATTACATCTTTTAACACTATCAAAATATTCAACAATAATAGATTCGGATGACCACCTTAAAATATTATCAGTCTTATCACACCAACGCATGAACTTAAGTTCTAGTCCAGATCTATATATAATTGGACCTTTTCCTATATATTTTTCAGGATTTATAACTTTATAATATCCTTGATGGAATTTTGGATTTTTATTAAGACCCAATCCCATATATTATTTATTTATAGATTTTTGTGACCACAATTCAGATTTTAATGACTCCAATCTTTCTTCCAATCGAGCAATACGAGTTTCAACTGTGATATCCCTAGTAACCCTAGTTTCAATTTGCTTCTCCATACGGTCCTTTAATGTGAACCACATACCAAAAGATCCAGCCATTATACCTATAATGGTTGCAAACGTTGCTAGGGTTTTTGGGTTCATATCCACCATATGTTACTTAAATTCTCTAAGATTATCCAACATATGGATCATTAGAAATTGTTACCGTGCTATCGGGATTAACCGTGAATGCATGTGTTGGTAACTTGATATCTGGTTGAATACCAGCAGCACTGGCAGCAGTCATGATCGCAACCGTTAATGCGCCATGTGCAGCAATCAGAACACCTCCATCTGTTCCAACTGCATCTGAAATTTCTTGGGGTGTTAAATATGGATTATACCACATTGCATCGATACCTTCTTTTTGCATGCTGCATAATTGGGAATAATGTCGTTGACTCATATTAGCAATCTGGCGAGAAATTTCACTCTGTTTTTCTGCAAGAGTTGGTTCTGGAATAGGGGGTGGTTGGGTAATGTTTTGGAATATACTCATATTTTGTATTTAGCTTAATTATAACCAAAATTCATAACCTTTAATATTATTACATATATCATGTCCCAAAATTTCTATAGCTTTTGGTTTATTCGGAACCATTTTCGATTTTATAGTGTGTAGATTCACATAATTATAAACTGAATCGTCTTCTGGGGTTTGATTGATTATATTGTTGAAGTCGTGTATTGCTGGCGGTAATCCTAAAAATTTCCAAATAACTTCCATAGTAATCTCTGGTTCATTGGTCAGGTAATTATAATCAACTAATAAAAAACGATCACCCAATCCTCGTTGAAATGCATCTTTAAGAACCGAATAGGCGATTCCAACTTCTCCACTTAGAGACGCCCAATGGTCAACTCTTCCGCTAGTAGATATACATTCTGGCATTGGACCGGGGGCGGGAAATTTATAACTACCCTTTCTATATAGAACTTCGAATGATGCTAATATCTCCGATATTTCACGAACAGGTGCAATAATTTTAATCTTTCTTCCTAGAACCTTTTCCACCATTTCTATACTTTGCCCCCATCCTCTACATTTATCTATTACGTATGGTTTATCTGTGTTGTGATAATTCTTTAAAATAGATCCTAAGACTCTCACTAAATTTTCATCATTCCCGGCGTTTTTATCTGCTCTGTGTTCTATCACACTATTCCATATATTTTTATTCTCATATAAAATCTGGTGTAGTCCAGATGTTGGGGTACAAAAAACGTTTTTGTTTTGTGCTAATAAGTTCATTAAAACTGTTGATCCCGATCTAGGGAGTCCACTTACAAAAAATATTTCTTCCATAATTATAAATCTTTAATAATTTCCTCAACATTGAATATGTCACTTGGATTAGAATACATACACTCTGATATTACACCGTTAAAGGAGTAATCGTAAATATAAGAGTTGATAGTTCCCTTTGGGTGTGATGTCTTCGGTATAACGTTTTTATGTATAGAATATCCAAATATTTCTGGTTGTGTTGCAACCCATACGACAGTTGACGGTAATCTCATTGCGGCTGCTGCGTGTTGTAGAGATGAATCAATTAAGAGTCTTTTGGTCGAATGGCTTAATATTGCGGACAATACTTTTTTGTTTTGAATACTATCATACCTAATCACTCCCTGTAAATGGGGATGGTGTGGGTAGCATATGTGTAAAATGGTATATTTGTCCTGTAATCTTTGCACTATTTCCTGTGCAAAGATTGGATGGATGTCTCTTGTCCATGAGTAGGGAATATCCTGATTCAATGGTCCTCCGAATGGTTGAAAGACTAAAATAGGTTTATCACTTTGCGGAATTAATCTCGCCGCGAGTTCCAATTCACGAAAATTGAAATGTATATCTGGAAGTTCTTTATCGGATTCAACCCCCAACATATTACACCAATTTTCAATTAAATGTTTCTTTTTAGTGATGTGGTCAGTTGTTTTATATGGATCATGTGCAAAGATCTCAATATCCTTATTAAGGATATAATCCTCGTAGAAATATGGGTGGTTTCCAAATTGGAAGGTTCTTTTGATATTGATATTGTTCGTGAAAATATCGGGGTATGCAGTCACCACTACGATATCCCTATCCATATTTTGTTTCTTATAAGAACGGATTACTGATGTAGCTGCAATGTTTTTACCAACCCCTCCTTCAATGTGAAATAAAGTCATATGTATAATTACTCGACATCATAGAGAATTCAAGGTGATTTTCTTTAAAACTCCATTAATATTTATAACCAGAGAACCCCCACCATCAACAGTCGATAGTGGATATGTTGCAGATCCTAGTACAAATTGATTATGTGAAGTAGGACTCGCGCATGATCCTAGAGCGATAACACCCGACAGAGATTTACCAATACCAGCATGATAACCCAAGAAAATAGAATGACAAGCACCCGCAGCACTAAGACCAGCTTTATAACCCGAGAAATTAGAATTAGAAGCATTCGTAGCACTACGACCAGCTTGATAACCCAAGAAATTAGACCTATCAGCAGCCGTAGCACAAAAACCAGCTTGAGAACCCAAGAAATTAGAATTAGAAGCACTCAAAGCATTAAAACCAGCATTATAACCCAAGAAATTAGACCTACAAGCATTCGTAGCATTACAACCAGCTTGATAACCCAAGAAATTAGAATTAGAAGCCCTCGTAGCATTAACACCAGCTCGAACACCCAAGAAATTAGAATTAGAAGCACTCAAAGCAACAAGACCAGCACAAAAACCCAAGAAATTAGACCTACAAGCATTCGTAGCACCACAACCAGCTTGAGAACCCAAGAAATTAGAATAAGAAGCAAACGTAGCACCACTACCAGCTCGAAAACCCAAGAAATTAGACATACCAGCACTCGAAGCAGCACTACCAGCATTATAACCCAAGAAATTAGAACAAGAAGCACTCGAAGCAGCACTACCAGCATTATAACCCAAGAAATTAGAATGAGTAGCATTCGTAGCAGTAAAACCAGCTCGATAACCCAAGAAATTAGACCTAGAAGCATTCGTAGCACAAAAACCAGCTTGAGAACCCAAGAAATTAGAATTAGAAGCACTCGTAGCACCACGACCAGCATTATAACCCAAGAAATTAGACCTACAAGCATTCGTAGCATTACAACCAGCATTATAACCCAAGAAATTAGAACAAGAAGTACCCGTAGTAAGATAACCAGCTTGATAACCCAAGAAATTAGACCTAGAAGCATTCGTAGCACCACTACCAGCTCGATAACCCAAGAAATTAGAATTAGAAGCACTCGTAGCACCACGACCAGCTCGATAACCCAAGAAATTAGACCTAGAAGCATTCGTAGCACCACTACCAGCTTGAGAACCCAAGAAATTAGACCTACAAGCATTCGTAGCATTACAACCAGCTCGATAACCCAAGAAATTAGAATTAGAAGCACTCGTAGCACCACGACCAGCATTATAACCCAAGAAATTAGACCTACAAGCATTCGTAGCATTACAACCAGCTCGATAACCCAAGAAATTAGAATTAGAAGCACTCGTAGCACCACGACCAGCTTGATAACCCAAGAAATTAGAATTAGAAGCACTCGTAGCACCACTACCAGCTTGAACACCTATAAATAGTCCATGATTACCTGTAGCACTCAACGGTATAGTTCCTAATGTTACCACCCCAGTAGTAAATGTTTGATCAGATGTGAAATTATTATCTACATTGGTCAATGTAAAATCTCCAGATAATGCATTGAAGGTAGTATACACAGAATCCCATGCGGGACTATTGGAACCAGTAATAGAACCGCTTGCTGAAAGGTTTCCCAGTATTGTTTGATTTCCCGTCACCTCCAACGTTCCGATAGTAATAGGAGATGCTAACTTCGCGCTTGTGACAGAAGCATCTTTGAGTGAATTTGTTGTGATTTGTGTTCGTGACATATATTAGTATATTTAACAACCAGCCGTCCAACTTATATGATAGTGGTAGTGTTATTACGAGTTGATATTTGGTTATTTGGATAGGGTTGATATGACATGTCTATTATATTTAGGTATTAGATGATGATCCAATTGGAATTTGTGGATTGGATTGTTATGGATTGGTATTGCATAGTCAAAAGTGCGGTGTTTCCCCCATCAATAGTTTCCGAATAATTACCACTCAGGGTTATGACCCCAGTTCCAGTATTTTTGATGTTATAAATTCTGCCTAATATTCCATTGGCGGATGGTAGCGTTACTGTATATGAACTCAATAAACAATTTATAGTATAATCTGAATTGGTGATTGTATACCTATCGGAAATCTCCTTATAGGGTTTTGAGAGGTGAACTTCATTAGTTAGTGGTCCTCCATATGGGGCAATAACCACAGCTTTCGCACCACCAAGAACCGGGGAAGTAAACGTGATGACATCATTACTGATGGTGTAATCAACTGTAGGTTCTTGTATAGCACCATCAATAGATACTATTAAAGCATTTGGATTAGTTAAATTATCAGCCCCACTTATATTGAATACCGTAGTGACACCATTACCAGCAAGTGTTGTCTTCACTGGATCTGTTACTCTTGCCGTGAAGTCAAAATATCCCGCATCATTATCCCATACTGGAATTTGACCACTCGTTGTTAATGCGGTCCCATTAACATCTGAAAGTTCCTCAAGCGTTTTGTGGTGCTCTATGGAAATAAATATTGAACCAACACCCGGACCACCCAGTACCCCAACATGTCCAATCACATCGGAATCATGAGGTGCGGTAGGCTCGATGTTCGTGAGTTGTCCAGCAATAGTTTTTGAGACATATAAAGTATCACCCTCACTCCAAGTGGTCCCCCAATTTCCCGAACCAGAATAATTCGTTTTGATTTGGCGAACATATCCAAAGGTTGTGATGAATCCATCACTATTATCACTTATATCTTCAGTTGTTACACCGACCACAACCGAAGTCGCGTGATTGTTGGATTGCGCTTTATGTATTAGTGGGCGATTTCCAGCCCTACCATTAAAATATACGGGTATTCCGTTGAGTATCGCAGAGCCTGTGGTGTTCCGAACTCTGATAAATAGTTCTTGTCCCATTTGCTGGGTTGCTCCATCATGAACAAGGTTGACGGTTCCATCAGTAGAATTCCAATACATACCGCCAGTCGGCTCCGACCCAGTTGGAATATACGAAGTGTTGAATTGGACATGGGGGGTATAAATTGTGCTGTTGTAAACAGATAATGCTCCATACATCGTCCCACCAGATAAAGGGAGATATGCACCACCGTTACTTCCCCAATAACCACTTTGAGATTGAACAGTAGTATAAGTAGAATCCCAATTACCACTTAATGCTTTTAAGTCTAAACCTTGATAATCCCAATCACCACTTTGAGATTGAACGGTAGTGTAAGTAGAATCCCAATTAGCACTTGATGCTCTAACCTTTGTAGAAACAGCTACATCATCACCTCCACCGTTACCCGCAGGTAATCCTAGATATTGTGATGCTGAGATAGCACCAACAATAGTTAAATTTCCATTCATGGTTCCACCATCCGCAAATTGCATAGCTACGGAACCACCACCAGAATATACTGAGATATATTTTCTTAAGCGTGTAACTTCACTATCTACACGATCTTTAATCTTCTTATCGTAATCCTTCTCAAAGGAATCGAAATCTTTAACTTCTCTTTTACCTTTGGATTCGATTACATACTCTATCGGCTTCTCATTTTGAATTTTTCGAATCTCTAGTATTAGATTATTTTTAGATTCTGAAATAAGTTCCATCAATGATGTTCGGACATTTTCAGTAAGATCAAAAGTCTTACCTTCTAACATTTTTAATTTTTCAGAATAATAATTTTCAATAGTCTTTTCAGATTTGATTATTTTATTATCGACTTCTTCTGATAAGGCTATAGTCAATTCATCAACTTTAGTTGATATATTACCAACTCTTGAGAGAGCTTTATTCACTCCTCTATTGATCTTGTCATTGAGTTCGATATTAACTAAAGCTATGGAATTCAATTCCCCTTCGACATTTTCAATTAAAACTTTATCGGCTTTATTTGAAAGCTTTTCCTCTAAATTCTTTTCAATTGAATCGACTTTCTCCACAATATCTGTGGCGATACTTTTCAATTCTTCGTCTATTTTTGGCTGTAAAGCAGTATGAGATTCTTTTACAAGTTCTCTTATAGTCTTATCAAATACTTCGGATGATTTAGTGAAGTCTTCTTGTAAAGAATCCCATAAAGTATTACTAAGATCTGAAATCTTATTATCTATGGTTTCATTAATTTCACCGAATCTATTATCATTTTCAGATATAAGGTCACTCTTAATCTTATTCGAAATACTTACAAACTCATTTACTAAATTACATCTAGCATCATTTAAAGTTTTCTTGAGAGCCTTATCCTTCTTGGATGATTCTTCATGTAAGGTTTTTGAATTTTTTTCTTGTATCCTTTTTAATTCTCTTCTTGCCTGTTGTTTGGCCTTTTCAATTTGTTCAAGAATTTGAGTATTTTTATACTCAGGAATTGCTACAACATATTCCTCCACAATATCTTGCGGGTATGTGATTTTTTCTTCAATTATCACTTCATCAAGTGATAAATGTTCTGAATTTAGATTGTCATCGGTATTTTTTTTATTAAACAATACCTCAAATTTCCCCTTCGATAAAACAAAGGGGTAGTAGCTCTTAACCCCCTCAACTACAACTGGAACAGACACCACTGGATTACCGTTTTGTTCGGAAATCTTTTCTACTGGATATTTGTTTTTGTTTATCTCTATCTCATAAACACCGAAAAAAATCTCTTCGAAATTTTCAACTTGTAAGATGTTAAGTGAAGAGTTAGTTGAGGTGAAATTCACCTTTTCGCTAAACAATCTCATTCAATTATATTTAGTGTTTAGGGTAATATTGTCAAAGTGAATTTTAGGCTATTATCAGTTTTAGATGGATATTTAGTTCCGACTCTAACTCCAGAATAGTATAAATCACGTAATATGAAATCATTTTTATATAATATACTTTTAAAAATATTATCAATTTCATCTCTCGATATTGGAAAATGTTTTGTTTGGTGAAATTGTAATAGTGCATCATGGACTAATGATGCTAATCGGGTGTCTTCAAAATCTGGGGTACCCCACCATACACCCCACCATCTCTTTGGAGTACAACCATCCCAAGTATAATCTTTAGATATTATAATAGAATATTGAGTTATCTTCAACCAAACCTTACCATTTTTATCTGAAAAAATAATTAAACAATTTCTAGAAATGAATGGAGTTGTGAAAAATAGTTCTATATCCTGTAAGGTTTTAAACCTATATGTATACCCACCATCAAGTGGGACCAATTCTTTATATTGGACATTTTTATCAAATGTTGGTAATACGTCTAGATTGTTCATATTATCTTACAAACATTTGAATAGGATCATAACTACCAAAACCACCAGATCCTTCCATGAGCATGGTTTCTAAGCGTTCTTTATCAGCATTACCTTCAGCTAATACTGCATCCCCATTGAGAGTTCCACCACCCAATAGGGTAGTTCCAGTTATTTTAGTAAGAATTCTACCCCACATTATCTTAGACAATGCTGTGGCATATTCCAATACCCATTTCTCCTTTATAATATCCCTCAGAGGTCTTTCAACATAACATTCTAAAACTCCAACAAAACTTGATGTCTCCTTGGGTTGTGGATAAAATCTTAAATATTGGGTTCTATTATCGAAATGTATATCTCTCCTGATGGCTAATAATTTTTCACGGGTATCTTGCCAATCTTTAACAACATGCCAAGATAATAAATCAAACCCAAAGTTACCCATAGCATAACTATAAAATGTTTGTTGCGCCAATGTTTGCTCCATTGAAAATAAACTCGTTATACCACTACTAGATCCTTCTTCAAAGTCTACAACATCTATAACTTTTCTATAATCCATAATATCATAATCGAACATGTTATTAATTTTATTAACATTTTCAACTTGCTCGCATTGCATAGTAAATGGTTTCATAGGGGAAATGCGAAACAATCCACTCAAAGATACATCAAATGCTGTTAATTGAGTAAAAGAGTTCTCATCTAAAATCTGCAATGTAGATATCCCATCCGATGGTATTGACGCAGATAATGCACTTGAACTTAAAAAATAGTTATATGGTATATCTGACAACGATACGTATAAATTTTCTCTAAATTTTAGTTCAAAATCTGGATTTGGAACCGTTGAAGTATTTAATTTTTGAGATAGTGTAAACCCTGTATGAGCGGCAGTATATAAATAATCTAATCTAATTCCTCTATCTCTTTCATATATATCAGATGAAAATATTAGATTCTCCTTTGTATATCCAGCATACTTGGTGAAAAATTCACATGACATGGATATGGCATCATATAATTGATCTGGGTGAATCTCAACATTAATCATAGGATGACCCAACATCCTAAGAATTCTTTGTCCCAATTCTTGAAAGCATTCAATTTTGGAATTTAAATTAGTGGACATAAACGCCGATACTGGCGTTATTGTGCAAAGGTCTGACATAATTATATTTAGTTCATTAAATAATAATATGCCATTTGAAAGTAATACTGGATCTATATATTATGAATTATCTTGTGGAATTCCATCAGATGTGGGTGTTGATATAGATTCGAATGTGTTCACCGGATATTATCACCTATCCGCAAATGATTTTATACTATGGGGTCAAAGCACTCACTACGTTCACATATCATCAAATAAAGGTAGCTCTCCATATTATTTGGAATGTGATGTCCCCAGTGATGCTGGATTAAACTTACAATCAAATGCTGGAACCCATTATTATTACAATTCAGCCTTTAACTGTGTGAGCTTCTGTGACCCAGTATATAGAAACTTACAAGATGTTATGTATATACTGCTTCTAAATGGGGATGTCTTATATTACGATGGAAATTTACTGACATGGACGCCAGTTGTATGAACGAATAACTAAATAAACATATGGCAAACCTTGAAATTACAACATCATCTCAAACCGTAAACAACCAGATTTTATCTAGCTTAATCGGACCTAATGGCGGAATCGAAACTATGTTAACTTCTACTGAGAGAAGAACACTATCATCATATAATGATGGTGTGGGGGTAGGGTTTACTAGAGTTATTCAAACAGATCTACCGGGAATTATATGGAATTTGGTTTCATCTGATGTAACATTAGATGCATCGTGGATAGGACTTCCATACACTGTTGATCCAGATGGTGATGTTATTGTCAGTATGCAGCTTGCCGACTTTACAGGAACAGTTCCAGATGCGAATGTTCTCGGGGTCGCTAACGGAACACTTAGACTTGGAGACGGCAGAACCGCCAATGGGAACAGCGTGGTTAGTCAGCCGCCATCGACGCTGACGCTTATCGCGGATGCTTCAAATGTGGTGACGGGGTATCCTGATACCGCTATCGCTGCTAACTGGAGGCTAAATCAAACCACGCTCAAAGGGTTATCTCTTGGCTCGGGGGTGATTACGATAGGAGCTAATGCGTTCTCGGGATGCACAGGACTTACTGGCGATTTGGTCATACCTGACAGCGTAACGACTATTGGAACTAATGCATTTTACCAATGCACAGGGATCACTGGACGCCTAATTCTAGGAAAATCAGTCACTACGATTGAATACGCTGCGTTCCAGTATAATAACTGGACTGGACCACTGATCTTACCAGACTCTTTGACAGTGATAAATGGGGCAGTATTCAATAACTGCGCTGGGTTCACTGGCGATCTTGTCATCCCCCCAAATTTCACTTCGTTTGGTGCAGGCAAGACGTTCCAAAACTGCACTGGTTTTAATGGATCTCTCTACCTACCAGCCTCGCTGACCACCGCGCTAGTGGTAAAAGCCAATACCTTTGGTGGATGCACTGGATTTACTAGGATCTATGCCGCTTGCAACGCGAGTGCAATAACCACTGGAGCATTCACAACCCTTACGGGCGTCTCAACGATCTACTATAAGGAAGGCACTACTGGTTGGGGAGCGTCCTTTGATGGTAAAACTACCGCTGTTTGGACAAGCTGGCCCGATCCAATGCCATGAGTTTAATTTCTCTCAAGACTGACACAATCAAGCATTCCTGTGGGGAGTGTATATTGTGCTGCGTCTATCCTGAAATCAGTGATCCATTGATAGGGGGCAAACCTTTTGGAACTATGTGTAAAAATTGCACTGGAAATAGCTGTGCCATTTATACAACTCGCCCGCAGGTTTGCCGCAACTTTGAGTGCCTTTGGAGATTTGGGCTAGTCAAGACCTCACCACTTGAATCAAAAGTAGTTTGGGGTATGGATTGGGACGAAAAGAATCAAGAAGTGATAGTGTTTGCTCAATGCGAAGATGCTGGAGCATTTGTTTCTAGTATACCTCTATTAATGGAGTCGAATAGATTTTTGTCTTCTGATATTAACGGCAAAAGGGTAGGCTCAGTAGTCGTCAGATCGTCTTCCCTTGTCGCTGAATTACGCCGACTTGATGACTTCAAAGTTGGGCTTAGTTTATGTCAGGTTTTAAATGGAATACCCCAAACACAAGTTGTCAAGTCTGAGGTATTTATGCAACGTCAAACTAGTGAAAATTTATGAGACTTAAAGGAGCAGGAAATTTAGTTGTTCGATCAATTCAGTTGAACGATACAGATACATCGCTAACTCATGCTATTGAGGTAGTCGTAGTCTCTGGTGGGGTGTCATCCTATGATACAATATCAGATGGTTATTATGAAATTTTCACGGGGACGACATACTATAACGGTGGTGACATTCTTGTGGAAGGAATGGGTAATTTTGAGATTTTAAATTTAACCCCAAACGTTGCGACGGTTTCCACAATCGGAGAAATTACACGACACACAAGCGGGATTTTAAATGTTGTAGTTAAAAATAATTTCATCAGTATTCCACTATCTATTAATTTAACCGACAAAAACGACGGATCATCTACCCCTAGAAGTTTAATATCTACAGTTGTTGGATCTCTAGCAGAACATTGCCAAGGACAAATTGACAGTAGGATAGACAATACTATGACTAAAGGAGTAAACGGTCTTGTCTATTCCACTCAAAATCACACCACCTCGACATACACTCGCAATTCCTCCCTTTGGTGTTCAGATGTGAACCTTACATGCATTAGCCCGTGGAACAGTAATGAAGCGAACAAAAAAGCAGGAACTCTAGTTACCCCTCGTCATATCCTTGGTGCAGCACATTATGAGGTAAATGTTAATAATATTATCCGATTTGTGGAAACGGGAGGAACCGTTCATACCAGAACAATAGTTGGGAAGAGAACACACCCCAATTATACCCCATATTCTCCAGATTTAACTATTTACACTTTGGATTCTGACCTTCCTCCAGAGATAACTCCTTGTAAGGTTATGCCTTCTGATTGGGCTGATTATTTAGTGAATAACCCCGACACTCGCCCACCCGCATTAGGATTAGACCAAGAAGAAAAGGCATTGATAATGGACTTTTATGGGGTGGGGACCGGGGCCAATTTTCAATACCCAATAGATTCTGATCGTCTTATATTTTCAGAAGAGCTTGTGGGTGGAGATTCTGGAAACCCTGCATTTTTTATAATAGGGGGAGAGTTAGTTCTGATAACCGTATGGACTTTTGGTGGAGAAGGGTCGGGAACATACGTTTCGCGCTTTTTAAATGATCTAAACCAAATGATAGTTGATTCTGATGCTCAGTATGGAATATCAACAATAGGCAATGTTACTTGGCCAAATGCTGGTGGTCACTATCAACTCAAGATTGCTGATCTTTCAACATTCCCTAATTATTCTTAATAATTAAGCTGGAGGTTCTTCTGGGACCATAGGTGCTTCTGGCGCGACACCAGCATTAGGTGGGAGGGTTTCATCGCCACCAATTGCAGCTTCGCCACCTCCAAATGCTGGAGGCATTCCACCAGAACCACCCATTCCACCAGCACCACCTAAATCACCACCAGCTTCAGGCATACCTTGAGCTTGTTGTAATAACTGTTCCTTCCAGTTTGGTCCAAGTGCCATGATCTGTTGAAGTTCCCATTCTAGTTCTGCATCTTTTCGTCTAAGTTCCCTATCTGAAAGTATATCCTTATCTTTCCATCCTAAAACTTTCTTCTTAGCATATGTATCTGAAACCTTTTGAGTGGACATTAAATTGTTATAAGAATTGACCTTCAATTCCATTTTTTGATTATTACGTAAATCGTAGAAATTTGAAGGAGCATTGAATATAACATTGATGTGTTGTTCGGTTAAGTCATATTCTTCAAACATTTTACGTAGTTTGAGATGTGTGATGAAACCTCTTTTTAGGCCGGATGCAAATTTCTTCTGCTGTCTCATGACCATAGTTGCAAATTTCAACTCCTCTCTAAGAATATCAGTCCCATCTCTAAATGAATCTTCTGGATCTAATCTTGAAGTTGGAACTTTAAGCGATCTATATAATTTTTTGATGAAGAACATTAAGTCATTAAGCTCTCCAAGACCCGGAGTTCCACCAATTTCACTAACTGTAGTTGGCTCCTGTCCTTGTCTTTTAGCAAACCAATAAGAATCTAAAGTTGATTGTGGGCTATATTTTTTAACAATATCGCCTTGATCCGCATCAAAAGTCTTTGAAGACCAATATTGAGATTGTAATTTTCTAAGATATGCTTCTGCTTGAGGAACAGGAAGTGTTCCAACATCAACATTAAATACAAATCTCAAAGGTGCGTGGACCATTCTATGAATAACAATTGCATCTTCAATCATTGATAACTGTCGATATGCTCGTCTACAATTTTCAACAAATGGTATTATAAATTCTTTAGTCTCATTATATGATGCATTATTGATATAAACTACTTGATTTTGTTCCAGTGGAATTGGTTCATATCGTTCCACTTTTTTAGGATCATTTGGGTCAAAAATTGGTTTTTGATAAAGATACCCTTTAACCACCATATTTTGAATATTAGAAAATACTGGGTCTATTAAATCTGCTGGCATATTAACAATGCCCAATACACCTTCATTTGCATATTCTTCGTGGATGATTTGTTCGAAATATAATTCGCCTTCAATGAAAAATTGTCTAAAATATTGCCATCCATTATTGTGAAGATCATAATGTTCAATATACTTATACCATTCACTTTGGAGTTCATCCTTCTTATCTGACTCTAGACTTGTATTCTTAAATTTTAAGATAACAATCTCATCATTTTCATCACAATTTATAGTCTCATCGCATATTTCATCCAGAGCGTCTGCAATTTCAGAAAATGCAGCCATAGTTCTATAATCTCTCAAGCGTCCCGGTTTATTCTCAGATGCACTTGCATACATTATATCCCCGAAAGATTTATCACGCTCAATGGCTGAAAATGCAGTGTTGTTATATGGGTTATTAAGCGTTACGGAGTTCTTAGCAAGAGCTTCAGGTCTACGCATTCCAACCTTTTGGAAATATTTATACTTTGTATTTTTGGACTCATCTGTATCTAAAACACTATAATTATATGGGATACGATTTTTAAGATAGGTCTGCATGGACCTATCATACATTCCAGATTTACCATCTCTTGATGTATTGCTCCGATTATTAGGATTATTCTGAATACCTGCCATTTAAGTATTTAGTATCAATTACTAAATAACAACCACATCCGTATCAATTCTAGCCCACCCTGCATCATTGGATGTGACGAAAGTGAAATTACCGGAAGATAACACGTTATAACTCATAGACACGTAAGATATATTATCATTAATATTTGTTATATATGTATCTGGAATTCTATAAGCTGATATTGTCGGAAATTTGATAGTGTCGATTTCTTCTAGAATAAATCCACCAGAATTGTGACCGCTCAGATACCATGTATTCCCAAAACCAAATCGCTTACCATAAAAAGTAAATGTATGTGACTGATCTGGAGATATATTTATATTATCGAATATAGGAATTCCATTATAGAAAGTATTGGTAAATTCTGGGTATGCTGATATTAATATAACATCTGTTGTATTATTAGATGATAATGAGTAATAATCATCATAACCGTTTAATGATGCACCACTAGAGACAGTTGTAAAGTTTGTATTAACAACATAAATTGGTGCTTGTGGGGTTTCGTGTGCTGGAAATATCCAACCTTTAATCGTAAATGATGTATTTCCAACAATTTTATATTTATCGGAATGATCAATATTCATTGGGTTTTCGAAATCGACATTCCCAGACCAAGTGACTTCAGTTCTCAATTCATCTATAAAATCTATTCCAAAATCTTCAGGTATCTTCCACGAAATTATGAAATATGGATTACACCATGGAATAAAATTAGATACAATCTGATCGATATCCTCTTTATAATTCGCAACGATACTCACTGAAATATCCATTATAATTGGAACTGGAGATGGTATTTTGGAAACGTATCTATTATCCTCGATATTTGGTCGAGTCATCTTTTGATCTTTAAATTGAATTCTAGATGAATCTCTTTTTATATTAGTCTGTTCAAAAGATATCACTGGAAGTGTGATATTTTTTGCCTGATTTACGATATCATAGAGAACTCTTTGTTTAGGGCCAAATATATATCTTACATTAATTTTCTCCTTTTGCTCGAAATCTTTGGTATATCTGTACACAAAAGAATCGTCAAACGCCGCCACAAATTGTGTAAGACAGTTCAACGATTCTCTATAATATGAATATTTGTTCACTCCTTTTATTTAGTCATAGCGAGACATCCACTGACCCTACGCATCTAAATAATCATCTTCAGAATCCATAATATCCCATTCAATTGCATCAGTATAGTCCTTTGGTAAGGTTACACTCTTCACATTTTCTTTAATCCATATAATATAAGATGGATCTAATTCAGCGACTTTATCGTAAAGTTCGCCTTTATATTTCCCAAAGGTAATTATATCTTTATATGGATCGATCATGTGGAGAATCCTATTTTTCTTTCCTCGAATGAATTTTCCATATGGTTGTCTTCAACATTGAAAAATTCAGCTAGTGTCATTGGTTCTTTGACATCACGTTTAAATCCAGTAAAATTAGATAACTTATTACATTCATCGATAGATAAGCTATCAAATTTATATTCTAAGAACATTCTACCCTTTCTTAATAATGCTGGATCTACTTGTCCAATATTACAATTGAAGGTGGCAATGATTTTTAAATTCAAAGCATCCTTCAAAAATCCATCAGTGAGTCCGAGTAGATTGTTGGTGGCAGAGTTCCTATCCGCAGAAAGAACTTCTTCTGCGTCCTCAATTAACAGAATTGTGTCCTTATTCTCCATCATAAAGGTTACAAAACCCGGAGATGAAATAACACTAAGCATTGATGGGGGAATATATATAACCTTCTTTTTACAATTTGTAATGATATGTTTAATATAATTACTCTTGCCAGTTCCGGGATCACCATGCAATAGCATTAGATTCTCAGTCTCTTCCTCAATGAATCTTTTCATTTTATCATGAGGGAAATTCTCACCATAGAATATATCATATCTATCATCTTTAATTGGGATAGACTTGAATTTAGTTTTTTGTGTGAAAAGACCCCTTTGATTTTGTGCAATTAAATAGAATTTATCAATTTGTTTAGATACATCGATTAAATACGTATTTATTTTTTTAATAAGACTTTCTATGAATATTCTATTACTTATTGTTGGTAACATACTGATATACATAGACTCATCTGAAGATCCAGCAATAGAAGGATATTCATCCTCATCATCTTCATTATCTTCTCTTTCTTTACCTATACATGCTTCCCCGGTAATAATTATCTTATGGTTAAAATGAACATATTTAAATGATTCATACCCACGTTCTGCTACGTCAAATCCTTGAGATAATAAAAATTTTTCAAATTTCTTTAATTCAGAATGTGGTAATATCTTATCCTTAATCCTCAAGGATGTGGATGGTATAAGTCCAAAATATGTTTGGAATGTGGATGGATATTCCGGTGAAAGTTCTGGTGGTGGTGTTCTGGCTATTAAGCCTTCATTTGTTTCATCATACCAATGAAACTGATCTAAGTATTTTTTTAAGTGTGTCATATGTATTCCTTTTCTATTCCTTTTCTATTCCTTTTCTATTCCTTTTCTATTTCTTCTCTTTATATTGATGATTTTTCTATACATTATACAAATCTATCTAAAAAGTATTTTGGTAATTTATCTCTATTCCTGAGTATAACATCAAAAATAGATCCATCAAGTATGTAAGTTACACACTCATCGTCCTTGGATCTAATTCCTCTACCACAAGCTTGAACCAATGTGCAGAGCATTTTATTTGAATACCATTGTTTGTCAAGCTTCATCATCTTTTCGACTCGTTTATCCTTCGTTGGTAGCCAAGGAGCCTTAAGAACAATTTGAAATTTGGCTAAATCTCCCTTTAAATCAACACCATATGTCATACTAGGAGACACTAAAACTGTGGGTTCTGGTGAATCTTCATGCATTTCTAATATGTCTTCATTTTTGACTCCAGCTTCTCTACATAATAATCTATCACTCTTCACATTATCTCTAAGATAATCTGCAATATATTGTGTATGAGTGTGAATGATACCCTTATCCTCCGAATGCTCCTGCAATATACCCTTAACCTGTTTAGCTAGTGTTGGGAGCATATCTTTTAAATTATTAAAATTTAATTTTTGTTTAACCATTACATGGATTGGACCCTTTAAATGATCAAATTCCGTATCAACTTCAACATATTCATATTTATCTATACCTAAATTCTTACAAAAACTTTTATGATCAATGATGGTTGCAGACATAATAATAACATGTTTAGCATGACTGAATATATACTGAGATAATTTATCAACCTTCAGTGGTGTAAACTTAATATTCTTATTTTCATGTTCAATGATATATTCACTATCGTAAAACGTTGATACGAGAATCTGTAAACTACCTTGAAGATTTAATAGTTTTGTGTATTCTCCAGATTTTTTATAAAAGTCAGCTGATCCTTTATTATCATTTAGGTATTGCTTGTAACTTTCTATGTTTTGGGCCAATGAAGCAATCAATTCATTTAACCATTTGAGAACCTTCACTGGAGTCTCTTGGGTTGGGAATGATGTTAAGGATGTTCCACTCCTAACTAGGAATGGAACATCCACTACACACGAAAATTGACTCACTAATTGTTCTTCCAATTCTGAACCTTCGTCACATACTATTATATGCCTTTTCTTTAAATGTTCAGGTAAGCAGAAAAACATACTATAGTTAAGAGATGAAAAACTACTCTTCAACATATTATTTCTTGCGTTATAATATGGACATTTATTCGCTTTCCAGCAATCATTTTTCAATCCTTTAATATAAATACATGGCGCGATGTCAACACTCATCGTGTCATCAATAGCACATTGATAGTTACTCTGACCCTTCAATACGCCTGTATCGTCAAATGTATTTTTATACTGATCTTGAAGAGATTTAGTGATAGTTAAGGCATAAACACCAAACGCTTCGTCATCTTTTATAAGATCTGATCCACTATCTGAAAATATAGAATAGTCATCTACACATTTTTTAAAATTATCAGATGCTCCATTAACTGCATTCGCTAATGTTTTAGGTAAGTGTCCTTTGCCCGATCCTGTTGGAGCATTTATAATAATAAATTTCACATCATTATTGATGTGCTTTTCTATCTTTTTTAGAATTTCTACTTGTGGTCTAGATGGCGTATATCCTTCTGGAAAATTTAATAATAGGTTGGTCATTACCCAATTATAACCACAAAATGGATGGTTGTCAAGATGGTTCCGCGATAATATACAAATAATTATCGTGAAGTTTGGAAGATTCTGAGGTATTCATAGTTTTCATTTTCCAAAACGATTCTTCAGTTTTTGGTATAAATGCAGATAAACAGTAATCGAATAGAAATCCATTTATAAGTTTTTCGACCCTATATGGGTAAGGTAATTCATATTCTCTAATGTCATTTGGAGTTTCTAATTTAAATTTTATAAAAAACTGTTTAGTGTTGAATACTTTAACTTTACCTTTTTTATAACTTTTCCCATTTAATTGAAACTCTATATTTTTCAACATCAACACTTTTAACTGTTCTTCTAATTCAATCATATTAATAATTACATATTTTTATATAATTATCAACTAACTGAGTCCATAAAATTTAATTTCTGCTCTGGTGTCATTTTTAATAGTACATCGTTATAATATTTCCAAAATGTATCATCTGCTGGAATTGTCTGTCTTAGATAGCATGTAGAATTAGATGCACCTTTACCAGTAAATGGGGATTCGGGTGTTGATATGGAAATATTTCTATAATCCTTCATAAGTATATCCCAAGCTACCACCAAATCGTGTTTAGCCTCATCGACTCTTCTTCCGGTTCTAGGTAAGCGAAAATCTAAAGATATTTTAGCATTATATGAAGTTAATAATGAGTATGAGAGTGTGCATAGCATTCTCCTAATCTCCACTCTTGGGGGTACAGGTGCTCTCTCAGGTCTTCGCCTCACAAATACAACCTCACATACATTATTCTGCATAAGTGCCTTTAATTCGGCTCTAGAGATCAATCTATCGGACTTAGTGATATTGGATTTATAGTCTTCAATAACTTGGAAACCTTTAACAAATCGATTCCAAGCATCTCTAAGGTTTCCCTTAGAGTCCATTGCTATTCTTTCGTATCGTTCCTTACCAGATGCCACTCATTTATTTAACCTTGCAAATACCGAACATTCGTTGTTCGTTCAAGAAAAGCCCTTTATCAATCTTACCGTGACCATCGACTTCAACATTGGTAACTTGGATTCCCATATTTGCAGGGAATAATACAATCTCTCCAATTTCAGTATATCGAACATTTGGTCCTTTAAGGATAACTTTACCCTTTCTCCACATGTTATGGACTTGATTAGTTGGGATGGCGATACCGCCACGCATAACGTATTCGACACCATCTTCACCACTCTGCAAGTCACAGAATTCGATCAGCATTACATCATCCATCAACTTTGACAATTTATAATCCTCTAAACCGAAATCGGTAGGTAGATTCTTATCTGAAAGATCGATATGGGAATGGAGAGGTTTTAAAAGGTCGATTGATGCTGGTTGTTCACTCATGAATGTATTTACGCATATCGTCCATCATGTCAATCTCTCGTTTAGAATAAAATTCAGGAATATGAATTTGATCTATCTTTTCAGCTTTAGGTTTTTTTATATAAGCTATTTTTTTATATTTTTGCTTCGGGATGATATGTTCAAAGTATTTAAATTGATCCTCTTTAGTTTTAAAGATATTATAACTATTTAAAAAATCATTAATATAATCGACAAATTTTCCATTTTCATAAAACGAGAATGTTTTAGTGGTTAAAAATGGGTTAAAATTTTCGAGTAATTCATTATCCAATTCAGTCTTATCCTGTTTGAATATAAGGTAGTCAGTTGTTTTAAAGCTCATATTTTTATCATTAAAGGTCGCTTACAGCTTCGAACATAGTATTTTTCTCGTTTCCTCAATTCCTTGTCCTAATCCTAAAAACATATAATCTAACTTCGGAGGTATTCCAATATAATTAGAGGTTGATGAATGGAGAATATTAATCCTTGGTTCCGGTAAAATCATTTTAGCAATATCTGATAGTTTGTATTTCTCAGTATAACAGCAATCGACCCCCTTATCAAGAGGGTTATTTTCAATATAATGGACGACAATCTTTAAAAAATCGGTCATATATATAAAATCCATATACCTATCATTATCTATGATCAAATCTCCCCCCTCTAAAAATTTATGAATACAGGTTTTTATAAATCGTGTATTCAACTCATTTTCATCAAACACACCATATATTTTCAAACTGTAAAAATTATCAATGTTTCCAATATACTCAGAAATTAATTTTTTACTTCTTCCATAAAAGTTTAATCCAGAAGTAATGTCTTCCGCACCGGACCCAAAAGTAATCAGTTTTGTAAAATGTTCTCTATTATTGTATAGGTTGAAGAACATTGACAAATTATTGATCAATATATCACTATCATCCTCTTTCATTCTACTTCCACCAACAACAGCACTATGAATAATCACATCATATTTTTTACCTTCGAAAAATTTATCAACATCGGAAGAATCTAAAAGATTACATATCTCTCTAGTTACTAAGTCAACCTCATATAAATGTTTTATTTTTGAGTGTATGGCTTTTCCCACATAACCATTAGCCCCAGTTATTAATATTTTCATTTATATATATCTGGAAATTCCACTAATATGGTGCTCTTATTATCGGTTCGATATAACGCTTTTTTATAACTCGGGAACACATCTTCTGGTGTTTTTAATTCTATGATATCGATGGTTTTACACATCGATCTAAAAGCATCTGTGAAATTTCCTTTGTGTTGATCTTGCGGATCAACTGGAATTTCACTACCAACCGCTACTCGAATAATAGCCTTGGGATTACATCTACCATCTGACATTAATGTGAATTTATCTAAATGATTTACTATCTGATCAGTTCCCATTAGTAGAAAATTCCATCTCGGAATTATAGAAATTGGAATAAATCCATTAATGGCTAGTCCATTCACGACCCCACATTGTAAATATTCGACAACTGGAAATTCTATTTTTTTAGAATCTGGAACACCAAGTAGAGAATCATACATGCCAGTCCCGCCATATTTTACAGCCTGACCAATAAAAATTGTATCGGGATGATTTGCTAACATCATCATCGATCTTTCGATTTCTTCAAAATAATTCATACTTAAAATTGCACTCTTTTTCCGGCTCCCGCATGTGGGTATTTGGTGTTATCGTATTCATAATACCACAAGTTATCCTGTTTGTAAATCCCTTTTTCCGACATTGTTTTTAGAAACATATCGACATCATCTATAAAATAGGGGATTGTTCGATTCCATGTTTCGTCGGTGGGGGTCATAACGGATTTATTATTACATTCGACAATATAATTAATCGGCAAGTTATTATTTTTGGCGTATTTATATGCTTCGTGAAATGCTCCGGTTTCAGCAGACATATCTCCAACCCAACACCAAACTTTATTATTTGTTTGCTTGAGATTTTCACCTAGAGCTAATCCAGCCGCAATGGATGGTATTCCTCCAACAATAGAACTACATATGAATTTATATTCTGGTAGATTCATAACCATTGATTTACCTTTAAGTATTTCACTTTTCAATAAATTTTCGGGAATTCCTTTCAATAAAGCTTGATAATGATTCCTCCAAGTGCAACAAACCCAATCATTGGCATTATTGATATCATTAAAAATTTCCATCATATGTGATTCATTTCCATTATATAAATGAATAGGTGCTCTGATTTGTTTATCGTCAAATAAATCACCTATTTCATTTTCAAACTGAATCAATTTATCTAATGTTACCATATAAATTTATTTTTATAAAATTCAACAATACTTTCTATTTCAATATCAAAATTTTGTTTAGGGGACCATCCTAGATTTCTCAATTTAGAATCATTTAATGCATATCTAACGTCTTGTCCGGGTCTATTGTAAGAAAAATCAACATGATTGGAGATATCGGTAATACCATAACACTTCAAAACCTTTTCAATAGTTTCAATGTTGCTTTGTTCATATCCACCACATATATTGTATACGCCATGGTTTATTCCTTGTTCTACAATTGTAACAATTGCGTCGGCAGTATCTTGAGCGTGTAACCAATTTCTTACAGAATTTCCCCCATTGTGGAGTGGTATTTTCTTACCAATATTCACATATTTACACGCCTTCGGTATAAGTTTTTCAACATATTGTCCATTCCCATAGTTATTAGTGGGTCGAATAATGACATATGGTATATCATATGTTCTATTCCAAGCCAATATCAACATATCAGCAGCAGCTTTAGTGGCAGAATAGGGATTACTAGGTTTTAAGATATCATCTTCTGAATGTTCACCCTCGATAATATCGCCATAAACTTCATCTGTGCTGAACTGTATAAGAACTGGTTTTTTAGATGATTCTTGTCTATAATTTTTAAGTAACTCTAAAATATTATGAATCCCATTTACATTAGAATGTATGAAATCTTCGCTATTTGCTATGGAATTTCCGACATGTGTTTCAGCGGCAGTATTAATAATATAATCACAATCATATAAAAATTTCAAATCATTAATGTCACAATGAACAAATGAAAAATTCTCATATTTATTAAATTCTTCCAATAATTCATCATTGGCTGCATATGTGATTTTGTCAACACCTTTAACAAACCAACCCTTTTCGAGAGCGGTTCTTGTCACATACGAACCTATAAATCCCAAACATCCTGTTATATAGACTATTTTTTTCATATTTATCTTATTTACCAGATTGTTTATAGTAGTCAACGAGACGTTGTATCACGGAATTAACGTCGTGCTTTATTTCGAATCCGTAAGATTGTAGCTTTGTGGTATCCAAATAAGAATGTCTGACTTGCACTATGCTGTGAAATTTTGTTGGTTCGATATGATCGATTATAGAACTAGATTTAGAATAATCAATAGCTTTATTAATAATATCTATAAATCTATAAGGTGTGCCGCTCCCTATATTAATAATCTCGTTTGTTGGTGCCTTATCTAAACATATCTTTATAGCATCACATACATCATCCACATATATATAATCACGTAACACCTCACCGCCATAGTATAATGGTAGTGAGTTATTATTAACAGCTTCTCTAATCAAGAATTGTAGAGCATTCTTCTTATTCGAGATCTTATTATCCCCCTCACCTATCACGTTTGCCAATCTAAATATTCTATACTTGATGTTAAAAGTCTGACAGAATGATACTAATAATTGTTCTGCACATAATTTTGTAATTGAGTAGAATCCAGTAGGATTACATTTGGACGTATCTTCTTTAAAAGGTATTTCATTGTTTTGACCGTAAACAAACCATGAGCTAACAAAATTAAACACGAAATCGTTGGTATCTTTGTGTTGTTTAATATATTCCAACACCTCGACAAGTTTTACGAGATTTGTATTAATATCCTTTTTCAGATCAGTATGGATATTATAATTGTCTACTGTGCTTATAAAATATAATATATTATTACTTTTCGAAGCATTATCATCCCTATCTATTTTCACTACCACATCATCATATAGTTCGCAAAAACGACCACCTATAAATCCGGTCCCACCGTATACTGATATTTTATTGATCATAATGTTTGGGATTGAAGGGTTGGGTTGATAGCCCTCGACAAATAGTTGACATTTGAATTTCCACAACAGAATAAAAAATCAGTCTTCGATAATAAAAATGATTCAATTATAACGTCCTCACCTATTTTATATTTCGAAACGTCGTTTCTGTAATGTAAAGGTCTATCGTTGTCGCTCTTAATACTCTCATATGTAACCACTTTATCACCGAATACCACTTTCAACATGTTATATCTACTATATTCGTCAGATGCACAATATATAATATCATGGGATGCTGCTTTGTCTTTTATGATTTGGAGATATTCAGTTATACCCTTTTTGTCTGGGTGGTCGGTTCCCCTAAAATGCACTCCAAGAACTCGTTTACCTATAAAGTTTTCATTCACGAACGTATCTATTTTTTCCTGTACATGTGGTTGAAGTCTAATAAAATTTGAGATAATATTGGAGAATTCAACTCTCCGAGAAGCGATAAGTTCTGGTGTCGGATTAACCATATATATATCCCTAAATTCACTGTCTGGAACGTCAATGATACTATCCACCACTTTCCCAATTTCTTTGGGCGAAGGATACGTATTAGTGTGGGGTTGTTGGAAGTAATATTCCCAAACATTTAACGTGTTGGTTATATTAGAATCTTGATATTGACACCTCCCAACGAAATCGATATAATAATTATCGAGTGGATTATGCCACATGGCACGTAGAACTTGCCATATATAACCACACATTCCGCAGCTACCATCATTTTTAATAATTGTGAATTTCATAAATTTAAATATTGTTTGTGTAATAATGTTCTATCTCTTGTTGAGATCTAGTCATTCCATACGCCATGTGGATGGCGAATCCATTTCTCACATAGAGTGGGGAGGATTTCTCTAAATCCATTTTCAATGTCAATTGTCCCTCATCCCAACCATCGTTGAATAATCTAAACGATTCACGCCAAAAGTCTGTCTCACAAAAGAAAAGATTATTACAAAAATAAGGAGCATTATATTCCTCCAATCTGTAATCATGTTTTCCAAAAAATTTTTCTTTATTTTCTATAATTTTATCAGCTATGAAAATATTATAATCTCGGGAATATCTAGCTGGGTGTAAACCCCTAACCATATAGTAATACCATGGTAGATTTCTAGTATCCCACTCAGTATCGACTTTACTTACCATATCCCAATATTTTTGACCACTCCATTCTGTCATCATTGCAATATTATTGTTGATATTATTGCAATTTAGACCCCACTCCCCACCATTAATACCCCCTGCCAAGAAATGGCGGTGTGCTATCTTCCTGTCATCTTCAGATAGGAAATCATCTACAAACATATCAGTGGACGGTATACCATTGGTGAATATTGGGGAAATAACCGGATGAGAATCGCTTATGCTGCTTAGATTGTCGAGTATAAATTCCCACACATTATGACTCATTAAAATATCATCATCCATTTTACATGAGTATTTGCAAGTAGTTTTATGAGCGTGATCCACCTTTAATGGATAATGTCCACTCTCAAATAATACTAGGTCCACTTTAAATGATGGTTTATTACTAGTGAAATATTCACTCCATAAATTAATATTTGATTCTTCGCCATATATACAGAGTTTTATGTTAGATTTATCTTTTATCTTAAAGATTTCATCAACCATTTTTGTGGTGAAACTGAAGCGACTAATTTTAGAACAAAAAAGATTTATCTGTAACGACCCTCGACCCATTTTATCAAGTAAAGCTATATTATCTTTGAATTGCTGCCCTTTATCCCCGAAGAGATATTGTACTTCTCCCCTACCATGAAATCCAAAACAATTATTCAAATCGTATTCATAACCCGGAACCATCCCCTCAAGAGAAAATTTTACCGCTAAATCGGTAGGTGCATATTTACACCCATTTGATTCAAAATATTCTTTATGGGTTACACAAACATGCCAATCATCGTGTTCGCCATTGTGTGGTATATCTGAACATAACTCCATAAATTTTTTACTACGCAAAGTAAATCCCCCATTACCAACATAACCACTCTCCCATGGTGCTCCTATATAATCATAATCTAAAAATTCGTTTCTCCATAAATGAGGATTTGTAATAAATCCGTCGTCATGTATAGACAAACAGAATTCCGTATCGATGTATTGGTTGAGTCTTTTAAGCATGAAAACGCAAGATCCGTCGTGTGTCAATTTTTCAATTTCTATGTACTCAATATCTTCGGTTATATTTGAAGGTTTTTCGTGTGCAATTAATAAAACACGGGCAAACTTTATTTTTCGCATACTGTATTTTAACGCCTTTACCCCTAAAGATGGATCGACGCAATTCAGACACACTAATGTTATAGTGGGTAGAGATTTCATTGTAAATATTATATTGTTGGTTGTGTGAAGAAGCTATCAACGATACTGTCGATATAATCTAATTGATCATCTGTAATTACGGGACTGGTCCCCAAGAAAAAGGTATCTGTTGTGACTTTCCTAGCATTTGGGTAATCTCGCATGATCGATTCGGTGTCCATTAATCCGTCATATGCTGGCTGTAACATAATATTACCCGCAAAATATGGTCTGGTTTGAATTTTTTTACTTTCTAAGAAGTTGACAATATCCTTTCTCTTGAAAGATGTAACATCTTTAATAGTTAGTGCAAATGCGAACCAACTAGGATCACTATTTTCAGTGGCTTTAGGGATAATGAAATATTCTTCGTATTTTGAAAAGATATCAACCAATCGTTTATGATTATGTTTTCTTTTTTCAGAAATTGTTGGTAATTTTTTGATCTGCTCTAATCCCATTGCGGCTTGAATCTCGATTGGTTTGAGATTGTAACCAATTTCATCGTAAACGTATTTATGGTCAAAAATTTCATCTGGTAGTGATGGCAACCAATTCGAAAATCTATTTCCACATGAACCATTCTTAAGTAGCCCTGCCTTCATTCCAACACAATAACATCCCCTGCCCCACTCCCTGAAGCTTCTTATAATATTCTCATCTTGGGGGGTATTACAAGCCACAAACCCACCCTCTCCCATAGTAATATGGTGGGCGGGATAGAATGAACAACTAGCAAATGTTCCGAAAGAACCTAGTGGCTTTCCATCATACGTAGAACCTAACGCATCACAGCAATCTTCTAGTAAGATTAGATCATATTCTTCAACAATCTCCATCAGACGATTCATGTTAGGCGGATTTCCCAGAACATGTGCAAACGTAATCACCTTCGCCCCCAATTTAGCTTGTTCTTCAACTTGATCCAAATTCAAGTTTAATGTATCTAAATCGATATCGACAAATGCTGGGATAAACCCTACTTGAAAAATTGGGTTAAGTGTCGTTGGAAACCCAGCAATAGGTGTTATCACCTTAGTTCCTTTTGGAAGATTGTGTAATCTCTTGGATGTTAATGCAGACATCATAATTAGATTCGAACTACTACCACTATTGGTCAGTATTCCAAAACCCTTACCAAGTAATTTTGAAAATTGGTTCTCAAATTTTAGACCCTTTTGACCAAGGACTAGCCAACCATCTAAAAGGGTTTCCACGGATGCTAGATACTCATCCTCATCAAAGACTGGTCCAGCATATTGCACCCAATCTTTCCCCGGAATCCATTTTTTATCCCTCTCCTTTTCAGAAATATATTCTCTTACGAGATCTGCTATCTTTTCTCTGGTAGTCATTTCGAGTATTCTACACTACCCCCATTGAGTTGTCAAGTGGCAGGAATCATGAATCCCCAATCCCCAATCCCCAAGATTTGGAATATTATATTTTTTAGTATTCTCTATCACATACTGGAGTTTATAATTTTCATCAATGTTCTGAATACTATAAATGTCTTCTCTTATTTTCATCGGTATATCCCAATTCGCGTAGCTCCAGTTAAAATTATTTACTGATATATCGTAATCTCCATAGTTAATGATCCCGACACCATGTTCTAGATTATTAACATAATCCCAAACTTTCCAATAATATTGTTTTATACCAACCCATCTCTTATCTAACCATTGTAAGTGGGCAATAAATAAAACCTCTGGGTCTATCCTTATGGATTTTCCAGCTGGTGGCATATGTGCTGAATGACTAAATGTTTTATGAAACTTGGAATTATGTATATATGAACCAATTCTATCATGATAGACCTCATTCCAAAACGAATCCGTTCTTCTTTGATTTTTTGACGTATATTGAATCCATTGACCAGTGAAAATAGTATCGGGATATTTTACGAGAAGATTCTGTAATTGGGATTTATCGATCATCCCGTCAATATATTCATCGGTATCCAAACATATGATATGTGGTGAATATTTATATACGGTATCGAATAATTGTTGACGCATCGATGTTTCCCATTCTCCCATATCATCAGCAGTCTTAGCTTCTATGACTTCTAATATATTATATTTTTCTTTATTGGCTTTTAGAAATTCTACCGTGTCGTCTGTAGAATTATCACTAATAAATACAAACCCATCAGCATATTTTTGCCAAATTGGTAACATTTCTTTAATCAAGAATGATTCATTCTTGGTCATTGTCATTTGAACTATCATATTGTGATATCTCTAGTATCCACTTTACTCCAATCTGGAAGAATTCCCATATGTTTAGATAATTTATTAGCATCCGATATTCTCTCATCCTTTAGTGAGAACCACAATTTATCACTAATTTTTCCAATATCCGCCACCTGCATTCTATCAACGGTTGAATCTCGTTGACTCTTACCCAATACCCAATGTCTATGTTCAATTAATATATCACCTCTATATGTCAATCTATTAAATGCTGAAAATAATTGATGCATCCATTGATCTACCCAATTTATTTTAAATTCCTCCCTCATAAATCCTCCAAGCACATTAGCATATTCTCTATGACAGAATAGGTTTACTGCCAATTTGGAACCATGATACCCATCATCACAATGAACAGCTTTGATGTTGTCCGGTGGTATGTTCTCAAATTCTTCTAAAATTTTAAGATCCCAATCCGGGGTTTTGAATACCATATCATCTCCAATCATAGATATAATATCCTCTGTGGAATTTTCAACTAAAATATTCCATAGTTTACCAAGCCCTAAAAACTCATTATTATTATCAATCTTTATAATATTTAAAGACGGAATCCCCTCTGATATTTTTATAATTTGAGATAATGTTGGATCATCTGCATCTACTCCATAATAGATATTCACATTGTTAATATCATTAACCGTGGATAAAATGGACATTAAGAGAGTGATACTATTAGATAGTCGCTCTCTGGTCGGAACTAGGATTGCAATTTTCATGGTTTGAGTTGTTTAATAATTTTTAAGGCTTCTTCTTCACTGACAAATGGTGGTTGATTAGGATAATGTCCGTGTTTATTTTTATAAATTTCTCTACCACCCATGACATTTTTGGTCCATTGTTCGGTATCTTCAGCTATAACGGATTGTGTAATTGCGTTTTCTTGTTCCTCCACAAGATCAAGACTATTATGTAGGTCTGCAAAATACCAAAATGGTGGGTGCATACCAGCTTTTATAATTTCATAAGTGTGATCAACATGTTCCCACGCATTGAGATAATTCTCGTCTATTAACCCAACAGTTTCTAAAGATTTCCTACTGTAATATGAAAACATGGCTACTGTGTGTTCGTATAGATCGATTTTAATATCACCATAATCGATAGTCAATCTCGGATTGGGTTCACTTTTTTGATCGAGTAGATGTCTATTATGTAGATCGAATTGGATATCTTGTTTTCGATTGAATGGTGATCCGGGACCATAATTAAAATGTTGAATGCCTGATACTTTAGATGCTTCAATATATTTCTCAAATACCCGATCATCCTTAATATACATATCATCCTCAATTAAGAAGATATGATCACAACCATCACTTAAAAGTTTCTCTAGGCAAATATTTTTACATTTTCCAACCCCATAATTAATATTATTAACTGTTGCGTCTATGTCACCACTCCACTCTAGTAAATATTTCTTGATATAAGATCGAGTATTTATCCCCACATCCCCACAGTCAACTTTACTATCCTCTGTGATGTACAGCTTATCTATTATATCACACTTCTTCAGGGAAGAAAATAACTTACTGAATGAGTCTTCTCTTGAGCATGTGATAATCCCGACTCCTATTTTTTCACCATTAATCATTTTTTAAATTCGCTAATAATTTTATTAATTCTATCCTCATTTACAGTCTCTCTTTCCTGATCTTTTACCATCTGTTCAAGAACTTCTAAATTATTCGGATCTAATAGGCTATCCCCTTCAATTAGATCACCTTTATGGTCTATAAACTCACTAATAAACATCAATCTATCATCAATAGAGGCAAAATGTTCATCGATACAAACTATTGCAGGACAATCATCGGATGGAAAAAATACATCCTGTTCCAAATTTTCCATATATTGGTCAAATAGTCCTTGAAAAACCTCATCAACCTGCTTAATATATTGAAGATCGGTATCTCTCATATTATCATTTACTATCTTTATAGCTGGGTTATACTTCAACCAAAATATAATATCCAAATCTCTCATCGACTCCTTGACAAAGGAAATTGTTGCTGCGGCAGTTTCATTTCCTATCTTCCCAAGAGCATTACCATGTAATGTATATGCTAAATTGTCTAAGGGGCATCTGTCATAGACGACCTTCGAATCTTTAGGATATTTTAACTGCTCCTCCATCATCCAATTCAATATTAACAACTGTGTTTCGTCGGAGGTGTTAGAAGAATGGGCTAAATTATTTTCCGTAATTACATCTCGATATGTTTTTTTAGGTGTTACATACATTGGCCAACGATTTAAGAAGGCATTTAGTAATGTTGATTTTCCTTGCCCTGCGGTTCCACTTATAGCTATTCTCATATTAGTATCAATTTACCATCATTTATTAGAATGTCAATCTCATATCGTTTCGACTCACACCACTTTCTTACATATTCTCTAATTTTTCAATATTCTTAATAAATCGTTTGGAGTAAATAAAATGCTTATACTCTGAATCTTCTTTAATTTTAAAGAAGTATTTAACTTGATCATCAGATGGGCATTTTACCCACATCAGATCTACACTTGTGTCGTGTATCCTGTTTGACACGTAGTATTCTTTCAAAAAGTCGTTTAATTTAGATTCTATAACATCATCGGATAGTAATTGATCAAAATCTTTTCTCGTTCGTTTATATAAAATCTGAATTTGTGAGTATGAACTATCTAACAAAAGATCAGCACTGGAAAAATCATTTGAGTATACCCAAATTGCACCATTACCCCTTTCTTTGTTTAAAGATCTTATAACAGACGCGAGACTAGACGCTATCTCATCTCTAGTTCTTCTAGAGAATGGGGAGTTTAACCCTATATGTCCTCGAATTCTTAATGTGTATAAATCTGACCATTCTATTTTAGATAGTCTGTAGTATTCAGGTGAGTATCTCATTATTTTATGAAGTCCTTAAAGATTTGATAGATCTTTAAGGACTTTTGGTTAGAATGGTGTATTCTTGATGAAGTTTGAAATATCGTCTAACTTTTCTTCCATATCTAATCTTTCGTCATATAAGAAGAATATGTCACCATTTAGATCCCTTAGAGATCTATAATTTGTAGTGAATATATTTTGATTTATGGTGGATTTCGGATAAATGAATCTCCAATCTGAGATCGAATCTTTAGATATCCACAACTCTAACAACGTGTCTATAACATCTCTAAAATCTTTAAATGGGACTAAATGTGACATAGTATCCCAATCTTCATTTTCTGGATTTATTAAATCCTTTCGAAAGACATCAAATTCTTTTAGAGTTATATCATACTTTAAATAAAACACATACACTTTATATTTCACACATATATGTGTTTTATCATATTTTGAATGGAAGAATGATCCATCTTCCGAATCCAAGACATCTCTCATAGAAATTGGAGTAACATTAAAATACTCATTCCAAACTCTAACTTGTTTACTTAGATCATCTATAGAACGGTCTAGTGTTTCACCAACACCTGTAAATTGGGCAAATGTCCCACTCTTACAACGCATCAATGTTAGTTCACTAAACCAATCATCTCTATAACTATCGAAGCCTATTAATATTTGATCATATCCCATATTATCGGGATCATTCGTGAACCTTTCCCATTCTAATACTGGGAAATCCACTAATACTTCTTTAGTTTGTGTGAGTGCATAGGCATCTCGTTCCATCGCTGTTTGTTTTTTAGTTTCAAACATACATAGATACAATAACAGAAAAAATCGTCATGTCAACCATTTTATTTTTAATTTGTCAATTGATTAAATAATATCGAATGACAGCAAAACGCGCACCTCGAAAGAGGAAAGAGTCGGATATCACGGATCAATTCAAAACTGAATATAAGAAAAACTTTGATTGTTCAAATATTACAATAAAAAAACAATTACCCTTAACTGACAATCAGACAGCATTCTATTATCTATCTCAAGATGATAAAACTAATATGATATTTCTCGATGGACCTGCTGGATCAGCAAAGTCATATATTGCAGTATACTCGGCGTTAGAATTATTAAAGGAGCGCAAAGTTGATAAAATCATCTACATTAGAACTGTTATTGAAAGTGCTTCACGTTCGATGGGATACCTTAAAGGTGATGAAAATGAAAAATTTGCAGCCTATGCAATGGTATTAAATGAAAAATGTTTAGAGACTATAGATAAGCAAACATATACTTCATTAACTGAGCAAGAATATATAAAAGCAATACCAGTTAATTTCGCAAGAGGTCTAACTTTCAATAATAGTTTAGTTATATTTGATGAAGCTCAAAATGCTACACGATCAGAATTAACTACTATATTAACTAGATTTGGAAGAAATACCAGATATCTAATTCTTGGAGATGCTAAACAAACAGATATCAAGGATTCTGGATTTATGGATGTGTTAAACAAGTTCGACACAGAGTTCTCTAGGAAGAATAATATTCACTGTATACAATTCGACACCAGTGATATAGTTAGATCACCGATATTGAAACATATCACTCAGGTTCTGGGCGTGTAATCTTAGTTAAACCCTTGTTTCTTCCCATCCCATGAGGTTCCACCAAATGGGTCGAATGGATGACCGTCTCTAGAATTGTCAAGAGGGGCGGCATTAGACGCAACATGAGTAGTTTCATTTGGGTTTTCACCGTTTTGTAAAGATTCAACACATTCTGTAGCTTTTTCCTCTGTATTCTTGATACAAATACGTTCGCCATCTGATGCTAGAAACTGTTCTCCAAATTTTACGGTATCGATTGTAAAATTTTCATCATTATTTGCTACTATTTCTATATTCATAGAAACTCATAATCTCACAGAAATCATATATGTCAAGAGTTATTTCTTGACGGTTTTATATGGGATGGATCTAGTCCGATTCATCCTAGTTGTCTCTTGGGCCGATGTGGTGATTATTTTGAAATTACCATTTTGATCGAAGAGAAAGCTTAATTTTTTAATGTCTGGTATTGGGTTCCCCTTTTTATCCTGACCAATTATTCGATAACCAACAGCGACTTTATTTTTACCGGAATCAATAATTCTAACATTAGGATCTATTAAATACCCAGAATCTAGTAAAATATCTCCATACTCCTTCATCAATCCTCCATACCCAACATCCCATCCTTTTCTAGCTGCTCCAGCTATGTCACGAATTCCAGCTTCAAAACTATGTAATGGTTGTGTGACCTCTGGCGCAACATAATCCAAGGCTCTTGCGGTTCCTTTAACCGCAGCACCAGCAATCCCACCAATGGCTTTAAACGGGGCTTTAAATGCGCCCCAAAAACCTTCATCTAGTAATCTCTTTTGCGGGAATCTCATATATTTACCTCTATATTTTGTTTAGCTACATCAGAAAGACCCACATCAATCAAAGCGTCTAATTCGTTTTGAATGAAATTCTTACCAATTAATACTTTGTGTGAGTTTTCAGTTCTATTTCCGATAGAAAATGGAATCTGGCGAAATATTTTATCTCCCATTTTAACATTTAGAAGAACTACTGGTCGATCCTCTTTATTCCCAGCACCTAGATTGATCGTGATATGATCAGAAATAGGTCTTTCCAATACAACACCATTCTCTGTAGTGAATCGAACCATATCACCATCTTGTTGTATATCAATTCCATGTAATACATTAAATGCGCCATTACCTGTATCTAATTTAGCACGTATTTGACCGACTCCATCAATATAGATGGTTTCTTCCAACCCCAATACGGTTTTTTCTACGAAATATTGTTTGAAACTTCTCATTCATTTATTACCAACCATCGGGTTCATCATTATCTCGTCTAGCCTCTGCCCAATCAGACTTAATAATTTCTTCATCTGCAAGTCTAAGATTATCTGGATTAGGAGTTATTGCAGAATTGAGAGAAACATAGCGAGAGAAAATTCGATTTTTCAATCCCAATATAAATCTTAAAAATTTATCAGAATTTTGATGTATATCAACTTCAGTTAATCCTCTTTGGCCCATTTTACGAAGAAGTTCTGAATCAGTTGCCACGATTTCAGCTAATTCTTCATATGAGACAATATTATTTTCATCATTATAAGCATCCTCTGGTGAGGTATAACTTTCCCACATCAATTCATACTCCTCACTTTTTGTTAAAAATTTCTTACTCATAATTATAGATCGATGTTATCGGATTGTTCAAATCCAGTATTAGCAAAATCTGCTTCGGCATCGAGTCTGTGCCAAATATCAGAAACGTAATCAGATGCTTTAATGAGTTTTGCTTGCATCCATGGTTCCAATTCTTTTTCTTTTGCTAGTCCCAAAATCCTTTTAGAATATTCTGCAAGTTTCTTAATATCTGAATAAATTACTTCATTACAACACTCTTCAGTTTCAAGTTCAACAGATGGTTGTAATTCCATAATTGATACGGATTCATCCTCATCACCAAAACCCAATGATGGGTCTTCTGTGGTTAGATCCATTTCTTGATCTTCTGATGTTTGTGTTGCGGTATACGGATCTACATAACGTTCCCACATTAATTGATTATCTCTGCTTTTAAATCTCATAATAGTATTTAATTAAATTTTATCTAAATCTGATTTAATATCACCAGCTTGGGTTTCAGGGCTTATTATCGATAATACCAATGGTAGAATTTCCTCTCTGGCATTGGTGTATCGTTTCATTTGAATTACATTTTGCAGATTTAGCAATGTTCTAGCTTCCTCAACTGAGGGTTTAAATAGTGCTGCATCAACTAAGCTTGAAATGTATTCATCTTCACCCTGAGAAGTTAAGGGAGCTTCTTCCGGTGGTGCTTCTGGTTGTTGCATACTAGGATCGCTTATGTCTGGTTGTTGCATATTAGGATCTTCATCCTGTTCAGTTAAAATGCGATTATATCTACTAATGAGTTGTAATGTTTTAGATTTCATTAATATGTTCTTCCCATGGTTGAGCTTTTGACTGCTTGTAATCCTTTTTCAATTCTCTGAGTTCCTTTATCGTAAGCATCCACGGCTTTTTTTGCAACATTTTGTCGTCTCGTTACAGCCTGTTTAGCTTTTTGTGCTGATGTTTTCCAAGGAGACATCTTAGCACCGAGTCCAACTAAACCTCTAGCAGCCTTATCTCCCAGTTTTTCAACTTCTTGATCTACTTCATATGTTCCGGTTCCAGCATTAATACTTTCAACATCTTCATCTGTATTTGAAATGTTGACAGCAATTGTATCAGTTCCGGTGTCGATATATAACATATCAGTTCCACGAATCAATGATACATTAACTCCTTTAGATTTAAGGAAATCAATCAATTTCCATTTAGGATCTTCGGTGTTTTGTGGATCGAATTGTTCTATAATATTTAGAAACTTACTCATATTCATTATTTAACACATAATAGCCATTTTATTCGCTATATCTTGGAAATATGAGTCTGATAAATTGGTAAATCCTTCCTTCATGAGATACTTCTTGATATGACGAAATGATTTCGGTTTATTTTCTTTATGGAGAAACAGCTCAAAATTGTCAATAATTGAAGAATCCCTATTTACCAACATTTTAAGAAATTGTTGTATGTTGGTGTATCCAACCCAAATTTTAAATCCGAATATTCTTATTATTTTTTTGATAATGGATCTATGTAAATCACATAGGGTAAAATCATTTATATAAAAGATTAATTTATTACCATATATTCCCACACGTTCACATAGTTTTTTAATAAAAAAATGTGTATATATAGTTTTTTGGTCTTTATTTGATAAATCAATTTCAAGTCCAAGAACTTTACAATGATTGTAGAATTCCTCGTTGGTCGATCTAAACATTGGGTCTAAATCCTCAAAGATGTAATTATTATATTGGGATATCGAAATCATAGATTCAGCATATCAAGAGTTCTGGGCTTGTCAACGTATCCTTTGGGAACTATCGCAATCCTACAATTTAAAATCCCATTGTAAGACTTTTCATCCATTAAAGCATTGGATAGTATCTGCCAGCAAAGCTCTGAATATGTCATATGAAATTTAGAATCGCATAGCTCTATAACTTCTCGACTAAAATGGTCAATACCATATTTTTCAATGTCTGATAATAACTCTTTTGAAGACCCCCAATACTTCATAACATCATTATCTTTGAATTGTATCCTATTTCTGGTCTTACCTTTCAATGGTTTTTTCTTTACACGTTTCTGGCATTGTTTTTTACCGATGTAATATTTTTTAATAGAATCTGGATGATTATTTTTGATGATGTAGACAAATCCAAAAATATCTCCGTAATCGTCTGGTAGGTTTTTCCAAGGTTTTTGTTCCATTTTTCGCTATTGTTATTGTTAATTATAATTTACTATTACTTACTCTACTTATTTTTTTATTTTATTTTCAATTTACCTATTGACTTCCATATATGTCATGTATAATTAAGGGGTGGTGGGCGGGCTAGGTAATATTATATTAGTATAGTAATTATATTAGTATAGTAATTATATTAGTATAGTAATTATAGTAATTATAGTAATTATAGTAATTATAGTAATTATAGTAATTATAGTAATTATAGTAATTGATAAAAACAATAGACGCTCGCTTCGCTCGGTCCAAAACTGCGTTTTGATTTTTTGTTATTTAAATTTGTTATTGTTATTATATAATAATTATAATTAATACTAATAATTAAATATTAATGTACAATAAAGAATAAAGAAATTGTTTTAGTTAACAATAACAATTCTATTAGGTTTTTATAACAAGTTATTATAACAATTAAGGGCGCACATTCTGTGCCAACTTTACTTTTTTCTTACCTTTTTTCTTCGCCAAACCTCTACGAGTCTGAACTCCCCCTAAAATTTTAGGGATTCTGGTGTCCCCAGCCGCAAAACCATCAACATTATCAAGACTACCACCAGAAGTTGGAGCACCACCCATGATACCCGCCACATCCATTTCAACTAGAACCTTTTCCTCATAAAGTTTTGAAAGTTTTTCCTGCTCTTCTATTGACAATCTCATATTCTTATTTATACTATCATTATAATGAATAGAGAAATAAAGTTTAAGTTCTGGGATCATGCAGAAAAGAGATTTATTAATTTGTGTCGTGTAGATGAGAATGGGAAAGTTCGGGAGGGGAATGATTATTACGATGATGTCATCATTCTACAATACACTGGAACAAAGGATAAAAATGGTAAAGAAATTTACGAGGGAGATATATTAAAAATACATTGGAGGATTGAATCACTAAACCTAGATCATTATTTCGAAGCAGTTAAATGGGATAGTTTTGGGAATTGTTGGGGACCAATAGGGACATTGACAATTGATTCGATTGAAAACGAAGTAGTTGGAAATATTTTCGAAAATCCCGAAATACAATTATTATGAGTTTATACGACGATTATAGAAAGCAATACACCCAATTCACCAGTATCAATGATATGAATCTGGAGGAACGCATTATGCGTGTTCCCGCAGAGAAGCATTTCTGGGTGGAACGACTTATTGAAGCAAAAAGACTTAAATTTAAGCTACTGAAGGAACGAAAGGTTCAAAAAGATGCCAATATTAAGAAAGCTATACAAGAAGGTGTGGTGAATTTAACCAAACAAACACTTGATAAGCTGGACAATACAGAAGAAATCGAAATCATTGATGAAAAAATTCAAGATAACGATTTATTAGTCGAATACTTGGAGCATGTAGTGAAACATATTACCTATATTGCTCAGGATATCAAGAATATCCTAACTATTAAAGAAATGCAGATGTAATGGTGACATTTGATTACAATAAATCCTATAGAAAGGGAAAATTGATTTGTGATGAATCCATTTTATCGTTTATTCGTAATCATTTTTCTGTTAAGAATCTCAATGCATCATTTATTCAAAGAAAACTAAAACTAAAAGGTTCAAATGCTAAAGTTCCCGAGCGGGAATATGCGATTCAAGAATCTGGAATGTTTGATTTAGGATTAGCGAATGAGATAATATCATTTTTGCGTTCCGAACAACTTAATGATATTGCAGTTACTCCTGAATTTAAGGAAATTAGAAAATGTGGTTTGGACGTTCAGGAAGTCGTAGATACACTTAAGCATCCATTACGAGACTACCAGACCGAAACAGTTCTAAACGCTCTACAAAACGGTTGTGGAACGATTGTGGTGGCAACTGGTGGTGGTAAGAGTTTAATTCAAGCATCTATTCTTGAGAATTGGAAATTATCTAAAGGATCTCTCAAATGTTTATTGATTGTTCCCGGTGTTGGTCTTGTCAATCAACTTTTAAAAGACTTTGAAGAATACGGTGTGAAATTCACACATTCTGGATGGACTGGAGAACTTGATACTAAGGGTAACTATACGATGCCCAAACGGGACACTGAAGTTGTTATAGTCAATACAGAATTATTATGTTCTCAATTCGGGAACTTTAAAGATCTAATTGATGTCGATCTCGTTTTACGGGATGAGTGTCATGGTTCAAAGCAAGGTAATCAGATTACAAAGGTTGTTTCGAAAATACGAACCCATAATAAGTTTGGATTCACTGGAACTCTTCCAAAAGAGAAGATCGATGAGTGGAAAATCATTGGAACCTTTGGTCCCGTAATTTACGAGAAAAATTCAAAGGAACTTAGAGATGAGGAATACCTCACAAATGTTCTAATACGAATTCTGAAGTTGAAACATAAACACGTTGTAAGAGGATATAAGAAAGAATTACAGATTATTCAGGATAGTGAAGAGAGACATTCCATTATCCGAAAACTTACAACAAAAATGAATAATAATGTTCTTATCATGGTCAATCGTTTGGATCATGGTAATAATTTATTAAATGCTTTACAGATTGTAGGTAAAGAAACATTTTTTGTTCATGGCGAAATTCCAGTTTCCGAAAGAGCGGAGATAATAGCCAAGATGGAAGCACAAGATAATATTGTGTGTATTGCCATGTCATCCATTTTCTCAACAGGTATCAACATTAAGAATTTGCATTATATTATTTTTACCGCTGGTGGTAAATCATTCATTCGAATAATTCAATCGATTGGTCGTGGATTAAGATTACATGATTCAAAAGAAAAACTTGTAATATTCGATTTATATGATAACTTTATATTCTCTACAAATCATGTGGAGGAAAGAAAGAAATTTTATGATGAGGAGAAGATTCCTTGGCGGGAGATATCGATAAACATATGAAAAAAAATAACACGGGAAGAATACTCTCAGATGAACATAGGGAGAAACTACGTCAGGCCAAATTAGGTAAGCATCTTACGGAGGAACATAAAGAAAGATTGAAGGAAGCCAAATCCAAATCATCTTACAAACATTCCGAGGAAACCAAGATAAAGATAGGGCTTGCTAGTATAGGTAGAACTAAAAATAGAAAGAATATAAATGAAAACTAACAAAGAGGTGAAGGAACTTTTTTACGTGTCATCTAAAGTGTTCCGTGAACAACTGGAAAAATACTACAATGATGATAAGATGACAAATGAATTAGCCACCAACGTAATAAAGATCGCTGAAGGTCTTAGTTATAATTGGAGATTCATTAATTATACCAAATCATGGAAAGATGAGATGGTGGGAGATGCAATTGTTAAAATGTATTCTGCGTTGGAAGATAAGAAATTCCGAATTGAGTCAACATTCAATCCATTTTCATATTTCAACCGAATAGCATGGAATGCTTTTTCCAATCGTATTAAGAAGGAGAAGAAACAACACGAAGGACTTGAAGAATACAAACAAATGGTATATGAGGATGAAATGAATGATTCTTCTCATGGTTCTGTTTATGTAAGACCAATGTTGGAACACGATTCAGAGGATGGTGGATACGAATGACATTTGAAAACATAGTAATTGGGATTTCATCTTTTCTCTATTTCGCGGTTGCAATTAGTTTCGCAATTAAGGGAAATTGGGCTTGGTTTTTTATTTGGTTGTGCTATAGTGGCGCAAACGTTGGATTAATAATTGTAAAGAAATGAAATATGTTAAAGAAATCTAAAGTATCAATATTCTCTGATCTTCATTTGGGAATTTATGGTAATTCTGAATCATGGCACAAAGTAGCATTACAGTGGGCCGAATGGATTGCAAAGGAATTGGATAAAAAGAAAATCAAGGATGTATTTTTCCTTGGTGATTTCTTTCATAATAGATCCGAAATCAGTGTTCAAACAATTCATGTGGCTTCTCAGATACTGGATAAGTTGTCAGATTTCAACATAATCATGATCGTGGGAAACCATGATGCATATTACAAGAACAGATCGGATATTCATAGTCTTGCTCTTTTAAATGGTCACAAAAATTTAACGATTGTTGACAAAAACTTAACGATTTCTGAATTTGATAAAGAGTTGTTGTTTATTCCTTGGAACTCCGAGTTATCTGATGGTAAATTCGACTATATATTCGGTCATTTTGAGATTCAGAACTTTAAGATGAATAATTTCAAAGTTTGTGACCATGGATTGACTGCTATCGACTTCTTAGGTGGTAAAACAGACACGGTATTCTCTGGTCATTTTCATCATAGAAATTCGAGAAAATATAACGAAGGGAATATTCACTATATTGGAAATACTTTCCCTATGGATTTCGCAGACGCTGAAAATATCAAAGGTTATCATATTCTAGATCTGGAAGATGGTGATTTAGAGTTTTATGAAAATACAGTATCCCCAAAATTCAAGAAGATTACCTTCTCAAAAATAAAAGATTATACAAAGGATGATTTCCAAAACAATGTGGTCAAGTTGATCGTAGATATTGATGCTTCTGAAAAACAAGTTGAAAAGGTTCAGACTTATATCTCCAAATTCAAACCATTCCAGTTTAATACGGAATATAATACCACATCTAAAACTGTGGAGGATGTTGAAACAATTGATTCCATTGATTTGGTTGAATCGATGGAAGAGTTCTTAACCCAATTGAAATTTGAAGCAGATAAACAAGCGAGGATCGATAAAATAGTAAAGGATTTATATGAAAAAAATAAAATTTAAAACATTATCTATTCAGAATTTTCTCAGCATCGGGAACGATACTGTAGTAATCGATTTCCAAAATGGTCTTAATCTGATTACTGGAACCAACCTCGATAATCCAGAAAGAAGAAATGGAACAGGCAAATCCGCAATCATTGAGGGGTTCTATTATGCCTTGTTTGGAACCACCATTCGTGACATCAAAAAGGAGTTTGTGATTAATAATTGCACCAAAGGTAAAGGCTCAATTGATCTATCGTTCGATATTCAAACAGATACAGGCACAAACTCGTATAGAATTGTAAGACAACTCAAACCTTCAACTGTTGAGTTATATAAAGTCGGTGAAACTGATCCAATCACGAAAGATTCGATAGCAAACACCAATAGATATATTTGCGACCTAATTGGATCAAATCCGGTCATTTGTAAATCGTGTGATATTCTATCCCTTAGTGATAACACACCATTTATGGGTAAAAAACCTGAAGATAAGCGTAAGTTTATCGAGGATATTTTCGCTTTAGAGATTTTCGGTAAAATGTTGAAGGAGTTGAAGGAGTTGATCAAGGATAATAAGGCTGAAGTTTCGGTGGTCAATGCTACTCTAATTGAGATTTCTAATTCTCTCGATAATTTAATAAAATTATCAGATGAGCAGAAAGAAGAGATCGCAGAAAGAGACGAATTACTTAAAAAAAGAAAAGAAGAGTTACAAACCAAAATAGATACCCTTCAAGCACAATATGATGATTTGAAATCAATTTCTATTGATCACATTCAAGACGAAAATATTAAGCTGGATAACGCATGGGTTAATATTGATGGAAAACTTTCTAAATTAGTTTTTAAGATATCAGAGGAAACTGCTTTATTGAAGGTTAAAAATTCCGAATTGAGTAAAGCTGATGGTGTTGATGGTGCATCTTGTGATAAATGCTTACAGAGCATTCCTGAATCCCATATTGAACATATTAAACGTATCAAAGATGATCTTGGGATTGAAATTGCTAGAATAAAAGAAGTGATATTATCACTGAACATTGATAAAGATGAATGGAATGTTAAGAAATCTAGAATTCAGTCTAAATTGGGTTCAAACTCAGATATATTAAAGGCTGCTAAAAAAATTGAAGACGAAAAAGAAACAATTTTAGCTGCAATTGATCTTCAGAAAAATATATTAGAAAATATCGATTTCAAACAACCGGATATGAAGTCTTTTGAAGGTATAATCAACGAAACCGTCGAAAGGCAGACACTACAATCGGATGTTCTAAAAAATCTAAAGCAAAATTCTGAAGATTTAGAGGTATGTAAATTTATTTTTGGAGAAGAGGGTATTAAATCATTCATCATTAAGAGATTGTTGGATATGTTGAACTCCAGTATTCAGAAATATATCACGGATCTTGGGATGACCATGCGATGTAAATTTGATGAGTATTTTGATGAAAAAATAACCAATGATAAGGGTGTAGATATCTCATATTGGAACTTTTCCGGTGGTGAACGTAGGACAGTTGATCTTGCTTGTGCATGGGCATTTAAGGATATCAAGAAAAAGATTTCCGGGGTATCATCCAATGTAGAATTTCTTGATGAGATGTTTGACTTAGCATTCGATGAACGTGGAGTAGATTTACTAATAGAAGTTTTAAAAAATAGGATCGAGAAAAACAATCTCTCATGCTATGCGATTTCCCATAGAAAAGAAACATTGAAACATGTTGATGGTGAAATTGTCAATATCCAAAAAGAAAATGGTATAACTACTAGAATAATTGATTGACAGTGGGAGTGGACATACTAATTATAGTATGTTTAATAAACATCCATTTACCAATCCATTCCCAGAGTCACCTTTTCATAATTCACCAATTCCTAAAAAGGAACCAGAAGCTAAAGAGGGTGGTAATAGATATATAAATTTCAATGCTGGAAATGATGGGTGTATGGCATATCGTAGAGGATTTGTATCCAATCATATTAAACTTTCAGGATATGGTGATGTTACCGACTTAACTAAGATGATAGGTGATAAGAATTTTTATTCAGATATCAAGTCCATATCACTTCAAAGACAAGCAGCAGCACACCAAAAGCAGTTTATGCAATTCTTAAAATCCATTCAACCAGAATTTGGATTTAAATTGATCTATGAAGTGGATGATGTTGTATTTAGAGAAGAAATACCAAATCATAACGCTTCTAAACATGGATTTGATTCCGATGAAATTCGACAAAATTGTGTCGATATGATCAATATGGTTGATGAAGTTACTGTGACTTGTCAATATATGAAAGACTTATATATCGAAAAGACCGGACAAGAAAGAATCACCGTAGTTCCAAACTTTATGCCTCACTGGTGGATTGGTCATCAATATGATTATCGGGCAATTTGTGATAATCTCGACAAAAATAAGAAAAAACCAAGAATTGTATATGCTGGTTCGGGAGCACATTTCGATGTGAAGGGAAATGCGGGTGGTCAAGATGACTTTTCACATATATTGAAGTTTATCATCGATAATAGACATAAATATCAATTTGTTTTTATTGGTGCGTATCCTCCAGCATTGCATAATTATATTCAATCGAAGGAGATTGAATTTCATGTGTGGAAATCTATATTAGAGTATCCAAATTTCTTAGCATCGTTGAATGCTCAATTATTCATTGCACCATTAATGGATATACCATTCAATAGAAGTAAGTCAGATATTAAATTTATGGAAGCTGCACAATTGGGAATTCCATGTATTTGTCAGGATATGGTCACTTATAGTTCTGCGCCTGATCTCTTGAAGTTTACAACTGCCGAAGAATTGGCAGATAAGATTGAAATCTTAACTAATTGGAAAAATAGATCAAAATATTACAAATTGGTTCCTGAATTGAGAAAACTTGGAGAGACTAGGTTCTTAGAACACCCACAAAATATTGGATGCTTCTTGGAAGCGTTAGATACTCCATGGGGATCGAACCAAAGACACTATTTGAAGAAGTGGAATCCTTGACATTTCTCAGATTTGGGGTATATTTGAATCGATATGTATCGGAACTGTGTTTACAACAATAAAACCAAATCAATCCATCTTTGGACTTGGGATGCCAATGGTAATAGGGTATTCCAAGAATTGGATTATAGTCCATATTTATATCTTGAAAGTAAATCGGGTGATTCTAAATCGATTTATGGAACTCTCCTCAAAAAGAAAGAGTTCCAAACACTATGGGATCGAAATAAATTCGTAAAGGAGAGTGGGATTAAAAGAATATTCGAAGATCTCCCACCATACCAACATTTTTTAATTGATAATTATTATCATCTCAATGAAGATGATGACTTTGCGAAGAATCCATTGAAGATAATGTATTTCGATATTGAGTGTCCCGGCACTGGCGACTTCCCAGAGCCTGAGTTTGCGAAAAATGTAATAAATTTATTAACATGTTATGATTCTTTATCTAAAAAGTATACAGTATTTGGTTTAAAAAATTATATACCGAAAGATGAGTCAGTTAAATACCATCACTGTAAATCTGAAGAAGACTTACTCAAGAAATTTATAGGTCATTTTTCTTCAGACTATCCAGATTGTTTAGTTGGATGGAATAGTGGTGGGTTTGACATCCCATATCTGATCAATAGAATCACCTTCCAATTGGGAAAGGAATGGGCAGATGAGTTATCACCACTTGGTAGAATTTACGAAAAAATTAATGCTACTGGTAAGTTCGGGCAACCCTCAAAGGAATATGTCATCGAAGGAATTTCATGTGTTGACTACCTAATTTTATATAAAAAGTTTGCTATGAATCCACAGGAGTCGTATAAATTGGATTATATAGGAGAGATTGAATTAAATGACCAGAAAATATCATATGAGGGATCGTTATGGGATTTATCTGTGAATGATTGGGAGAAATATGTAGATTATAATATTCAAGACGTTAAACTTGTCATCGATTTAGATGACGAATTAAAATATCTAGATTTATTGAGATTTATAGCATATCTTGGATTATGTAATTTAGAAAATGCCATTAAAACTGTTCCAGTTATTAATGGTGCAGTCGCTATTCGTGCAAGGCATAGGGGAGAGAAAATACCAACCTTCATTAGACCAAGAAATGATGATAAGATCCCCGGAGGATATGTGGCTAAACCGAAATTGGGGTTCTCACAGAACGTTGTAAGCTTCGATGCGAACTCTCTTTACCCAAGTGTGATGATATCGTTGAATATGTCACCAGAAACTAAACTTGGATCACTTGAGAAGATTGATGATATTTACAGAATAAAACATGTATCCGGTAAGACTTTTGATTTATCTGGTCCAAATTTTGTGGAATTTATAAAGAGTGAAAAGGCATCTTTATCTAAATCTAATATATTATTTTCTCAGAAGAAGATTGGGATTATGCCAGAATTCTTAGATTTCTTATATACTAAGAGAAAAGAAATGAAGTCTAAAATGTTTAAAGTTAAACGACAATTAGATGAATCAAAACTCTCCAAAAAGGAAATAATAGAATTAAAAACACAAATTAAGAAATTTGACACATTCCAAAATGCTTATAAGATTACCTTAAATTCTACATATGGGTATTGTGCTAATAAGTTTGCACCATTGGGGGATGACGAGATTGGAAGTTCGGTTACACTGACTGGTCAAGCGGTTATTAAAAAAAGTAACGAATTATTTGAAAGATTTATCTCAGAATTCTACCCAGATTTATCTGGTAAATGTGATAATGCACTTATATATAATGATACTGATTCTATATATATTTCGATGAAGTTATTCGAAGATGTGGGAATTAATTTAAAAAAAGATGGTAAGATATCTGATGAGTTTTTTCAGTTATGTGATAGATTTGAGAACTATCTTAATGATGGAATGAATTCTTGGTCTGAAAAATCTCTATTAAGTAAGGATTCTAGATTTGTATTTAAGAGGGAGTGTATATGCGATAATGTTACATTTGTCAGTGGTAAAAATTATGTTTTACATATTTTAGATGATGAGGGAATGGAAGTTGATAAATTTAAATATAAAGGTGTATCTGTAGTTAAAACTACAATGCCTAAAGTCCTCAAGCCTTATGTGAAAAAGATTATTGAAACCATGGTTATGAGTCAATCCATGTCTGAGACTAATAAAGCTTTCATAGATGCATATGATATATTTAAAAGTCTAGATGTCGATTCCATATATCAAAATTGCACAATGAATAAGTATGAGAGTCATAAGCCTAGAATGGATCGGTACACTTTAACTAAAGGAAAACCATCAATTCCAAATCATGTCGGTGCTGCTCATTTCCACGATACTTTAATTGATGAATTGGGAATCTCTAATAAATATGAAAAGTTTAAATCTGGGGATAAAGTTAAAAAGGTTTATCTTAAAAACCCTAATCGGTATGGTATTAGTGTTATAGGATTTAAAGGTAAGTATCCACCTGAATTTAGTGAAATATTTGAGATTGATTATGAGAAAATGTTTGGTAAATTACTATACAATGCAATTGAGGTGTTCTATAAATCTGTTAATTGGAAGCTTCGAAAGCCAAATGAAAATATCAAAATAGAGTTGGAGGATTTTTTTAATTAATTATGAACGATTTAAATTGGAGAGAGTATAATGACGATACAAGAAGCATATAATAAGGGACTTGATGTTGCTGAAAATGAAGTATTTGAGAACTTATCAAGTGCTATAGACGGTAATGATATGGGTTCATTTTCTAGTCCCAAGATGGAAGAATTACGGCAAAAAATATTAAATTTAAAACCTGAATTATTACCCACAAATTATGTATTGGGAACCTTGTTGGGAGACTCTACCACATTCCAAGATCTTACAGATTTAGATAAGAAAGTAATCGAGATATTGAAATATATTCGATCACTAGTTGGACCTAAACCTAGAAGCAGGATATCAGTTAAGATAAAACAATTACTTACTGAACTTGAGGTTGACATTATACGAAATCATGATAAATTAAATTAACTATGAAAGAAAAACATACAGTAATAATAGATCAGATCGGTAGAACCATTCTGGGAGTCGAAACACATCGAAGTGAAACAGAAATTGGATTGTATAATCCAATTATTCTACATTTCCAACCATCACAAAACGGGCAACTAGAACTTCAGGTGTTCCCGTTATTCTTCTTTGAACTTCTCGATAAGGATAAGAGAAATACCAATACTTGGGTCTTTAATAGAAATTCAATCGCTATAAGTGATGTTGAACTGAATGCAGATATCTTATCTCGTTATGCTCAAATCAATACACCACCAGCACCTGTTACCAATAATCCAAAGGTTATTTCGATAGACGATTTATGAAAGACACCCAAGATCGGGAATACCCCATAAAAGAGAAATGTCCGGTAGAGACAACTTCTAGTGGTGAGATTATAACCTATTTAGAACGCATCGAGAAAGAACTTGAGGTTCAGTATCAAGGATTATCACAATTAGAGTCTGAAATTGGACCAATTATTCGTGAACAATATCCATCATGTGATGAAGTTTGTGTTACTGGTGATATGCCAGAAACAAAAGTTGGTGTAATATTATCAAAGATTTTATCAAAAATATCAGATAGGAACCATTATATAGACAATTTAATTAACAGAGTAAGATTATGAGTAAGGAAGATAAAGAATTTTTTAAATTAATGGATAGCATCGATGATGTCAATCCATACGCCACATATCTAAGCGAGTCCACATTTTCTAATGTGGACGAGTGGATTGACACTGGATCTTTAGCTTTAAATGCTATTATTTCTGGTTCAATGTATAAAGGTATTCCAGTGGGACGAGTTGTTCAATTTGCTGGTCCTTCAATGACAGGTAAAACATTCTTCATTCAGAAGATCATAGCCAATGCCCAAAAGATGGGTAAGTATGTTGTGGTATTTGACAGTGAGAATGCTATTGATGCAGAAGGTGCCATGGGATTTGGTATCGATCCTACTAAGGTGAAATACGTCCCAACTACTACAATCGAAAATACCCGAAACGCCATCAAGCAGTTCTTGGAGAAGGTCGCTGCTGCTGGTGCTCAAGGTAAGTTTGTTATCATTGTGGATTCTTTGGCTCAGATGGAATCTGAATTGGGGGAAAAGAGAATGTCGGAAGATAATAATGCTGCTGACATGGGAACATTCGCTAAGTCTATCAAGTCTTTCTTGAAGACCTGTATTAATTGGGGTAAAATTAGTAAAACTACTATTGTTTTCACTAACGAAGTCTATGATAATCCTGCCCAAATGTATCCATCATTGGAGAAAAATATGCCGGGAGGTCGTGCAGCAGTTTATAAACCATCTGTAACTGTTCAACTAGCCAGAACACCAACTAAAGTTGATGATGCAACTATTGATAATTCAAAATTAGCTGCTGGACAGAAGAATTTCGGTGGAGTATTCTTGAGTTGCTTAACTGTTAAAAATCGTTTTGTTAAACAGTTCTTAGAAGTTAAACTTTATCTATCATTCGCTACTGGATTAGACAAATATTATGGTCTTCTCGATGTAATGAGAGGTCTTGGTGTTGTTGTCCTTGAAGGTAAGACTTATAAGGATTGGACAGGTGAATCTCTTGGATTTGCTAAAGTTTGGAGAAAGAAAAAGGATGTTTGGGGTAAACTATTACCTGAATTGGAAAGTAGAATTCAAACAGAATGGAAATACTCAAACGAAGAAGCTCCATTTGAAGATGACGAAGACGATACCGAAGAAGAAACTGAGGAAGTCGAAGAAACACCTTTAGAGAAACTTAAGAACACTAAGAAAAAGGTAACTGCTAAACTCGACAAGATCGAAGAAATTGAAGGTTGTATTGGATTATCTGGAGATGATAATTGCTGATTTTCAATTTGAATAATTAAAAAAGCCCGAAGGACTTATTCCTTCGGGCTTTTTTTTATTTAATATTTCTACCTTCCCAATAGTTATTGGGTTTTTTAAATCCACGATCTTTGAAATCACCTTTTGGTTTATTTAAATTATCCTTGTGAACTTGCTCCATCATATATTTCATAGTATATGATTCTTTTAATTTTTTAGATTTTGCAGCAATATAGTCGTCTCCGATATCTTCTGGAGATAGATTAAATTTTTTCAGAACATCGTCATCGTCATTAACTCTTAGACTAGCGGCATAATTTTTCTGTTTATCTTTATTAATCTTACCCCATTTAGCTGTAAATTCTGCGAAATTTCTTCTCAATTCTGGTAGCATACCCTGATATTCCGAGTAACCGCTTTTCATATATTCCAATTCTTCCTTAGATTTTTCTAATTTATCTTGTAGATTGTTGATGTACCATTGATAATATCTATCAAATGAATTCTTTTCCTCTGGTGTTGTTATATATTGTTTCAATATCCCCGAATCATATCCCGGATATTCATCAGTCCCACTTTCGTTGCTGTTAACACTATTCAATATTAAATTTAATACTGGATGGATTTCATTTGGAGTGTATGACATAACATCATTGATTTCACTTTGGAATTCTTCCATGGGTATGCCACTATCTTTCAAATCTGAGAACTGTTCAATTAAATCTTCTATGATTGTATTTCCAGTTTTATCCCTCGGTAGAATTGCTAAAGATGCTATTTCTGCTTCAGATAATGGTCGCTCAAGCATTTGATTAAATTGTAATGCTTTTAGGAAAATTCCTCGTTGATCCTCATCCTCATTACCCATATCAACGTTAGATTGAGTTATTCGATCTAAAATCTTTTTAAATATAGATAATTCGTCTAAGGAATTTAAAATATTTTGAATATTTTCAGTGAAATCATTTACAATACCCGAAGGCTCACTGACTGCTTGACCTTTAGTAGTATCTTTACGTCTTTTATAACCCATTGCTTTATGGATTTTGGTTATAATGTCCTTGATATCCATCTGGGAGGAGTGAACATCCTCAATAGGAGCACCATATTTTTCTTCTTGCTCCTTCGCCTTATTTATGGAATAACTGGTTTGTCCTGTTCTCCCCGCCCTCATATAATCTGCAATTGTTTGGGTATCTAATACTTTGGCTCTAAATTCTGGAGACTTGACATAATCTGGTTGAGTTTCAATGGACTTCATTATGGCTGCACTAAACAATGCACCGGGATTCATATATCCATAATTCTTAGATTGATCGTCTAGTGGTATCCCTAATACCTTTTTAGCTAAGTTGGTCAATCCATCCTTACTTCTAACTTTAGAAAATCCCGATTCTGATTCTACATCGTCATCTATATTTTCCCCCAAATGTTCATTTAACGTATATAGGAAGTATCTTAATACTCTATTTTTATGGACATTTAATGGTAATCCGGGAACTGTGTTACCTTCCGAATCCTCAATATTTCCATCTCTCATTATTTTACCGACTTGATCAAATAACTGTTTTCCAATAACCCCATGTTCACCCAATTTAGTTAATGGGCTAGGTCGAGCCATCTCATTTAATAGTTCTGCTCGTTTGATGAAATAATTGAATCCATATTTAGACATACTCATATGTTTATTTATCGTTTGACAAAAACTTTCGGCATGGTAAGCTGAGAAATGGAAATCGAAAACTTCAAATATTGCATCGTTTCGGCGGATTCAAAACCATTAATAGGGGAATCTTTGAAAAAATACGATCTTTGGGATAAAGCGGTTCAATATCTTAATAATAACTTGGCGTTATGTCAAATTTATAATTATGAGATAGAGAAAGCATTAGAAAATGATCTGGATTGTCTAATATTAGTCCACGGTGATGTTATTCTTGAGGAAAACCCTATACCCAAACTTGAAAAGTTATTTGATGATTATGATTTGGTTGGAGTTGCTGGGACATCTAAGATCGAGTTGAAGAGTCCCGCATTGTGGCATTTGATGGGTGGTGGGTTCTATGATGGAACTAAACCTAGTAATTTACACGGCGCAGTCCAACATATAGTAACGAAATCACCACAATCTGGTGTGGGTATGGTGTATCGAGAAAAGCAATTAACTAATTTTGGATTTTATCCTCATCGGGCAGTGATGATTGATGGAGTTTTCATGGCACTGAATCGTAAAGCGATGGAGAATATCCAATTTGATAGGTATAATCCTTGTCGTTATCATTTTTATGACTTGATGGCAAGTCTTGACTTCCATTTATCTGGTGGTAGAGTTGGGGTTGGTGACATTCTAATCACACATGCGTCTCCGGGATTACGAGAATACACCGAAGATTGGAAGCGCGGCGAAAAATACTTTTTGAACAAATATGAAAACTAGAGTCAGACAATATAAAAATTGGAGAGGTGATGATGAATTTGAGCCTCAGTGGAAACTTTTATGGTGGCATCCGTATCGATGTAGTTATGATTGTCCAATAAATTTTAAAAGTTTGAAAGAAGCTGAAGAATTTGCGGATAAAGCCGAAGAATCCCCTAGTGATGCTGATATAATTCATGATAGATTTAACTGAATACGAAAAAATAATATGCTATAAGTCGATGACCGACAGCACATACTTGGCATCTATTGCTGATTATGTGAAGTCTGAATACTTTGAACAGCCAAATATTGCTAATTATTTTCAAATTGTTAAGGACTTTTACGATAAACGTCAAAAGTTACCAACGATAACTGAGATTAAGCCCTATTTGACCACTGAAGGTCAGAGAGTTGAATTTAAAAAACTTGTTGAGTCGTTTAAAACGATGGACAAGCTCTACGACCACGATGAATTGTATGAAAATACCGAAAGATTTCTAAAAGAACGTGCTACATGGTGTAATATCTTAGATATTGCAGAAAATTCCGAGAAAAAGGTTAAGAATCCATCAGAAGTTCTCGAAGCATTTGAAGATATATGTAAAATATGTCTAGATACTGAACGTGGTATTGAACTATTTGAAGATGTCGATAAGCTTATTGATGATATTCTAAATGAAGATATATACATATCATCTGGTTGGCAATGGGTCGATGAACATTTGGGGGGCGGTTATAGAGAGGATGGCAAGGCACTTTATGTCTTTGCTGGACAGGCTAACATCGGTAAGAGCATCTTCCTTGGTAATGTGGCAGCAAACATCGCAGAACAGGGTAAGAACGTTCTTGTGGTGTCTCTGGAGATGTCTGAGATGCTTTATGCAAAGCGTATTGCCTCCAATGTGACCAAAATACCTCTAAAAAACTTCAAACAGGATGCCCACACCCTTCGATATGCCTTAAAAGAAGAAGGTAAAACCAGTGGAAAGCTTTTTATTAAGGAATTTCCCCCTTCTACTATCACACCAAAGAAATTATCAGCATTTATTAAAAAATTAATCGATACTGGTGTCCATTTGGATGCCGTGGTGATCGATTATGTATCCTTATTGCATACGGAGAGGGGAGCTAACTCATATGAACGTATTATGTATATATGTGAGCAAGTTAGAGCAATGTCTTACATCTTTCATTGTCCATTTATAACAGCGATCCAGTTAAATCGAGGAGAATTTGGAAAAGAAAATCCCGGAATGGAGGGAATTGCTGGCAGTATCGGTGTTGCGGCAACTGCTGATGTAATATGGTCTATTTTTCAATCAGATGAAGATATGGAAATGGGATTAATTAAACTTGGAGTTATGAAAAACCGATTCGGTCCCCGTGGTATGGTCCAAGCTATGAAAATTCTATACGACACACTTACTATTATACAGTCGGATGAAGAAGAGGAAAGTTTTGCGGATGATGATCTATCATTCTTGGAAAAGCTTGCAAAACAATAATAAAAAGTAATTATAAAGTGAGTAAAATTTTTTGCTGGGCTAATTCTGATTTAGATGGAGCATGTTCTACCATCTTATTAGGGAATATGTTTCCCACGATGGAGTATAAGTCCGTGTTCTTTGGTGATTTCTTGAGCCAATACACTGATTGGGAGTCCGATTTAGAGAATTATGACAAGGTTTTCGTCATTGGTATGGTATTAGATCAGTCAATAATCAATAAAATCGATGACCCCCGTGTTGTTTTCGTCTCTGATCGTGGAGAAAAGCTTAATATCTTTGATTCAACCATGATTTCAGAGGAATATTCTTCATGTTGCAAGCTTTTATATAAAAAGTTTAAGGATAAGTTCGAAATTCCTACAGATTTAAAGAAATTAATATTATATGTGGATGATTATAACTTTTATTCTCTAAAATATAAGGAATCCGAGTATCTGAACGCAATTTATAGAAATACACGTTATAATCGTTTTAAAGTATTCGTTAATAGGTTCTGGTATGGTTATGACGGTCTTACCGATAAGGAAATGGAGTCTGCTGAAGCATTTTTCAATGCTATTGACAACGAATACGCTAATTTGGATCTATATGAGGGAACATTCAAGGATTGGTCGGTGATTGCCACTTTCTCCAAGTTCTCCGTGAACGAAATAGCGAAGAAACTGATTGACAATCACAAGAAAGATGTCATGATAGTGATCAATCCCGACACACAGTTCGTCTCCTTCCGAAAACCAGAAGGGTCCAAGGCCGATATAGCATTTATTGCTGAAAATCTCTGTAGTGGTGGGGGCGGTGAAAGGGCTAGTGGTGGAAAGATCACTCAAAAGTTCTTAGATTTTACAACAAAATTAATACAATTATGAAGGACGCACATTTTAATAGAAATTTTATACGTTTTAACCTTCTCAGGCTTAAAACTAATCAACCATATTCATATGAACAATTTCCGGGTGAGGTAATCCTAAATCTAGATAACATTATGCATATATCGAAAAATAGTGGGGATGATATTTATTGCGTTCATATGGGTAGTTCCTCATCTTATCTTATTGATGCGGAACAATATGATAAACTTTGTGAAATGTTATGAACTACGACCCATCAGCGAATCTTATAGACGAGGAATCCACACATTTATTTTTATGTTTCTGCACATTTGTAATGAACGTGAAAGGTAAAAAGCTTTCAATTCAAAATGTGTTCATCCAAACACTTTCCAGTGATAAGTTGAAAACCATTATAAAAGAAATTTTAAACCTTGACACTGACTATGAACTTGTTAAGGTGTTTTTGGATTTCGATCCGATGATTGCTAAATCGAAATACGTGACCAAATACCTTAATAGTAAGAATAAATGAGAATTATTAGAAAAACTATTCATAAATTTATACTGTGGTATACTAGATCCTATTCAGGTGGGGATTTCCACACAAATCCATATGGAGTCGATGGAAGATATATTGTATGTATGAACGAAACACAATATCACGAATATATGAAGATTCATTATGATTTTAAGTGAATTCGAAAAACAAATTTATAATAACCACTTGGTATCATCTCGAAAGGCCAAGGGAGAAGCTTTTAAACTTAAAAAAGATTTCTCTAATTTAGAAGAGGATAAAGTAGTTTTTTTACAGAAACTTTCAAGATTGTTTAATACCTATCCTAATTTAATACAAGAAGATTTTTTCATGGCTCCTCATACACTATATCCTGATGAGTCATACTATCCTTTAGAATTTTATACCAAACCGAAGGCGATCAAGTGTTATACACAGTATGTAAAACAATTAGAGATTCAAGATCCAGATTCTGCCGATAGTCTTAGGAGACTAGCTGAAAGTCTCAAATTTGTGGTGAAATATTGTATAGAAAATAACTTGCAATTATCGGAATATGAGGTAAATATTGAGAAGTCGATGCCGTGTTTTGTGCAACATTTAAAAGATCACAAGATCAATTATTACACACTTCACAGCTTGACTTTCAAAAAACCTCAGATAGAATCACGAATATTGGATTTCATCTTTCCTGATTTTTATGAGGTTTTTCAGAAATCGAAAAACAAATTCTATTCATCTAAAAAGATGAAGGAATTTGCAAAACAAGCAAGAATAAAACTAGAAAATAAAATAAAACAATGAGTAATAAAAATGTAACTGTGTCCCAATCTGGCGGGATAGGATTTTGTGGTATATTGGCTATAATATTCATCCTACTTAAATTATTCGGATTAACTGCTGTGGCAACTTGGAGTTGGCTGTGGGTATTATCCCCTCTGTGGCTCCCAATCACAATCGTATTATCAATCTTTTTAATTGGATTGGTTATCGGTTTACTTGGATTATTGATTGCGACTAAAATAAAATAAAATAAAATAAACTAAAAATATGACTAAAAAATACAATGCGAGTATGTTTGACAAGATTAAAGATGCTCTTAAGAAGACAGAAAGAACAACCAGTGGTACATTCACTAATATTATTAAATTCCCAGCAGGGCATACATATACAATTAGATTGATTCCAAATACGGATAATGTAGATGACACATTCTTTCATCACTATCTCAATCAGTGGTCTTCTAAGAAGGATGGATCATTCGTATCTGCAATTTCTCTCAAGACATTCGAGGAACGTGATCCAATTAATGAAGTTCGTTGGAAGCTTTATAAGGAATGGAAGAGTAGCGAACCTGCAAAGGATGCAAAGTTTGAAAATCCAATCCGTGAGAAGGAAGCATGGTTCGTCAACGTATATATTGTTGAAGATCCTGCTAATCCAGAAAATAATGGAAAGGTTAAGATCCTTAATATGGGTCCACAACTTAAAGCCATTGTTGATGATGCAATGACTGGTGATAGTTCCGATGAATTCGGTGCTGCTATCTTCGATCTGAGTAAAGATGGTGCTGATTTCAAAATCAAGGCTGAAGAACAAGGGGTATTTACCACTTACATCAAGTCTCGTTTTTCGAATAAGACTTCATTGGATCTTAGTGATGATGAAATTGATGCTATCTATGAAAATGTTCATGATTTGAAACAAGTTCATGTAACTAAAACATTTGATGAGCTTCAATCATTATTGGATGAACATTTTTCAGTTGATGAACCAGTGGTTAAACGAGAAGATCGCAAACCACTCCAACAGAAGGTGACTAAACCTATTGTTAAACCTGTAGACGAAGATTTGGATGATGAAATCCCAATGTTCCATGGAAAAGATGAACAAGATCCAGATGTAGATGAACTTCTAAAAGAATTAGATCTAGATTAATATGGATAACGGATTTGTACCACCTATGACTCCAGATGATTTTGCGGCATTAGCTGCATTCGCTGGACCTATGTATCAAGAGTCTAGGACTATTGAATCATTTACTTCAAATAATCCTATACCGAATGCCCATGACAATTATGGTAGTATGAATATCAAGCAAGGGCTTGAGCAAGCACAAAGGCTTGCTCAAGCCTCAGTTGCTCGTCAACAGCCCATATATGTTCCACCTGCTGTTCCTCTAGAACCGCCCGATAATGTTACTGAAATATATACTCCATATATTGCTACCATTACAACTGCGGTCCCTCAACCGGAACCATCTAATCAGTTAGAGTTTTCGTTTAATATTAATGAACAGAAGATATCTAACGATTTATTAAAAGAAATTTCTAAGAAATTATCTAAACTTATTACATTATTGGAGAAGGAGGATAAGATCCCAAAGTCGAAACCGAATGTCAAACAAAATCAAGTTTAATAAAGAGGATTTTAAGAATTTTCTCGAAGGATTATCAAAAGTAAGTGATACATCAATTCTTAATATTGAAACCGATAAGATATTTGCTATCTCTTCTTCTGAAGATAGAAGTATGTTTTTATGGTCTACATTGGAAAGTGATTACGAATCACCCCAAGTTTTAAATTTACCATCAATCAAGAAATTATCAAAATCTCTTGATTTGATTAGTGGATCAGATGTAGAATTCATTTTAAATTCTAATAATTTGGAATATAAAGGATCTAAGGTTAAATTTAAGTATCACTTATATTCTGATGGTATATTAGTTGCTCCTAAATTGACGTTATCTAAAATAACATCTCTCAAATATGAATATGAGTTCGATGTGTCGAAAGCATTTTTAGATTCTATCGTAAAACAATCATCCGTATTTAAAGATACTAATAAGTTATACATCTTCACAGAAGATGGTAAATTGTATTGGTCATTAGGTGATAGGACTATGATGAATACTGATGTATTAACTGTTGAAGGTGAAGATGTAGATTTTGAGATGGATGAATTCATTCTAAATCTAGATAATATTAGATTGTTATCGTTTGGCGATTCGAAAGTATTCACATTTAAAATTAATAAGATGGGAATTGGAAATATTATCTTGAAAAATGGTAATGTTGAACTAAATTATATATTATCAAGCCTAACTAAATGAGTGTTCATGACGAAACATGGGACAAATGTTCTAAATGTAATCAAACCATAAAAACCTTTCATGGTGATTATCATGATTCGGGTGCATGTTCTCTGTATAAGACATGGTATGAGTGGAATGACACATTTAAACCTATAGGTGAGGTAGACTTATCACCAATATTCAAAAATATGAAAGCAAAAAGTAAAAACAATATTACAACGGGAGGCTATTTTTTAAATAGATTGAGGGATAGTGGATTTATTGCTATTCGACTGTTTAAGGATTATCCGATTCATGATCCTCGTAAGTGGACTATTATGGTAGATCCAAGTGGTCATTCCCTTATGATCACTTGTTATGTAAACAAAGAAGGTCCGGGGGATGTGTATTTCGAATTTAATGATGGTGGAAATAAGTTTTTAAATAATTATAAGTTAAAAACTCAATCCATGGAGATTATTATAACAACTTTAATCGAAAAGGGTGTTCCACAAAAACAAGATAATAGTAATTACACTAAGAGTGATTAAATATATTAATGGATGATGATAAGGAGACACCAAACTTCCAAGAATTTAGTGATGATGATGTTAAGAATCTCTTAAAAGAAGCACTCTCATTACAATTAAAGGAAAAGAGAAAAGTTCCAAAGAGAAATGAATTAAATAATGCATTAATTGGAACTCTAGGTGAGTTTTTAACATGTTTCAAACTTATTGGTTATGATTTAGATGGAAATCCAATTAACATGACAGTATATAAAGAGAAGATTGAAAAATCTGCATTGGATAATGCATTCATGGAAGAGATTGGACGATTTATGAGCAGTAGAATTGGATAATGTTTTTTAAAAGGATTAAACTTGGTGATATGTATGCATGTCGAGTTGGTGATTATGCTGGTAAGATGTTAATATACATTGATAAAAATAAGCATGAGTATGGATTCTTGGCTTCACCAACCATGGAAAATATATGGGTGCCTATCGATAAATTTGATTTTGGTATTAAAGGTGGTATAATAAATTATGTCGAAAGAGTTCCTAAAGAGGTTAGAACGGTTGCCAAAGTTAAATTCTGGGACAACAAAAAAGTTATTTGACCTTCCCACTGATTATAGTATAGCTAAATTTTATGAATTAGGCTATAAAGTATCGTATAATAATTATAATAATACTTATAATTCTTGTTGTCCTATATGTAAAGAGGGTAAGAGTTGGGGTAGAAAGAAACGTTGTTTCTATATTCCAGAGAATGATAATATTTTTTGTCATAATTGTGGTTCAAGTTTAAAACCATATAATTGGATACGACAAGTATCTGGTATGAGTGATTTAGATATCCGCAATGATATAGGTAACAACCAAGTATCAGTAGAATTGAACTTTGATGTCTTTAATATACCGAAGAAATTACCATCATTGCCTGATGATAGCATTAATTTGAGTGATTCTACACAATTATCTTATTATAAGGATAATCATATAGTCCAAACGGCACTAGCTTACTTAAAGGGACGCAGATTGAACACTGCAATCAATAAATGTAACTTTTACATCTCCCTAAAGGATTATACACATAAAAATAGGTTAGTTATACCATTTTTAGATACTTCTGGTAATTTTATTCACTATCAGACTAGACGATTGTTTGAATGGGACGAAAAACCCAATTACCTTACTAAATTCAACTCCGATAAATCGATTTTTGGGATAGATAGAGTTGATCCGACACTAGATGACGTTTTTATCTTTGAAGGACCACTAGACGCCTGTTTTATGCGAAATGGAGTGGCTGTGGCAGGTATCAATGAAGGTCATCACAAGTTTACACCAATTCAATTAGAACAATTAGAAGAATTGAAACTCTATACTAAGGTTTGGGTGCTCGATAATCAGTGGATTGATAAGGCAGCACGTTTAAAGACTAAAGTTTTACTCGAAATGGGAGAGTGTGTCTTTATTTGGCCTGAGAAGTTCAAAAAGTTCAAGGACTTTAATGAGTTGTGCGTTCATTGTGGACTTGATGAGATAAAACATTCCTTTATAAAGAAAAACAGCACCTGTGGGAAAGGTGCTGTTGTCAAGTTTAAGGTTTTGTTTGGGAAGTTATAAATAATTATCTTTAAAATTTTCTTCCCCTTGTTTGAGAGATACTTCAAACATTTTTATTACATGTTTTAGACTTTCAATTGTTTCATCTAAATCAAAACTTTCCATTTGCTCTAATGTTTGTTTTAATAAACCTTTATTCTTACTAGGTTTGATGAAAAAAGTCATAACTCGTTGATTATCAACAACTCAAACATACTTGAATCTTGCGTTGGATGTTTGCGCCATAAACCCTAAGAAGTTCTGGTGAAGGGAAGCTAAGTCGGATGCAACACGACTAATTTTAGTTTGTTGTGATTGTTTCATCTTATCCATAACGGTATCTGGTTCAGCAGCAGCCAAACGAGATTGCACACTGTTAGGATCTTCACTATTTAAGAAGTTTAAAAATGTTTCAACTTGATCAATCCAACCCTGAAGTTCATTAATGATCTGTTGGTTACGTTTTGACATAGCATCGGCAACTTCATCAGTGACTTGCATTTCTTCTGGACTCATTTCGAGATTTGTATCAAATTCTGATGGATCAACACCATCATCCAATGACGATTCCATTGCTTTTCTCTCAAGATCACGATCAAGATCTTGTTCTCTTAATACTTTTACGAAATTTCGGGCAAATTTGCTCATACAGTTATTTAGTGTTTTAATACTAAATATATACATGGCCGAGTCCCCATATTCAACAAAATTCGCATCCGGTGAGATTGATCACGATCACGATCCAAGAACTCAGATGAGAAATTGGAAAAAAGAAGAGAAAGAAACGCATTATGCACCTAATGTTTTACCATATGAAATGGCAAATTTGCCTGAATATTATGGAAATATGGTTGATAATGGTATTCAAGCGTGTAAAACCCTTGAAATTGCTTTAAAGAGTAAGGAATTTAAGAATAAAAAACAACTTTTAAAACTTAAAGATAATACCGAGAAGATGGTTGTATATCTTTTACAAAATGTAGACTCTGTGTTGGAAAAACATACGATTGGATCGAGACATCTTGGTGATCGAGACTTAGATTTTGAAGAAATGGATTGACATTCACTCCTTTTATGATATTTTATCTAGATGAAGACGTTTGTAAAACATAATTGGGTTAATATATTGGTCGGAGTTATCGTAGCTGGCTGTGTTTCATATGGAATTAGTGGTTACGTCCCATATGATAAATCCTTAGCTTTATCAATCCCATTAATTTTAATGGGATTGTATTTCTTCGATAATAAAACCGTAGTTACTGAAGAATCGTCTAAATTACTTGAGATTTTAGATGAAACGGTTAAGGAACAAGCCACTATATTAGACGAATACGAACAAATTTTCGATTCCCAATTGGTTAAATTGCCCTGTGTGTGCGGTGGAAATACCTTCGAAGGGTTATTTTCCCCAAATACCGAAAATGTGGTTGAATGTGAAAAATGTAAAAATATGTATCGAGTAAATATCAATTATGATACGGTATTAGTATCTAAGCCTTTGGATTTAAACCAAACCTTTGAGGATCTCGTTGGAAAAACTGATTAATTAAAACCGAGTTATAATAAGACCATATGATAACGATAGAGAAGAAAAATGGTGAAGTTGTTGAGATGACAACAGATGAATTCAGCAGATGGATGTGTTTAGCTGAAGCATTCTACTTCATTGAAGAAAAAGCAAATGAACTTAAAATAGATGTATCAGATTTATTGAAACCTTTAGCCATTGATGGATATATAAAGGAACGATTTGATGCAATGCGTCATGATATTGGTTGTGAGTTGGCACTTGGTAATCTATAAATAGATTCCAATTCTAAATCGATTGAACTTATGTAATCTTGTGTGATTACTGATTTAAACTCATTTAATAATTGGGTTTTATCTAAACCAAGCTCAGTAAACCCAATATAAAAGTTTCTAAATCTTTCTTTTAAATTATTTGGATAAGTTGTACCATTCGGTCTTTCGAATTTATGCATCCATCGTAAAAATGGTAAGCATATTACTTTCTTACCATTTTTTCTATATTTTTCGTGGATATAGCCTTCCTCACCACCGAATCCTGTAAAATTCTTGTTGAAACCCAGCCAAGAATCAGTTCTACACGAAAAAAGACCCATTCCTTGTGCTGGAATCTCAAATGGGGAGTCATCTATATTCATGCCCTTACCATCACTAGCCCATTTCCCCCACATATAACTCCCCCAATGACTTAAATCAAAATAAGTGCTGACGGTCTTATTATCATCGTATAATAATGGACCATGTAATAGATTTCCATCATCTTCACCAGATTCATAGTAATCTATTAATTTTTTCAAAGATCCCGGTTCAAGTAAAACGTGGGAATCGATACACATTGTATATGGAGTGTCTGATAATGCAAAAACTTTACCTTTTAGCATACTTGACTGGTAATTAACAAATGGAAGATACTGAATTGGCTCAGTTACCCAATTTAAAAGTTTTTTAACGGATTCGCCATGTTTACCAGTTGGATTATTATCAACTATTACAAATTCGATATCATCCAACACTTCTTTATGATACATTCTAATCGATTGAATTGTAAAATAAAGTCCGTCAAAGTCATCGTGGGTTGCCACACCAATAGTAAGCTTTCTCATTGGTGATATTTATTAAAATTTTAATGTTTTACAAGAATATAAACACACTGTGGTATTTGATGTAGTAGTGACCAGTGTTGGTGGTTGTGTGGTTGTTGTTTCTGGTGGTAATGTAGTGGTTACAGTTATATTTGAGAAATTATTCCCATCTCTCTCATTAGTATTGAATATTAAAGGTGTTGGAGAATTTGGTGATATCAGAATATTAGTTACATCATAGTTAGGCGAGACTATAAGCGTAGTTGGAACGGGCCAAGCACAACAATCCCTATCATCATCAATAGTCCCCCAGCTATCTTCACCTGATAATGGTATAGATGGGGTAGTAGTAGGACTATTAGGATCTATAGTTGTTGTAGTTGTTGTAGTGGGAGCTACAGTAGTAGTTGTAGTGGGAGCTACAGTAGTAGTTGTAGTGGGAGCTACAGTAGTAGTTGTAGTGGGAGCTACAGTAGTAGTTGTAGTGGGAGCTACAGTAGTAGTTGTAGTAGTTGTGGGTGAAGGAATCTTCAATACATTCCAAAGATCTATTAGATTTTTATCAAAGTCATATACAGAACTTAATGGGATTGCTGACCCCATTCCAAATGCTCCAAATTTAGTAATACTAAATTCGAGGGGGTAACGTCCACTCCTTCTTCCATTGCTCGCCATGAAATACATATTAGCAAGTGGAGGATCGAATATTGGAACATATGACGAACTTAATAATATATTACCACTGAGACTTGTACTTACATTATATACATAATGAGTGTCAGAATTAACTATGCTATTAATTACACCATCACTACTAGATAATAAAGACGAAGCTGTTTGGGACCATCCAAAAGCTGATCCAGACGAAGTAGAAGTTTTGAATATACCAAATGCCATTATTTAATATGGTGTTTCAACAAATAGTTGAGCCGTATTTTTAAATGATAGGACTTTATTTACTGGTATATTTACTGGTGTATCGTAATTAATCACATTGATAATTGAGGTTGTAGAACCAGAAAAATATCCAAGTATTATTTGTGATATATCACTACCTCCAACAGTAACCAGTCCATATACGTTTGTATTAGCTGTTGAATTGTTGGTAATAGTTGGTAATCTATCAGATGTAATATCTAAAGCCGTAATGGTTTCAGTTGGGATATTACTGGCAGCTACGTATATAGTTGAGCTGTAAGGAATACCTGAAATTGACGATACTTTGTTAGCATTATTCATTAGTAATATTCTATTTGGAATATTACTAGCTGTGCTTATATCTGTGGTTAAATGGAGAAATCTTTGGAGTGTTCCACTCCCACTTAAACCTTGTATGTAATCATCATTTGTAAAGGGTCTAGGTATTCCAATGTCAATAGTAAATGTATTTTTAAAATCACGTATAATTAGAGAATCTCCGATACTTAAAGTAATAGCTGGGGTTAGCATGATATAAGCACTAATACTTTGAGTCGGAGCGTATACGATAGTATTAATGGTTTGTGGGACAACTACTGGGGCAAATAATCCAGATAACGATCTAGACACTGAACTAGGTGTTGTGGTTAGTGTATTTGAGAAAACTGCTGCTTGGTAAGAACCAGTAACCTCACCACCATTAAATGGATTAGTTCCAGTTTTATTACGTATTAATTGTGATGGAGTTGTTACACTACCAGATAGAGATATCTGAATAGTGCTTAGATTTCTAACTAATACGTAAGCTTTTTCACCTGATGGGAATTGCACATGATCCCCAACATTCATACCAGATGCGCTATTGAATATCACATTACCAGTCTGTCTATATACTGTATTACCCGATAATGTATAAGTTCCAGTCAATAATTCACTTCCGAGTTGGTTGTGGGTCCAGAAGAGAGTATTATTGATACCCATATATATTTGGCGACCTGCATTAACTGCCCAACTAGACCATATATTATGTCTTTTACCATAATCAACTATAGTTCCATCCTTTTTTAATATCGCCAAATCGATAACTGCTCCTAATATTGGATCTTTCATATATTCTTATTTATAATTAATGTTTATATAGTAAACCTTATGGAGTTTCAACGTCCAATTTTAAAGTTGAGTAAATAGTTAAGTTTCTACTACCCGCTGCTATTGCTATTGGTGTATCATATTCGATTATACATGATATTACGGGTGGTACTGATGCATCACCGACCAATATTTGTTTAATTGGAGTTGCATCAGATGTGAATGCTCCAAATGCACTTAATAGACTGGTTGCATTATAGTCAATATCAGCTAGGTTATTTCTGGTGGTTGTGCTTATTGTATATTTCGCAGTCACACTTGGTCTATATGTGGTGGATCGCATCGCTGATAAAAATGGTACTTTATTTGCATCAGTTAGTAGATAAATTCTAGTATTGACCCCAGTATGTCCTGTGCCAAGAGAGTATTCATCTCTATCATATGGAATGGTTCGTTGCATTTTACCAGATCCCACCAATCCAGTTATGGGTGATACCGCAAATACTCTCGGAGCGTCTACATTAAATGTTATTGAATACTGGTAGTCTGGTATCACAAGAGCATCACCCACATCCAACCTTATAGGTGGAACGATATCTATATACCCTCCATGGAAACTAGTATCATGATATGTTATTCGATATATATCATATGTCGAGAATGTCGGTGGGAATTGGGCAGATAAATTTACACTATATATTCCAGATGTGCTTAATGAGGTATAATATGGATCAGTAGTAATTACACCTAGGTTTGTTTGCTTCACTAAAGTATTCGATGTCATATTAATTCCATATCCAACGGATTCTGTTTTGTGTAATCGAACTATCGAACTTGGTTCAGATCCAGTTACACTAATAGGACAAGATGAGAATGTTGTCGTTCCAGTAGTTTTGTAACATTTAAAACCAGATGGGAATTCGAACAACGACCCATTGGGGATAGTTAAAAGTGATACGGGGTTGATACCATATAATATTTTGCCTGTTACATAGTAAGTTCCAGATAATGTCGAGGAACCATACCCAAGATCATCGGTGTTATCATATGTTGAGAAGGTTCTAGGGTCAGACATGTAAAGTCTTCTCCATGTTAAACCCTTATTCACTAATCCCCCCAATACGTTATGGTATTTTCCATAATTCACCAATGATCCATCATTTTTTATGACAGATATATCTATAACCGCTCCTAATTTCGCATTATTCATCTTATAATTATGTCAATCTTCCAGCTAAGTTCCATATTGCTCCAGTATTATCACTCAAGGAATCGAATATAACATCACCCATAATACCAGATAATCCATATACCATACCAGAAGTATCAGTCTCTGTCACATCATATGTATTCCCCATAATACCAGATAATCCATATACCATACCAGAAGTATCAGTTAATATAATATCGGATTCGTTTTGACCAACTCCATATAATGTCCCATTTTGCGGGGATTCTAAAACTAATGAAAATACATGAGTGCTACTAACTCCCAAATAGGCTGATGAGGATTTACCACTATCAAAGTATTGAGAAGACCCATTACCCATAACATACCCACTAATACTATGAGTTGCACTATTTGGATAAGACCCACTGGTACCAGTTTTTAAACATATCGAATTTGCAGTCGCATTTCCCCAAACTGGGAACCACATAAAGTTATGTAAAGACCATCTACCAGATACTTTCTCGGCAAAAATGAAATAATCAATGGCACTTATTTTAAATTCTGGAACCGCTGATCCCATAGCACTTTCAATTGCAGCTACATATATGAGAGTTTCGGGTTCCATTTTTAGAATTTAAGTTTTTCACATCCATCATCACACTTTATTATAGTGGTTGTTGTGGTTGTAGTGGTTGTAGTGGTTGTAGTTGTCGTAGTTGTCGGTGCTAATGTAGTTATGATAGGTTTAAACTTATCAATATTTAATGGTGGGTTGGTTGATATCAACTGAGGATTAGATAACTGGGATTTTGGTAATATATATTTTGGATATTCTGTATTATATTCTGGAACTCTTTTAGAGCATGGGCATGCTATATTAGTAGGTTCTGGTGTTGTTGTTGTAGTAGTAGTAGGTTCTGGTGTTGTTGTTATTGTTGTTATTGGTGTAGGATCTACTATACAAATTTTATTAATCCAAAGATTACCTTGTGGGACGTAATGAGTTCTCTGATATAGTCCCGTATAGGTCCATATAGCACTTATATGATTATTGGTGAAAACTTCGCTTTCACCATATAGAGTTTCATTGAAGGATGGTAATACTATAATGGTTGGTGTTGGTATTGGTGCTGGGTTAACGTTTTGTAACACATAGTCATAAGATATATTTGCTAATACGAACCCCACTCCAACAGTCCTTTCAATTAATTCATCCCCATAAGAAGGGTTATATACATCACCTTTATATAAGCTTATTGTAGGCCCCAAACTCCTATACCAAGTTTCATCTGGTTTTGGAAATCCTCCCTCAGTGTTTTCTGGTACGAATGTAATTTCAACATAGTGTGGAGATGAGATCACTCCACTAACAGATCTTGCATAGTACAATATCGGGTAATCATCTAGTATATTGACAGTAACTGGTAATCTAACTTCAATATAATTTGGGTTAAACACCTCCCAACCCAACCCAACCCCAACAGTTTGAGTGATGGTAACATCTCCTAAATTATAAGTGTGACCAGCAGTAACATGTATTGATGGATCTGTAGGTATAAGAAATTGATACTCATTATTAATACCATCAATATTAAGTAGATCGTATGTCCCATCGGCGCAATACTTAACACCTTCCACTGTTATCGTTGTATTCTCAATGGTATCGTCATAACCAAGTGCAACTTGGCCATCTATAGCCACAGTCATGATAGACATTTCACCATTAAGATAGCTAATATCTGTAGATATAAATGATCGAATAACCCCATAATTACAATAATGGTAATCTTTTGGATCTGGGTATTGTATACTAGGATCTGTTGGCATAATTTAAAACTTTAAAACTTTACAATTATTTAAACATTCGGTAGTTGGTATTAGGGTTGTGGTGGTTGTGGTGGTTGTAGTGGTTGTAGTTGGCTTTAGTGTAGTTGTTACGATTATACCCGTATATATCTGTTTCTGGGGAGGATTATTTAAATTTATAATGGGTTGATCAATATATATTGAGTTATCGAATTTAAAATTTGGATTTCCAGATGGTGTCGATGGAACCTCTGGTAAACATACCTCACAAGGACCAGATGATGGGGAGGGTGTAGTAGTGGTAGTAGTGGTAGTAGTAGTAGTTGGTATTGGGGTGGTACCAATAGGCGGAATAACATCACAATTCACCGTCATATCACCAACCGAACATGCAAATCTTGAATGATTATATATTGGTAGCCCTTGTGGTGGTTGTACATCCCATCCAAGATCACCTTCACCATATACATGAATATATATGGTGTAAGGTAAGTATACTTGCTTAGTTAAATATCCATCGGGCCTAGCTCCTTCAATGTCTACTTGATTTGTATACGGTATAGTTACCCTAACTGTTGTATTAGTGGTTTCACATGGATGTAATGATTTTAGATTAATCGATTGTAAAGTTCCTTCGGGGTCATCTAGTAAACCCCCCGAATGGCTAAAAATTACAAAAGATGATGTTCCGCCTATTGTTGGGGTTATCGTCGCTTCCTCTACTAATTCTGCCGCATAATTATTGTAAGAACTACCAAATGTTGGATTATTATTATTAATATTTCCAGATATTGTCATGACAATATACACAAGATATTCAACTCTATCGTATTTTGCACCACCATTGAATCCTTCGCCGAATTCATCGCCAAGGTAGTACTCGTAATCATGATCCGGTAGAGGTATACTGGTTGTGGTTGGCGGATTTAGTGGTGTATTTACACCATAATCTGTTTTATATATCCAGTAGTTAAATCCTCCGTATATAAGATTAAGAGAATTTATTAATCCATCCCTTATATATTTCGTACCTACTACATCTATCGTGGTGTCGGTATGGGGGCCATATAAGGGATCACCGGGAGCTACACATGGTTCAGATGTGAATGCTGTGATGCGCTGGTCTATTAATGCATTATAATTTCCATCAGTTGGGTGGAGCCAACTAACTTCGGGTCTATGCACTATAAATGTCGAAGGCATTTACACTGGATTTGCTGTTATACCAGATATTGTGGTATATTGATTAATTATATACGAACTTAGCGGTATATATGGAATCGTCTCATACGTTGGGGCTATTATACCTCCTTGAGCATGGAAATCTTTAACGAACATAGTCGATGGAGTTACAACAGTATTAATCGGGGAGCAGAATGTGAATCCGGGGTGAAGTGGAAGACTTAAATTTGGCGAAGTTAACGCCACACTGGTCAATGTTATATAATTGGATGTTCCAACCCTATAATCGACAGATATTTTCTTTCCACCATTAGTATATCTAAATCTGAGAGTCTGGAATGTTTTATCTGGTTGTGTTAATATAAAATCTTTAGATAATGATGATAGAGACTCATTTAAAATGACTTCATTGCTAGAATTTCTTATAATTAAGGCATTTTGCTTAATTGCACTTAGAGCAACACCCGGATGCGGACCTATTGGTAGAGCAAACCTGCCAGTTGTATCAAAAGCAACTGCAAATATACCATTTGGCACGTTTGTATTACTATAATAACCTAGTGAATCACCCCCAACGCACGATAATGCGGTGTTACTTAGACTTAAAAATGATGTAAATCCATGTTCCTCACCAGATAATGAGAATGTGAAACTCCATGCTATATCCCAATGTGGATTATAGTCGTATTTACTGTCTAAAAATCCATATAATTTATCCATTTTAGAAATCTATGGTTAGGCATATATTAGCATTTTTAGTCACACCAGAAGAATTTATAACTTTAATTTCACATGATGATAGATCTGTTGCCGTCACTCTGGCCGAACAATCCAAGGCATCAGAACCAACTATAGTAGCCATTGGGATATAATTAGTAGTTATAGGGAGGAATGTGACTTTATAATGACCAGTGGCTAGTGTTGAGTAACTTATAACATGTCTACTAAATACACCACCTCCAGATAATGCATTATACTTAAATAAAAGTTTACTACTACGAATGGTTACATTATTAGTTAATGTTGAGATTTCTGTCCCAGTTGATGTTAATCCGTTAACCAATGAATATAATCCATGTTCGATAGTGACAGTTTTATCTGATACGAGACTTGCAGGAATATTACCCAAAGCAATCTTCCCATTTTGGATATATAACGGTGATGATAGAGCATCTTGGGATATACTATAAGAAGATAATGGATTTAGTGCTATTTTTCCACCAATAACTGATAGGGGTGAGGTTACTGCGCTATTCGATATATAACCAGCAGGAATACTACCCAATACTATCTTACCATTTTGGATATATAAAGGTGCTGAAAGGGCATCTTGTGATATGCTATAAGCCGATAATGGATTTAGTGCTATTCTTCCACCACTAACTGATAGGGGTGAGGTTAATAAATCCTGAGATATTGAATTGGCTGATAATGGATTTAAAACTATAGAATTAGCTGATGATATGGATATGAAACGAGAACCACTATATGATCCCCCAATTGATTTCCAATCACTGATAGTTGCACCATTATTAGCCGATAAAACATATAATGTATTATGTTGAGATGAAAATCCAAAGTCTCCAATAATTGCGGGTTGGATCGCAGAATCCGTTATCAATGGTGATATACCTTTGAACTTATTTCCTGCGATAACACCACCAACGGTGTAACCATTACCCACAAATAATCGTTCTTGATCTGTTGTAAACCCTAATTCCCCCGAATCTAGGGTAATTTGAGTTCGATCAAAATTCGAACCTTGACGAACCTTTAATTTAATAATTGAATTGTTTAAAATTTCCATAATATATTAGTAAGCGAATATTGGTATTGCAAATCTACCCACTTGTTGACCGGATCTAGTTGTAGTATTTCCTTCAAATGTGATAAATCCAGCAGAAGATAATGTTATAACAGATCCATTTGATGATAACGCAGTAAATTGAGTTATCATCACACCAGTTAGAGGTCCATTTATAGTATGTGATGGACTACCATTAAATAATGCAGATAATGAGTTACTAGAATTGAATGAACTTAATGCGGAGTTACCGGACAGTGTTCCATATATAGAAGATACTTGAGATGTTACTCTACCAAACGTATCTACTACAATTTGTGGTAGCTGATTAGTTCCAGAAGAATTTAAGGTACTTAAGCTTATAACACCAGCATCAGTTTTAACTATAGTATTATTATCTACGTTAGTTAGTGTAGTAGAAATCGAAGATGTGGTGGTGCTGTAAGTTAAACCACTTCCAAACCACGATGAACTTAAATCAGTGAATCTTAGACTATATGGTAATGGAATATCAGTTTTTAAGCTTATAACACCAGCATCAGTCTTTATTATAGTAGCATTATCTACGTTAGTTAGTGTGGTCGATAATGAAGATGTTGTTAAACTATAAGTTAAACCACTTCCAAACCACGATGAACTTAAATCAGAGAATCTTAGACTATATGGTAAGGGAGTATCAGTTTTCAATGATATAAAATTACCATTAAACTTTAAGAAATTTGTATCTAGATCTACATTTACTATACTTCCAGATCCACCACTCAATCCAAGTCCAAAAGAAGACGATAACATCTCAACTTCTGTTACACCACCAGCTGCTAATTTTAATTTATTAGTGCTTATAGTGAAATCACCAGTGTCGTAATTCAGTTGTAATATATCTGAGTCTATTTTAATCCCATTACTGATTGTAGTTGGATCTAAATATTTAGATTTTATGGATGATAAATTTATTACCAATTGATTGTTTGCATCATAACTAAAAATCGAAGGATCTGCCGATAATCGACCTATAATGGTCCAAGAATTTATATTACTATAATCTGGAGATGTTAATTGATATAATGTACCTTCAACCGGAACGACATCTCCGATTTCAGATTTAATTGCCAACATCGAAGAGACGGTATATCCATATGGGAATATTTTACTCCCGGTGGGTTTACCACCAAGAGTGACTCCATCACCAACATAAAGTCTGGTAGTGTCCAGTGTGTGTGCTAACTCGCCTTGATCAAATACTATTAATTTTCTTTGATCATCGGTGCCTCTTCTGGCTTTTATCTTCGATATTTTAATTTCTGGCATATTGAATATATCTAATTACGCTGTTCTCTTCCAAATATATAGACCAAATGATGGTGGCATGTTATTATGTGCGCCACTACCACCAGCACTTGGTAACACTCCCATATATCTTCCATCCTTTGAATCGTCCGGTCCATCGCTTCTAAATCTCGACTCAGTGGTTGGACTTGATTCATTACGATCATTGAACAAATAGAACTGTTCTCCATCTGAAGCTTTAAGACTATGAGTGTGTGATGGCATTTCCGATTCGGAAAGGGTGTGTCTATATTCTCCAGAATTTTCCCCCCCGGCTATAGTTACACTAACCCCATTAGAATCAACTCCAGTGCCAATCCCTGCGACAAACATCCCCTCACTTATACGAACCCATGTTCCACCCATCGAGTAACCGGGATTTAAATCAACCGCTGTGAAATACACAGTATGGACTGGAAAAAAACGATTTAAAAGTGTCGTATACTCAGCCTCTGTGTCTACATTTTCGATAACTAACGATCCCACTGTTAATTGTCCACAAATTCTAGCCCCATTACAAGTTCTACCTAGACTGAAGGAACTTTCGTTGCCAAGACCATCATACATGGGGGTAAGCCCAGTTTCAGGTAAAGGTTGACCCCCTGAATGTAATAAACCATCGAAGGTATCTGCGATATATGTATCTGATAAAGAACTCATTGTTTTTATTTAGTTTAAGAACTGTTTTTTCAAGTTAATGGGATTGTTTTAGATTGTAAATTCGTAACAGATTGTGTTATTCTCTGAATTGCTGTGACATTAAAAGTTTCATTTCCATTAATATAAAAATCCTTAACATTATAATCCAAATCTGTGATAGGTATTGTGGATACTTTAAATTCTTCAAATTTGAAAGACCCAGATGATTTATTGAAAATATTTAAAGTATCTTTCGTGTTATTTATAATAATTGTATTAAAATACACCCCCAGTGAACTATTACAGCATTTAACTGGATTTGTATATTTTATCAAGTCAATTGGAATATTTGTCATATATCTTTCAGATAATGGTTGGTGTAAAGTATATAATCTACCTATATTATGATGCAACATATACATTTTTCCATTTTTTACAGTTTCACAACTAATGATATTGTTGTAAGTATTCGACTCATGAATAGTAGATCCAAATATTATAGATGTTTGACTAAACTTTTCAAAGGCTTCATTCCATTTAAATGCGTCATGATATAACAATCTACCATTCTCCAGTCTTCCATATGGATATGATGGATGTGTTAAATATCTAGCTTGATATTCTTTACTATTATAAATATAAAAAATATTAGAATCTATTTCTGAAAATTTTATAACATACCAAGGCATATCCAACGATATACTTTCAAGGAGTGTATTTATTGGTGTATTATCACTTATGTTTTCAACATCTAATACCATTATATATAATTTATCAGATATTTTATTTAATATTAAAATATTATCATCAACTGGATTGATGGATAACTCTAATATTTCCCCCACATCAAATAATGACAGATCTATGGTTTTATAAACTGTTGATGAGTATTTGACTATGATAGATAAGATACTTCCGTTAAGTGATGTTCTTATATTTTTTCCAAATTTTATAAATTTAGGATTATTATCATTGACTATTGTATATCTATCGCCCCATTTTGCAGTAGTCCCCGAAAATTTAAAATTAACATTATTCCAAAAATATTCAGTCGTATCGGTTGGTATTAATTTTATTTTATCTATTAATGGTAGATTATCACAATCATAAAAATTGGAAGAGTCATATATTTCTATAAAATCATCATTCACAAACACAACTTTGGAGTCTTCAACATCATGATATATAGAATGTGTATAGTCGGGGGTTGTTGTGAAGTCTGGGTGTAGATATTTTGGATATCCATCCAAAATAGTTATTGGAGTGTCACCAATAAAATCCCCTTTAATTATATAATTAACAAGACCTGTTGAGCATATATATTTAAATTTACCATCTCCATCCACTACAAATTCCCCAGATTTAATTCTATCTAGGAATTCCCATTTTGTTGTATATGAAAATGGGATACTATCTGTTAATTGTGTATTAGTGTGTAAAGTCTCTAAGTCTACATCAGTGTCGGAAAATCCATAGAAATGATTATTATTCCTCTCCATATTATAGAGATATGGATTTCCCATAATACCACCCCCAAACATTTTTAAATTATTATATTCTATAGATGTTGATAATCTATCTATTTCTTGTTTGTTGATCAAATCAAAAACATTAGAGTAGTATGGGATTGTTTTGTTTATATTTTTATAAACATTATCTAGTTCTAATTTATTTGAGTATACATCGGATAGTAATGTATGCTTTTTTACCAAAGGTTCCGATTTAATTGATGATAATTTCCCAGTAAACACGTTTTCATTTTCAACACTAAAAAACCCATGATAATCGGTATCATTTAATGTAAAACTCTCACCAGATGTGTATTTATAGTATGATTTCATTTATAATTTTCGAAAGTTACGGTATTTATGATAGTCGTTGATGGGAGAAATGATGCTTCATCATTTCTTATATGTTGTTCGATATTATTTTTCATATCGGGTGTTGCATTATATAGATTCTTCAATACTATATTTATACTATTCGTTTTGAAGGTGGAATTACTACATATTTGTTGAATCGACTCAACATTATCAGTGCTATTTCTAGTACCAGATGGTAGAGTTAGGTATAATGCATCAACTTTCGTATTACCGTTTAAAATTGGATATATTGCAGTCGCATCCAATGGAATATATGTATTCTTTAATACAATATTATCAAATCCGTCTGGTGTGTATAATGTGATATTAATCGGTTTATCATCATTTTTATAATAATAGAAATCTCCATATAATATATTTTTATTTATATACTTATATGGCGTAACAGTGAATGTATATATTAATGTAGTGTTTAAGTATACATACCCAATTCCATTATAACCATCAAATGAAATTGATATAAAATTAGTTTTTAGGGATTTTATAGATGCCGTAGTTGTGAATGTATCTATTTGTAAATCTGGATATAATGGATCGAATATAATATATTCAAATGATAATAACTCTCCATTTTTAATTATAGTTACACCACATGGTATTTCATTTCTATTACTTTGGACTTTCCATGATGTGTCATCTCCTTCAAAATAGAAAGATAGTGTGAATTTACTAGTATCATTAATTGATTCGAAAAAATTACTAGGATATGTTAATTCATCCTCGGTCCTACAAATAGTATTTGGTATATTTGTTACGGAATTTTCAGATATTCTTTGATATTTATATTTTCTATTTGGTGAAAATGCTAAATCACTTCGTTTATCAAAAAATTTAGTTTGTGTTATACTGGATGAAATTCCTAAATTTCCATCTATTATAGATTCGATATAAGAATCTAATGGAGATTTAATATACATCGAGTATGCTTGCATAGCTTCTTCTTTTTCTATTAGATCTGGATAATAATATCTATCAACCCATGATATCTCTTTAGTATCTGGATTTCTATATAGCCAAGTGCATAATAAGTGTTGATTATTATTTAAATGTGTTGAATTTTCATCTAATTTATATATTTTATCGGCATATTCTGGTGTATAATATGGGAATGCGCCAGCTTCTATAAATTTACAATCATTTATATTTATTTTAGAAAATGGATACATATTAGATGGAGTTTCAATTATATTATCACCTTCAAATATTTTATATGTTTGATTTGCGAAAGAATAATTCAATTCTAATTCATCGGATGCTTCCTTTTTAATATTTTGAAATATTGAAGTATAGTTTCTAAAGTTATCCACAAATGTAGTGTAAGTATTTCCAGATAATAATATATTTGAATTTGAAAAAGTGTCCAATGGAGTTAATTGATTTTTCAATACTATAATATCAGTTAAATAACTATCATCTGAGTATTTCCTATGTAATAGATAGTTATTCTTTAGGTTAAATTCACTTTTATCTACATCGATGGTGTTATTATTATTATATGTTATAAATGATGTATTGAGTAATGTATCTGGTGTCGTATATACATTTCTAGAGATTTGAAATGGATTTGAAATATAATCACTAGTATTTGAGACTAATATTAGTGTTGAATTATTTTTAATTAACGTGTAATTGCCTATGTTAGTCGATTTAAAAAATAATATTTTATTAGATGATTCAGAAAATAAATATGTGAAATCTTGTGGATTTATATATTCTTCATCGAAAGATAATTTAAATTCATTTATGAAAATTATCTTGTTATCAATGTCGGAAGCCAAGTAATATGTAATATTATTTGAGGATTTATAGTATATTCTACATTTATTATCATCTAATAATTCTATATTAAATTTTATATCAGATGGGGTATTGGTGAAAATGGGTACCCCATAATTTTTAGAATCTCTAATATCCCCCTTTAATACATATGGAGTGATATCAATTTTGGAAAAATTTAAATAATAATTACCAATTATTATATCTGTGATTATATTTGTCGCTTTAAATCTTTCGGATAAAAGAGGAAATATATCGGAGAATAGGTAATTATTAGTTAGATAGAAATTACTATAGTTATTAACTTTAAAATCCTTTGAATTGGATAAACATAATGGGAAATTCAAAGTGTAGTTTCCAAAATTTCTCTCAAATTGTAAAAAGTTAACGCCATCCACCGTAGATTGTAAAGTGGGTGATGTTAATGCGGATAATGGATATTCTACGGAAGTCACAATATTATTTAATTACCACTACGAAGTTCCAAGATTGTATTATCTACAAATGTTGATAATTGGTATTCTTTTGGGTTCCCTTCCATTGGTAATATGTTGACATTATTCAATTGTAAATCACCAATGGACTCAAAGAAGTCATAAGTTCTAACTGATACTGGTAGTTTAAACCAAGAATAATCACCATTTGAATAACTTATATATAATTGCACATATAAATTTTTATATAATGATGTAGACGATGGATATATTTTTGTAGAATATATTGTATTTAATACTGTATTATTATTCGCTATATTCACATTACTTGCTGTAGTCGTTGTATATACATCATTATCATAAAGTATTGGTAAACCATCTCCCCAATCTATTTTGATAAAAATCGGAATTATATTAGAATATATACCTGAAATGTTCAATGATAATTCAGTGAAATCATCTAAATCTATTTGAGGTAGAGTTTGAATAATATTCGAAGATGCCGAGGATATCGATACGGTGTAAGTATTCATAAAATTAATTCAGTATCTAAATAAGAAACCGATTGAGATAGAGTGGATTTTATATTTATTGGTATAATATTATCAAATATTGAGGTGAATGATACACCTCCGAAATTATAACTTTTTTTAGTGATGAATGTTGGATCTGGTGCTAGGTAATAATCTAGAGTATGTAGTTGTGCTACAAAGTTTTGATCTTTCAATAAGTATGATATGCTATATACATCATTTTTACTATTATGAGTTAAGATAACATCTGATGCAGTTATATACCTAATATCCCCACCCGATACACCGAAAAAGTCAGTGATATTTTCGGGTGTTCTGGTATATATTATATTATTTGATAAATTTGCTGGATTGAATTTATAAATAATTGGGTATACATAGAAGTCGGTTGGGCTTTGTCCGGGAATGTATGCAATTTTGCAATAGGTTATTATATTATCAACCTTTAATCTATTTGATATATGATCGAAGTCATTTTGATTATGTGTTATATAATTTAAACTGGTTTTTGGGTCTGCGTATACACCATTGCTATATATGATTTTATCAAATGTTAGATAATTATCAGTTTCGATCATCAGAATATCATTCACTATTTCAAATCGATTGATCGAAGTTTCCAATTCTGATTTTATATATTCTGAATATCTAGAATTTAAAAATTCTAGAGAATCTAATAATGGTGCTATAGTTCTAGTTGTATTATTTCTAATCATCAGAACACTACCTTCTTGAAATTTCTCTAATGGTGATAACTCAGTATATTCGACAAAACTATCATCATATGCATATTCTGAATAATAATCAACTGATGTATCGAATGGAACTCCAAATTTTTCACCATCTACATAATTAATAATATCTCTATCATAATCAATAAAGGTTGCAGATAGTTGTGGGTATAGTGGATCTAATAATGCACGTTGGGTAGTGTTATATATACCACCTTCTATTAAATCAGTATAGTAGAAGGTTCCAACAGACATTTCAAAAGCAGATAAATCCGAGGATATCGCATCTGGATATATATCATTGGTAGGGGTTGTTATAAACCCACCTTCTAGTATTTCATATATCGTAACTAATTCATCAGATGTTGGGGTAATTGGTTGTGGATATTGTATAAATTCCGCTCCAGCAAAACTACCAAACTTTCCAAAAAATAAAGTATCAGTGGCAATAGATGATAGATTATACCCACTTACGGTAACACCAGTTCTTACAATTTCCGAATATGTGGAATAGTCCTCAATATCATAGTCAAACGAAAACCCACTATTATATAGATCATCATAAAATTTATATCCATCGAATATGATATTGGATTTTATTGTTGAAGATATATCGACATTGATTGATTCCGGGGAATATATAACACCATGATCATCACTGTTTTTAAATAACCCATAGAGATTTCCATATACATCACATTTAGAATCTGAGATAATTCCGAAGTTACTCATACTATCTAAATATTTGTTATAATTTAAATCAATTTTAGATACATATCCGTAATATTTTGAATCATATTCGGATGTGGTAGGTTCATTTATAGCATTTCCTGAAGAGGCATTCTTCTTCAGGTATGCATCATCGACATTGAATATTAGAACATCGCCATTAACTCCAATTATACTTGGATCTGGGAAGAAATATAGAGAATTTGGTAGTAGATTATCGTAATTAAACTCAAAATTCTTTTGCAGCCCATCTAAAACGACAATTGATACTTTAGATGGTCTAAAAAATCCATGATCTCTATGAGTTGTAAAATATTCGGTCTGTCCAGTAGATGCTGTTGTTGGATGATATCTATTTACAAAATTTAGAATCCCATTATCAACTTCAAATAATTTACCAGATAATATATCAGTGACGGATGATCCGGTTGAAAGGAAATAATAATCAGTATATAGATATTTTTCTGTTAGTTTTCTCTTATTTTCAAATAAAAGATCAACTTCTTTAATACTCTTTAAAGTATCTGAAAATCCTGAAAATACATCTTCTATAAGATCAACATCATCTCTCAAGAAAATATTAAGTCCGTAGTCTAAATCTTTATTATCATTGATTGTATCATTTGATGGTTGATCGAAATATGTTGGATATGTGTCATATAATTCATCAATATCGACTGAGAATTTTGTCAATACCTCGTCAAAATCGATCAACATTTTACTATCATCTAATGTTTTTAGGTATGCTAGTGATAGATCGTAAATTGTTTTAATCGACCCATAATTTGATCCAATAAGTTTATTTCTAATATTACTAAATTTTATAGTAGATCTTCGTTCATTATAATAAGAACATAAATCAATCAACTTTTTACTATAAAACCCTAATATCACATCCAGATCGAGGGGATCATTAAAATCTACATTGCTTAAGAATTTCTTTTCTTCTAGAGTAGAATATTGAATAATTATATCTTGTATAAATTCTCTATATTTTTCAATTATTAAATCTTGCTCATTTACTTTTTTAGATAGATTTAAAGAATTCCAACTCTTCACATATGTATTGTAATAGTTTTGGAGGGTATCTGGATCGAAGGATACAATTATCAATTTTATAAATTGTAAAAATGACATTGGAGATGCAACATCTAAAGCATTATGTCGATCAACACTAGGATTAGTTATTGATTTCGGAACATCTGGGAATCCTAATTGTAATGATAGTGACAATGCCATTTGATATTATTTATATCAAAGATCTGAATATCGTTTGGATATGAAATTATTTAGTTGAAAAACAACAATTTGGAGTAAATACGATAAATGAATACTAAATTGTTTAAAAAGCTAAGGGATAAAGAGGAAAAATTATTAGACATCATCTATGAAATTCAAGAATTACTGGATTCAACTGAAGATGAAGAGCTTTCTTCAATGGGGGTCGAATTTTGTGAAATAATGGTCGACTTCATACATTCCAATGATACAGTATCTTTAAATGACATCAAAGAATTCATCGAAGAAAATATATCGTAATATTTTAATATTAGGTAAGGGATATATAGGTGCTGAATTGGCTAACTTTTTATCAAAAGTCCAAGATATTAAAATATTCCATATTTCTAGGTCTGATATAGATTATCATAATATCGATATTATGAGAAAGTATATATTAAACAATGAAATCAGATATGCAATAAATTGTTCGGGCTTTACTGGTAGACCTAATGTTGATGAAGGGGAAATTAAATCTGAAGAATGCTGGAATTTAAATGTGGTAGTCCCATTAAGACTCTCCATATTAATGGAGTCTATGGGTGTTAAATATACTCATATTAGCAGTGGCTGTATATATACTGGATATGAAAGGATTTATACGGAGACAGACGCTCCAAATTTTGGAATGTTTGATATCAGTAGCTTTTATAGTAAAAGTAAACACGCATTCGAAACCTTAGTTAAGGATATCAATATCAAAATATTAAGAATTAGAATGCCCATATGCTACAATTTAAATAATCCTAGAAATTATCTAAAGAAAATAATGGAATATCCAAATTTGATCGATTATAGAAATTCTAAAACTCTTATACCTGAATTATGTATGTTCATTCAATCATTATTGACTGACCAAAAAACTGAGTGGTATAATGGATGTGACATTTACAATGTTGTCAATCCAGATCCATTGACAACTATGGAGGTTGTGGACCATTTAAATTATATGAACGAGGAAAATTGGAAGATGTTGAATCCTAATTGGGTAAAGATTGAAGATTTATCTATAGTGGCTCCTAGAAGTAACTGTATATTAGATAATACGAAAGCTGATAACATATTCAAACTTAGTCCAGAGAAAATAGCAATGAATAAAGTCTGCAACTATAACAACGGGATTCAGGGAATATGAAAGGTATTATTCTTAGCGGTGGGCGTGGATCAAGGTTATTCCCATTAACATATGGGATTTCGAAGCAATTACTTCCGGTATATAAACAACCCATGGTTTTTTATCCACTCAAAACTCTTATCGATATGGGTATCCATGAAGTTTTGATTATTGTCGCCTCAAAACTTCAAAAACAATTATTTTTTGAATATTTGGGTGATGGATCTAAGTTTGGAGTTAAATTAGAGTATATCATACAAGAAAATCCAAATGGATTGGCCGAGGCATTTATAATAGGTGAAAAATTCATAGGTGGTGATGATGTCACTTTGATTTTGGGCGATAATGTATTTTTAACGAATAAAAAAATCGAAACTCAACAAAATGCTATCTTCACATATAAAGTAAAAAACCCATCAGATTATGGTGTCATAAAACATGACGAACACGGAAACATTGAGAAGATCATCGAGAAGCCGACAGAATTTGTAAGTAATGACGCTGTAGTTGGGCTTTATGTGTTTTCAAACATGGCTATTAGCCTAGCCAAAAAGGTTAAACCATCTAAGCGTGGGGAATTGGAAATTGTAGATCTGATAATGTTGATGGATATGTATGAGGGTGTATACTCTCAAGAATTTGATGGGGTGTGGTTTGATTGTGGAACACATGATGATTTATTAGAGTGTTCGGAGTTCGTTCGCGCTCTTGACAAGAGAACGACCCGTGATATATTTCTAAAAGAAATATGAATATCTGGGTAGAAAAATATAGACCACAAAAGTTAGACGATTTATGTATTTCACCAGAAATACGGGAAATTATAGTCAATTTCAATACAAACATACCAAATCTATTATTTTGTGGTATTCAAGGGACGGGTAAAACTACATTAGCTAGAATTATAGTTACTGATATTCTAAAGTGTGACTATTTGTATATAAATGCGTCTGATGAATCTGGTGTGGATACAATCCGAACAAAAGTTACTGGATTCTCCCAAACTAAAAGTCTAGATGGTAATATTAAAGTTGTTATACTTGATGAAGCAGACTTCTTAAGTGGCGCATCCCAAGCAGCACTTAGAAATTTAATGGAATCGTATTCAAATACTACCAGATTCATTCTTACTGGTAATTATAGACACAAAATAATTCCAGCACTACAATCAAGATGTCAAAGTTTGGATTTTAAACCATCTTTAAAGGATTCGTTTCTGAGATGTTTGAATATCCTTACTTCAGAAGGTATTCCCACAACATCTGAACAGAAAAAGCAGGTAGTAGCTCTAGTTAAAAGATTCTCTCCTGATTTAAGGAAATGTATCAATGAGCTTCAGAAACAATGTATTGATGGAGTCTTGAAAATTAAAGAGATATCTGACAATACTGAAACTCTACATAGAATTTGGGACAATATAATGTCAGAACAGGGATTAAAGACTAGAAAGTATCTAATTGAAAATGATGCAGTCTTTAATTCGGATTGGGATCAGTTATTGGTCGATATGTTGAATTACATATACGATGAACCTATTGATGAATCAATCAAAAAAATGATGATAATCACGATAGCTGAACACTTAGATAAAGCTACAAGAGTTAACGATAAAGAGATAAATTTCTCTGCGTGTATGCTCAAATTAGAGCAATGCTTACATTAAGCTGGTTGTCTAGCACCTTGGAATGCTTTCTTAGCAGCACCACCAATTCCAGCAGTCACGCCTCGTTGTGCCGATGCAGCAGCATTACTAGCTGATACATCGCTTGATCCTTGTAGATATTCAATTAATTCAGAGATGCTCATATCTTCAAAGTTTTGACCACCTTGTAACACACCATCTTGTTCAGCTTGTTGAATGAAACCTCTCAATTGTTCAATTGCATTAAGACCTTTAGTGAGTGCTTGTGATTGTCTATGTTGGATTTGACCCTTTTGGTATATATCCCCCACATTACTAGCTACTTGTTGAACTCCTGCTTTCCCAGCAGCTACAGCACCTCTCCCAACATTTGCTGCGGATTGTGCTGCGTTCCCAACAGCAGACTTGGCGGCATTGCCAGCAGACTTCAAACCACCACCTACAGCAGACCCTACATTTTTAAGACCTGCCATCGCGCCTTGTCCCCAAAACTCATTAAGAATTCTGTCCATGACAGTGTTGATATAAGTTAATTCAGATTCTGACATCAAATGAATCCTTTTTTCTAATTGAGGAATTGTTAAATTTGGTGCCTGTTCTCTTAAAAGTCTTACATTGTAAGCCTCTTCTAAAAGAGACATATCTGATTTTGTGTATACTGACATATTATTATTTAGTGGAGTTGTTTTAATATTTGAGATTACAGTTTTTCAATGTAATCTAAAATGTATTTATAAATATTTTGAGCATGTGTTCTATAGTCACCACCAAATGACTTACTAACATCTTTTCCAATTTCCAATGCTGATGATTGGGCAAAATGTTGGGCTTGTCCTTGTTTTTGGAGAGGATTTGATCTGAAACCTCCCGCGAATTTAGTTGCAATTCTACGAAGAAGACCTTCATCTAGTAATACTTTTTCGTATATTAGTGTGAAATCTATATCATTCACTTTTTCATATAATGTAGCAATATTATCATTATCCATCTTCAATCTGGTTCCTTCACCAGCTAATTTTAGATCTGTTGGTGTATTCTTACCATTACCTTTATCGGTAACTCTGGTGATGTTTTGTTGATCGGCTTTCCACTCTTCAGGTTTTCCATTTAAGTATTTCTCATCATCTCTATAAAATTGATCTGGAATGTCAGGAGTTGGATTGCTAGCATCAGCGATATCAATCATCTCTGGTGAAACGGTGATAGAACCGAAATGACGCCCACCACCATGATCTCCTGCAATTGTAATTACAACATTATCGGCTGTTTTATGATCATTAGCTGAAGATTGGTTATAAGTCTTCGATCCGACTTGAATAACTTTAATATTGAGTCCACTATTAGCTAAGTCATCGAGTTCCTTCTGCATTACTGAATGCATCGCCTTATAAGTTGGTGTAGATTTGTAGTTTGATCTAAATTTTACAATATCACCCGGAAGATAACCTCCGACTTGATATCTAGAATTGACCGCTTCAAAAATTTTATCAAATTTCTTTCCCATGATACTATTTATCGAATTAATAGTAAATATGTATATGAAGTTTGATAAACTCGTTAAAATTATTAAAGAATCACTTTCTTCACCTAAAAATAAAGGTGGGACCAGAGTATATGCGGCACAGCAATCAGCTGGTCCAAGTGGATATTCCTCTAGTCCAGTTGGTAAAACTGATGCATTAGAGTTAGCCAAACCTCTGGACAAGTGGGAGTTTAATCCAAATGAAGATATGGATAAGGGTGGTGTTAAAAAACAAGCAAAGGCTTGGAGAATACTATTTAATGCATTTTCTCTATTATCGAACGATAAAAACTTCCAAGATGAAGTTAAAACTATTTCAGATAATTTTGATAAACGTAGAGATAGTTATAAAAATATTTTGGGTATTGATGATGAGGAGGGTAATCGTGTTGGATATCAAAAATATGATGAGGAAAGTAGAGTCAATACCCTCCCAGCAACTTTAGATAAACAGAAGAGTCGAAGAACTGGATATGAAGCCGAGATATCCAAAAGACGAACCATTATCAACTATAGTAAGATGGGGCCAAGTGCTAAATTTGATCTTGAAAGAAGTATAAAGTCGATGCAAGGTGAGAGACAGGCTATTTTAGATGAATTGAACAAAGATAAAATATCGAATATTAGAAAAACTAAATTGGAAGGTGAACTACAAGGTATCAATAATCATATTGATAAATTGGAGACTAGATTGCAATATGCTAATATAGGAAGCACCGAATCTTTAAAATCCGACATTGTGGATTATCAAGACAAGATAAAGGAACTTGATAAGAAAATCGAAAAGAATGAAGAGGAATTAATGATATTGACCGACAGAACAACTAAAATTCAGTCGAACAATGAGGAAAATAATGATAAAGCTATAGATGAACTGAAAGATCAGGTGAACATCAGTGCCAAAAAAATTAAAAATTCTATAATGGAGGATATTAAGGATTTGCAGCTAATGAATGATGTATCTGACATTAATTGGGATGATGTTCCTAAAGATTTCTCAACTAAAATAAAAATGTTGGAATCTCTTGAATCCACTGATCCAAAAGTAAATCCAATATTTGGATATTTGGATTCTTTTAATAATTGGTATTACGAAACATTGGATGATAACACAAAGGGTAGAGTCAAAGACTTAGACTCAAGAGAATTTAATCCTCAACTCAATATTACAAAAATTAGGGATTATATGTCATTGCCATTCGTTCGTGCAATGAGTATGTATGCTAGTTCAGCTATTCCAAAGATGTCACTCAAACCTGATGTGAATCTAGTTAGACACGAAGAGACATTTAATAATTTTATATCATATATTGATCAATTTCCATCTAGTAAAAATCCAGTTGATGTAGAAGCTTCGAGAAAAGCGTGGAACGACCCAGAAACTAAGGATATGCTTAGAAGTTTTATAGCTGGTATGGGTATTGAAAATAAAGATACACAATATAGCTTAGTCAATCGACCATTCAATATTTCAAGAAGCGGTGCCAATAACTTCTTACAGTTAAAATCATCAATAACTTCGGATATGAAGCGTTTTTATCCAAAAACAGAATCATTTGATAATATTTACAATAAAATTATAACTGAAAAGATGTGGTGTGAAGACGATTTCAAAATCGATACCATGGAACTACTATCTTTAGTTAAACAGCGTAAATAATAATAGTGAGTATTAAATTAAAATCTATTGAATCCGATTCTTTAACTAAAAAATCCCTAGATCGTGATTTTTTATATAAGGATGTATCATTAGATTTACGTCCAACCGTTTATCTGAATAGACAATTAAATAAAAAGGAACCTTTAAAGGATATCGATGCTATATATGATGTTGAGGCAGTTAAAAATAGTATTATGACAGCTCTTACGACCTCTCCCGGTGATAAAATATTAACCCCTAAATATGGTATAGATTTGAGAAGGTATCTATTTGAACCAATAGATGATTTTATATTAGATATTATTAGAGATGATATTGAAATTCAATTACCAATAATGGAACCTAGAGTTCAGGTGGTTAATGTGGATGTTCAAGGTGAAGAGGATGCCAATGAGATCCATATAACAATGCAAATAAATATAGTTTCATTAAATGTATATGGATTGAGTATAAAATCCGTAATAAATTCCACTGGTTATATGGTCCTCTAATTAAATATAACTGTGGATAATAAAAGTATAGAATATAACTTACCCCAGAATGCTTACGTTAACTTTGATGCATTATCATTAAAGTCATTCATGATTGATCAACTCAACCGAGGTGGTGTATTCGTTGATCAAAATTATAATGGAAGTAATATATCTGGAATATTGGAGATACTTGCATATTATACGCATGTTTTGATGTTTTACTTAAACCAAACATCATCTGAATCCATGTTTTCACAGACTACCGTTTATGAAAACATGAACCGAATTGTTAAACTAATAGATTATAAACCAACTGGGAGGCAAACGTCATTAGCGTCATTGACATGTAATGCTACATCTGATCTTGTTATAGGTAGTTATAATATTAGAAAGTATAGTTATTTTCTATTGGATAATATCCAATATACATTTATCGATGATTATCCATTTGAAAAAAAACTTAGTGGGGATGAATTTATTGAGTCATTAAGCGAAACAGCAATTCTATACCAAGGAACAGTCGGTGAATATCCCACATATATATCAGAAGGATTAGATTATGAAACCATTCCAGTTGTTGTGGATAATCTAGTTTCCTCTAATGACACTAGATTTATATCACATGGAACCATAAGTGTATATGTTAAAGAAGAAAATACAAACACTTGGTATGAATATGCTGAAGTTGAAAGTATTTTCCTAACCACTCCAACAGATAGAATATATGATGTTAGGTTAAATGAAAATGGACATTATGAAGTTAAGTTTGGTAATGGAATTTTTGGTAGAAAATTGAATAAAGGTGATAGTGTTGCAATATATTACATATTAAGCGATGGTGATAGTGGTTTGATAAGTTCAAATGTGCTCAATGGTAAAAAATTAATGATATTCAATAGCACCAGATTCCAAGAGGTATATAGTGATGTAGTATCAAGTGACTTAACGTATACCATCACAAAATATAATAATTCATATTTAACTTTTGATAATCCTACAAATTCTACAACCATACATGATGGAGAGACGGTAGAACAGATACGAGAAAATTCACCAATATTTCTATCATCACAACTAAGATTAGTCACGGAATCTGATTATGAGAGATTTATCAAAAAAAGTGTTCCAAATATCATAAATGATGTTCGAGTTGTAGATAATAACACATATATTGGTGAATATATAAAATATTTCTACGATATTTGCGTAGATCCAAATAAAGTAAATAGAGTTATTATAAATCAAGTCAATTTCGCAGATTCTTGTGATTTTAATAATGTTAATATATTTTGTGTTCCTTCCTTCACTATAACCAAAGATGGACAATATCCAGATTTCTTAAATGATGCATTTAAGACTCTAATAAGAGATATAACTAAAGATAAGAAAATAATAAGCAATGAAGTTGTTCCGAGAGATCCCATATATATGGCACTAGATATAGGATTCACGAATGGTGTAGCTGCCAAAAGTATATCCTCTCAGTCTAAACTAGTAATAGTAAGAGATTCAAATAATAAAACAAATAAGGATAAATTAAAAAATAAGGTTGCATCTGCTATCATTGAATTCTTCGATCCATCGAATGTAAAACTTGGACATAAAATTGATTTAAATATCCTATCATCAAATATTCTAAAAATCGAAGGAATTAAGTATGTAAAGACTGTGAATGGTGATAGTTTTATTAACACCTTATCATTTGTTATGTGGAATCCAATGTTTGATGGAGTTGATGAGACGTTAGTATCTCAAACTATAACATTACCATTTTTCAAATACCCATATCTATATAATCCAGTTTCGTTGACAACAAAAATTGAAGTAATAGACGAATGAGCACACCACAAACTTATATAGATTATAGTATAATTGGATATAATGGAGTTGAGACATTATCAACTTATTCATTATCAGCAACTCCATTATTATTCGTTCCAGATATTAACCAAACAGTTGGGAATAATAATCGAGTGTTGTGGGAATTTGGAGATGGTACATCTTCTAGATCATTTTCAGCCTATAAGGTATATACAACTCCCGGTGTATATACCACTAGCATGATTATCACTGATTGTTTTAACAATGCGAAGGAATCAACATTTAAGAAAGATGTCACGGTATATGATTACATTCCAATGACATTTAGATTTTCCCTGAATGATTCCGATTATTTGAGTAGTATTGAGTTCAAATGTGGTGAAATTTCTGGACCATTTAATATCGAATCATTCTACCCAAGTTACCAAGGGGCATCAGATATTTATTATAATATTCTTGGCAGTGCTAGTTACAATTACTGGGATATAAACTCCAATAAATTTTCACACCTAGAGAATTATTATTCATTATATGATAAGATTTTCAATTTTGCAATTGGAGATTATCAATATCGAGAAATTGATAAAATAACATTCACACCAGATAGATTATACGCTAAGATTCAAAACAATACAGTCATCAGATGTGGGGAGAAAGATAGTGGGGCATTTTATGTCGGATTATCGGCTATAACACCCGTATATTTTAAAGATGATAGTTTAAGTGATATTATAGTTCTAAATTTATTTTTCGATAAACTTAACTATGATTTAAACTCTGATAATTCAAAACCAAAATATATAAACAATTTAGGTTTATCATTATCCGCCATAGTTTTAAGAAATGACGCTAATGCATTATCCATAACATCAAATGGATTGGACGGTGAAGGATTACTAATCGATTCTTTCAATATAAACAATTCAAAATTTGCAAAGACTTCTATACCTTTTGTTGTTAAAATAAAAGATGAAAATTGGTTTTCTGTTAAGAATTTTGAAAAAATTGAAATTGGTGATATCAATATATCTGTCCTACGCTTAAGTGGCGCAGTTCCCAGTTATACATTATCATCTATAAATTATACACTATCATCTCAGGGTTCTGGTGGTGCATTTAGGGGTATATTATACTTTCCAAATACTACTGATGTTGTAATAGATAACTTGAAATTATCAGCTAGTGGAACATTCTCGAATGGATTGTCCACATACAATTTGAGTGGTGAATCTAATTATTTTAATATATATCCAATTGATTACTATGAGATGTATAAGAAAAATGAAGATTTCAACGCATCTAACACATTGAGGGATATAACATTCCAAGAATCTATAGCATCTAATGATTCATTATATGATGATTTCTTTGGAGATTTATTAGGTAATGATGAATATAATCATGAGACTATTGGAGTTAAGATATATGAAAAAATTTCAAATTTCCTACAAAATACGCAAGATGTGGATACATGTGGTGTTGATTTCTTAAATTCACTCGAAACATATTCAAATTTCAGTAATATAGATGAAGAAAACCATATATATCCAGAAACTATAAAGAGATTAGTAGATTTAGGTTCTATAAGTCGATATAAATTATTTGGAACCCCGAATAAGTTTAAAGAAAATTTAGATATTAGAAGTAATTCCCATAAGGATGTGTATGGTAAAAATATAGGAAATCAACTTGATACATTATCGTATCGTGTCAGTGCTGGTGTTGATATTGTTGCATTAGAAAAATTTAGCAATACATATTCTGTATTAAATACATGGCAACCCGTTTCAGCCGTAGAGACTACGATATATCCACTATCTGATTATTCTATAGATTGGGGTTGGCCGTTGGTATTGCCATTATCGATGGATTTTGGGGATATGTCGAAATATTATATATTCTTCGAATATGATTCCCAATACGATAATACACTATTGGATGGAGTTATAGATTTCGATAATGATAAAACCACAATAGCTTCCAATCTATCATACTCAGAATTTTATTCAAATAATGGTGTATTGGATCAAATGTTTTTAAACACTCTATATAAATCGTTATCGATTATTTAATAGTAATCTCCGTAAATATCATTACTCGTATTATCCATATTATATACAGTATCTTCACTAATCACATCGATATCAAATTGGTAAACCTTTGCATCGGTAGATATAGTTGGGAATAGTGTAGATTCGGACTTACCACTGAATTTATTGTCATATACTTGATCATTTCCAGATTCCATAGGTGCATTTGTCTCGTATGATGTTTCGTAACGTTTCGCTTTGAGTCTCCAGACATAATGTCCCATAACTGGATTGAGTCCATCTTGAACACTTTGATCTAATGCTTCAGTTATTCTAAAGATCTTCGATCCACGATCTCCCGGTCTGTCACAGCCAAGTGCCGTGACTTCTATTAAATCATCTGATTTTGGTTCTATGCGTTGACCATTATCTGTAAATATAGATGCTGATTGTGAAAATATAGTAGTGAAGTCTTTAATTGCTATATATGCTGTGAGTTCATCATCCGAATTAATCCCAAATTGTGATAATGAAATACTCTCTTCCAATTCTAGATATATTTTGATAATGAATGGTCCATTATATACTTGAGTTGGATGCTCTCCATATAGCATATTCATAGCAGATAGGTTAAATCCATTTACATAATAATTAGCCTCAACTCCATAATTGTTGATCAATTCTTGAAACGCTGATCCCATTATACCTCTCTCAGCTTTAAATTTACTTGGGTCTGCAAATCCACCACAATGTGGATTATATACACCCGCAAATATATTAACGGGTTCTAGGCAAGATAGTGGTGTAGTTGGGCATCCCATATAGTTATTTAATAGAAGATTTGAAAACTCTTCCAACTGGTTGTCCATTGATGCTAGTCATCTCTATACCCATCCCACTATTTTTAATATTGTTGAACACTTTACCATGCTCATATGTGATACCAAGATCTAATAATTCATTTGGGGTTAATATACTTCCCGGAATATTCATCTTGGGGTTGGTTTTTTTATATGGTCCAACTGTATGAATATACTTCTTATCAAGTCTATTTGGGTTTTTACTATTATTCACCTGTATAGATTGGGATGGAGTATCGTCTCCTAGATTATGTCTATATTCTAAAAAGAATTGTAAGAATGATTTCACTATATCTATTTAACAAAAAAGCCTATCGATTAAGATAGGCTTTTTTGGTTGAATTTTGTTATCTATATATTACTTGAAGTAATCAGATGATTTCTTTAGAGTTGAACCGGGAACTTGGTTGTTCTTGCCTTGGAGGGCAGAGAAGTTTGGAGCACCATCTTTAGTTCCAGTTTCATCAGTCACATCTGTTTTGGCTTTCCCGCTTTTTGGTGCAGGATGACCGGAAACTTTATTTGACTTAGCTTGAAAGACTTTCTTCTTATCTGGTGCGACTTTAGTTCCTTCTTCTTCATCTTCATCAAATGAGAAGTCATCACCTTCATCTTCGAATTCATCACCACCTTCGTCTCCGAAGTCTAGGTCATCACCTTCATCACCGAAGTCTTCTTCGCCACCTAGAGCACCTTGAAGGACATCAATTAATTGTTGGGCAACATCTTTAGGTAATGTGAATGTTACTTCTCCTCCACCTTCTTCGTCTCCAACCTCATCATCACCAAAATCATCTCCGAATTCGGAGTCTGGTGAGGCATCGTCTAGCCCAAGGGCATCGACATCGTTATTATCATCTTGACCGAAGTTCTCTTTGAGGACTTTATTGTATAGTTTATCGAACACTGATTTGCTCATGGTATTATTTACCATCGAACGTATGTTTTTTTTGTTTTCTTTAATAAATTCTTCCTCTTCCGCTTCTTCTGCTGTCATTAATGATATTTGTCTTTTAATTTTTTTATTTTGATCATCTGACAAACTTCCACTATCTATTTTATCTTGAAGTTTTTTAACGGTTTTTTGACGTTTTGATTTAGGCTTACCTAAATCATCCTCTAATGCATCATTATAGCCATCTGTTTTTGGACCATTTCCTACTAATTCTGGGTGATCACCAAAAGCATTCTTATTAGATTCTTTTAAGTTATATTTGAATGTATTCAACATTTTACCATACATATCACCTATAGATGTAGCGTCTTGTTTCTTCATATAATTATATTTATCCATAAATAGTAATATATTATGACCAAAGATAAAAAAGATAAGTTTTATATGGGTAATCCGAATGTCCCTGCAAGGGGAGCGGAATTCGTATACACCAGAGAAATGGTGAGTGAACTTGAAAAATGTAAAAAAGATATTTTATACTTTGCTGAAAATTACTTCTTTATTTTAATTCCCGGTAAAGGTAAAGAGAAAATTAAATTATATTCGGCACAGAAGAGAATTTTGAAAAAAATGAGAAAAGATAGATTTTTCATTTTGTTGGCGTCAAGACAAGTTGGTAAATCTACTCTTATGACCATTTATCTATTGTGGACTGCATTATTCTTCAACGATGAGCGTATATTATTAGTAGCGAATAAAGAAGCAACAGCTATTGAAATTTTCGGAAGAATTAGAATGTCTTATGAATTAATGCCAAATTGGATTAAATCTCCAATTGCCGAAACGTATGGTAAGACTGGAATGGATTTAGAGAATGGTAGTAGAATCCAGATATCAACCACAACTGGAACAGCCGCCCGTGGACAATCGGTTTCTATATTGGTTATTGATGAGTGTGCTTTCATTGAAGAACATTTAATGGACCCCTTCTGGGCATCTGTGTTTCCTATTGTATCAGCATCATCAACATCTAAAGTGTTCATATGTTCTACCGCGAACGGGACGGGAAATCTATTCCACACTTTATATACGGATTCGCTGGAAGGTAAGAATGGTTGGGTTAGCGACAAGATTTTATGGAATGAGGTTCCCGGTAGAACTCAATCATGGGCGGATAAAGTTAAAAGTGGATTAGCATCTGATGAAAAATGGAGGCAGGAATATGGTTGCGAATTTATTAATTCGGGGACATCATCCTTGAATGAGCATCTTTACAATGAATTAAAGAAGCATATTAAACCACCGATTGAAACATTGATGGATGGAAAATACCTCATATGGGAACATCCAAATCCAGAACGTATGTATGTTGTTGGTGTCGATGTGGCGGAAGGTGTAGGTGGTGATTATTCCGTTATTAAAGTTCTTGATATCACAGATCTAAGGGAGATAATTGAAGTTGCCGAATATTATGACAATATGATATCCGTTTCTGAATTTTCTAATAAATTATATGAAATACTTCAACATTGGGGAAATCCTTTAGTTTGTATTGAACGTAATAATCAGGGAGGTCAAGTTGCAGATAGATTAGGTTTAGATTTTGGATATCCAAAAATGGTAAATTGGGGTTCTAAACTTGCAGGTAGGAAAAACTTAGAATTGTTCGGAATGGTATCGAGTAGAAATACAAAGTATTACGCATGTTCCAATGCTCGCTATTATTATAGTGATAAACAATCGGTTATTTTTAGAAATGATCATTCCCTTGAGGAACTGTTTAAAGATTTCGTAAAAGTTAATGATACGTGGCAAGCTATGTCAGGAAAGCATGATGATAGGACTATGGCAATGATATGGGCATTAATGGTTCTAGATAAAGATTTATGCGAGAGATGGTTCACTATTGATGAATATGATGATTGTGGTAAACCATTAAGAATATCAACATTAGATTTCGGGATCAAATATTTCGAAAATCCAACATCTATATATACCAATGAACAAGTTGATAAGATCGAACACTCCCGACTTGCACCAATGGTGTTTGGTTCATTCGGAGAAGCTGATAATGAGTTGGCACAATTACAAAATGATGGATGGTCATTACTTGGTGGGGGTAGCATGCCTTATCAAGATCCTAGTAGGACATTATCAGATGATCAATATGCTGCAATGGGTAGGATATTTAGTTAAATATAATAAATGAACATCCAACAAAGCGTTTTAAACAAGGCCCGTCAGGACAAATTTATACTTGTGTTTGACTTACCTCCTATACTAAAGCCAATCGCCAAAAAATATGACAGGAATAATAGAACAATTATACCGGATAGTGTTCAATTTTCGGTGTTTGGAACTATTATACCAGAAGTAGCCGTAAAGGGTGTCGAGAATAGATATGCGGGTTCGACCTTATATATATCATCTTTTAGTAAGGATTCCCCACCACCAGTCAATATAAAGTTCAACGTTGACTCGATGTATAATAATTATTTCACTATATGGTCTTGGTTAAATTTATTACATGATCATAAAACTGGAATATATAATGAAAGAGGATTAATACCAGAAGATGCTAATTTTAATGATTATATGACAGATTTATCAGTATATGGTCTTGATGAATTTGGTAAAAAGAGAATACACTTCAAATACATAAAAGCTTTCGTGACAAGTCTAGATGAAATAACTTATAATCAAAAATCAGAGCAAGGTGAAGAGATCGAATCTGGTTTTACATTCCTTTATAGCCAGATGCACGTTGAAATTTTAAACGAAAATTGAATTTGTTATTTATCTTTTGGAAAGTTTATCAATTGAAAGATAAATAACATTATGGCAACTCGCACAATTTTAAGCCCCGGTGTTGAAATATTTGAAAGAGATTTATCTCTAATAGCCCCACAAAATGTGGGAACGAATGTATTCATTGCTGGGTATGCAGCACAAGGACCAACTGATGAAGTGATTAAAATCACTACAAGAGCAGATTTGGATCAAATTTATGGACCTCCAACTAATAGTGCTGAGAGATACTTTTACCATGGAGTTCGTGAACTTTTAAATTCACCAGCAAATATCTATACTTCAAGACTTCCATATGGATCTGGAAGTGGTGCTGGATTTGGATCTGAATATTCAGCACTGGTATATCCAGTTCAACACGTTAATGAAACTACTGTTGATAGTCTCAGTCTTGCTTCTGCATCGTTATCAGCAACTGCAATAGCTAGCTTATCTTCATCTGTTACCTCAGATCTAAATCAACTTTCTGGAACATATGTGCTAGGTGATCCAGTTCATGTAACACTTAGCGAAACTCAATATCAACTAATCCAAGAAGGTTCTCTATTTACTTGGAGTGCCAGTGCATGTGAACGAAGTCAATTAACAACATTTGATAATCTTGGTAGAGCTGGATTAATTATCCTTAATAAATCCCAAACAACTATCAATAGTCAATTTGAAGGTTATTATATTGGTATTGCTGATAACACTAATATCAACCCAGCATCTAATTATACATCGATTATTGGGGCTAAGACCGTTAGCGTATCTGCTACATATACACCAAACTTTACTAATATTCCTCTTGGAACTTTCCAATTTAGCTTAACATCTACACCAAATGGTAATTCTGGGAGTATCTCCCAAATCATGGAAAATCTTACGGATTACAACATTGATGGAAGAGAAGATGATGATTTACTTAACATTGGTATATTCAAACTTCGTAAGAGTTTCTACGCAACAGACGCTTATAAATTAGATTATGTCGTAGATAGTGCTATTGTTGGATCTATTGATAGCTTCAGAACCCGACCAAATCAATTAGGTGGTCCATTTGTATCATTTTACTTAGAGAATGAAGATAGTAACAATAGAAATGTTGAAGTCTTGGTTAATCCATATATATCTAATAAGTTTGGATCTACTGCTGTTGGTGTTGATGGAATTCCTAACAAAAAGGTTCGTATATTAACCCATGATTTGGTTAATGGTGTCAATGCTTTATACACAAACAGTGTTAATAGTTTAACAGCGACCAATCTATATGGTGTTCTTAATCCTCAAGTAGATGTATTAGTATCTAGAGTTAGTTACGCTGACAATATCTATCCAGTTGGATCATACAGTTCTGGTCAAATTACATCTAAAGTATTAGGATCGATTCCTTCTAAAATTGAGAGAGCATTAGAAGCCGTCAAGAATGATGAGATTTATGATATAGATGTTGTCGTTGAAGCTGGTCTTGGAACCATTCATGTCATGACCAATATTCTTGGAACGGAGAATCAATCTCTTTCAACTACATACTATGACGATACCAAATTTAGTGATGACTTAAGTAATGCCTTGGATACTATTAGAACCTCAAATCCATTAGATGAAATTGGTACAGATATTAGAAGTAATTATAGTGTGATTTTTAATGTGTTTGAAAATTTTTGTAATCTTCCATCCAATACTGGTGGTCGTGGTGACTGTATGTTTATAGCAGACCCAATTCGTCATATCATGGTAACTGGTAAGAGTAATAAAGTTCTGTCAGATAGATCGAAGAATTTCCAAACTCATATATATTGGGCGATGAGACATCAGTTCGAAAATGAAAATACTTCATACGCCGCAACTTATGGTAACTGGGCATTGGTTTATGATGAATTCTTAGGTGATAAAGTGTGGGTTCCATTCTCTTCAGTTGCTGGTGCAGCTTTTGCTCGTAATGATGCAGCGGAATTCCCATGGTCTGCTCCTGCTGGATACACTAGAGGTCTTGTGAGTGGAACCGTAGTTGACATTGCAATCACACCTAATCAAAAGCAACGCGATGAACTCTACAAGAGTAACATCAACCCCGTTCTTTTCTCACCATCACAAGGTATGGCAATCTTTGGTCAAAAGACTATGAGTAGAAAGCCAAGTGCCTTTGATAGAATTAATGTTCGTAGATGTTTCTTAGCTCTAGAACGTCCAACTAAAAAGGCATCTATCTTCTTCGTATTCGAACCAAACACTGAATATACTAGAACGAGATTTGTCAATACTATTAAACCAATATTTGAATATGCTAAAAATAATCAAGGAGTTTACGACTATCTAATTGTTTGTGATGAAAGAAACAACACACCACAAGTTATTGATAGTAATGAGATGAGAGCAGATATTTATATCAAACCAGTTAGAACTGCCGAGTTTATCTTAGTATCCTTCATTGCAACTCGCACTGATGCGAATTTTGAAGAGTTGATTGGGTGATAAATATAACATATACTAAATAATAATATGCCAACAAACATTAATACATTCTATAATCTTGCATCTCAAAGACAATTTGCTAGAGATTTCTTCCTGAGAGTTCACCACATTGAACTTCCCGGTATTTCACTATTCGGTGATACGGATTTAGTTTTCGCTAAAACCGCATCAATACCCGGAAGAAATATCGAGAATAAGATAGTTAATTACTCTGGACAACAATTCAATCTTAATGGTAAGTCTAGTTATCCGGGATCAGAGGCTTATAGCATTGAATTCTTTCATACTCAAGATTTAGATCTTCGTAAAAAATTAGAATATGCATCGAGACTTACATTCGATAATGAGACTACAACGGGTCAACTTTGTATGCCGGGACCAGAATCATATATAATCCTTGATGTATTATCAGTTCCTTGTGGTCAAGGTAATCAAGGGGGTGAGGGAATGCAAGTAATTCAGCAAATCAAACTTGTTGGTGTTTCTATTAGAGAAATCGGAGAAGTCGCATATCAAATTGCTGATGGAACTGGTGAAGTTCTATCTATTCCATGCACATTCTCATATCATTGGTATGAGAATTTTTCATACTAATAGTTTAATAAATAAATCTTTTAAACCCAATTAATTCATTTTAATTGGGTTTATTTGTTGTATGGGTAAATAATTAAGTGAATCCTAATATTTACGAATTTTTCGCTGCGTTCTCTTATGATCCCAAATTCTATTTACACTTACCAGTTCTTTGGACTGTTTCAATTGATGGAGTAACGGAGAGATCAATTAATAATGTTTTACTTGATGCTGGGGAACAATGGATGGCTAAGACAGATCCATGGAAAATGTCTAGAAGTGGAAATATATTAGTAGCACAGGAAGTATCACTACCACAAGAATCATCAAATTTCTCAGCATTAGAATTTGGTAGCGGGATGGGTGGATACTTACCGGGATATGCATTAAATAATAGAACTAATTTTTTAGATAGATCATTTTCAATTAATTTCATTGAAACTGAATTAGACATAGAACATAATTTCTTCAGACCATGGTTAATTGCTCTTGGTGTTAAAGGGTTGATAGAATATGGACCATCACTAAAATCTAGTATAGAGATTAAACAATATACCAATGATGGAATATTGATACGAGGATTCCGATTTAATAAAGCATTTCCAACTGCAATTGAAGGTTATACCCTTAATTATGAAAATACTGACATTCCAATTAAATCGGTAACATTTGGTTGTCAGAATTATGAACAAATATGATATTATCAATTCCAAGCTTATCTGAAGAATGTAATATAAACGTATCGGAATTCACATTAGAGGATTTCAGGAATATATCATTCCTGATCGAACAGAATAATGATAATGAATTATATAAGTTTCTAATATCTAAAATAGAGACTCCATGCAATGCATATGATAAATTCTATGTTCTTTTTAAAATGAGAATATTATTAGTAAATGAAAATATATCATTTAATAATGGAAGAGCTAATATAAAAGTAAATTTAAAATCTTGGGATAATACGATTTTAGATAACTATAAAGATATCAAAAAGGATATAATATTTGAGGATTTTATAGCAACAGTGAATTACCCAGAGCATATGATGTACGATAATTATGATGATTGTGTAATGGGATGTATTGCAAAAATTTCATATAAAGGTAGAGACATTAAATTCTTCGGATTGGATAAAACTGAAAAGCTTTCAATTTTGGAGAGAATACCACCATCGTTATATATTTCAATTAAGGACTATATAACTGAACATCGCATGGATAGGTTAATTGTAATGGAGTCTAAATTAGATTTACCAGAAATCGATATAAATATTTTCAATAATAATGCATACGAATTATTAAAAATATTATATAATTACTATAAGTATGACGATATATTAGAATTGATATTTATGCTAAGTCGAAAAATCAATGATATTGGGTATTTGAATAGTAGAAATCCAAGAGATTTGGACCTTTTAATACAAATATATTCAGAAGATGTTGAAAAAACCTCCCATGATAGTAAATCATATATATGAGTAAGAATCAATTACAAGACTTTCTTGATATTTTAGATAAATGTGAAGATAAATCCTTGAAGGTTAATGTATCATCTAAAGATCACGTATTAGTTTCACCCCTTTCCTTCAAACAACAAAAAACCTTAATAACAACTGGATTGGATGGTATAACTGGTGTTATGGTATTTGTTAAAAATTTAAATGATATCATTTTAAACAATTCGGATGATGAAAATCTGAAAATCTACGATAGGATTCCAATTGCATTAGCATTGAGAAAAAAATTATCAGATAAAAAAATAGAAAAAGATGAGATTAAAATAGATGTTGATGATTTAATTAATCAATTTAAAAAATTTGATCTAGATGAAACTAGACAAATAGAATTAGATGGTTATTCTGTGAATCTTAGGATACCCACACTAAAACAAGAAAATAAATCATTATCGATATGTATTGAAGATCTGAAAAAAATGGACTCTGATAATATTGGTAAAAATGTGGCATTGATCCTCTCCTACGAGCTTCCAAAATTTATCGATAGTATCATGTTCGGTGATAATGTGATAAAATTTGATGACATTCCAAATTCAGAAAAAATTAAAATAATGGATAAGTTGCCAGCAAATGTGACCAATAATATCACAGAATTCATCTTAAAAGTTAGAGAATATGATGAATCTCTCTTAACATGGTCTGGAATAACGGTAGATATTGATTCATCCTTCTTCGAATAAAGAATAAAGATTAAATACTAATGTGGAATTAGTAGAACAATTTTTAGGAATTTTAGATAAACAAACCAAACTCGTAGATGAACTTGCATCTATGAAGTCTGGTGGTAATACATTAGTATCTAAAAACATAATAAAATCAGATAATTCAACATTTGATTCGGATAGTTCACAACCATCAAAACTGAATTCAAAGGAGAGAGCTAGAACCGCAGAGGCATCGTCTATCTTTATATCTAAATTCTTCAGTGAAGAAAAGAAACATAGAAAAGATACAGCGGAGAAGACATCAATCTCTAAACTGGTAAAACCTACCCTTCAAACAAAAAGTAAATCATTAACAGGAATATCCGACAAAAAGGGTGGTGGTGGATTAATGGAAGCATTGATGGGTATGTTGGGTCTTGGATCACTTAGCAAACTAATAAAACCCGGAGCATTAATAAAATCATTATTCAAGAAAGGTCTAGCTACAATATCTAGTAAATTGAAGGGTGTTATATCTTCCATTTGGGGTGGCACTAAGAACTTAACATCAAAAATGATTACTAGTCTAAAAGATGTAACATCAAAAGCTTTAGATGGAGTTAAAGGTGTTTTTGGTTCAATTAAAGATAAAGCACTTGGAATGTTTGAAAAAGTTGGGACTAAAATATCTGGTCTATGGGGAACTATAACTAATTCAAGTGCATATAAAACATTTTCTGGATTGATTGACGATGCTGCTTCTGCAATATCTAAAGTATTTCAAGGAGTTAAGAATAAAGTTGGAACCTTTATTGAGTCGGGTTCTAAACTAGTCTCTAAATACACACCAGAACCTATAAAGGCTGGTGCAGCTAAAGCTGGATCAGCTTTGAAGACTGCTGGTAAAGCTACGAGTAGTTGGTTGGGTAGAGCTAGTGGATTTATTAAATCAACTGCTGGTGAAGCTGCTGGTGGTGCTGTTAAATATGGTAAGGCTGCTGGTGGTGCTGTTAAGGGTTTCAGTAAGGGTGCGGTTGATTCAGCTAAAGGATTAGTTGCATCGACATTTCAAAGTGCCATTAAGAAATCTGGTGGGATGATAGGAATGATGGGAAAACTTACAGCCAAAAGTGCTAGAGGTGTAGCTAAAGTTCCAATTATAGGTCCAGCTATCGAAGCTGCATTTACAGCATATGATATAGCTGAAATGAAAAAGAAAGGATTATCTGATTCTGAATTACAACAATTAGCTGGTAAACGAGTTATAAGTGGTGTAACTGGTATGATAGGTATGGCTAGTGGCTCCCTATTAGCTGGAGCATTGGGGAGTATTGTTCCCGGTGCTGGGACTGCATTAGGTGTTATTCTAGGTGGTATGGCTGGTGATGTAGCTGGGAGATTTTTAGGTGGTTTAGTGACCGATTATATAATCCCTAAAAAGTATACCAAAACTATCGGAGCTTTTGTGACAGGCACTCCACCACCCAGAGATGAAATGCAAGACTTTATTATCAAGAATGGTAAAGTTCATAAATTTAGTAGTAAAGATGATGTCATGGGCATGAAAACAGGTGGGGCGATTGATGACTTCCTGAAAGGTGGTAGTGGTAATAATCAAACTATGCAGAAGATTGTCCAAGCTAATAATATATCCAATCAATATTTGAGAGCTATTGCTCATAATACCGCTATGATGGTTAATAAATTATCAAATAACTCATCAGGTGGGCGTCCAATTATAGTATCATCGCCACAATCGAAACCAGCACCTACAAAACAAATGGTGACAATTCCAAATAATAGATCTGGTTACAGTGACAGTGCTTATGCATTATAATAAATAAATATATGGCAATATATGATGTAGTAAAGAATTATGACTGGACCAGTGCTCCGAGAGGATCATATTACAGAAGTAATGCTCCAAAAATTTGGTTGAAATCGCATAAATTGATTTCAAATCAAATCATGTCAGCTATTAATGGATATATTGCGATTGGTGTGAATGTTAATAAATCAGCTGAAGAATTCTACGATCAATTATATGGAGAATCTACAGAAAGGGAAGATGATTTTCTATTCCCATATTTCAGTGATGGTGTGAGAGGTTTTGGTAATACTTTTGGTGATACTTTTCAGAGTGCTTTAGGTGGCTCTGGTGGGACATTAGCCGATGTAAATCAAGGATTTACCAAATTCGTGGGAGGGGGTGCGGATGCGTATAATGTCGGGAAAGCTTCGTTTAATGCAGCGGGGAGTGCGGGTAAAGCATTAGGATCTATGGATTGGGGGGATGCTAAAATGCATATGTCACAAGCTCGTAGTGAATATAATGCGGGTGGGAGTCCCGGATCATATATCGAAACTCCGATGTTTTATCAATATGAAAAGAATGATTCTACTGTTGATGTTTCTATGATTTTAGTAAACACTCTCAATGAGGATGCATACTTAGATAATATGGATTTGGTTAATAAATTAACCATTATTAATAGACCACTAAGAAAAACCAGTATATCAGTTGAACCCCCAAGAATATATACTTTAAGAGTTCAAGGACTTCGATATATTAAATGGGCATACTGTAGTAATTTTAATGTTAGTATGTTGGGAATGAAACGAGAAATCGATGGTGTTATAGTACCGGAAGCATATCAAATAGATATGTCATTCCAATCTCTAACAATGGAACATGCAGGATTCATGGATAGAATAATTAGTTAATATGATAGAGATTGGAACATACCAAAACGATATAACAGACTTGTCAATTTTAAGTATTGAGAATTATGAACGTATATTCAAGATATTTAAATCATCAATTGATGATAGGGATTTTTATGTTTATAATATCTTGAAAACAATCGAATTCCCGTCTATAGATGAGAAGTATATAAATTATCATACTGTAGATTCTAAAATATCATTAACAATATTGTCTTATAAATTATATGGTGATTTGAAAAGTTGGTGGATGCTTTATCTAATGAATAAAGATGTATTTGAAGGTGCTCCATTTTACATTAATGGTGGTGTTAAAATAAAATATATCAAAGACGAAGTTAGAACTTTAATATACAATGATATAACTAACTCAACCATATATGGAGGTAAACATTACTAATGGCTAATGTTTTTAAAATAAATAATGTTGATTATGATTGTGAATTTAAACTGACTAATAAAGATAAGCAGGAAATAAAATTCACAAAATCAGCTATTCGTGGAATGACGATTGTTGATAATATATTTGAACCATTCATGTCAGGTTCGATATCTATTGCGAACCCTTATGACTTTATCGAAAATGATTTATTCATACGAGGGGATGGGACTGATGAAATTCTCATTAAGTTTAAACCTAAAGAATCTAAAGGATTTGAGGATGAGGGATTTGAACAAACTTTTGTTATTGTAGATGATTCCGATATTGTAAATCCAGAAGTTCGATCAGAAAATGTTAAAGTTTTTGCATTAGTTGTGAAGGATGCAATCCCATTTTCTGATAAAGTCCCATATAATAAAATATATACAGGTAAAGTTGGAGATATACTCAAAAAGATATTCCAAGAAGTTGGTGTGCCAACTGGAAGATGGGCATCTGGTGATTTTGAGGTAACATATATACCTCCAGCAACATTTAGATATATGGATGTTCTGAGATATCTATTAAGATTGTTTTATGCTAAATCGTCTGGTATTCACGTTAAAGGATTTATAGATTTTAATAAGAAAACTAAAGTATATGAATTTGATTTAATTTCTAATATATTTCAAAATAATAAAAAATTAACTATGGAGGCTTTTATTGTTGGGGATATAACTTCGGATATAAGATTTAATAATCCAAACAACCCAATCAGTGGTCCTAAATTTGGAGAGTATATAGGTCAAGTTAAAAACTTAGGTTACTCAACCCCAATGTATTCATGGTCAACTGACTTTTTCTTAAATTCATTAGTTATGGGGTATGATCAGAAAATGGGTCAGATGAGAATGGAAAAGATCAAATTTGAAGAATTTAAAAGTGCATGGAGTGGTGTATTCTCAGAACCATTTCAATCTATTGGTGGTGGTGGTAAAACATTTGCAATTGAGAGAAATAAAGATGTATTTAAAAGATTTAAATTCCCATATCCAGTAGAAGATGGAGTTGGAATGGTCGAATCCGAGATGGCTAATGCTCTAATATTCTATAATTTACAATTATCATTTTCGAATATAGGTAATACCTCAAGAACTTCAAATAGATTTATCGATATAGTTTCACCTAGATCCGCAAAGGATAGGGAGAGGGAAAGTTTAAAGAGCGAAGAAAAGATATTAGGTCGTTGGTATGTTACGGAACTACACCACATCTTTAGTGGTGACTTATATACTAATAATATTTTAGCAACTAAGACTTATATAGGTCCAACATCAACAGTGATATAAGATGAACAATAAAATAGAAACACTCAGAGCTACTTGGTTCACGAAAGATGAATCGCCTGAGATACAGGGATTTGATTTCAGCGAAGATGATAAGAAATTAGTAGAAGAGTTTAAAAAAATATATGAATTAGGCATACCCCAATTACAGAAATTTATATCTATATTGGATCAATCGGACGATACATATAATATTCTATATTTTAAAAGTGTATTAAGAAATGGTCCATTCAAAGCACAAGTAGAACCATTGATAAAAGCTTCTAAAAAGCTTAAAGATTTAAGTGATAATATGGGTAATGTTGGAATACCAGTGTATAGTATGCAGAATGTAGTTGTATTCGAAGGGACAGAATGTGGTGAGTTGTCTAAGACAGTTAGTAGTAAATTACCTAAATTTATGGATGATGTATTCAAATCATCCATAAAAGTGGCTGAAGATGTATTTAGGGGTGGTGTGACCAGTTCAGCTTCTATAGATAATACATTACCAATAGAAGATAAGAGGAACCAAGCAAGATATGGAGCGGAACCATCTGGTGGATGGACCAGTGATCCAAATGCAAATTACATGGTAAAGGATCGTTATTTCTATTTACAGATACAAAGTATCGAAAGCCAAATAAAGGGGAAAGTTGATGCATATATACAGGAGAGAACTAAGATCCTTGAGGATATTAAAGATTATAATCCATTCGAGAAGGATAAGAATAAATCACTAGCAGCGACCCCAAAGAAAAATAAAATAACTGAAAAGGTTGATGGAGAAGAGATGGAATTAGATCTAATGGGTGATATTATGGTTACTAAAAAACAATTAAATAAAAAAGTTAAAATATCATCTAAAACATCCAATAAGCAAATTAATCCAAATACAAATAAGGGACAATTGGATAGTTAAATATATATATATATATATACGATGAACGAAGAACTTTTAAATGAAAAGGTTAGAGATATGGTTATGGCGTTATTGTCAATGGCTGCTACCGCATATGAGGTTAATTACATTTCCAATTATCTAGATAGTAGACCTGAACCAATTGAACAGAAAATAGAGGCATTGAAACAAGCAGATCAGGAGATAGATAATCCAGAATTTGATAATGCTGCAAGTAAAATTTTAAAATATTATGTTAATAAAGGTAAAAAGAAGTTACAGCCAATTGTCATAGGGCAACCATCTATAAATAATACATTAATCAATTTTATAAAAAAATATGAACAATTTTCATCAAAACCATATTGGGATTATAAGCAGTATTCAATCGGGTATGGAACGAAGGCTAAACCTAATGATAGGGTTATATCAAAGGCTGATGCAGTTAATAGATTGAATTCCGAAGTTGCAAAGCATAGAAAAAAGACTATCGAAGATGGGAAAAGATGGGGATATAAGTGGACACCGAAACAAATCGACGCATTGACTAGTTTTAGTTACAATGTTGGAAGTTTAAGTGGTTTAACCGATAATGGCAGTAGACCTAATAATGTCATATCTAAGAAAATATTAGAGTATAATAAAGCAGATGGTAAGCCATTACCCGGTTTAACTAAGCGTAGAGTTGCAGAACGTAATATGTTTATAGCAAAAAATTAAATATCGATTGCTGCTGGTTCCACTGGTTCCACTACCGTATCATTCTTATCGAACAGACGTTTAACGACTTCTTCTCTACTTAAATAGAACCCAACACCAGTGCTGTTCGATTCATTAGTAGATTTAGCATCAATATCCATTTGTTTTATTTCTTTTTGACCTTTAATCTTATCATCAGATAATTTAAGTTTGGAGAGAGAGTCGATAGCACCTGTAACAGCTTTGACCAATTCTGCCGTAGATTCAATAATTTTAGAATCACCCCCAGCCATTACATCTAATTTTAAACTTTCAATCATTTCAATAGATGATGATACAACAGACACGGCATTATCTATAATGAATTTTTCCAAATCTTCTTTTTGGAGATCTGGTCGTTCTTTTTCGATATTTTTTAGAGATTTTCCTTGATTTTTGATTTGGGATATAATTGAATCTACATCCCGATCAATTTCAGCATCTTCGTATTCCATAGGGATATTTACTCTTGACATGTCCACTATATTAAATAAAGTAGATGTCAAATGCTAAAGACCATGTGAAATATAAGATTTCCAGACAGAATGACGGCACTTATGCAATCTTAAAAAAAAGTATAAATGGAAAAAACGTTGACATCCATTCAACTCATGATACATATGATGAAGCGAAGGATGAATTGACTGATATTCATCACAAACCCAATCAGGTGGAGACAATGATATTCTTAAATGACCTGAAAGATTCAATAAAAAATATATGAACGTAAAAGAGCAAGTAATACAGGCAAGACATAATGGTTATACATATAGTCAAATAACAGACCATTTTGGTATAGCTAAGTCAACAGCCCAAGGTTGGTATGGTAAGTATATAGAAGATCTAGGTGAAAATGTGACACAAGGATATTATGAACATAGTGCTCCCGTCGTTAATGCTTATGTCAACGACAATCTCCAAAGAGATAAGCCACAGCGATTTAAAAAAAGTGAAGATGAGGTTCTCGAATTTCTTTCCCAATTAGCACCTATTAAAGTTTCACCCCGTTATGAAAAAGAGTCAAAAATGACTTTAAATGATTATGCGGTTGTTGGATCTGATTTCCATTTTGGTTGTCATGATAATAAGGCTATTGATATCTTTCTAGAGACGATCTTTCAATTGAAACCAAAGACTATTATTCTCAATGGCGATACCATGGATTTCCTAGCGATTTCAAAGTATCCCAAAGATATGAAGCATAATTGGTCCTTACAGACTGAACGTGTTGAATATCATGCATTCTTGGATGAATTGATTAATATTTCGGGCGGTGCTGAAATATTTGAAACTGTATCTAATCACTCCGGTCAAAGTATTGGTGGTAGATGGAGACGGTACTTAGCAGATAGAATTGGCGAACTTGCATGTTTACCAGAAATCACTGAAACATTATCATACGAAAATGTGTTTATGGGCGATTACAAAAATAGAATTAAACATGTTGATTACGTCGATTTGAATGGATTGATTGTTACACACGGGGAAACCGTTCGAAAAAATGGTGGAGCATCTGCCAGAGGAGAAATTGATAAGTGGCACACTTCTATATTACATGGTCATACACACAGAATCGGGGCAACTTGCCAGAGAATTCCGACAATCGCTGGAAGAGAAGAAAAACAATTAATTGGAATTGAGGGTGGGTGTTTGTGTGATTTAAAGGCACTATATGGGTCTGCCATGAATTGGCAACAAGGATTCAATATTGTATCACTTGCAGAAGATACCTTCGGGGTAGAGCAAGTTTACATCAACAATGGGGTAGCGAATATTTCCACTCTTGGGGCAACTATTAAGTCTTGACATTAATTAAAACCGAATCATGATCGAGACATGGAATTTTTAATATCTAATATAGGCGAGGAGTGGATGGATCTGGTTAATGAGTTTCCAGAATTCATTCTGGAACTGTCTCCATACACCAATGAGTGGTATTGTGAACATGTATTATATGCCAAGAATTTTAATCGTATTCCACCATCAAAGGAACTTATATGTAATCTTAGATACGGATTCGAATGTGGTATTGGATGGAAAAATATTATTCGTGACTATTTCTTTCAAATTAGAAATCTATTGAATACCGCCAAAGAGAACGGAGACGAGATTCATTATAAGACATTTATTTTTAAAGAAAAATTTGGAGAACTTCGGGATCAGGGGGATTTCTATGGACCCGCTAGGATAGAATATTGGGACGATTACGTTAAATTGGATAAAATCTTATTATCGAAGTCTGTATCGGTATGTGAAGTTTGTGGGGATGATGGTGCATTAATGAGAAGAGGTGGTCGGTTAAAAACTGTATGCCCTCAACATGCAGTTGAGAATGATTATAAATAATATATTAAATATTAAATATATTAATGATTCCATTTAATTTATTCTTAGAACGAAAACAAAGAAATCCTCTTAGGAAAGAGGAATTGGCTGCGTCTGGAAGCGAAGATATTATGTCACCGAAATTCTGGGAGACATATAGAACATATTATAGAAAATATCCAGTAGAATCTATGCCAGATCCTTCTGACCAAGTTATTAAGAGAAAATATGATGATTTATTTAAATCATCAGAAGCTTTAGCCGAAAAGTATTTGGATTCTGAGATAATGAAAATTATCAATAAACTCAAAAGACCAACCACTAAGGAATATAAAAAGGTATATGAGTATCAAGGAGTTCAAGTATTTGTAGATGAGGTAAATGTCGAAGATACTAATTATGCTCCGGGGTCATATAATTATAGAATGGTTAAACATAATGTATTAGTCATGTTGACATATGTTAGGGATATATTGCCAAATAGAAAACCTAGAATAGTTATAACTAGTTTAGCAAAAAACCCACACACAAAAGATTCATATGATCCAAGCAATCCATCTGCTGGTATGGCATATAGTAAATTAATTTATATTGATGAGAACCATATGGATGATTCTGTATATTATGTACATGAATATGCTCATTGGGTTGCTGATCTAATACCCGCACAAACACAAGAAATGCTAATTAAAGCATTTAAGAAATTTATCGATTTATATTATAAGAAACAAAATCTTAAAAAGTCTCAAGATAGACAAAAAGAATTAACGGATTCTCAGAGAATTAAGATTGCAGCAAAGTTAGGATTCCCCGAATACGGACTGACCAACCATGATGAATTCTTTGCAGTATTAATTGAAAATTGGAAACAATTACCTAATAATAAAATGACATATAAATTTAAATCTTTGGTTAAGAATGTAATAACAAGGCTATAATAGAATGAAAGTAATACACGAAGGAGTAATTGGAAGTCATAGTTTCCAAATGGTAGATAATACAACGATTGAGGTTTGGAGTGATTTTGATAACGATCAACCAGAATCTTACATATTTGTAAATGAGGGGGCTGTAAATGATGAAAAGTCATTTCATGCGGAAATTTCATATTGGTACATGAAAAATGTGGGGTAAATCATCAACTGAATCTTGGTATATTGAGGAGAATGAAAAACTCCGAGAATATTTAAAATGGACACTTGAAATGTTGAAACATTTTCCCATGGAAGCTTCTCATGAAGGTGGTTGCTCTCCACCAATGACTCCTTGCGATGGGGGATGTTCAGCCGCATACCATTTCCATAAAACTATTAATGAAATTGAGGATATGTTGAATTAATTAAAACCGAAATATCGTAGGCCCATGAACTTGGACCTAAAACAAACACCATTTATGAAGGTGTCGGATATTGTAATACCTGACACCTTCTATAATAGGCTTAAAACGGGCATAGATGCGCTTGATAACATATTTGGTATGGGATTACTTCCCGGATCAACAATCACGCTCAAGGCACTACCGGGAGTCGGAAAGAGTGTATTCTCTTTAACTCTATCTGAGATGCTTACCGATTGTGGTTATAAAGTTGGATATACTTCGGGCGAGGAGGATATTCGTCAACTTGCGTATAATTGTAAGAGACTTGGGATTGAAAATACTGAAATTAGCAATATCACTGATATTGACGAAATTTTAAGTATAATGCCAGATAAGGATTTCATGGTTATTGATTCATTTCAAACATTAACGACAACTAGAAAATTAAATTCTAGAGAAAGGATCAAATATTTCAATGACAATCTTGTAAGAGTCGCTAAGGAACACGAATGCACCATATTATTCGTCGTTCAAGAATTGGCCGATGGAACGATCAGAGGTGGCACTTCCCTATTATATGCGGTGGATGTCAATATGCAGATATTAAAAAACAAGGAAGATAAAAATTCTAGAATTTTTGATGTTTACAAGAATAGATTTGGTGCTACAATGCAACACGAAGCGAGATTCGGACCTTCAGGTTATGAATTTGTGGGTGAATATAGCGAAACAGAAGATATGGAAGACGAAAAAACTAAGAAAGCCCCAGTAAAGGAGAGTCGAAAATCCGATATCCTTAGTATGGATGAGCCACCATTAATTACCGTTAAACGTGTAATGGATGAATTAGATATCAAAGAACAAACTGCAAAATTGCTCCTATCTGAACTTGAGAATGATATGAAACTTATCAAGTATGGTAGAGGGATGGATGCTATTTGGAAATTTTATAAACAATGAGTGATATAACACTACCAATAGAAATGGCTCAATTATCAGTTGAGGAAATTGGCTCAATTTTCTTAGTTATGGCTATGCCTAAGTTATCCGAGGAAACTAGAATCAGATTATCCAAGGATGAGGTTTTTACCAAAACACTAAAATCAATGATAGAGGAAGAAATTATAATCATCAATGAAGATGGTGGTGGTGTAGATATAGATTTAACTTGGTTATGAGCAATGAATGGCACGGCGGTAAGGGTAGTAAATCTAGAGTGTCTGATATGAAGTCATATTGGAATAGTTCACTTTGGGATAAAAGTAATACAGAAAAAAAAGATATGACAGAAATAAAAAGATTCTTATTTTTAGATGATGTGAGAGATGTGCCACATGCATATCTATGGGATGATAATATATCGTTATTATCTAAATCTGGAATTCCTGCTTATAAATGGGATATCGTAAGATCTTACGATGAATTTGTAAGTTATATTGATTTAAAGGGAATACCAGATGTTGTTAGTTTTGATAATGATTTGTGGGATGTTTCACATGAACTTGCTACAAATCCTAGTAGTGAAGAACTCACAAAACAATTCTTGATGGAAGGTTGGGAAGACTTTTCAATTAAAACCGGAGCACACTGCGCGGAGTATTTGGTGGCTGCGTGTAAATTAAAAAATACTCCAATACCAACTTACTATGTCCATTCTGCGAATGGAACTGCAAGACCAATAATTAGAAAGATTTTAGAAAATGGGAAATTATAAATTTAGATCAAATGAAATAATATTACTTGGGGATACTCATAGTACGAGTGTTGTTCGGGATATAATTGCAACAAGAATCCCAGATGGGAGCGATATCATTCATTTGGGTGATGTTGGTCTTGGATTTGGAGACTTGTCATATTCTATCGATAACGCACTATCATGGCTTGGTATTTTCAATAAGCTATGTAGTAAACTTAACATTAATCTATACCTAATTCGCGGTAATCATGATAATACATCATTGAAGATTTGGGACTCTAAGTGGTCTAATGTCTTTTTGATCCATAACAATGCCTATGCAACTTTCCCGAATGGAAAGAAGGTATTGTTTCTTGGTGGTGGTATAAGTATTGATAGAATTATAAGAACTCTCGATAATGATTATTGGGTCGATGAAGCTACACATCCCATTGAGACTGTTGAAAAATGTGATATCATATTTTCTCATGATTGTCCAGAAATCTTCAATCACTCATCTCATACTATTCCAACTCATTGGAAGACATATAATGACAAAGATGTGACATTATATGATGATTGCGTTAATCAACGTAAAGTGATAGGTGATATAGTGAATAAATCGGAAGCGTCTACTATATTTTATGGACATTTCCATAACCGGATCAGACAACAAATAGACGGTGTATACGCTCGTTGTGTGGATATAAACGAATTGGAATTTTTTGATGCTAACAAAACATACACGATATGAAAAAGAAATTATTTTTAGATTTTGATAATACATTGGCACACTCGCTATATGCTTCCAATAAAAAACATGCAGATGATTTAATTTACGAGTATGGTGAGGTGTTTGAAGGTGAAAAATTCCATCTTAGGGGTGATGGGTGGATGACTACATTTAAAAGATCATGGACTGACGAACTTCTAAGATTCTCTAGAGAATTATACGGTGAGGATAATGTATATATTTTAACAACTGGAACAGTAGACTACATCGGATGGTGTAATGTTGTATTAAAATTGGAATTTGATCCTAATACGAATATTTTCGGTAGAGAGGATATAGTCAGACAAGATATTCATCCAAAATTCGTAGATACATTCAATGTATTAGTCGATGATCTGTTATACTATGATCATAGTATAGGTGATAGGTGTAAGGTAAATTTCCTAAACAAGATACCACCAGAACAATTCATTAACGTGGAGTATTTTAGTGTGCATCAAACATCAACCCTAATAAGTGATAAGGATTATATCAAAGAACTCAAATGTAGAATTGTAGAAGCATTCGAATCAATTAAAACCGAAATATAATTGCGACATGATCAAAGAACTATTACGAGAAATTAAGGAAACTTGGGGATATGAGACTGAGGAGTTGAATGATATCCGAGAAAAAATGGAAGAAGTAGGACATTCATATTTTTGGATGGGTTATGGTGAACGAACAGAGGAAATGCGAGAAGCTTCTGTATTTACAGGATACGGAAAACCGGAAGACTTTGAATAATGAGTGCTAAGAAAAAAACCAAAACTATGGTTAACGAGGATTTATATGAACAGGATGAAACCTTGATAGCTTTGAAAGAGAGATATTTCAAACTTCTACGACAAGAGAATTATCCAAAGACTAAGCAACTAACAAACACATTAGATAAATTGGAAGTCGCTATAAATTCAAGAAAATTAGAAATTGTCACAAACAAGGGAAAGGAAACAATACCAGATGAAATTACCTGAACTCACCGGAAGAATATATAAACCATTTGATATATACGGTTGGGTCATGTGTATTCTTGGATTATCACTACTCTGTAAATTTGGAGGGGTTGGTTGGTTATTCGGAACCGATAAAAATTGGTGGTTATTCGCCTTTACCTTCTTTATTTTTATGGAATTCGCACTCCGAGTCGCATTGGGGAGAATTTATAAATTTGTTTATTATGATACTATTTTAAATGACATGTATGAATTGGATATTTCCGGCGAGCAATTCTTCGTATGTGCGGCTGGTTTAGACGAACTGAATTTATATATGGAAACAATACATCCAACACTAGAATATAAGATTGTGAATGATACTTTAGTTGAATCATTCGTAAAAACAGAACAACACCAATGAAAAATTTTAAAGGAGATTTATTAGAATCTAATTGTGATATGCTTGTACATTGTGCCAATTTATATCATACGTTTGGATCGGGAATCGCTTATTTCATTAAGAGGAAATTCCCAGAGGCTTATCAAGCTGACCTAGAAACTGAAAACGGCTGTGAAAGTAGATTAGGGACATATTCCAAAGCGAGTATATCCAATAACAGAGTTCTCTATAATTTGTATGCTATGGTTGGTATTGGTAACTCAGGACATCCAATAGATAGAAATCTATCATATGACCATTTTTATAATGGTTTATATAATGTTTGTGTCGATGCTATGCATAGTTATAAAGGTATCACACCACTTGTAGTGGGAGTCCCAAAATATATAGGATGTGCTAGGGCTGGTGGTAATTGGACTATTGTTGAAACTATTCTAAATGAAATCGAAAGTGAATTTGAAGATAAAATTGAGATTCATGTATATGAACTAGAGGAACCGGAGGTGAACCCTAAAAGCACCTTGCCACAAAATTTTAATCCAAATCTTGGTATTTTTTACTAAGCCGAATTATGAAAATTAACATAAGTCCGACTAGTGGTGATATAACTATATTTGCTGAATCTAGTGATTCCTTTAATAGTTTTGGTGGGGAGTATTGGGATGATATATCACATTATGCTGAATATGGCTTAGATTTAGGTGATATATCAATCAATAGCATATCACCTAAGCAATTTAAACAGTTGGCGATTTCTATGATCAATCATCTCATGATTAATGGTCATGATTTTTCAATTGGTGATGATGTAAATGGATCATATATTAGATCCATTAATTAAAACCGAAGTATACTATACCCATGAGATTACCCACACTTTATTCCCGAACAAATACCGGAGCAGTCCAAACATGGACAGTTGAAATCCAAGGCGACTCATATAGAACCATTCATGGTCAATTAGATGGTAAATTACAAATCACTGAGTGGACTGTTTGTATTGTCACTAATGAAGGTCGTGCTAATGAGAGAAATCCCGAGCAACAGAGTATATTCGAATCTACTGCGATGTTCACTAAAAAGAAAGATACTGGATACTTTGAAAGACTTGAAGATATCGATACATCTTTTTATGTTGAACCCATGCTTGCTAAAAAGTGGGAAGATCGTAAAGACAAGGTAAAATTTCCTGTATATTGTCAACCAAAACTTGATGGTATGCGAGCAGTTATCACTAGAAATGGTGCTAAGTCTCGTAATGGTAAACCTTGGGTGACTATTCCACACATTTTAGAAGCATTAGAACCTGTCTTTGACAAGTATCCAGACTTGGTATTGGATGGTGAACTATATAACCATGATTTGAAGTTTGACTTTAATAAGATTTCGTCTTTGATTAAGAAGACGAAACCAACGCCACAGGATTTGGAAGAAAGTGCTAAACTTGTGCAATTCTGGTGGTATGATACAGCTAGTGATAAACACACATTTACTCAACGTGCTAGTTGGATTAATACTTTACATGATCGTTATGAATTGGATGAGTGTATTCAAATGGTATGCACCCATAAAGTGAGAGATAATAGTGAACTTGATGCATGGTATGATACATATCTCGCACATGGCTATGAAGGTCAAATGATTCGTCTTGATACACCTTATGAATTTAAGCGTTCTGCCAATCTTCTCAAGAGAAAAGAGTTTCAAGATGAAGAGTATAAGATTCTCGATATCGTGGAAGGTGTTGGTAATCGTGCGGGATTAGCTGGTGCTATGGTTTTTGAAAATGAACTAGGACACCAATTCAATTCCAATATTAAGGGGGATAGAAAATATCTAAAAGAATTGTTGGTATATGCAGATTCATATATTGGGAAATTGGCAACAGTTGTATTCTTTAATAAAACTCCCGATAGGCAAATTCCACGTTTCCCATTCGTTCATAGTATCCGCGATTTTGAATAAATGTGGAAATCTTGGTATCTGAGACTAAATAGTTTCATGGCCAAGAAAAAATATGATCATATATTAATAGAAGACGTAATCAAAGAATATGTAGAAGACTTATACTCCACCATTCAACTAGCAGAGAAATATAATGTTAGTGAATGGTGGATAGCTGATAGGTTGAAAAAAGCTGGAGTAAAAATAAGAAACCGTGGAGGTGGAGTTCATATGGTGGATATATCTGGAGAACGATTCGGATATTATACAGTAATAAACAAATTAGAAAAGGAGAATAATAATAGAGGTGCAATATGGCAGGTAGTATGTGACTGTGGTAATGTTCGTGAGGTTCTTAGTTATCACCTAAGATCTGGAGAATCGAAATCATGTGGAGATTGTTTAGAACATCATAATTGGAAAGGTGTTGGTGAGATGAGTGGAAATGATTTCGCTAATATTCGAAGAGGCGCAGAGAAACGAAATATGATATTTGATATAAGTAAGGAATATGTATGGGACTTATATTTAAAACAAGATAAAAAATGCGCTTTAACTGGATTAGATATAAGATTTGTGAGAGGATATGAAAACCATAGGAAAGCAGCAAAAACAGCATCTCTAGATAGAATAAATTCAAAATTGGGATATGTCAAGGGTAATGTTCAATGGATTCATAAAGTGGTGAATATTATGAAATGGCACTTGGATGAAGATTACTTTATAGAAATGTGTAGAAAAGTAGTAGAATATAACGAAAGTGAAATCTCTATTAATTAAAACCGAAATACAATATCGATATGGTAGAATACCCATCAATACAGAATAGTTCAAAAGCCCCCCGTAAAGAATGTATAGCATTCGATAAACTTGATGGGTCTAATTTTAGAGCTAAATGGACTAAGAAACAAGGATTCTCTACGTTTGGAACTAGAACACAGTTGATAGATGAAACTACACCTTTTTGGTGTGATATGGTTTATCGATTTAAGAATAATCTTAGCGAAACTTTAGAGAAGCTTATTCTTAAGGAATATCAAAATGAAAGAGAAGTGATAGTATTCGGTGAATATTTCGGGGAAAATAGTTTCGCTGGGAGGCACGAAGAAGAAGACCATAAAATTGTAGTATTCGATGTTTTAGTAGGACATAAGAATCGAAAATTTATTAAACCTAGAGATTTTGTAAAATTACTTTCAGATAAGATTGAGATACCTAGAATAGTTTATGAGGGTAATCTAAATGATGATCTTATTAAGAGAGTCAGATCAGATGAATTTAATACCTTTGAGGGAGTTATCTGTAAAGGAACACAATCGGTAGGCAATGCTATGGGTGGTATATGGATGGCTAAGATTAAAACACAAAAATACCTAGATAGTCTTAAAACTAGATTTGGAGAAGATTGGGTGAAATACGCAGAATAAAAAATATGAGAAAATTAGAAACGACTAAGATGGAGTGGATTTCTGTAGAAGATGGATTACCGCCAAATTATGAAAGAGGTGGTGGATTTAAATATTATCTAGTTAGACTTGATGAATATTATCCAAATTTTGATAGAGGAATTTTGATAGATGGTGAATGGTGTCCCGATTTCACTATGATCTTTAAAACTAAGGTTACTCATTGGTGTGATGTTCCATGATGGAAACCGATCCATACAAACTCAAAAGAATCTACGCAAAACGCTTGATGAATGCCAAGGGTTATGTTATGTTTTGGGAGATTCATGTCAAAAAGCATCCAGATACATTTGCACTTAATATGCTGGAAGTGGCTAAAAAAATATTACTAAAAACAGAAAAGGAAATAGATAAACTATGATTATAAATTCAATATCAGGGGATGACAATATCAATAAAGTTTTAAACGCATCTTTATATGCCACCTTAAAGACATTAACTGCCGAAAAATATATAACTCCCGAACAGTCGAAGGAATTTGGGGAAAATTACGTTGCGGTCTTTGTAAAGAAGGACGGAGGATTTGTTGAATGGATGAAAGCTAAATTTGGAAAAACTTCTGATATGGTTGTAGTGATGAAAACGTTTGTTGATTAAAACCGAAATATAATCGCACCATGAAAAGAAGTTTTTGGTTCCATTATAATAAGCCTGAATCCCGTAAAGTGGGAAAGCCTCAGATTACCGTTCACTATATGGGTGCTTGTCACATAGTTGACAATTTAAAATGTAATGTTCCAATAGCTGGAAAGCTTAGAAAGACACAACCCTTTTGGGTTATAGCTGGGAAAACATCTTCCATCGAATTTGAAGATGGATTAGCAACTATTAATTAAAACCGAAATATAATCACACTATGAAATTGAAAATCACAGAAGGAGCAGATCCAAATTATTTGGCAACTGTTGTAAAAGTTCCCACTATTAAGGAACATCCAAATGCTGATAAATTGGAAATTGTCGATGTTTTTGGTAATTCTATTATTATTGGTAAGGGTTCTTACACTGAAGGTGAACTCGTTGTTTACTTTCCAATCGAGAGTGCCATTTCTCTTAAGTTTTTGTCTTGGGCAAACCTAAGAGATAGTGCCGAAATGAATGCAGATGGTAAGACTAAGGGTTTCTTTGGAAAACATGGCCGAGTCAAGGCTATTAGTCTTAGAAGCATTCCATCACAAGGCTTTCTATTTAAAGTATCTGAACTAGTAAAATATTATGAAATTGATGAAAACACGTTTAATCTTGGGGATACTTTTGATACTGTCGGTGATGATATCTTGGTTAAGAAATATATTAAAGGAACCGACAGAGGACAAGGTGAACAAAACGTAAAGAAGACCCGTGTTCCGAAATGGTTAGATAAGACCATTGGAGTTATGCCAAGACCTATTCGTAGAAATGCTTATATTTTTATTAATTCTTGGTATAATCGAAATAGCGAAGGTATTAAATCTCAAATCGTAGATGGAGAATTTAGATTCCACTACAAGACAGAACAACTTGGCCGAAATATTTTCATATTGAAGCCTGAAGATTCTATAACTATATCTAGTAAGATGCATGGAACTTCTGCAATCTTATCTAATATCGTTTGTAAGAAACCATTCAATCCAATTAGAAGTATTGGAAATAAATTTGGTGCGAAGATTCCATCGACTGAATATAAATTTGTGTATAGTTCAAGGTCTGTATTGAAAAATCGTCGTGATGGAAAATTTACAGACGATGTTTGGGGTATTATTGCGTCTGAATTAAAGGATGAAATTCCAGAAGGTTATACTGTATATGGCGAAATTGTGGGGTATACTCCCGGTGGTGCTATGGTTCAGAAGAATTACGATTATGGTATAACTAGGGGTAAGTGTGAATTTTTTGTATATCGAATCACATATAATCTATCCGATGGAAAGGTTAAGGAATTGGAATGGTATGAAATCGAAGAATTTTGTTATGAGCATGGTATGAGGAATGTTAAGGTTTATTACAATGGTTTGGCAAGTGATCTATTTGATATTCCACTTGATAATGATTGGCATGAAACCTTTTTATCTAAACTCAAAGATAATCACCTTGATAATGTTTGTGAACAATGCACCACAGGTTCTATTAATGAGGGTATTGTTCTTAGAATTGAAAGTAGTGAAAAGAAAACTGCATTAAAATTTAAAAGTCCTAAGTTCTTGATTCAAGAGTCGGCAGCAAGAGATAATAACGAGGAAGACATGGAGGACGATAGTTAAAATTATGATAGAACAAATTATTAGAGGATTATTTGGATGTATAGGTGCAACAATTACATTGTATTGCTTATGTACAGTATATACAAAACATATAAAGAAAGAGGATGATGAAATCTGAAGATTACGGATATATAGTGAAGAATAACTTGTGCCTTTTTCAAAAAGGTCCACTATCTCAATGGTGGGGCGGTTTTAAAGGACAGGATTCATCTTTTAAGGTTGATATAAATGAATTATATAGTTATTATACTGGTGACAATAGTGGATTACTAAGTAATATCTCAAGGGAATATAAACACTTATATTTTAATTGTTGTGAGCAATGGATGATGGCATGTAAGGCTATTTTATTTGATGATGTTGATACCTTTAAATTGATAATGGATGAAAAATCACCATCTAAACAGAAAAATTTAGGCAGAGTCGTATCAAACTATGATCAAGAAGTTTGGGAGATTTATAAATACAGTATTGTTCTCCGAGGTAATGAACATAAATTTGAACAAAATCCAGAATTGAAAGAATTCTTAATGAGTTTCAATTATTTTACTATATTTGCCGAAGCTGCGCCATGGGATAAAGTTTGGGGAATTGGTCTAGGTCCAGAAGACCCCAAATCATTAGATATTAATACATGGCAAGGTGAGAATCTTTTAGGTAAAGTATTAATGGATGTGAGACGTAGTATTGATTAAAACCGAATTATAATAACGATATGAGTGAAGTATATCAAATAATTACAGACGAAGCAGCCCTTCGAGAATATATCGAATGGTTGCCTGATTGTAAAGAAAACGAGCAGTTTTATTTGACACTGTTTTCCCGAAAGAAGTATTGTCCAGAGATGCCTTGGATCAAAAGTGACAAAGGACAACTTGCTAGAAAGACTAGTTCTAAAGATTATCTTTATGATAAGATCGCTCAAATGGAGTGTAAGGTTGGTGCTTATAGAATGGAGGGCAATCCCGTTCCACAAAAAGCACTGGCTTGTTATGTATCAGTGAATCCGAGAGACTTGTGGAGAGCTACGCTTCGTAGTATCGGTAAGTTGGCTACGGTGCTGGAATGTGGTGGTAGGAACTCCAATCCCCATCAAGAAGTAATGTCTGAAATTCAGAAGAACACGGGTACACGTAAGTATATCGGATTTGATATCGATGATAAAGACGAAACACTAATTCGGAATTGTATCGATACCGCTAGTGGTATGTGTGATGTGGTAGAAACCCGTGGTGGTTATCATCTATTTGTCCATAAGGATAAAGTTGATAAGATCAAGGGTAAGAACACTTGGTATCAGGAGTTGTCTAAACATTCTGATGTTCAAGGTGATATCATGTCACCTCCTTGTGGAACATACCAAGGTGGGCATACGGTCAGGTTTAAATATAGGTGTAAAGACTAAAGTTATGACCATTAAAGAACATTTAGAAAAAATCAAGAGTTTGTCCGAAGAAATAGACACTCTCAAAGATAAAATAGATTCCCATGTAGTAGATGTGGCCTATAGATTCTCTAGAGTGAATCCAAACGAGCATAATAGACCATCATCCAAGGAAAATTTTGGAGATTGGTATATTGGGGAAAATACGGTTATATGTAATTGGATTAATTTTTGGTCTTATGGTGGGTATGATGAAGGGACTGTTAGTGTTCCGATTGATTATATCTATGATAATGAGAGATTCGAAGAGTTTATACACCAGTGCGAAATCACTAAAAAAACTCAAAAATTACTATCAGAAAGACATGTGTTACAACAGAAAAGGTTGTTTTTTGATCAATTGAAAAGGGAGTTGGGTCAATAATCTAGCTTGACATTAATTAAAACCAAATTACAATACGAGTCATCCTTATGAAAATATATGATATTGAAGCTTATATGGCCCCACCTATCGATAAGTGGTCAAAACTTATAGGGTTTCAATATATGAGAAAATCATATGCTGAAGGTGCATGGGCTATGCTTAAATCGCATTATAACCAAAGGACTGAACATCGTCTATTATGTGATGGTGTGGCTGTTGAACAGGTTGGTAAACAAACAGTAAAGGTTAATTCTGTGGTTGTTGATATCAAAGTTTGTGAAAATTGCTTTCAAAAAGTTAATATAGATGATAATACTGGACACGGTATGTATTGCGACTATGTATATGGGCGAAGAGGGTGGCGACAATTAGGGGCATACGACGGTTAATTTATATGAACACAAAACAGGTAATAGTAATTCGAAAAGACCTCAATATGAGGAAGGGTAAGATGTGTGCTCAAGCTAGTCACGCATCTATGTCATTTTTAACAAAAGATGGATACCCTAAACATGACGTTGAATATGGTTCTGGGCATGAAAATGATTTTCATGCATTCTACTTCGCCAATTATTCTCTTCAAATAGAAAAACATTTTTATGAAATTGATCATTGGATTAAAAACTCCTTCCGTAAAATCTGCGTCTATGTAAATTCTGAAGAGGAATTAGATGCCCTTCACCAAAAGGCTCTTGACAAAGGACTCATATCACATATGATTATTGATAATGGAGTGACTGAATTCAATGGAGTTGCAACAAAGACTTGTCTAGCAATCGGTCCCCATGAAGACTCCAAGTTTATTGGTTTGACTGACCATCTTCCTCTTCTTTAGGTTTCCAACCTTTATGAGATTTATGTCTATCGGGTTTGGTGAAGAGTCTATGTATTATTCGGGCATTTAAATGATATTTGCGTGCAAATTCACACATATTTTCTCCGACGATAATATCTCCAAAATCCTTATGGGTCAAAACTCTTGTTTTTCTATTAAATTCAGATTCTGGGTATGATATATTGGCCGAGCACCACCCCTTCATCTGTTTCTTTTTCCCTTTAAGTATCTTAGACATGGAAGATCGATCAACTCCGATATAATTAGAAGCCTCTGTCATCGAAGCAAAACTTATAATCTCACCAGTCTGAATATTTTTAATAGCACAGGGAATTTTTAATAATTCTGAACATCTATATTCATTTCCGAGGGTCATGTTGAAATTGGGTTTAATATTTGCGTTATATCTTTTAATATAAACTTCTTCTTTCAAAGCAATTTCATTATCTGTCAAATATGATAATTCCTCTATTATAGTGTAAATAAAATCAGACTTCCCATATTTATTGTAATGATTTTGTAGATATGGATTTTTATGTTTGTTGGTTTTAAGATAATATCTATGATTGCTCCATCTAATTTTTATATTTGTGGAATATCCGATATAAATTCTTCCCGTCGATACACTTTTAATATGATAAATTCCTCGAATTTGGGGTCCAATAGCCATACATTTATTTAGTCTTGACACTCATTAAAACCATGATAAAATATGAAAAATTTGAAGAAGTCACAGATCACTTACCACTATTATGAGTATGTTCGACAAATATAAATTTCTACATGGATTACCATTAGAAGGTCAAAAAATAATCTTTAAAAGATGTCCTATGAGTTGGTTTACCAATGTAGTAGAGGATTCTAAAAGATTGGTAATTGATCAGGAATACACGGTCAGGAAAACCCAATTAAACTCTTCATCTACGTATGTTTGGTTAGAGGAGTTTCCAAATATTTTTGATCCTAATGATCTTAATGATGGAAGGGATCAACCATTTTTTTGTATGAGTAGTTTTGAGTGGATTAAGCCCGAACCTAAATTAGAGGATTTAATAGGATTTAATGTTAGAGACTTAGCAACCATTAATAATATTTTTGGATGGGGTGTTGAACTAGATGGTAAAGTTTGGTTATGTGGTGATCCCATGTTAATAATTGAATATGGAATTCATAACACTGTTGTAACAGCTAAATTTAAAGAATAATAATATGAATATGATTAGTGAAATGTGTGAAAATAGTAAACCAACACCGGAACAAATTTCGGAATATAAAAATGAGAGTGATCATGATAAGAGGATTGAATTAGCTTATGAATATCAAATCTCTAAAGCGGATTTGTGTTCGGAAGATTACATTGAAATCTTAGATGATATGTATAAAGCTTTAAATGAAACATTATAAATCTAAATCCCTTTTTATTTCCATGATTAATGATTGTATGTTGTCGATATTGATCCTATTACCTTTGGATATATTCTCTTTAGCCCACATGGGTTGTAGGTTTTTATAGTAAAAACATATTTTTTGATGATCATCTTTGGTGAAATCAAAAAAACTACAAGGGATAATGTGATCTATATGCCAACCATCATGACCATAATTATCCCATGACATTCCCATAGTAAATTTAGACTCTAAATTTATTTTCAATTCTTCAAATGAGATACCAGTCATATTAAGAGTGGATTCCTTTTTACTTCTTCCCTTTAATGCAGATCTCATCCTATCTCTCATATTTTTAGCGATTTTGTTGGTAGGATTTTTTAGCCAGTTATTTCTTTGTATTCTTGCTTTAATCTTATAATCTTCGGATGAAGATCTTTTCCTTTTTTCGATTAAAAATTTTTCTCTATATTCAGGATCAGTTGACATTCTTAGTTTAAAATATGCATTAGTTTTTTTAATTTCTTCTACGGTCTTTTTCTTTATTTTTTCTGGATGATTTGATCTATATTTCTTAATACTAAGTTGATTACAGGATTTACAATAACTCCTGATACCACTTTTTCCTAATTTTTGTTTGCTAAAATTATCCAACGTTTTCTCTATCTCACATTGACTACATCGCTTGACATTTACTTCACACATGCTATTATTTAATATATTCGGTTCGAAAACCGAAGGAAATACTCAAAATTATGAACTTATTTATTATTCGTCACGGTGAGTCTGTTGGAAACAAGTCACCATCGGTTTATTTTGAAAAACTTGATTGTCAAATTGAGTTGACTGAAAAAGGAGAAGAAGATGCGGGAAGCGCATACAATTCTATATTAAGTATTTGTGATCAACTTTGGTTAGATAAATATCAAGACAATCCAATTTTACGAGAACCGATACATTTTAATATGTATTATAGTCCATATGTTAGATCACAGCAGACTGCTAATATCATTTGTAATAAGATTAGCACAACTCCGGGATATACGGTAAATCAATATATAGAAAGTCCATTATGCAGAGAACGCGAATGGGGCGGTCTTAGAGATATTGTGAATATGGGTAAGAAAACGGAAGACCATTTTAATTTCTTCTATAGACCTACCAATGGAGAATCATTTGCTGATTGCTTTCAAAGAGTTGCGATATTTCACCAATGGCTATCGAGCAATACCAAATATGAAAATAATATTATAGTAGCTCATGGGGAATTTAATAAATTATATTTGATGTATTTGCTTGGGTGGGATGTTGAAGAGTTTAATAAATGGAAGACCCCCAGAAATGGCGAAGTGTATTTGATACGAGATGGGGTTCTGAGTAGTATAACACCGTTGACCCATAAATATATAAATGGAAAATAAAAGATATTATGCTGGGATCGGGTCTAGATCGGCCCCAACAAATATTCAAAAGGTTATGACCGAATTAGCCAGTGAACTATGTGATATGGGATACTGGCTAAGATCTGGAAATGCCGATGGAAGTGATCAAGCTTTTGCTAAAGGTGTTTACGATAAAAAAGCTCAGATATGGCTACCGTGGAAAGATTTCAATTTTACATTTCAATTAGCTCATCCTAAACATACATATAAAGTTATTAGAGATGATGATTCGGACGCATTTAAATCGATAGAGAAGTTTCATCCCAAACCATCGAGATTAGGTGGTTTTGGTATTAAGCTTATGGCTAGAAATTATAGACAAATGATTGGAGAAAACGAACCCGATTCACAATTTGTTATATGTTGGACTACTGATGGAAATATGGTCGGTGGAACGGGACAAGCATGGAGAATTGCTTTACATTCCAAAATTCCAGTGTATAATCTTCACGATATGTCGAAGGATCAAGTGATCAAAGAGATTCAAAAATTAAACTTATTAAATTAATATAATTATGGGAGCATGTAGAGAAAGTAGTAGAATGGAAAGAGCATTAGATAAATTCTTATCTCAGGTAAGAAATACAGATAAAGTTCTTTGGAGTTACGGCGGTAAAAATATCGAAAAGGAGGAATATCCAATTATTTCTTTTTCTTGGGTTGATGAAGAGATTGAAGATTCACATAGATTGTGGATGGACTTCATGAATGAGAGATTGAATGAGAAGAAAAGGGTCATCAAACTTAATAACATTAAACATCCAGTCAAAGATGCCATCCCTAAGAAAGAGAGTATAGGTGAGGCTATGTTCCCCATTCTTTATAAAAATTAATTAAAACCGAAATATAATTTCCCCATGTTACAAGCTATGGGGAAAATTTCTGTGGAACCGAACCGTGGACGTATTGTTCTCGATGTGTCTCCCGATTTTGTTAAGCTTTATAAATACTTTATCGAGAAGCACTATTGGATTCGTATGGGTTCGCCTCTACATGGAAGTCATATTACTATTTTCTCGCAAAAGCATCACGCTAAAGTAAATTGGGGAAAAGCTGTGTGGTATGATAAAAAGATAATTGAATTTACATATGATCCTTATATAATCGAAGGTGGTTATCGTAAAGGATTTCTGATGTATTACCTCAAAGTTTTTTCCGCTGAAATTGATCAGATGAAAAAGAAATTGGGTATTGTTGATGGAGAAGCCTATAGGGGGCTGCATTTGACTATATCTAACGGGAAGAACAATTCAGTCTTTCCTGATTGGCCTAAAATGATCGAAATTAAGAAATGAAACCATACGGTAAAAAACCTAAGAAGTCTAAACTCGGAATTCATAGTTCTGATGCATGTGGATGTGAAGTCTGTAATACTCATGGATGGAAAGTATCCAAATCTAGAGAACGTCAAGATATCACCGAAGAGATTCAAACTCTTTATATGAAAGGTGGTGGATGCTGGGTCGGATACTACAAACCTCTGGGTATATCTGTTATAGGAGAAACAGAGGGGATTGTTATGGATGGAGTTCAAGAGGCATACGATTCATACTTAACAAAAGATAGTTAATATGAAAGCCATTATAACAAAAATTACAACCGTTGAGTTCGATCTTGATGTAGAACGCAAACTTGTTAAAGAGTGTTTCAAAAAGAAAAAGGAGAAGCTTTATAGGGATGCTCTTTTAAACGTTATCGATGTTTTTGAAAAGGATGGGTATTCCAAAGCTTACGATGCTTACGATGATCTACCTTATAATGAAATCGATGAATATCCGTTACAAGAATCCATGGGGTTCTGGTGGTATCAAATTAGTGGGTGGAACTTTCAATATAAAGAAAATGTGTCCCATACACTGAAAACCGAAATAATTAAAACCGAAATATAATCACATTATGAAACGAAGAAATTGCATAATTCTAAGGGGCTGCTCGGGCGCAGGTAAGACTACTTTCTGTAATCTCATGCCCAATGCCTTAGTATGTTGTGCTGATGATTATTTCACTGATAAGGATGGTAATTATAATTGGTATTCACAAGGTTTGGGCGAAGCACATGCTTATTGTTGGAATCAATTTGTAGATGCTTTGGGAACCGATAAAGATATCATCATTGCTAATGTTAATGCTAAAGCTGCGGATTGGAACAAGTATGTCGATCAGGCTAAGAATCTTGGATTTATTGTAACCTTCGTTGTGCTTGAAAACAGGCATGGTGGTAAGGATGTACATAATGTACCTGAAGTTACTCTAGAGAGACAAGAGAAAACCATTAGAGAGAACCTTAAATTGAGATAATATGCCAGCAAAAAAGAAAGCAGCGAAAAAAGTCGAAAAGACTCCTGTTAGAATTAAAAAAGGATCTTTAGAATGTTCATATGTCCCAGTTTCATATGTGGTTGAAAGACTTATAAAAGATTGGAAATTTACACTTGAGGATCTTGAAAAAACTTCAATTGATTTTGATTACAGTGGGTGTTATTATGAAAGTGATACGCCGAGTATATCTGTAGAGTGGGATGATATTTTATGAAAATTGAAAATATAGATAGGTTGATTAATTAATTAAAACCGAAGTATAATAACCACATGAAGTTACCCGATCCAGAACAATTCAAATTCAAAGACTGTGTTATAGCAGGAGATGAATGTTGGTTGATTAATCCCGTCGATATGTCTACTAAGTGGGATGATGATAATGCACGATTTTGTTCATGTATTGTTCGTAAGTCCGATAACTTTGTAGTATCGCAGGGATTTGGTAAGTTTACTAATTTCGGGGAACGTCCTGATTTTCAACCATGGGATAACTCATGGAAGATTGAAGCAAGAATGAAATTAGATGGTTCTTTGCTTATCATATCCAAGTATAAGGGTGAACTTATCTGTAGAACCCGTGGAACTATTGATGCTCGTCAAATGGCTAATGGATATGAAATAGATTTTCTTCTTAAGAAGTATAATTTATTTTTTGAAACAGTAAAGAGGGGACCAGAAGATCATCATATTTCTTATCTATTTGAATGGACCACACCAAATAATATTATCGTGTTGAGGGAACATAACGAACCGACCCTAACTTTAGTTGGGGCTGTAGTGAACAACTATTATTACGAGTATGCGACCCAATCTTATTTGGATGACTTGGCTAGGGTGTATGGGCTTAATCGTCCACAAAAGTATGAATACAACTCTATCGAAGAATGTATTCTTGATGTTGCTGCTTGGAGAGGTAAAGAAGGTGTAGTGTTATATTCACCCGATGGTCAAACTCTTAAGAAGATCAAGGCTGACGAATACTGTGAGCTTCACAAACTCGCAACTGGTATCAAAGGTATCAAGCAAGTTCTTGATGTGTTTATGGCATCACCTAAGTTTGTTGAACCTGATGATTTTTATAAGTATATCGAGACTACTCTTGATTTTGAGATAGCTGAAAAGTGTAAGGATTTTATCTATGATATATGTCTAGCGTATGGGAAGTATGTGGTTAAATCCAATATAATCAAATCCGAGATTACCGACTATATCAAACCTCTGGATACTCGTAAAGAACAGGCTATAGCAATAACTACCAAGTTTAAGGGTTGGCAAACGTCTTTGGCGTTTTGTTTACTTGATGATAAGATCGTTGAAGATAAACTTATGCGTACAGCGTTAGACCAACTATTAGAACTATGATTGATTATTCACAAGACTTAAAAAACAAGTGTAAACGGTGGCATATATCGGAATATACCGATCCCGTATTGACAGATCCAAAATTTGAATATTGGTCTGGTTCTGGTAGTTCTATACACCATCATTATGGTGATGGTGGGCTACTTAAACACACTCATGAAGTCTTTACTTACTGTGAAGTGATATCACAACAACATAATTCGACTTGTCATGGAGATAAAAGACTTAATCATAAGGAATTATTAATTAGTGCTATTTGGCATGATTATGGTAAGATTTGGGATTATCAAAAAGACGATAATGGTGTTTGGGGAAAGCATAATAACCATGCTCGACAAATTCATCACATTTCAAGATCCGCGATCCAATTTCAGACTTGGTATTACTCAAGACTGACCACACCAATCCACGATATAGTTGCAGATAATATTACTCATAATATTCTAGCACATCATGGTATGAGAGAATGGGGGAGTCCTGTTGCTCCTGCTACGAGAGAAGCATGGGTGTTGCATCTTGCTGATAACCTATCTGCAAGACTTGACGATTTAGATAAACACGATAGATTTTAATTAATTAAAACCGAAATACAATAACGGCATGAACAAAATGAAACTAGTATTGGGTGATTGGTCAAAAGATGGACATAATCAACATGAAACGATTATGGTTGAAACCAATAAAACGGTAGAAGAAATTCAACAAGGGTATAAAGACTCTTGTAAATTAACTACGGTGTCGTTTAATCATAATGAGGATTACACAGGAGTTGGGAGACACTATAGTATTTCCGATGATTACGAAATAGCTACTAATTATGAGGAACGTCAAATTCCAGATAAAGCGAAAGAAATTTTGGAAAAATATAATGGATTTGATGAGATTTATGAGTTCTATAGTGAAGAAGCCAGTGAAGATAATTTTACAAAACTTTGGTTCTGGTTTGTGAGTCTTTCAATTCCAGATTTGGTTTGGAATAAAATTGAAGATGATGCTCCAGTCATTAATGGGTTTTGGAATAAGAACTTAAATGTTCAATTTGGATATGGTTTGTATTGGTAATTAAAACCGAACTATAATAGCGGCATGGCAACTGAAAAAGTAAGACTAGTATTTTCTGACTTGGGATGTAATAGTTACAAGTATTGGGATGGTGAGCTACACGATGATGGTCGAGTAATATCAACTTTTGGCGTTGTTGGTGCAAAGAACCCACAATCAAAGGATTTTGGTATTGTTGGTAGATCGTTCTTTGATAAGAAGATTCGTGAGAAGGAACGTAAGGGATATGAACGCGCTAAAGTACTAATGGAAGGTGCCACTACAGTAGTCAACAAATCATCCCTTGCTGATATCGCATTAAGTCAAATTAAACTGTCTGATACCAGTCTTAAAACTCTTGTTAAACGACTGGCTGATAGCAATGTCCATAAGATCACTAATTCGACCAGTATTAGTTTTGATAATGGAATGTTCCAAACCCCATTGGGTATTGTTACCAAAGAGGGGATATCCGATGCTAGACTGTTACTGGATTTCTTCTTCAAAAATATTAAGAAGAATGGTCAAGATGATTTCAATGAAAAGATTGATTCATATCTTCGAATTATCCCAAGACCTAAAGGTAATGGATTACACTATGAAGACATTTTTCCGACATTGGAATCCGTCCAAAAAGAATCAGATGTTTTGGATGCTCTTGATAATAGTGTTGAACTTGCCATGAAACCAAAGGACGATGGAACGTCGAAGGTGGAAAGTGTGTTTAACCTTAATATGGCTATCGTGGAAGATGATAAGATTATCAAAGCGATTAAAGATTGGTATACTAGGACCAATAAGGCAATGCATAATTACACATCGATCAAAATTGCTAATATTTACGGTGTCGATATCGTAGATTACAATAAGAATTTTAAACAAGATGATAAAAACATCATTGAAGTTTGGCATGGTAGTGGTCAATCAAATATTCTTAGTATCTTGAAGTCTGGATTGTTCTGTAGCCCACCTAGTACTGCCGCTATTGCTGGTAAGATGTTTGGTAATGGTGTATACGGTTCCAAAACATCATCTAAAAGTTTAGGATATAGTCTTGGTAGATGGGGTCAGGGAAAAGGTGAAAGTGGTTGGCTTTTTGTTTGCGACTTCGCTATGGGAAATCCGTATTACCCGAATACCAGAGGTGGCTTAAACAAGATTCCTGATGGATATCATAGTTGTTGGGCATTACCTGAAAAAACAGGCTTGCTAAATGATGAACTCATCGTATACTCCGAAAAGCAGATCAAAATTAAATTTCTCGTAGAACTAAAATAAAATTATGAAACAAATAAACGCAATTACAGCAATCCTATTAGCACTTAAGAATATTAGAAACGTGCAATTTTCGATATATAATATCACCCTCGAAATTCGTGATCAGATGTATCTCGGAACCTACCAAATAGATTACACCAATTTCATTTCCCATGCGGAAGTCAAGAAGAATTTTGAGGAATTGGAATTGATGGGTCTTTTAGATGATTACACAGTAAGTCATAATGTTGATGGTTATAGACTGTATCAATTGAAACAAGAAATGGTAAACATTCCAGATGCTTCTGTGCCAACTCCAATACAATCCGCATTGGTTAGAGTTCAAGCAATTAGTCGTGCTAGTGTTATCCCAATGGATATTCAGAAGAAAATTTATACATACCTTAAAGGTAATGGATCGGTTTCCATGAAGCAGATTCAATCTCGCCTCAAGAATCAACCTTATACATGTAAGGATATTAAAAACTTTTTGGCCCAATTACAATTGATTGATCCTAATACTACATCACTACCTGATAGCCAAGCTAAAACAATTAAAATCTAATATTATGAGAAACCTTAAAAAAAGATGGAGTGATCTCATATGGTATGAAAAGTTAGCAGCGACTCCCGGTGTTATTATCGTTGGATGTTCAGTAGTTGCAATATCACCAGTCTTGCTTTTTATGTATTGTATAATTATTACATTTGAATTACTGGATTTTAGATGATTGTATGAGAGGATAATAATATGATTACGAAAATTAATGATGAATTGAAACAGGCAATGCGCGACAAGAACACGACTAAGTTGAATGTTCTTCGCGCATTGAAAACAGCTATTATGAATGCTTCTCTACAGAAGGGTAACGTAAATGAACCGTTATCGGAAGTTGAGGTTATTGGTATTATTAGGAAACAACTATCACAACGACAAGATTCTATAGCTCAATTTGTTACTGCACAACGTAATGATTTAATTGCTACAGAAGAAGCAGAAGTAGAAGTCCTCAAAGAGTTTATACCAGAGGATTTGTCGGATTTACAGTTAGAAACATACATCATCAATACAATTTCTGAGTTAGGTGCTACTAGTAAAAAGGATATGGGGAACGTTATCAAACGGGTTGCTCATATTGTTAATGGTCGTGCTGATAATAAGAAAATATCTAAAATGGTGGGTGAGAAATTACAATGAAATATATCCTCTTTCTTAATAAAGCATGGGGGGTTGATTTCATGTTAATCCGAAGACTTGAACGTGAAAAAATTGAGTATGATTATGTATCCTTATCTGATGAAGGACATGTGGACACCGAGTTGTATACTAAGTATGGGATAAGATCTACACCTTGTCTTTTGATTCTTGACAACGATGAGGTGAGTGATAAACTCAGTTCAACAGACGAAATCGTAGAATATTTAAAAAATGTACAAAATACTAAAATTCCCGTGGGAACAGAGGACCAAACACTTCTGGGCAAGTGATTGGCATAACTTCCATGACCCTAAAACTTGGACTTCCCCTATTTGGGAAATGCGGGGATATAGCAATGCTGAAGAGGCATTAGAACAAACTCTCAGGACAACCAATGAAAAGGTTGGTGTGGATGATACCTTGTGGTATCTTGGTGATGGATTTCTTAATGCCACAGATGATCAATGCATTAATTGGTTGAGTAGAGTGAATTGCCAAAATATTTACTATTTGTTTGGTAATCACGAATCCAATATGTATAGGATCTATAAGGAACAGGTCGCGGAACAATATGGGATTGGTGATGCTGAGATTTATCCCTTGAAGTATAAGAATGTCACATTCTTAGGAAATCATCAAGAAATTCAAATTGGTAAACAGATGATTACCATGAATCATTTCCCTTTAAGAATTTGGCACAAGGATAACCGTAGTGCTTGGATGCTTAGTGGGCATTCCCACTTACAAGATAAAGGTCGTAGACCAGATGCACCTTTTCAAAAAGGTCTTGATTGTGGTTGTGATTATAAAGTGGTGTGGAGTTTTTTGGAAATTGAAGATGTAATGTCAACCAAATCGATTCAAATTTTAGACCATAATAGGACTAGTTAAATATGACAGATGATGAATATGAAATGCGAATGGGTAAAGTCCGTAACAAGATGACGCAATTAAGAGAGGTTGAGAATTCTATGGAATCGACATTTCCAGATATTGACATTTCAAAAGAGTGGCGTAAACTGGCTTTAGAAGTAGAGGACATGATAAATGAAATCGAAGTGGATGATTTTCTCGTAAATGGTGCGGGAAATACTAGTATAGATATAATAGAATAACAGAATAATATGAACGTAAATAAGCAAAAAAACAAACAGTGGATGAGAAATCGTGATCAATTGAAAAACCCAAAGGTATTCAATGTAACTATGGTTCGTAATCCAGATGGAACATTCCACATGATTGGTGGGCAGAGTAAGGTTCTTGTTCGCAAGAATCAACACTCTAGCGAATGGGTAAACGTTGATACACGCGATCTTACTTGTGAGATGCGTAATAGTCGAATCTCTTCTTTCTAAGAAGAGATTATAGAACCGAAGCAATAACACTGATAAAGTTAAGGTGCTTTTTCACCATTCGATATGGTGCGGTTCTCTATTGTGGTGGGGAAGCAGTTCCCCCTAGTAGGTAATGAGACTTAGCTCTTAATGGTGAAGACCGATAATAATAACGTTTAAACATCGGGATAAACTACAGACGCATCTATTAAGAGTTTCTTGCGGATAAGTCTACCACATTAATTTTAAGGAAGTCCAAATAGGTAGCGGTTACACTCAAGCGCGATGAGTGTGAGAGAAAAGAATGACAATACTCTTAGTATTATATCAACTTTCGAAACGGTGAAAATCGTAAATTGCGGGTTCAAGTCCCGCTCCTTAAATCTTTGAAGTGTCGATGTTGAAGGAAACATATCGAAGTTTGTAAGATAGTTATGGAAAGGCGCATGGCCGAACCACTAAGAAAGTTGAGAAATCTTAACTAGGTTGGTAGCCTAGACTTACCATGTAGCCCATACGGAGTAATTGTCTAAACCTAATCTCGCCAGAGAAAAGTTACGGACTCCATAGTTGGTATCAAGCCCAACACACTTCATAATTTTTAATTAAAACCGAACTATAATTTGGTTATGAAACGAGACGAGTTACAAAAAATTCTAAGAGCATATATGGAAGAACATGGTGCTATGGAATTTCTATGGACTGTTGATGATGAACTTCTACGTCCAACTATTCATAAGAATAGACATGAAATGATTTGTTCGACTGGAGATTTTAGAGGTAACTTTGATTATGATCGTGGGTTCTTGGTAGTTTCCATTTCAGTATATTGGGAAAGGGATGAATTATATTCCGTTAATATGCCTATTTTCAATATCGATGATGGTATTTGGAGAGCTGTTTCTAAGAATTTTGACACTAAAGAAGAGGCTCAAGAATTAGCAGATAAAGTGGCTTCAGGTTTTGTTAAAAACTTTGGAACTAAGCTTCCAACCGAAGATGAACTAAATGAATTTCTTCGTCCCTTTGGTATGTATGGTCATTCAGAAGGTTAATTAAAACCGAAGTATAGTAGTGATATGAAAATCATCACCACACGCCTTAGAGTCATGCGATACAATTATCGAAATGATTGGAAAGCTGTTCAAATTCTACTCAAATATTATTATATTTTTGGCTTTAAATTTTTCGAAGTAGAATTAGATAGGGAAGATGTTCCAAGGCATGTGGTTCTTGCCAATGCATGTTTTGGCGATACGAGTGGATGGACTTCAAAATTTATGCCCTTTGAAAAAGGAGGATGGAAAGACTAAAATGCAAACTCGTTATAAATACAACAGAACAAAACATCTTCCATGGTCCCCCGGTGCAACTTCAGATGATAAGATTCTTAAGGACACTTCTTGCTTTAATGGTAAGACGGTAATCATTACTGAGAAGATGGATGGTGAAAATTCCACTCTTTATAGTGATTATTATCATGCACGTTCATTAGATGGTAGGGATCATCCTTCACGTTCATGGATTAAACAGTTTCATGCATCTATTAAGAATGACATTCCAGAAGGATGGCGTATATGTGGTGAAAACCTTTATGCAAAACATTCCATTGGATATGATAAGCTAAAATCATATTTCTATTGTTTCAGTATTTGGGATGATACTAACTATTGTTTATCTTGGAAAGACACTGTAGAGTTTTGTCAGTTGTTAGGTATTGAACATGTTAAGGTTTTTAAGACTTTGAAGTGGGACGAATTAACAGTAAAGAATTTCTTAATTGATTCTGAAAAAGAGGAAGGTTATGCTGTTCGTAATGTTGGTGGATTTCTATATGAAGACTTTGGAAGTAACGTAGCGAAATGGGTAAGACCAAATCACGTAACCACTTCGACCCATTGGCTACATTCGGAAGTGATACCAAACAAGTTAATTAAAACCGAAGTATAATCACTATATGAACATTTTTGTATTAGACGAACATCCCCAACAAGCTGCACAATGGCATTGTGATAAGCATGTAGTTAAAATGATTCTTGAGTCTGCACAATTAATGTGTTCAGTGTATCATCTTAATGATATTGAAGCACCATATAAGCTAACTCATAAGAATCATCCTTGTGCTATTTGGGCTAGAGAGTCTTTAGGTAATTTTAAATGGTTGTTGAGACATTCCAAGGCATTGACCGAAGAATATTATGAGCGTTATAATAAAATTCACAAAAGTGAAACTGTCATTAGATGGTGTGAAGAAAATATCAATAAGTTAAAATTTCCTAGAGAACACATGACACCTTTTGCTCTGGCTATGCCTGACGAATATAAACGTGCTACACCAGTTCAATCATATAGAGAATACTACAAAGAAGGTAAAAAACATTTACATAGTTGGAAACGCAATCATCCACATTGGATTGACAAGTATATGGATAAGGAAACATCTGAAATGCTTTGGAGTGCAGATCCCAATTGTGAACATGTTTATGACCCTTATAATTATTCGGGTATAAAATGTAAAAAATGTAATGGGTGGTATTGTTTATGAATCTTTTAAAGAAAATGAATCCAGAATATTTGCCAGAAAATGATATCTATATGTTTAGGTATGATGTGGATACATACTACAATCACAACACTAGTTTAGGATGTAGGGTATTTATAATTTCTTCAAAAACACCTAAAGGAGTTTGGGTGGTTCCTGATTGGACTAATTTACATAATGAAGAAGATGTTAAAAGATATCGTAAATTTGTTCGCAATGATGGTGTAAAAAGATTCGCATACGAAACTAGAGAACTTGCAAGACATTCATTCTTATGTAGGAAAAGACGACATATTGAGATTCTAAAATCACAACTAAAGAAAGCAGAAGATGGGTATGTTCTTGCTGGTGGGACATTACCTATAGCAACTAGATATAGAACTTGGTTCAACGAATACGATTAATTAAAACCCGAACTACAATACAGACATGAAACTTGAATTTAAATCAACTAAGGACATTTTACCAAAGGATCGTGAATTTATTCTCTGTATTAAGACAGATAGAAGTCTTTATTATGAGGACTCCCCACTTCCAGAATTTTATGAATGTGAGTGGTCTTGGTCTGATGGTGAAGGTGGACAACTATGCCATTCTGATGAATATTCTTTAGAAAATCCTCCAGAAGACTATCCATATCTTTTAATTTTAAATGGTGAGGGATTTGTCATCTGGACGAATGAAATCAATAAATGGAATCCAGATATTCAACATTTATGGTGGGTTTTTCAGGAAGAGTTTAACACCATTTGGAGAAACGCCAAACACGTTTAATTAAAACCGAACTACAATTAGACCACGATGAAAACGGGAATCCTCACAACAAAGACCATCGCATCCGACGATATCAAAGATAACAAGAGTATAATGGGTATGTCTGCTAAGGGCATGGAGATGGCACAATATTTTCTTCGGGATAAGATTTATTCTGATAAGGTTTTAGCTGTCGTTCGTGAATACATTTGTAATGCACAAGATGAACATATAAAGTATAATATCGACAAGAATGTTGATGTTAAATTGACCAAAGTTGATTCCAAATGGGTATGGTCCGTTCGTGATTATGCTATGGGACTGAATGAATATGATATCCGAAATGTATTCGGTATGTATTTTGAGTCCACTAAGTCAAACGAAAATGATTCTGTTGGTGGATTTGGAATTGGGGGAAAGGCCGGATTCTCCTATACGGATACATTCTATGTCAATTCCCATTACAATGGAACTAAGAGTTGCTACGTATGCACACTTGGATCTGGAACTAAGGGTATTCCAGTTGGGGAGATTTATAAAATCTCTGAGGAACCTACTACCGAACAAGGTATTGAAATCAGTTTGGATGTTGATAAGGATGTTAGTCAGTTCTCAAGGAAAACTCATAATTTGGTTGAATTCTATCTACCAAATGCCAACATACTATTCGAAAACGAATACTATTCTAAGGTATATGCACCTCTACAACCAGATACCGTAAAAACTGTTGGGGATTATGTCTTCAATACCTATACTTCACACCCATATGAGATATATAGTAATGATAAGTTCTTGATCCGAATGGGGGGTGTCATATATCCATATAAGTCATCATCAGTGAGAGTTGGATCATATGCAAAATGTATTATAGTTGATGTTCCAATTGGAATGCTCAGTATTCCTATCTCAAGAGAAAGTATTGAAAACACTCCACTCAATGAAAAAGTGTTTGTTGATATCAATAAGTGCTTAGATCTTATAAATGAAGAAGAAGGGTCCACAATCACTGTTCCAAAATTTGGTGCTGTATGCACGGGAAACGAAGAGTTTAATAAGACCTGTACAGGAGAATGGTTCATTCATCAGTATAGAACTCGTTTTGAACTGACGAATACTTGGCAACGTCATATTGGACGTATTGGTAGTGGAGATGATTGTGATCATACATATGGGAAGGTATCGAAAGGTCCGGTTCATATCGTGTATCTGGTCCCAGATATTAAAAATATTAAGAATTGGCTGAAACGTATTCACCAAACATGTAAGAAAATTCAAGGTGTAGATTTCATTGGGTTTTCTTACATGAAGATTACAGACTATAATAAAATGATTGCTAGTATCCCTGCGGGAGATACCACTATCGACTTATCTGATTGTGTATTTGTTGATGTTAAAACTCTTAAACTTCCAAAGCTTGATAAAGGTAAAGTTGATGATACGACCTATTTGGTATATGACCAACATGGATATAAGACATATCACACTGCTGAGTCACTCGATGCTATCGTAAGGAAACAACATTTCAATGATGAAGATCTTGAAGATGATTGGTATAACGATTGTAATGGTATGGATAAAGTTAGACTCAGAACCATTGGCCGAGTATCCGATTATGGAACTAGGTCAAGTTTTTTCACTGTGAATAGTGTGAAGATGGTCGATTCTCTTGTAGAGCTTGGTTGGTTGACACCTACTAGTCCTGAATATGTTTCAATCAAGGCTAAATTTGACGATGAGTATCGTATTAAACGAGAGATTGCTTGTGCGAGTAATTTGTTAAATACTATTTATTTTGGCACTAATGTCAAGGATAAGGTTAGGAAATACATTGAGAAGAGTCCACATAAGATCACTAGATTTGAAAGGGTCAAAGCTGCCATTCTTGGTGAGAATTCTGCCCGTGGTCGTATTTTGAAGTCTCTTCAATCCTATGATCGAGCTATTACACGAACAGATCTTCGCAAAATCCTAATGATGAAAGACTAATATGAAAGACACAAAATTCGCTATAAGACATAAAGAGTCTAAGAAATGGGTTAAGATATGGTTTGGTATTGGATTGGAAGGATATGTTCATTTGATGAATGAATTTCACTCCGATGTTCTCTATTCCTCTAAGAATCTTATCGAAGAAGACTTATCATATGCCCATTGGGGCGATGGTCGTAAAGGATTTGTTGATCCTAAAGAATTTGAAATCATGACTATTGAGATAACCTACAAGCTGCCTGATTAATTAAAACCGAATTATAATGACCCTGTTGACAAATTGAAAGAATAGATTAAACTAATAAACAGAAAATAAAAATATGACATACCTGACTAAAAGTTGAAGCGTTTGGACTAAATAATAGAATGGGAATACATTCTAAATATCCGAATAACGCTGGAATATACAAATTAACATGCACCAACAATAATAAAATATATATCGGAAAATCTCTCAGTTTAAATCGAAGACTTAATGTATATAAAAACTATAAAGTTCATTGTAGAGCTACTGGATATTTAAAAAATACCATATTAAAATATGGTTGGGATTCATTCAAAGTTGAGATTTTAGAAAATTTTGATATTCAAAACAAAGAACTAGATAATCAATATCTATTAGATCGAGAATCATACTATATTGAGTTATACGATTCCACCAATCCCGATATAGGGTTTAACGTGTGTAAGTATTCTTTTGATGCCACAGGGAGAACAATGCCAGAAGATTTCAAAATAAAAACCGGATTGAGAATGCGTGGAAATACTATAAATAAAGGACGAGTAATGTCCGAGGAACATAAAGAAAAACTTAGACAATCCAATCTTGGGAAACCAACTTCAGAAGAGACTAAAGAAAAAATTAGAAAGGGTAATATTGGAAGAATCCATAGACCCGAATCTATAGAAAAAATGAGAAAAGCGAAGACCCTTATGTGGGAAGAAAAAAGAAAACAAAAAGAAAATAAACAAATAGAAAACTAAACATCGTGACGTATTTAACTAATGCAAGTGCCATCATCCTTTTCCTATCTAATGGAGAAAAGGCCCGAGTCGAAAAGACTGATAAAAATTATGCGAAGATTCTTAAGACCTTTGAATTGCCAAAGGATGAACAAGAGTCTGCGGTTCGTGAAGTTCTTAACCCTGTTACAGTCATTAAGGCTGATATTCGTGGTAAGGATGGATTTGAAGTGGTTGGAGAAACCGTATTTTATAAAGGTGAAGAACTTCCTGCCGCATTGGTGACAAAGGTTCTCTCCATCATCAAGGATGGTCTTCCTCTTGAACACTTTGAAAAGTTCTGGGAACGTCTTGAAAAGAATCCGAGTGCCGCATCAGTTAATCAACTGATTGACTTCCTTTCATATAAGGAATTACCGATTACCGAGGATGGTCACTTTATCGCTTATCGTGGTGTTAATTCCGATTATTACTCCGTGCATGGAAACCTTAAGACAAAGGTTCTACAAGGCAAGGTGGACAGTCAAGGACGTATCCTTAATGAGATTGGAGCAACTATTGAAGTTCTTCGTCGTGAAGTTGATGATAATCGTGATGTTGGCTGTTCATTTGGTCTTCATGTTGGTTCTCTTAATTACGCTACTAGTTGGGGACCGAAGGTTATTGTCGTTAAAATCGATCCTGCTGATGTTGTGTCAGTTCCAAAGGATTCGTCTTGTCAAAAGTGTCGTGTTTCCAAGTATGAAATCCTCTATGATTTCGTAGGTGAAATCACTTCGTCTGTAGTGACGGAAGATGGCGAAGATGATCTTGTCACTAATGACGAAAACGAACGCCAAGAGTTCATTACTAAGGTTTGCGCGTATCTTGAAAAGAAAACCGATGATGGATATTCTGAGGTTACTGTTCGTCAGATTCAAAATAGTTTCTCACCAATTTGGCCTAGTAAGGAATCCGTTCTAGATGCACTACAAGACTTGTGGTATGAATGGGATGAAGAAACCTTCGTTGTGAGTTTGGAAGATTAATAGATGTTGTTGTGGTTGGTCAGAACGGGTAGTGTGAAATATCGCTACCCGTTCTTCATTAGAAAAATATGAACGAAATATTATTAACTATACTAATTCTTCTTTTGTGGTATAATGTATTACAAATATGTACAGGAGCATTTGATTACGGGGTATCACAGTTTCGGGAAGTATCAACTCTTCTAACAATAATTATATTTGGGTTTGGGTTGATCTTCTCTATTGTTTTACCAACAGGGTATGATAAAATCACAATGTATCCTGCCACTAACACAAGAGTTGGTGATCAACTGATAATTCAAGCCGAGAACGTCCCAACACAAATATCATCTGATATTTCATTGATTAATAAACCAGTTCAAATCAAAAAAATATCAGAAAATAATGCGTGGGGTGGTTGTTTGCAGGTCAAATACGAAATAGAAATAATTAAAACCGAACTATAATACGAACATGCGACAACATATCCTCTGGAAAACTACCACTGAATATCCTTACATTCTAAACTTAGATTTAGGGTTCACACCTTATAAAAAAGGGTTGGATCTCTTATATAAGAAATTTGAATTTAAGGGTGGTGAACCACATTTTCAAATTACCACCCCTTGTGAGTATGCTGCACAATCTCATCTTATCATCACACAACGATATAACACGGTCGGTGATCTATTTGATATCATTCTTGCTAACGATGCTGCTCGACGTATGGGCTTTAGGAACATTAAGTTGATCCTACCATACTTCCCTGCTGCTCGTCAAGATCGAGTATGTAATGAAGGCGAACCTTTGACAATTAAGGTCTTTACTGATATGATTAATGGTTGCGGGTTTGATGAAGTAGTTATCCTATGCCCGCATAGTGAAGTGACACCCGCATTGATTAATAATGTTACAGTTCTTGATGAGCATGAATATATAGAGAAGGCACTGGAAACTTATAACCATGATCAGATCAATATCGTATGTCCTGATGCTGGTGCTGGTAAGCGTGTGGGTAAAATTGTAGAATTTCTATCGAACGGTCCAAAGAAATTCAAGACAGTAAACCTTATTCGCTGTGAAAAGGTTCGTGACGTTAAGGATGGAAGTCTTAAGGGTTTCTTTGTTCAAGCAGATGACCTTGGTGGTTGGCCCACTCTCATTTGTGATGATATTGTATCTCTTGGTGGAACCTTCATTGGGCTTGGAGAAGTTCTTAAGACTAAGAATTGTGGTAAGCTTATGTTGTTTACTGCTCACGCTGATTGTATCGAGGGTCTTGATAAGATGGCGAATTACTTTGACCATTTCTATACAACAAATTCTAAGCGTAATTGGGGAGAACTATCCTTGTCTCCCAATAAGGTGACTTGTTTTGATATTAACTTATGAAAATCAAACCGCATCTATTCTATCCCACTTCCTATTCATATAGGGAATATTAGAATTAGTGATTAGTGATTTTAAAATTCTAGAATCCTTTTTCGGAACAGTCAAAATAACCCAACTATCTTTAGTAATTCTTATAGTTGAATTTATATCGTAAAATGTTTTGAGATTGTGGGATATTGCTTTAAGATTATCTGTCCAATTTGGGTGTATTTTAATCTTAATATTTTGATTAGTCTTATCCACATACCCATCCCCATCTATTAATCCAGTTATGAAATATTTCAACTTATCAGGTGTTAAAAATTCAATTATGTTAAATGGATTATATGTCTTTTTCGGAACGATAGAAAACCTTTCAATCAATCTTCCCAAAGTATAATAATCATTTATAGCAATTCTACTCATTGTATAACCATCAACATTCCAACCATTTTCTCTATACACATCAACAATATCACAATTTGTTAATTTTGAAAATCTTTCTAGATGTTGTTTATCGTGAATACTAATCGATAATATCAACTGTTTTTGGGTTATACAACCATCTGCGGTAATGAATCCCCACCAATAACAATTCTCATCAATATCTAGGTTTTCCAACCATGTTATATCTTTTTTACTTTTGGTAACTTTTTTATGCAACTTATACGTTTTAGCCTTCCATCTAATTTGATCATTAGTTTTATCCTTTAGATGTGTCACTAAATCGTGAGTTTTCATAAACTCATAATTTTCAATAAGAAACTGTTCTTGTTCTCGACTCCATTTTCTTTCCTTCATACTATTATTTAGTAAAGAGGTTTCTTTTTACGAGGAATAAATTAAAATAAATTATATGATTACAAATCCCTTAACACAAACAGATGCTTATAAATTATCTCATCACGGGTTTATGGACCCATTGACGGAATATATTTACGCTAACCAAACACCAAGAGGTAGTAGTTACCTACCAGTTCTGAAACAATTTTATGATGATAAGTCCGTGATCTTCGGGTTACAACATTTCATCATTGATTTCCTAATTAATGATTATAACACTGGATTCTTCAATCTCCCAAAGGAGACTGTGATCAAGAAATTCAAACGTAGGTGTGATGCATATCTAGGAAAGGATAATGTTGATATGACTCGTTTTGAAGAATTACATGATCTTGGATATCTTCCAATTCGTATCAAGGCACTACCAGAGGGTAGCAGAGTTAATGTTAAAGTTCCATATTTTACCATTACTAATACTCACCCTAAATTTGCTTGGCTTACTAATTATCTTGAAACTATTATTTCCTGTGAAACTTGGAAACCGATTACCAATGCCACTATCGCATTTGAATTCCGTAAGATGTTTAATAAGTTTGCTATGGAAACAGTTGGAAATACCGATGGTGTCTGTTTTCAAGGACATGGATTTGAATTTCGTGGTATGAGTGGGAGACACGATTCTGCTATTAATGGTGCGGCATTCCTTTTAAGCTTTATGGGAACAGATACTATTCCTGCTATTGATTTACTTGAAGATTATTATAATGCTGATGCCGATAAAGAACTTATTGCTGCTTCTGTTCCAGCATCCGAACATAGCGTAAGTAGTCTTGGAACTGCATTAACAGGGGAGTTGGATTTCTTTAGAGATGCCATCACAAAACATTATCCAACTGGTATCGTTAGTCTTGTTAGTGACACCTACGACTACTTTAAAGTCATCACTGAGTATGCAACAATTCTTAAAGATGATATCTTAAATCGTCAACCCAATGAACTTGGATTAGCTAAAGTTGTATTTAGACCTGATAGTGGAAATCCGGTCAATATTATTTGTGGTGATCCTAATGCTCCTATTGGTAGTAATGAATACAAAGGCTCCGTTGAGTGTTTATGGGAAATCTTTGGAGGGACTGTATCTGAACAAGGTTATAAGACATTAAACCAAAGGGTGGGATTAATCTATGGAGATTCTATCACTCAACAAAGAGCGTATGATATTTTAACTCGTCTCAAAGAAAAAGGATTTGCATCTAATAATATTGTATTCGGGGTTGGGTCTTATACTTTAAATCTATTAACGCGTGATTGTTTGGGTATGGCTATTAAGGCTACTTGGGCGCAAGTTGATGGTGTGGGTTACGATATTTATAAAGATCCTATCACTGATGATGGTCTTAAAAAGTCTGCCAAAGGTCGTCTTAGGGTTGATCTAATTGATGGTGAATATGTTTTGAAAGATCAATGCACGGAAGAAGAAGAATCTGGAGGAGAACTCAAGACAGTTTTTCTTGATGGTAAATTGATTGTTGATCAAACACTTACTGAGATTCGTGCAAGAGTCGCAACACAATTCTAATATGAAACATATAGTAATTAAAGCACCAGAAAGAAAGCACATTCACCAAGATATACTTAGCGTATTTTTAGCTGGTTCTATCGAAATGGGAACCGCTGAAAACTGGCAAGATAAAGTTATTGATGGGCTTTCTATTCATCATCGTATAGCGTTCTTAAATCCTCGTAGGGATGATTGGGATAGCACATGGACACAAGACCTCAATAATCCACAATTTTATGATCAAGTGACTTGGGAGCTTAACATGTTGAATAAGGCGGATATTATAGTGATGTATTTCGATCCAAACACTAAGTCTCCTATCAGTCTTCTTGAACTTGGATTGTATGCAGGTAGTGGAAAACTTATTGTGTGTTGTCCTGATGGATTCTGGAGAAAGGGTAACGTTGATATCGTATGTCAACGTTTCAACATTCCAGTATTCACCAATATTGAAACTCTTTTAATGGAAGTGAAGAATCAAATTAATTAAAACCGAAGTATAATAAACATATGAAACAAGTAATGCTAAAAGAATATATTCGCAATCCAGAAACCCAACAACCCCGTGGTATTGCGCTCGCAATTCGTAAAGATGATGAAGTCCTTTATGGTTTCTCTCTTTTGAATACTAAGATGGATCGTTTTGATAAGACTGTCGGATTCAACATTGCACTTAACCGTGCTTTGTCTGATTCTTACACTCTTCCTGATACTCCTGATCGTGAAGCTATGGTTCTAGGGGCTTTCAATCGTTTGGAACAACGCGCATTGAAATACTTTAAGGATATTGATCCTGCTAAGGTTAAGCTTTGCCCATCCAATATCGAAAGTCCTTATCTTGAAAATTAATATGAAATATCTAATTATACTGGTAATCGGAATCGTTTCACTATCATGCACTGATGCTGAACGTTCAAAGATTGGTGGATATGGTGATAAGTTTAAGGTAGAAATGTATTCCGGTGGTCAAAAGGTTCGTGAATGGACTTCCAGTGGAAAAGTATTATCAGAAAATGGTTCTGATGGTTACTATTTTAATGATAATGAAACCGGAAAACTCATTGAAGTTAGTGGTGATGTAGTTATCACTAAACTGTAAACAAAACATCTTTTACATTATAAATATCCGGTGTTCGAATCATCGGTCTTGGAAGGCCCGCCTACCTAACAGGGCTGATAGCTTAATGGAAACTAAAAGCGTTATAATGTGAAAACTCAGTGGATAGGTTGTAACATCCCACTTTTTAAGTAGAAAACAGAAGTGTAAGCTGTAAATGATTCCACAAATATTCTAGATGATAAGTTGTGGATGTGTTCTCACCTATTGGCTCATAACTGATAGAACTAGTGGGGTTGGAGTAACGACCAACTACTTAATCTTGTATAGAGAGTAAGAATCTTTTTCATGCGGAGTTTTCGGTCCCGTTCTTATAACCGATACATTTTAATATTATGAATAACAAAGACGGACTAGGAGACAGAATAAAAAATTACGAAAGTATTTCAGAGCATTACTTTCTACCAAAGACTCCGATTATTATTCGCGTTGATGGTAAAAGTTTTCATACGTGGACTAAAGGTTGTCAAAGACCTTTCGATCAAACGCTGATCACTTGTATGTTTGAGTCTGCTAAAGAAGTAGCTAAACAAATGCAAGGTTGTAAAGCTTTGTATGCTCAATCGGATGAAGTAACATTTGTTCTTACTGATGATACTACTCTTGATTCACAACAATGGTTTGGCGGTAGACAGAACAAGATTGAAAGTGTTACTGCTGCAATGATGACAGCATACTTTAATAAGAATTGGTTACATTCTGTTCCTAGACATATGGTTGATTATGATTTTCACGTAGATTACACCCCCGCTATCTTTGATGCCCGTGCTTTTCAATGTCCTAAAGATGATGTTGCTAATGTCTTTCTATGGAGAGTAAAGGATTGGGAACGTAATAGTCTCAATATGTATTGTGAACAGTTCTTCTCTCATAAGGAACTGCAAGGTCAAGGTCGTGCTGATAGACATGAAATGCTTCATAAGATTGGACATAATTGGGCTACTGAATGCACCGATCAACAAAAGAATGGTTCGTGGTATTCTCCGGGAAAACCTGATAAGTTCAACCTCACTAATTACTATGATATCGATGATTATATCTTTCGTGACGGTATTGCTTATGTAATGTCAAAGAAGATGCAATCAGAGGATTTAAGTTGGATGAGTAAAATGATTGTAAAGAGAATGGGTTAATGAATCATTAATCAAAATATAATAGCGATATGATGACAATAAAATTGGATACAAGTATTTTAGATAAATTTCTCGAATACTTCGAAAACGATAATAAGTTCATCGAATGTAACTTCAATTTTCAAATCTCTGGGAAAGATGATGGTGAGGATTTCATGTTGAATGATTCCGCGTCATTTATTAAAGATAGTAATGGGAACCTTCAGGTTTCTTATAATGGGCAACTATACAACCTACAGTTTTGGCTTGATGGTTGGGATTATGACGATGCTAATATTGACGCTATCTATATCACAACTATAACTAAAAGATATTAATTAAAATCAAAATACCATACTGGTATGGAACACGACGAATTTATCAGTCAGTTGAAAGAAAAGTTCTACAATAAGAATACTTGGCTTAAACCATCATATGCTTTACAAGATGCAGTTCTCGATACAATCAAATCATTTCTTCTGAAAAAGAATCTCGTTATTATATCTAGATCTGATCTTTCTAAATTGGAAAATAAGGCAGCTAATATTCCTGAAAATTATTGATATGAAAGTAACTGTTAAAAACTGTATCAAACGTCTCGAAAAAGAGAAAGACCTTCTCGCTAAGAGACGAGATTCTATTAGAGAATATCTTGATGAACTTCAAGAACTTGATGATAATTGTAATAGTGCAATTGAAGATATTGAATGTGCTATTGATAAACTAAGTGAACTTGTATGAAAATTACTAAGAAAAAGGTAACTACTGTTACTGAGACTATTACCTATAACATTCATCCGAATGTTAGAATTATGGATGTTATTGTTAATGGTAAAGCTAGTCCAAGACAAATATTTAAGCATGGTAAGATCGTTAAAGATGGTGATTATACGGTTGATTTTTGGCCTATCTATGATCCTGATTTAACATATCTTGAAGAAACTAATCCATTTTGGCGTCACAATAAAACAAAAGATTCTAAATGGTTTGAAGGTAATCCTCTTCCAGATGATGTGAATGATATTGATGTATCCAAGATCGTCTTTACAAGTGGTTATGATCATTCCTTTTGGACTGTAGACTTGGAACCAATTCCTGTAGTGTTTTATGGAGACTATATTGATGCTGGTATTCGGTCGGGTAGGTTTGACCTTAAAAAATTACACAAACATCTTTCAAAACATAAACAAGTCAAAACCATTTCGGAAATAGAAATGATCCCATGGTATAATAATGATGGTTCAGAGACATATTTCACTATAACAGTATTACCAACAGTTAAACAGTTAAAGGAATTGAAAAAAAATAAACAACGAAGAGGAGAGTTTTTCTACAAACCTTGGAATGAAACTGATTACTTGGGAGTGAAGAAGTTCTACATCGGAAAAGATTAATTAAAACCGAAATATAATTGCGACATCGAAAGTCGCTTGACAAATCAAAAAACTAAACTAAGATAAACACATGTTTGAGAATAAAAGAAACGCAGAAGTCGTGACTGTTAAATCAGTTACTCGTAAGGAAGTTAACGCATTCCTAAACAATGCTAAAGCAGAATCATCCAAGACTCGTTCTGGTAACGGGGCATTGAAATTCAGTTCAAGTGGTGATTCGTTTACCGATCAGTTTACTAAGGCTGGTAAGTATAAGGAACCTCGTAAGTTCTCTCAAATCGCACAAGATTGTGAAATGTTGTGGGGTGAAGACCCTCTCAAGTGTGTGAAGTTCGCATTGTTTCTTCGTACTATTCCTCGCGTAGTTAATCTTCCTGATGGAAGTAAGACTGAACTTCCTCAAAAGGGAACCGAGTTGAAGCATGAAGCAATTATGCGTATGCTTTGGTTGAGTGATAAGTCTCCTCAAGCATTCTGGAATAACATTCTATTGTTTGTTTCTCTTGGATCTTGGCACGATGTTTTCACTATGCTTCAATATGATCTTAGCTACAACGGTTGGAATAATCGTAAGCTTGATTGGGATAAGTTTGGTGAGTTGATTCTTGCTGGTCTTAACAATAAGAACACCTGTGATCTTATTAAGAAGTATCTTCCTCAAATCAAGTCTCGTAGTCAAGCTACGACTATTGATGCTCAATCCAACAATGCTATTGCTAAGTGGATTTGCTCTCTAGTCTTTGGTAACAAGGAAAGCGCATCTTCATACAAGGCTTATCGTAAGATCAAGACTAGTGGAACCGCGCATGATTGGCAAAAGCTTATCTCCCAAAAGAGAATGAGTGAATTGGATTTCAATAAAATTCATGGTCGTGCTCTATCAATTCTTGTTAAGAGTAAGTTCTTAAAGAACCAAGGACTTAGCGATAAGTATGCATCTTGGATTACTGCACCTACCACCAAGGAAGTTAAGTATACTGGATTCGTCCATGAACTCTTCGAAGGTAACTGGAAGAACGATAAGAACAACGAAGCAACTATCAATAAGCAATTCGATACTCTTGTTCAAAAGGCAAGAACTAATGAAGTTACTGATTTGATTGTCGTTCGTGATACTTCTGGATCGATGTCTTCAATTTGTCCCGGCACTAAGTCTTCATGTCTTGATGTTGGAAAGGCAATCGCTCTATACTTTAGTGAATTCCTTCAAGGAACCTTTGCGGGTCATTGGATTGAATTCAACTCTGATGCTAAACTTCAAAAATGGGTTGGTCAAACTCCCGTTGATAAGTGGAAGAATGATAAGTCAAGCTTTTATGGTGGAACTAACTTTCAAAGTGTTGTTAATCTTCTCGCTAAGATGAAGAAAGAGGGAACACCTGAAAGTGATTTCCCTAGCGGTATCCTTTGCATTTCCGATGCAGAATTCAATCCTACTTCATTAGGTAAAACTAATGTTGAGACTGCGTTGACTACTCTTCGTAATGCTGGATTCTCCAAGGCTTATGTTGATAACTTTGTGATTATTCTTTGGAACCTTCAAAATAGTTATTATGGTAAAGGGTCTGGTGAAAAGTTTGAGACTGGTAAAGAAGTAAACAACGTTTACTATCTGGGTGGGTATAGTGCCTCCGCAGTTAGTTTCCTTTCAGCTAAGATCAAGACAACCTATGATCTAATCAACGAGTGTCTTAATCAGGAAGTTTTGAATATGGTTGAGATTTAAATATCTTAAACTTTCTATCTAAAAAGAGAGTGGAGTCTTTGTAAATAAAGTTTCCGATGCGACCAACTTTATCTAGAATCAATAGACAAGCCGACTGATTTGGAAAAATTTACAATGACAATAATAACAGCAAAATTAGAAGAGGTTGACAAATCTAAATTTCATGATTAAATAAAGATCCGATGAGGTTTCGGTAGCTTCCTATGGCGAACAAATAAAACTACCAATAAGATTGCTTCAGCAAATATATTTTTATTTAAGGAAAAACAAAAGCAATCTGATAAGAGGACAAACTACAAATACAAAAAATCAAACGTCCTCTGATAAGAATAAGTAACAGCAAAAACAATAAAAAATAAAAGCAAATATGCTAAACGATGAAAGTCGTCCGGGTATCCTCACCATATTAGAGGTTGTAATATGGAGCTTAGAAGGGAGTCAATCTTAACTTATTCTGATAAAGTCATAAACTGCAAATAAAAATACTATTATGCAAAATAGCCTGTCGGTGGGTCCGAGGTAACTAAAACGGTTCGATTCCGTATCTATGACTTGCATAAAATCTCTTCAGCAAATAACGGAACGTAAAACTCCCATACGTGTGGTTCAAATCCCGCTGCTCACACTTTATTAAAAAGTGGGTATAGCCAAGTGGTAAGGCAGGAGTCCAAAAACAATGAGATTTAATAGAAATACTCCAGCAAATAACGCAACAAGGAACCGTGTGTCGAACGTTCGATTCGTTCTCTCCCACCATATAAGTAAAATGGGAGGTAGCTCAGTTGGTAGAGCAACGGTAAGCAAAAAACATAGTATTTCGATAGGATTATATTCAGCAAATATACTACTCAACTGTTAATTGAAAAAAGTAAAAGTAATCCGATAAGAATTTCAGCAGCATAATATCGTAACTATAACGACTCTAAGGTAGCTTAGGTTTGGGAAACCAATACGGCGATGGTAGATAGGTAAACTAAGTTCTTTATAGAATATGTAAACCCTACGGGACGAACGATTGAATATTTATATATTCTTTAATGTGTCAGTGAAAGATGAAATTCTGATAAAATTAGCAACAGCAAACCAAACAAAAATTTGACTTTTAATCAAACAATAAAATGCTAATTTGATACATGGAAATATTTTATATCATAACACTATCATTCATATTGAATGTATTATGGTCAATGATGGGTAGAGCTAGAAATAGAAACAACCTCATTTATCATGGTGTATTAGTATTTCTATCAAATCTATTATGGATTCTTTTTATGAAAAAGTTAATGACTTCCGATACGGAATCTTTAATATATGGAAGTATTGGTGGGACTATTGGTGCCATTTGTGGACAACCATTATCAATGTTTATTGAACGTGTGTTGAATGCTAAGAGTGATGATCACATAGAATAATATGGAAGACTACTGGACAAAAAATAATCTAATCAAACCCGCATCAAGGATCGTATGTGCTGCTAATAGGCATAAAGAATCTGGTAGGATTGTCTGTGGTGCTCGTCATTGGGATAATGTAATGCGTTCACAAAAACTTGAATCAGAAACCTTTAATAATTGGGATCAAGGATTCATCAATCAATTTGGTGAATGGTTGAATAGAGAAGAAGCGTGGGTAATTGCCGAAGAGCAGGGACAGATTAGAAATCTTTGTTACGACAAACAGACGGGTTACTTATTCAGCGAAAATTTATACTAAGATGGAAGAATATTATGTATTTATAACACCCGACAATGTAATATGGGGGGTGGGACTTTCTAAGAAAGAAACAGTAGAGGATGCTCTTAAAAATATTAATGATTATCCCGATTGGGATTCTAAGCCAAAGAGTGGTAAGATTGTGAGAGCTACATATGAACTAGCATGGGAAATCTGGGATAATGGATTCAATGAAGATGTGTGGGACTTAGAGAAGAATGGTGAAATGTGGTTAGCTATATTAAAGGATAATAATCCAGATGATCATTATACTCAACTTACTATAAAGGAAACAAAACTAAAATACAATTAATTAAAACCGAACTATAATAACAATATGAAGAACATGAACATCGCAACCGCATTGAAAGAGAAAAATCGAATCACGGGACGCATTAGTGTATTGCAAGCACAAGTCTATAAGTTTAATACCTATACTAAAGGAGTTGATCAAGACTTCAATTCGAATGATCTTTTAGTAAAACTACAAGAAGAGTGGGCATTCCTAATTGATCTTAAGACTAAGATCACAAAGGCCAATGTTGGTATTACTGACAAGTTGGTGCGACTCACAGAATCCAAGGCTGAACTTTCCTTCTGGAATAGCTTTAGGAATACTGGATCAAGTGAGACTAAGAGTAATGAACGCAAGTATATTGACGGTGAGTGGGCATATGTTGAGGTTGCAACCGTCAATACCATCAATAGTAAAACCGTTCAAGAGAACGTTGATCGTGTTCAAAAGCAAATTGAAGATCTCCAAGATGAGATTGACAATTATAACGGGACCACAAAGATTTAAACAATTTGGATAGTCCGATCTGTAGTAAGTGAAAGAGGGCGCGACCCCCTCAATTGGGGCTTAGTCAGTCGTAGGATGACAACCTACCTATCCATAATAATTTCCGGGAGTAAGTAAGGACATTCAACATTTAGTGATTTCACTAAAACACCGAACTTTGATAATGTTACTGATAATATTTCCTATTTTCGAATAGGAATAAAACTTAAGGTTTAAAACTTAGTAGTTTAAAATTCAAACATTAAAGTTTAAAATTTAGTTATGTTGAATAGAAGCTATTGAAACCGGAATCCATTTTTTATAATAAACTTAAAATACTGATAAATTTATGAAAACTACAACTTTTAATTGGGATGATGATACTATTGATTCCCGTGATATTATTGAACGACATGAGGAACTACAAGAAGAATTCGATTCTCTTGTAGAAGCCTTGGAAGAGGCAGAATCAGACTTCAGATTTGTGAATGATAGTGATGAATCATCACTATATGAATATCAAGATGCTGAGAATACCATTAGCTTGGCTCAAGATGCTATTGAAGATTTCAATCTATCAGATAATAGGGAGGAACTCGATTTATTGAATAAAGTGATCGCTCAAGGTGAGGATTCTCCTGATTGGCATCATGGCGAAACTCTTATTCATGAATCGTACTTCACAGAATACATTAAGAATTTGATCGTTGATTGTTATGATTTCCCATCCGAATTAACTGATGGGAAATGGCCGTTTAACCACCTAAATTTCGACTTTGAAGGAGCGGCAGAAGAAGCTAAAGTGGATTATTCTACTATTGAAGCTGGTGGAGAAACTTATTATATTAGAAGCGTTTGACTAGGTAGAAAACATTCCGAAGAGATTAAACAAAAAATGAGAGAAGCTAGACAAAGAATTTCTAATGATGATTAATTATAAGACATTAACAGTTCAAGAACTAAAAAAGGATTACTCTGAAAGACATGGATTTATTTTCCAAGGTCCAAATAGATCATCTGATAAAGCTATTGAACATCTTTGTAATACATTGATTCAACATAATATCACTAAGGAATATCCAGAATTTGTTGTTAGATTGGATGATCTTAATTTAGTCTTTGTATATCAAGACGATTTCGATGCTCCTCCATTTTTCCATAAGGCTGATATTGCAACTCAAATGGGTATCTGTAAAATAGAATCCTTATCAATCTTCTTAAAAAAACAACCCTAAAATAATATGTATGAACTAATTAATCCCATGACTTATGGGCAAGCGGCAGATGTCCTCAATAGATGTGATGAAGATGATATTCCAATCTATATTGTATTGACAGACTTGAATAAAAACATTACCAAATTTCCAATTGATAACTTCCAAATGTTTAAGGAAGTTACTGGACATGACATTAATGAGATGTTTCCCTTTAGCTTTTCCAAAGATGATGATGCCGTATATATCGGTAATTAAAACCGAAATACACTTTGGGTATGACAAGACAAAGACTTCTCACAGCGTATAATCCGAAGATTGCTAAGAATGAAAAGTATGGATGGAAGTCATTTGGCTTACATCTTGCACCTCACAAACTTGGTGGTAAGAACATCTGTTGTAATGCTAGTGCTGGTTGTATCAAGGCTTGCTTGAATACAGCGGGACAAGGTGTATATAATAGGGTTCAACAATCTCGCATTAAGAAGACTGAGTTCTTCCATTCAAACCGTGAAGAGTTCCTCCGCAATCTTTATAGGGAAATCAATGCCAAAGTAAATACTGCGGCTAAGACTAATGAGAAAGTTAGCTTTCGTCTTAACCTTACTTCCGATGTTGCATGGGAAACTGTTAAGCTTGATGGTAAGAACTTCATGGAACATTTCCCAACAGTTCAATGGTATGATTACACTCCTAATCTAAAGAGAGTTCTTAACTTTCTTACTGGTAAGTTTCCAAAGAACTATCACCTCACGTTCTCTCGTAAAGAAGATAACCAATCTGATGTAGAGATCGCTATGGGTTGCGGTGCAAACGTGGCAGTAGTCTTTGATGAGAAACTTCCTAAGACTTGGATGGGTAAGAAAGTCATTGATGCTACTAAGCATGACCTTCGCTTTCTTGATAAGAAAAATACCATTGCTGGTCTTATCGCTCTTGGTAAAGCCCGTAGAGATACCAGTGGATTCGTAGTGAAAGCATAATATGATAACTAGTATATTTGAAACAATACATCCTTGGCTAATGACAGATCATTGTCTTAGGGAAATGGATGGAGAAGAACACCAATGTTGTAATGATCACACTGGTTGTATATGGAATGATGGTCATAACACTTGTATGTTTGATATCCCGTCTATTAAACGATATGACTCTCCCCTTCTAAAGATTAAAACCAAAATACAATAGCAACATGATTAAGAAAGAAAAGAGTGGCATTAAAAAGCTGATCCACAACACCAAATGTCTTTTGATTAAAGACTATGAGGCAAAGTTGGAATCCTCTCGGCTTACTAGGAAGATGATCTTAGAATCTACTCGCGGATCTATTAACCATTTCTATAACATGGATGGTGTTCAGATTCGTGGATACTATAAGCGTTCTACTCGTTTTAATAATGTTCTTCCTACCCATCCTCTACTTGTAAGATACAAATAATATGAAACGTGGTCTTACTCTACTGGAAGTTGTAATTGGATGTGTAATCACATTAATTATTGCAACTCTCATGTTTTCTATAGTATCTAATATATTATCTAGCGAGCATCCTGACACTGATTTTGATTATACCTATATCAATCCACAACTCGAAACCGCAAAGCAACAAAGGAAAATGGTGGAAGAACTCAAACGTCAAAATGATTTGATGGAAGAACGTATGCACCGATTGGAACAGAAGTAATATGAAATACACTAAAGAACAAATCTCTAGCTATGTCTTGGGTTGGCTTAGTGCTGGTAATGAGACTCATGATTTCAATGATGTCTTTGCTGCTATCAAGAATGCGGCTTTAATGGTAGATGATGCCCAAGATGGTATTGAGTCTTATGTTGAGAGGTTCCAATTGTATAATCAAAGGGACTAATTAAAACCGAAATATAATAAAGCCATGTTGGAATCCAAAGATAAAAGATTAACTCGAAATATTAACCTTGCCAATAAAGAAGTTGAACTGTTTGTTGGATACTGTGACATACTTCTTAAGAAGAAGTTGAACCATACATCTTTGGGTGTTACAGATGCTGATGGTAACAAATTTTGGGATGTAAACTTCGATGGTGTTGGAATTATAGCCAATGAAGACTTTAATGAGTTTGAAGTTGGGCATGAAGTTTATTATCCCGGTAATTACTATGAACCAGAGTCTTCAGACTATGCGGAAGATGGTAAGTATTCGACATTAAGAGAAGCACTATGGGCAGTTCTTACTATCTGGTTGAAGTATGATTATAATAACTTTTTAGAATCACAATGGGCGGAAGAATGTGCAGGAGAATTAGAAGAATAATAATTATATGGGATACTATACACTAATAACAATTGTCGTTTGTCATTTCGTTTTTGACTTTTTCTTGCAAACATCAGAGATGGCTAAAAATAAAAGCTCATCTAATGAGGCTTTATCTAGTCATGTTATGGTTTATTCCGCTGGACTTTCCTTAATGGTAATGTTAAATTTTCCATTGATTCATGAATGGGGATTCTTATTCATTATCATTAATGCTATTGCACACTTTGTCACTGATTGGGTAACAAGTAGGGCATCATCCGCTCTATATAAAGAAGAACGTTATCATGAATTCTTTACAGTAATTGGAGTGGATCAAATGGTTCACTATATCACACTATTCGGAACTTTCATCTGGTTAACAAACATATGATATTTAATATCACCAAAACTGTTAAATGTAGGATTTGTGGAAAGAAGGGTAAGACCACTTCTAAGGCATCAGTGGTAAGATCTCAGCTAAATAATAACATTATTACAATGTGGCAACATGATGGTAGTAAAGCTGGATGGGAATGTAATGATGGGTTTGGTTGTAAGAAGTTAATTAAAACCAAACTATAATCTGGGTATGGCTGCTACTTATACAATCATTACAGAATTTGAAATGGATACTTTATTCAAGTCTGAGAAGAATTGGAATAAAGTAATTGAAGGTGGTGAATATGTTTACACCTTTGTTCCTAAGAAGAATCCAGATACACTTGTTAAAGTGTTTTCATCTGTAACTCCTAATGGAGTATCAAGGAAATGTGGTGGTGATGCAATTAGGATTTGTGCTATCAATACAAAGACTAATAAAGGTATCCTTAAAACTGGTCGTGTTAATAGAACTGCTGGTTGGGATGACCGTGTAAAGAATAAGGTGTTGGAAACAATTAACAAGATTTGGTAATATGAAAAAGAGATACATTCGGTTCTGGCATGGGTTTAGCCCTAATGATAAATTAGTTCAAAAGATTGCCACCTTTTGCCATCTGGAATTACATGACGGTAAGGAGTTTTATGCATATGATGGATCATTAGATGATTTCGAAAAGCTATATAATAGTAAGTTCATCGTCTTTGATGATTACATTGCAGTAACTCAACGCAATACATTTGGACAACGTTAAAGTCCTAATTAAAATCGAAATATAATTACGAAATGATTACTCCATATCTAGTAATGTAACATTTCTATTATAAATAACTTTTGGGTCTTTCGTTCAACGGATAGGACTTTATTATATTAATGGCATCGTAGCTCAATGGAAGAGCAACACCCTTCTAAGGTGTGGGTTGAAAGTTCGAGTCTTTCCGGTGTCACCATCTATATGAAACTGGAAACACTTATACTTCAAACATTAGCTAAAGTTCGTGACCATGAGCTTAATGTAATGGAAGCATTTGATATTCTTAGTAAAAGACTCAGTGATGAGTTTGATGAAATACATGATAAGTGGTTAGAAGAAATAGAAAACTTTGATTAATATTATGGCATTAGGTAAACCAGAACAAATAGAACATGCTTGGGATAGAACTAAGCGTGGTGGTGAAAAACGTAAATCTGCTTATCGTAAAGCTAATAAGAAAAATAATATTCGTGGAGAAAGACGTAGAGCTAATGCTGATCTAGAATATCATCCTGAGTATCGAAAATATGAAGGATGGGAGTATTAATTAAAACCGAAATATAATAGTCGTATGAACTGGAAACCAATTAAAGATGTTCCAACTGAAGGTTATCTAAAAGAATTACTGTTGTATACACCTAAAAGTGACAAGTATAGAGTTGGATACGCATTTCCAATTGATGAAGAGTGTAATCGTTCGCGCATTATGTTTATCGTAGGGTTAGACTTTCTTCAAACATATGATGAACCTACACATTTTGCCAATCTTACAGAGCCTGTATAATTAAAACCGAACTACAATCCGGGTATGATGCATGCAAGTTATTTAGAGGCGATTTTTAATCGTAAAGCACAAGATGAAGCTATTCGTAATATGAAGGCTCTTATCAAGGATATTGAATATGATGGATTTGTAGTAACCGGAGTTTCTGGTATTACTATGGGTGCTATCATGGCAAGATCATGTCGAAAGAAATTGATTATTATTCGTAAAAGTAATAATACCCATTCTGGGCATTCTGTTGAAAATTTTGATTCCGGTTCATATATCTTTCTCGATGATTTGATTGCATCGGGACTTACGTTTAAAAGAGTGAAAAGAGAACTAAGGGACGCACAGCAACGATTTAGTTGGATTGGTAAAAAGGCACCCAAAATCATTGGCAAGTTGCTATATTGTGATGATGCAACCTATAAAAAACTTTGATTAAAACCGAAATATAATTTGGGTATGAAACGACTTGTAAATGGAACTTATTTTTCCCCTATTGTCACAATAGATGGGAAGAAAATCATTAATGTATCAAGATATGGGAATCCTTTTGGTTGTATGTGGACTTGGAAAAATACCAAGACTGAACAACATCCTTGGCACGTAAAAACTTTAAATGGAAAACACGCTTGCTTTTGGCCGAATGAAGGTTATAAGTTTGCCGCAATGGATTGGATTGAACATCAATAATTATATGTGGAAAAGTGAACGAAAATCTGTAATATGTTTGAAGAAATACAAGATAGTATTGATCGTGATATACTACTAAACGAAATTTATGTTTTTGTAGCAATGAAACATCGAGCATGTGATCCATGGAGAGAAGCCTTAGATGAATGGCAATCCAAGGTTGAACGTTTAACTGGATGGGATACTTACACAGAAATCGAAAACCATAAGAAATCTATAAATTAAAACCGAACTATAATAACGACATGACAACGACTAATAAACAATTGGATGCAGCATCTGTCCGTGATAAGATTCTTAATGCTAAGGGTAGCTTTGTTAAGGCTGCTTGGAAGTCTAACCCTAAACCTAAAGCAGAATTTAAAAACATTCTTCTTGAAAAGAATACCGTTGCGGTTGTTCAAGCGGGTGTAAACTTTGCCAATCTTTCATCTGTTAAAGATGCTATTGCTGCTGGTGAACGTGGTGAAGTTCAAGAACTTCCTTGGGGTAAGTGGTATGAAGACAAGCTCACTGGTAAGAGTTGGTTCCCTCATGTTATTGAACATAAGGATGAACTTTACCTTCGCCTTTATCCTAGTCAGGGTAATAACCATAAGACCACTAGTGTATTCTATGCTGATGGTAAAGAAGTCACTAAGGATGAGTTTGCTGCATATCTTACGAATAGTGATGCTAAGAAGCTACTGGAACCTGAAAAGGATTTGCTCTGCTTTACTATCAAGTTGAATAATCTTCTTGATCTTCCGCAAGACGTTGACTAATCAATTTATAATTAAATGGACTTTTTAAAATGTATTGGTGGAATATTGGGTGGTGGAATCATGCTTACCACCATGATTATCATAGGAAAGCAAATGGTTGATCCAAAAAGTGATCCTATTTATAAACTAGGTGTTCTCGACACCAAACGAGAAGCATTCAATCATGGATTCATGACAAAAGAAGTTAATGAAAAAGATGAAGTGATCTATCGTTGGTTAGAGGCTCATAAATACAACGAACAATAAATTAAAACCAAACTATACTACTGATATGAGGATTAAAACAACTACAAAATCTGACCGAATTGAACTTTTAACCATCCTACTTAAGATGGGTTATAAATGGCATGGTGATGATAATTTTAAAACATCTGGTGATATTGAATCCCGATATCCTAGTAGCAATTGGCCTTGTGTTGATATTGGTGGAGATGATAATGAAGCTGATTACATGAGTGGTTGTCCTAATACCAGATCCACTTGTGAGTATCCTCAAGATGTCCTTAGTATTCTTAAACTATTGGCTACTGGTGATATTGTCATCGAAGTTCCAAATATTGGAGACTACACAGCTAAGGTTCATAAAGATAAAATCGTGGTTGGTTGTCAGACTGTTTCATTTAAAGCATTTGAAGAACTGGTGAAAGCTTTCAATAAGCAAAATGGAAATTAATTAAAACCGAAATACAATAACGATATGAAAACAATTACTGTAAGTCAAGAGTTCTTCGATGCTGCTATGTCATTAGCTTCTTATATTCACGAAACCGAGTATGATAATTATACAGAGTTTTTGGAGGATGGTAATAATTCCGAAGATCATGTTTACTATCAAGCATCTATCATTAATAGTGATGGTGATGATAGTGAAACTATTCTAGAACTGATTGAAGTAGACTTCAACAAAACACTAGATCGAACCATTAATTAAAACCGAAATATACTGAAACTGTTATGAAAACTGAAAATAAGCAAAAACAAATCGTGGTCAATGTCTCTGAGGAATCAAAGACTAAGATCAATTCACTTAAGGAAAAGTTCAAGGCTTCTGATAAGGAGTTCATTGAAGCGGTCCTCATTCTATTGGAAACTGTCTCTGATGAAAAATTTCAAGAAGCAGTAGAAAAGATCACAGTTACTAAGCAAATTGCTAAGGTGAAAGCTCGTATTGCTAAACTTGAAGCGAAAATCGCTGAAGAAACTGAAAGTCTCGCTGAATAATAGCAACATTTAACCCATAGTTATCAATATAGTTTTTCATTTTTCATTTTCTATATTGATAATTATGGGTGATTGCTTGGCTTGAGCCTTTCATTATATTGTCAATCGCCCATAAAGGTTGGAGATTGGTATAATGGAAACATTTCATCTGATTCTCCTCTATTGTTAAATCAAATGCCGCACAAGGAATTATATGATCAATATGCCACTCGCCGTAATTGTTCCATGTCATTCCTTCTGTGAATGATTTTTCAAGCCAACCCATCAAGAATTCAATTGAACAACCCACTAATACTAGAGTAGAATTTGATTTATATAAGACTGCTGCTCTAAGTCTGCTTCTTAGATTGTTCGCCAATCTTCTATGTGTGCGTTGGGTAGATTTACTGGTAGTATACATGTCAATATCCTTGTAGTGACGGGAACACAATGAATGGTTGGTTAGAATATCTTTATTTTCTGATAAACAATATAAAAGTCCGTCAATTGATATTGTCTTCCTCTTCATACCACAATATCTCATTTTATTAAACTCTACAATAATTCTTGGGTTAGACACTACTCCTATCTGTAAAAGAAATCCATTAACAGAAACACACTCATATTCAACATTTGTATCCAAACAATAAACGTGGAATATTTTATCTTTATGTTCCAGCTTAATAAATCTATTAAGGGAATGGATAGTTCTTCTTCTAAATTCGTTAAACGTTTTAACATTGTTGTGATTGTGTAATCCATAAGATTTTAAGAATGCTGGAGTCTTATTGACTTCAACCAACTGTTTAGTAAATGTATCATATATAACCATATAAATATTTAGTCAAAACGACGACAACAAAAAAACAAACAAATAACAAATAAAAAAACAATGAATCGTAACACAAAACGCGCTCGAAAAGGTTCACCTAAAGATGGTATTGCTCCAGTGAGTAATCAAATTGAAATTACTATTGGCACTGGTGCTGGTAGGCAATTTGGTGCTCGTAATTATGAGAGTATTTTCACTGGAAGTGTGTGCAATACATCTCGCCCAGCAGGAAAACGTAAGTGGGTTGGTGCGGCTAAGGCTAGCGGCGGAAGTAATAATCAATGAGATATTTCAGATATATAACTGATCTACCATTTTGGGTAGGACTGCCAATATTTTTAACTGGTAGCTTGCTCGTATCATTTGGTTTATTCCTTTATATATTCGGAGTAATTATGTGTCTGTTTGGTTGCTGGACATTCTCTAAGAATCTTAAAGAAGATCCTTATGCCAGTAGTGGTCAAGCCATTGTATGCTTACCGCTGATGGCGATTGTCTTGTGGGTTTCCACTAACCAATTCATGGATACATATATTATTGTAACTTTTGGCACACTATATGTTATGCGAACTGCTATCGCATTATATTTAGGATTTTGGGGATTCCAAGGATTTAGAAAATGAGTAATTATAGACTACCAAAAATTCCAGTTCGACCAAAGAAAACCGAAAGGGAATATGCAATTGAACTAGCTACAAGTCTCCACTCTAAACAATGTAGGTGGAACCATACTGATGGTTGTAGTTGGCATTATAGCAATTGGGATAATCCTTGTGGACCTAGAAAGTCATATCTCGAAAAGGCATACAAACTTCTATCTAAGAATGATATTCATACTATCAATTCCGTATTATCAAATATATGAAAAGTAAATCAGCTGTTGTTATTTGGAATGCTATAGTATCTTTAGTTCCTATAGTATTACCATTGATTGTTCAACATAAAGACTTAATTATCAAAACTGCTAAGAAGGTAAAAGTTGGATGATATTAATTAAAACCAAACTACAATAATACCATGAGAAAGATTAGTGAAGAAGCTGCCGATGCTCTTATCTTTGGATATAAGTATAAGAAGTCTAATACCGAAGTAGTGGTGATTGGCAATTCTACCTATCTCAAACTTCATGGCAATACAATTGCTCGTAAGATTGGTGGTGAGCTTACTATTACGATGGCGGGATGGTTTACTAACTTAACAAAGGAAAGGCTTAATGCTCTTCCTGTGGGAGTGCGAATCAATTCCTCAAATGGTCAATATTATCTTAATGGAACTCCTTGGGATGGTGAATGGATTAAAATTTAATTACAATCAACCAGTTAGGAGATGTAGGTAATGAAGACATATAAGATTGAATCTTTTAGCGTTGGTGGATCGTCAGGATCTTATTGGGAAACATATTATTCCACTGGTAAGAATATAAAAGAAGCAAAAGCTAATCTTGTTAAAAAGGTTGGATGCACTAAAGACTATTTTGATGATCGAGAATATAACAAAATCACAATGATTAAAACCGAAGTATAATTTGATTATGAAAGAGAAGATCGAAGAAATTATCCTAGCATATCAGAATGATATTACAGAATATATGCAATCTTGTATTAGTTTAAATAATTATCAATTTGATATTGATTATAAATTGAATGAAATGAAACTAGAAATCCTTGAATTGTTAGAGGATGAAGATTGTTTGAATTATATCGATTATCTAAACTAATATGAATATGTCACCAATGATGCATAATAACCTTCGATTCTATACACTTAGAATGAATGAATCGACTGAAATGGCCGAACAAATGGCTCTTGACTTTGAGGATAAACTTGATAAACTTGATAAGTATGATCAAATGGAAGTTGCAAGAGTCATTGATATGAATGGATGGGAAAGCGCATTTGAATTAGTTGATAGTTTGAGTAATTAATAATATGAAAATTAAGAAAAAAACATTTAAAGAGCTTGAAGCAGGTGATTGGTTTGTTGTTGACTATATCGACTCTAAACTTATAGTTTTTTCTATAGATTATGAAGATGGAATCATGATGGTTACTTCTCCTTGGTATCTAGCGAATGATTATATACGTTGGGAACTCAAGGGTGATGATACTTTTAATGTTATCGGAACAAGTAAAAGGAACATTTGGTATAAACTATTTTTTAATTGTTCTTTAATTTGTCCTTGGAAAAGGGTTGATTTGGTATAAGTATAATACAATGGGAGTGTGGAGAAATTGGTAAACTCAAGGGATTTAAAATCCCTCGCGCAAGCTTGTGGGTTCGAGTCCCACCACTCCTACCATTAATTAAAATATAATATGAATACAGATAAACTACAAGAACAATTACTTGAATATATCAAAATCTCAGTGGAGAAAATTGGAGACTTTACAGCCAATGAAATTCCCCCATTTGTTAATGAATATATTACTTGGAAGTTCTATGAAAATCTACTACCGATTGGAATGTACGCTTTAGTTATGTTGATTATATCGGTAGTAGTTTACAAACTTATTATACCACTTTATAGGTGGGCAAATACTACATCCAAATTAAAAGATGATGGTGTTTATTTTGTGACTCCAGCACTTGCCACTTTTGTATTATTGATAATTACATTATTTGCATTTCCATATAATAGTATTAAAAATTGTATCCAAATTAAAGTTGCACCTAAAGTATTTTTAATTGAACAGGCATCTAAACTTATAACTAATAAGGATTGATTAAAACCGAACTACAATCTGGGTATGCCACCGAATTATAAAGCGAAGTTGTTAAAGATTATCTTTAATGCTGAAAGTGTTGCACACCTACAAGGGTATGAACGTGAGATTCTACCAGCAACTGATTTAATCAAAGAAATGATTGACATTCTAGCTAAACATGATTTGCTTAATGAAATCGAGTTTAAAGAATTTGTAGAGTTTATTTAATATAACATGAGTGTGACCCGAATTGGTTAAGGGCGCGGTTTCATAAACCGTTATGAGGTTGATAGCCTCTTTGAGAGTTCGAGTCTCTCCACTCATACCATTATATTATTTGGATTATGTAATTCAAAGTGACAATTACTACATAACAACTCACACTTTTTCCACTCGTCTAAAATAGACTCCCAATTAGTATTAGATAGTAGTCTAGAATCTAGAGTGAATACTTTATTCTTAGGATCTTTATGATGAAACTGTAAAGCTGAGTAATTCTTACAGTATCCACAACTATTACATGAACCACCACTCATTTCTATCAATTTGAGTTTTCTTTCTTTGGATAGTTTTCTCTGCCTTTCATTAGTATTAGCATTCAAAACATCTTTATTTTCCGCATAATATAATGCGGTTTTACATTTATTATCACAATATCTAGTATTGTATCCTAGTAGTTCTTTTGAACAATGTCTACAATATAAACCAGTTGGTTGATTCATAACACCATTTGGATTCCTTTTAGGGTTATGTTTTGTATTCATCCCAAACTTTCTAAGCCAGTGTCTTACATTAGTCTGACTACAATTCAATTCCTTTGATATCTGGTGAGTCGATAATTCAAGTTCTACTAATCTTTCTAATTCATTCTTATCCATATAATATATTTAGCTCATTGGGTGAATAATTCAATAGTAAACTTTGAAATAATTAAAACCGAACTATACTTTCAATATGGCAGATGATGAACATAAAGATCCTGAGTATAATCCATACCTGTATTGTATATGGGTTGTAGATAAAAACGTTAGAAGTCTTTGGGCGTTGTTTCATCATGGATTGAATGCAGAAGCTAAATGTAGGCAATTAAATGAAGACTTTGGCCCTAGAATCTCATTTAGTGTGAGTGGTCTTGAAGCAGGAGATAAACCATGATTAAAGTAATTTCACAATACGTTCCCAAATCTCCCTTTACTGTTTGTGTATCATCTGGTGTTGATAGTATTGTTGCAGCCCATTGGTTGAAACATAACTATCATAAAGAGTTTAACATCATTCATTTTAATCACTGGTATCAAGCTATCAATGATGTAATGGAAGAAAGCGTTTCAAGATTCTCAGATGATTATAATATTGAATGTCTTTACTCCTATCGCCCCCCGTGGATCACTGATAATAGTGAGAACGGATTAAGGGAATGGAGATTGAGTGAAATGCGAAAAATTGGTGGTAAGTATGTAACTGCTCACCATCTTGATGATTGTGTTGAGAACTATTTAATGAATTGTTTTCATGGAACACCTGAGTATAAACCAATTCAAGAGTTCACTCAGTTTAATGGATTCTCTATTTATCATCCATTCCTTACAACTACTAAGGAAGACTTCATTAGATATGCTATTAAAAATGATCTAATGAAATATGTAGTCGAAGATCCCACAAACAAAGAAGTAACACAAAAACGTAACTGGATTAGAAACGTTATTGTGCCTGAATTGGATGCTTGGGAAATGGGATTGCAGACAATCGTTAAGAAGAAATTTTACAACAATTTAATTAAAACCGAACTACAATAAAGTCATGAAGATCACACCATATGAAAATGCAGTAAAAGTTAAACGAGTTGTAATTGATACAGTAATTGAAAGGGGGGTTACTCTTGATTTAAATGAAAAGGAAGCTGCATATCTATATCATATGCTTGGATGTTTGAAGCCCCAAGCTATGTTTCATGCCATTAGGGATTCTATATCTTATTATTATCCAAGTAAGAAGGATCTTCTAATTGATTTAGATAATTCTAAAGTCAATGCTGTGTTGGTGAATCCTATTCACAATGCACTTAAAAACTTTCTTAACCTTACAAAAGAGCGGTGAAACTAAAATTGATTCATGGTGATGGAGAGATTAAAAGAATCTCTCGTCAAGTAAAAGAGGGATTTAAGATTCTGGATGGAATTAATTTAGTTAATACTAAATCAAATGTTCGCATCATTGATAAGATGTATGACCTTGGATTCTATGATGAACTTTCATCTGGTATTGCTTTCATTGGTGACACTCAAGTAATTAAATGTGGACTTCTTACTAGACGCCCACCACCTCTTAAGTATAGAGTTCCTACTTTGATATATGCTTATGATAATATCACACCCACTCAATGGGAATGGGAAACAGTTATATTGATTCAGCCAAAGGTTGATAATGATTACGATGACGATGATGTAGTTAAATCGATGAAAGTCTTTAGTAGACTTTCCGGTTGTGATTCTCATCAAGGTAATATTGGAATGTATAAAGGTGAGTTTAAACTATTTGATTGGTAATTAAAACCGAACTACAATCCAAACATGGAACAGATTTCAAACATTGATATTCTAATTATTAGACAATGTAAAACTAATAAACTTTCAATCAATAATCTCAAAAAGCTTGTGTGTAGGAGACACGCATTATCATATAGTTATGTGACTAATAGTGATCTTATCTATGTTTTAACTAATATTGTGTTGGACTATAAGTTGATTAGAGATATGTATGAATTCATTGCTGTGGATTTAAATCCCAATAATTGGAGGAACAAGATAATGAAAGTTGAACTTAGTTATGAAGATAATTTAATTGAAGAACTCATCTCTAAGATTAGATGCGCTCCTGTTGTAAAATTCCCACGTTACATTACACCTCTTTCACACCGCAACAAGTAAAGATTAATTAAAACCGAACTACAATCTGGGTATGACGATGCAACAACGTATTCTTGATAAGGTTGAGGAATCATTTAAGAAAGCTGAGTCTTTCTATGGTAGGACGTTTGATCGTCCTAAGAACATTATCTTTCAACGCACTGGAACTAATGCTGGTCATTGTTGTTATGGTAGGAGTGAGTTAATGTTTCAAATTGCTATTGCTGAAAAGGCTGGTGATTCTTATATTGCTAGGACTCCTGCTCATGAAGTAGCACATTGGATTGAGAAAGAAGTCTATGGGTATCAATATAAGCCTAGTGGTCGCCGCGATGTTCATGGTAAGAAGTGGCAATACATTATGGTTTATGTTATGAAGCAAGATTCTTCTCGTTGTCATAGCTTTGATACATCGGAAGTGAAAGGTAAGAGAGGAGTCTTTGCTTACTGCTGTTCTAGTGGTCATAGCCTTAATCTTTCCTCAGTAGTCCACAATAGGATTGTTAGTGAGAGGAAAAGTTATCGTTGCAAGTGTGGTGGCAAGTTGGCATTGAAAGTTGATGTTGATATCAACTCAAAGCAACTTGAAATTGAACGTATCAAACAACAAATCAAAGAACTTCAAAGTAAATTAGATGTCTGAAAAATAGAAGTTAATTAAAACCGAACTAGAATCATAGTATGCGACACATTAAAACATTATCAAGAAACTCCACCCAAAACGGGTTTTTCCGTATTATAGATTCAAACTACAGAATATGTATTGAATTTGTTGGTGCTTTAGTTGGGAGTCTAGTGGAAGATAATCTCTCTGTTAAACTTATACTAGCAACAAAGAATCCTAAACAAAAAGGATTCAAAAAGGTCTTATATAACTCAATGATTGCTAATGGTAGGAGTGGAATGAACATTATGGATGGACAACCGTATGAGACTATAGATAGACAATGCAGTGTTCTTAAAAGTCTTGGAATTAAAGTCGGGGATACGTATTGGATAAAGGGTGAATTAAAACCGAACTAGAATCATAGTATGCTATCCAAACTCGCTAATCTATTTAAGAAAGAAACATGGGAAGTTCTTAAAGAAGAAAAAGCAACAATATCATCTTGGAAATATGGTGTAAGATGGGCGCAGTATGATTGTATAGTTGTTCACGAAAAATCAAATAAAGGAAACACCAGACACTTTATGGTAGAACTTGAGGGATTATTTAAAGGTATTAAATATCCTTATGATTATGTGAATAAGCATCCATTAGTATCTGTGTTAGATATTCCAAAATGTCCCAAATATTAATTAAAACCGAACTATAATATCAATATGACAAGGACAGAAGTAGTAAAGAAATATCCAATTGGTTCTAAGTTTAAAGTAATTAAAACTGGTGAAATTGTAGTAGTAGGTAGTTATGGAACTGGACTTACGGGTGTTCTAATCAAAAAACATTATAACGATTTTACGGGATTTAATACATATGAAATTGAACCAGTAGAACCTGAAAAGAGTGGTCTTAGGATGTATTTTTTTGTTATGTATAATCTTTCTGGTATTCAGAAAGGTATTCAAGCGGGTCACGCTGCTATTGAGTATTATCTAAAATATGGTAATATTACCAAATATCAAGAATTTGCTGAACACCATAAAACATTTATCCTATTGGATGGTGGTGGTTCCAATGATATGACTGAACGATCATCAGAACTTGAAAATTTTGGAGTTGATTATGCTACATTTTATGAACCTGATCTTAATGACTCTTTGAGTGCCATTGCATTCATTGTTCCAGAAGAGATTTATGGTATGGATCAAGCATTCATCGATCATGCTATAATTGATTCATCCTTTATGACTGAGGATATTAAGTTTGCCAGATACCTTAAAGGATTCCGCCTTGCGAGTAATTAAAACCGGAGTATAGTTATGGCATGGAAACGCTAGTCGAATTTGAAACTGAGACTTTCTTAGAAGAAGATGATGTATGGGATGCACTCTTCGTAAGAGTTAATAGTGGAAAATGGATGATGGCTATGCCTAACTTCAAGACAGAAGATAGGCAGGAAATTATAAATATTATTTCAAATGATCCAAGAAATTGGTAATAATGTCATAATTAATGATACGTTTGTATTCTATAAAACCTTTATAGAAACCTATAGGGGATTAACTGTCATTGAAGCAAGACGCAAACTGAAAAAGTATTATACTCATTCCATGCAAGATACTATCATAAAATATCTGAAAGAAAAGGATGTAATTAAAACCGAACTACAATAATAACATGAAAGCATTCAAAGCACCGCAAAAGAGTCTTCAATCAAGCTGGGTCCAAATTGCATTTAGCAAACCAAAGGCTGGTTCAATCATTAAGAAATCATTGGGTCGTAATGCTCAAAGTATTTCAAAGCATCGTGGAGATATGTTCTCCAATTCCTCAATGAAACATTCTAACCTTTATTAATATGAAATTTATTGATTCAAATGATACTCCTTCTCTACAATTTAAAGATGTTCCTACCCACAGGCTATTCATTGATTGTTCTGGGGAACTCCTAATTAAACTAGATATGCTTACCGCATGTAGGATTGCTACATGCGATGGACTAATTAATGCTAAAATTTTCACCCCATGTGAATCTTGGGGTATTAAAGAGATTCTCCCTTACGATAAAGTAGAGTTCTAATTAATTAAAACCGATATACAATAGGGGTATGAAGAAGCCTACATTTAGTATTAGTAATTGCACTCCAGAAGGTAGAGTATTTATTATCTATCCTGATCTTAATTATATGGTGTGGGAAGCTACTAGTGAAATTGGTCCTATTAGTATTCCTCTCAAGAATGGTCAAGATGATTGGATGGATCTCATGTCTTGTTTAAAGAATGGCGAATCCTTTAAACGTTTCCTCGCAGTCTGAGTTAATTAAAACCAAAATAAGATAATAGCATGAAAGAGAAACTTAGTAAGTGTGTTACGATGCAAGATTCCCACGAAGTTCTTTCGGAATGGGATACAATCGACCTTGATAGTTTTGTAAATGCCTTAAACAAAGTTAAGGAATATGTTGATATTACTATGAGGGATGAGTTCTTGCTTAATCAAGCTGCGGGTATTCTAATCAATCGTGGTTATGGCTACTAAAAGGAAACTTAACTTATACCTATCGGAACTTTATACAGTGGGGACAGCGATCTTAATGGAAGATCCTAACCTTCGCTGGGGGCAATGCCTGATGATTGCCCTTAATGAAATTGATCCAGATATGTATATGAAGATCACGGGGACTGAGTATGATCCCTTTTATCTTAATGAAAAAGTGGAAGGGTTCGTGGAACATTTAATTAAAACCGGAGTAAAATAATATCATGATAATCGCTGATACACCTGAGAAAGTTAATGCATTTAGACTTCTTGCCCTAAAGGGTGCATTGAAGTTGGAAACTCTTGGTATGAAAAGTCGTGGATATTCTGCGTATAAGATTGTTAAAGAGGAATTCGGTTTCAAAGGTGATAAGAAAAAGGTCTATGACCTTTATGTTCAACACCTTAAAGATGTGGGTATTCTAATCACTGCTTAATATGAATCCAGAACACTTAAAGCATCGTGCTTGTTTCCAAGATAAGTCAAGGGGTACATTGTATTTCCTACTTAAGATTGATCATCCTGTAATGGAGTCTTGGATTCTAGTGAGTGAATTTAATCATCATTGGATTTCACCTCAATCAACTCCTATTGATGCTTTTGGGGGTGTGGGATGGTATGATACATTTGAATTCGTTAAAATCTGCGAGTAACCTTTAATTAAAACCAAAGTAAGATACTTACATGACTCCAAGCAAACAGCAACTTGAGATTTACAATTGGGTGGATAAAGGTGAGGGAAATCTTATCATTAAAGCCCGTGCTGGTAGTGGCAAGACTACTACTGCCGTCAATGCCATTCAATTCATGAAAGGTTCGGTCCTTGCAATGGCTTTCAATACTAAGGCTTCTTATCAATTGAAAGATAAGCTTAGTAACATGGGTTGCCCTAACGCTACTGCTTCAACTGTTCATTCCGCTGGTAAGAATCTTATTTATAAGGCTCTTGGGTGGCATAAAGTTGATGGTTCCAAGGTCTTTTGGATTACCGATAAGTATTGTAAGACTGAGGAACTTAGCTTCACTCGTAACTTCATTACTAAACTGGTGGGTTTTGCCAAGCAGAATGCCTTTGGTGTTACTGGTCAAACTCCTATTGATGACACTCAAGCATGGATGGACATCGTTACCCATCATGATATCGATATGAATTTCGAGACTGATCTTCATACGGTTATTGAAATCGCCAAAGAAGTTCTTATTGATAGTAATCGTGATACCAAGGTCATTGACTTTGACGATATGCAGTATCTCCCATTGGTTTATGGTATCATTGGTAATCAGTATGATTGGGTTATCATTGATGAAGCACAAGATACCAATATCTGCCGCAAACTACTCCTTAAAACTCTTCTCAAGCCTTCTGGTCGCCTTGTAGCCATTGGAGACGAGGGACAAGCTATTTATGGTTTTACCGGGGCTGAGAACGATTCCTTGAATCTCATTAAGGATATGTTCAACTGTTCGGAACTTCCTCTCTCTACTTGTTATCGTTGTGGTAAGACTATCATTGCTGAAGCTCAAAAGTTCTTCCATGACATTGAAGCATGGGATGAAAGTCCAGAGGGTTCTATTACTTCCATCAAGTATGAAGAGTTTGTGAATACTGCTCTCAGTATGAAGTTTGGTCGTGGAGATGGTATTATCTGCCGAAATAATGCCCCTAACGTTGCCCTTGCCTTTGCCTTGATTAAACAAGGTATTGGTTGCCGCATTGAGGGTAGGGATATCGGTAATGATCTTAAGAAACTTGTAAAGAAGTGGAAGAAGGTTACTAACCTTGATGACTTCGCTGTAAAGCTTAATGAGTTCTTTCAACGTGAGTTTGAAAAGGCTAACTATGCCAAGCTTGCCTTGCTGGAAGATAAGATGGATACAATGATCATCTTGATTGAACGTTGCAAGAGTCTTGGTCAAAATGATATGAAGTCTCTGGAAGATCTTATCACTTCCATGTTCACTGATTCTACTGATAAGAATCTTCCCGACATTATTACTCTTAGTTCTATTCATAAGGCTAAGGGATTGGAATGGAATAGGGTTTTCTGGGTAGGAGACGCACAATTCTCCCCTAGTAAGTATGCGGTTCAAGCATGGCAAGTTGAGCAAGAGAACAATCTACGTTATGTTGCTTGCACTAGGGCAATGACAGAACTTATCCATATCACGGATTGCCCTAGCCGTAGGAACCAAGAGGATTAATCATACAACGTCCTGAGCATGACATGAAAAGGCTCTCAATTTAACAAACAAAAAACAATAATATGACATTTAAAAAAGGTGATAAGATTCGTCGCAAGGTAGAGTATCTTCAAGTAAATGATTGGAAGCATGGACGATCTATCTTAATTGTAAATAATGATCAATATCATGATGGCACAGTTTATTTTACTGTCAATGGGCATGACTCATTGAATTCAATTTATAGTGAATACTTTGAACTTGCCAAAGAAATGACTATCGAGGATCAAATCACTTTCGCCAATACTCTTATTGGTAAGAAGAGCCTAAAGTCTATTCATACAAGTATATATCTCGATTGGATTCCAGTAGGTATTCGTATCTATACTGGTAATTGTAACTATGAAGATAGTAGTGGTTCTGTCATGGAGTATATGAAAACTCATGATGTCTGTGTAGCCTTAATAGATGAAAACAATTATAAGAGTTATCCAGTCGCACTCATTGAACCACCAGTAGAGTCTGTAACGGTAAAACTTAATGATGTATATACCGTAGAAGTTACTAAGAATAGTATCACCGTGGGTTGTCAAACATTTCCTGTCAGTATCCTAGAGGATCTTATTAAAGCACACAAACAACTATCATGATTATTCCAATTGCATCTTCAGCCCTACGAGATTCCCGAAAGAATAAGGAGGCTAATACAAAAATGATTACAAGTGTGGCTATTAATGATGCTATTAAGCTCGGATTATGTCATACTGTCATTAATCTTGATAAAGATATCCGTGGTAATCTTGCTTTAGATCTGATAAAATTCGGGTATAAAGTTACAGAATATAATACTTATCTTGCTGTGTCATGGAACTAATAGTAAAGTATATGGACATAATGACACAGTAGTATGTGACATAATGACACAGTAGGTATAAAGTGTAGGAGATAGAGAGATATTGATTAAAACCGTGATAAGATACGTTTATGAAGATTCCTGTAAAAACATATAAGATTGTAGAAGTCGAAGAAGTTATTACTAACCTTGTTGATGTTCCAGAGATTATTAATCGTCATTTTCATACTAATACCTTTCAACAAGTAATTGATTATCTATTGACACTTGAATTTGTAGAAAGTTCAACTTACTTTAGGGATTTTAAATCCTTCATATCACCAGAGCAAGGTGGAGATAATACAGTTAATCTCCATAGTATTAAGACTCTTATTGATGATCCTACTAATTCTAAGATAGTCATTCAAGTTACTTGGGATTGGTATAAGAATAATATGACAGATAACGCAATTATCATTTTTAGGAAACCTATACAGGAGTAGGGATAAAAGTAGTTTTCCCCTAGAGAAAATTCGAAAATATAATCAACTAAAAACTACAATTAAGTTAGTCTGATAAAAGTAACATACTGTGACATAATGACCTAGTAAGTGTGTCATTATGTCACAGTAATTAAAACCAAAGTAAGATAATAGCATGACAACGATTCACAATTCGAGTGATATTAAAGTGGGGAAACTCTATAAGACTCTCGAACCTAGATACAATAAGACCGTTCTCTACCTTGGATGTATCAATGGTGATACCCATGAGAAGTTCTTGGTGGTTGTTGTGTTTGATGAGGACGATTACTACATTGGTAGAACTGTTATCAGAAACAGTAACTATTGGAACTTGGGATTCGAGGAACAGGATTGATTAAAACCAAACTAAGATACTGGTATGACCACATTCAAAGTAACATTATATCAAGAGACTTACACTGAAGTAATCATTGAAGCAAGTTCTTTAGAAGAAGCGCAAGAACTGGTAATGGCTGGAGAGTTTAATGAAGAAGATATTCATGATGTCTCAGTCAAGGAAAGTTGTATCATTTAAAACCAAAATAAAATAATACTATGTTTGACCCCAACGATGACCATAACTTGAATGCTAATGATGAGAATGAACATTGGTATGAGAATGATTATATTGAATCATCCGAAGATGATGAAGAAGAATGGGATGAATATGAAGACCCGTTTGAGGATCATGATGAAGATGATGAGTTAGATGAAGATGATGACTTATCAGAAGAAGGCTGGGAACTCGATTGATTAAAACCAACGTAAGATAGTAGCATGAAAAGATACAGCTGGATTGTTCAAAACAAAAGGACCGGGGCCGTTGTTACCTATAACAGTTCTTATGGTCCATGTAATAAGGATTGTGTTAATACTTCTCCAGCTGTTATTGAGTGGGCCAATGGAGATCCTATTAGTATCTTCCCTTGTGAACAGTAGTTCTATTACTCAACGTAATAGTTATTTCATTATCCATATCATAACTTTGTCAAATTGATAAAAAAGTCAATCTGACAAAGTTACGATAGTGTGATATAAAACATACAGTGTAGTAGATTCTCTAGTAGTATTGATTAAAACCAACATAAGATAGTAGCACGATGAAACCGCTTACCATTGCAAAGAATAATAAGGAGACACTTTTGGATGCAGCAAAACGCGCTTCCAATCAGGCGACTCTTAACAATAGAATTGTTACCTTTCAAGATGGTAACTATTCCATACTGGTTTATCCCTACGATATTCTTAATAACATTATCCGTGGTATTAAGGCTATGGCATTGATGGCTGAGATTGCAGCACTTGAAGCTCAATTGTCTTAACACTTTGCCGTCCTGAGCATCGACATTAAAAGGCTCAGTGGTATTATGATCGCTTACACACATAAGTATAGTAGGTTTCACCCACTAAATATCATAGTGGGTGAAAGGATTAAGACCATTAAGGTGTGGATACACTTTATAGCATTTGTATTAGGGATTTCTGAACTACTTAAAAAAGTTGATGAGGAAATCCGCAAGAGTTCTATTGATTAAAACCAAAGTAAGATTCGCGTGGGTGCGTGTGAGTGTTATAAGTGACACTCCCGGAGGGAAGAGTTAGAAGTTTGATTAAAACCAACGTAAGATGTAGGAGCATGATAATCAAATCCGCAATGTCCATTACCGTTAGTATTGATGCCGATGAAACCTTGATCGACGCCCTAGCAGAAATGTATGGGTTTTGATTAAAACCCAAGTAAGATAGAAACGTCCCCAGTAGCTTTACCCTGATGCTACTGGGGACGGAATGAAAGTAAGGGAGTTTGAAGTTCAATTAAAACCAAAGTAAGATCCAATCGTATGCAAAAACAAAACATGATCGCAGTGTCCATCGAAGCCAAGTCGTTTGTCCAATCGCTTACTGCCGCTTTTGGCGGGCCAAGCAAGACGAAAGACTTTCTTGCCCTCAGTGAACGAGAAGCCGTGGACGCCCTTGTGGAGTTCGCACAAGCAAACCGCATCACAGTGACGCAAGAGGTCAATGACGAGGGGGAAGAGTATGAATTGGAGCATGACGGGCTTGCTCTTGAGATCTCCCGCACGATTGCCCTTCGTGCCGCCACGGTTCGCGCAAACACCGCGACCGCAAAGCTCGCGGAAAAAGAGCAAGAGTTGGAGGAGATGAAAGCCTTGCTTGCTAAGTATCAGGCGGCGGCATCGGTGGAATGACCACCTAGCAGGGAGTGGTTAGAGGTCTAACGACTGACTAACCACTCCCTAACTACTCTCTAACCACCCCTTCTGTTAGGAATTGCCCTAATAGAAGGGGATTTTTTTTGCCCCCTAGCCCCCCATGGAAAAATTCTTAACAGTTTTTCAACAGTTTCCCCAATATAAAAATATTTTTATTATATTCCCCAACATTTTCCCCACGCGACCCCCCTATAAAAAATATTTTTTACATATTTTGCAACAGTTTCCCTATATGATTCAAATATATTAAATAATTATATATGCGAAACTTTGCAACATACATGGAGATGGCGTATCCGTCACCCCTTTCATTTCCCAATTTGAGAACATAGGTTCATATGCTGTGAAAGTGAAATACGCCACGGAACATCTCCAACGAATCGCGGCTGGTTCGTCTAGGGTTATCTTCAAGATAGATTACGAGAAAGTGCTTAAGGTTGCTAAGAATTAGTCATCTCTTGTGGGAGAGTTGAGTCCATAGAACTCAGATATGAATTCCAGAAATTTCTTTTGTGATTGTGTTAGTTGTCTATCTTTTCTCCCCATCTCATATACAACAGAGGGATTGTTTATCACAACACGAACCCAACCCATTTCGAACATACAAGTATAAGTATAAGGTAATCTTTCGTGACCTTTGACGCCTTTATCGAGTAGATATTTTAAAGTTTTATGTGCGATTTGATCGATACCGCTAGCATGTCCAAATGGTTTTACTTGTAAGAAATTACCACTCCTATCCACCCAAAATCCATAAGGAGCATCATCGGGTAAATCTCGAACGGATGTTGACATACCCAACACTTCGCGTGGGATAGTATCCACGATATGCTCCACCAAGGTATATATCTTCATGTAGGTTTCAAATAGCTTGTCAAATATCATATACATATTTATTGAAATAGATAAATAATTGCATGTATGTATCCCGTCATAATATAGGAAATCTTTACAGCAACATGATCTTGAAAGAGATGGATGAGCGTGTTGTCGATTATCTTAATGAGAATTTGGATGAGTTACCGTTCGGTAACATATTCGGGGACGATCTTAGGATTTATCTACCCATCCACAAGGATCAAACCGCCAGAGATATTTTGAATACTCTGAAACGCATTAAAGATTACGAGGGATTGGACTTGCAGAAGGGGGAAGTTGTTCGTAAAATCAAACTTGATCCTAGACATGGTGGTGGTGATGAGAAGGAGCAGAGAATGAATATAGGTTCCGCTATTTCCAAATTGAAGATATCCCTAGAAGAAAAGAAAAAGTATTTGGATTGGTTGGCACGTTATAAAGATAATATACAGGAATCTTTAGGAGAGCAAAAATATGGCATTATTATCACCAGAGCACCAATTGACGTTCTTAGAATGTCAGATCACGATAATATTCAATCGTGTCATAGTGCCACTGGTTCATATTTTCAGTGTGCTGTTCAGGAAGCTATTAATGGTGGTGTGATTGCATATGTTGTAAATAATAATGAATTGTCCGATGAGTTTGATGCTGGTAGAGGATTACAGGATGATGAACTGTTTTATGACGAGGATAGAAATAATTTAGGATTGCAACCCATATCACGTTTAAGAATTCGAAGACTGGCGGATAATGAAGGTATAGAGTTCGGTATTCCAGATACACGAATATATGGTGATACCACGATTCCGGGACTATATGAAACGGTTAAAGCCTTTCTACATGAAAAACAACCTGTTGATTTAGATGATTTCGGAAAACACGAATGGGAAAAAAGGGGAGGAACCTATTACGATAATCACATGGATGACTTGATAAAGAAATACTATGATATTGTGGGTGGTGACTGGAATTATCCCCACAACGCATCCGATAGGTCGGCAGAATCCCATAGAAATTACGAAATAAAAACACTAACCCAAAACTTAGAAGAGGAGTGTGAGGAGATAACGGATAGATATAATAATAGAATGACGTTTACAACAGTTGGATGCGATGTTCAAATTGATGATGACGTTTATATCTTGGCGTGGGGAATATCAGAATTTGATGTTGGTAATTGGGGATTTCCAGAATTGCATGATATCAACTTTGCCATAGAATCCGACAGAGATGATATGAAAAAGGCTCTACAAGGGGATTATGATGATGATATGATTTGGTCAGGACTTTTAAATTGGATTGAGAGGAAATCGGGTCTGGAACTTCAAGGTTTTGAGTTTTATAATGGTTCGATAAAATTATTCTATTATTCCGAGGATATATTCTTTCAATCGGGAGAGTATGACACCTTCTGTGATGAAGTGGAGTATTACGATATAGAGCTAAGGAGGCAATTCGAAACACCCAATGATTGGATAGAAGTTTTTGTGGAATGTAACATCTTGAAAGATGAAACAAATGAAGGAGCACTCAATAAATTAATTTCTAATATTCCAGATGATGATTTAGTGTATAGTAATACTTCGGATGATAGAAATGTCGAGTTCTCCTTGTTGTTGGATTCTCTCAAAGAAGAATCTTTCGAAAAGTATACCGATCCAGATAGCATCTATAATACTATCCCATTTATTAAAGACAATGCCTATATTGGGGATTTGTTTGGGAAAATGTTGGACAACTATATAGGCCAATATGATAAAGTTCGTCCAAGTAATACCCATCAACAAGAATTTAAATATTTCGTGGAAGCTTATTATCAGGTTAGGTTGATGGGAAACAACAACATAACAAAATATGACATAACACGTATCTCAGTGGAATTCGATCCTGTGGTGTATCAGGGGAATACTTCTGATGGAAGTAGAACCATTTATATGAATCTAAAATTTGACGTTGAATCATTCAACGAGGAAAATGTTGACCTGATTATATTTCTATATAAGAACTTGGACGACTTACGGAATATGGCAACTCTGGCATATTTATCTGAGAATAGACACATCGTAACAGGAAGTCCCAGATACAAGAACCAATTCAATTCATTATTGAAGGTCTATGGCAAATTAATGTGATTATATTAAACACTCTCAGATAAAATTTTCCAGTTGGTCATGTGCATTTCCTTAGCTATTACATCGTCATCTTGATATACTATAGCATAATGATTTTCTACCATATATTTTGATAATGTTGTCTCATTTAGTGAGAAGTCTCCCAATACTCTACCAAATTTATCACGATCTATTACAGTTGTGATGATTTGAGTAGATCCTATAGGTATCAATTTCTCTACAATACTTTTAGATAATAACCCCCATCTTTTCTCTATAAGGTCTTTAGTTCTCGTTTCCGGTGCATCGATTCCATTTACACGAATAGATATGTCATGAAGCCACGCCCTAAATCCTAGATCTATATCAACCACCACAGTATCACCATCTTTAATATCAGTTATTATACATTTATACGTATACATTGATATTATTTAACTTATAATCTCTCAAGATTCACCTTACGATTTACAAGTTCAACCAAAACATCTCCATGACAAGGATTTGGTTTACACCAACACCCTAAGACTTTTCCTTGAAGTTCTGGTAATTTTTTCAATAGTTCATCATTATTTAAAATATACTCTTTATATTTCTCGATAGATTCTTTACGAGTATTGACTTTATATTTCGCTGTGGTGCTATCCTTACTACTATAAGGATTTCCCCATATAGTAGTTCTATCAATTTTTACATCATACGATTCTTTGTTCATATGAACAACTCTAGTTTCCATACTATAATTATATTACATCATGGGTCGATGTCAATATCATGACCGTATCTATCGAACTTGCATCAGTTGGAATATACGTTGTTTATGATATGGGTGTAATGTTGAGAAGTATTGTAGCAAAGCAGCCCACGTTTCGTCAGGATCACTCAACCCATAAGCACCAGTGAATTGAATTAACTTTGATAGTTTTTCACGAACATCCGGTTTCTTAACTAGCCCAGATTGGATAGTGTGTTTGATGTCGTTCCCAAACAATCTAGACATATCTAGATTGGAAATAGAAGACTTAACATAATCATAATTTTGGGTTTCAATACCTTTTTCAAAAATATTAGATATCTGAGCGGATATATCATTTATTGTTTTTGCATCTATAACTATAGATAAATTCCCCAGTTTATCTATATAATTACGTAATGTCTTATTAATAATAGTTTTGTAATCTATATTTTGATTAGGTGATTGAACGATAGTAGAAAACATAGACATTAATATATCTGTAAATTTATTAAAGACTTTATTTGGATCTTCTTTGAAGTAATCGTATGGTAATTTATCGACATTCGAATGCACAAGTGCTTCATGGTATTGTGTGATTGCATTCCTGAAAGCCTTTCCATTATTAAACATCCATATATGTCCCCATTCGTGGACTATAGTTTCGGTTAATTTTGGAATATATTTCTCTGGATTTTTGCCAAGTCCCTTCACGAATAAATAATTAAGACCTATGGATTTTAATTGTTTATAATCCTTCTGTGCTGTTGGATTCCCATGAGCAAGCCCAGCAACAAATGATCCTGCTGCTCGATTCCCTGCTGCTATGTCCATATCTTTGAATACTACATTTGTATGCATCGACGGAAACCCCATCTTCTGAATTTGCGTTCTAGCGTCAGAAAAACAATCTCTAATTGTGTCTTGATAATAGTCGAACCCTAGATTATAATCCTTTGGGACCGACTTATCCAGAAATAGAGAAAACATCGGAAGATCCATTTTGTGGATTAATTTTTGGGACTTTCTAAATTTCCCACCTTCTGTAAGGATATATTCTTTAAACGATAACATATGTTAAATAGTATATCTTTATTTATCAAACTTATTAAATATTAACAACAATGAAAACATTCTCTAAATTCTTCAAGGAAAGCATCAACTACAATATGGATGACTTTTCGGATAAATGGAAAAATGCTATCTCATCTTCAGAAGAATTAAGAGTTGGTCTAGAATTGATGACCAAAATTATCTCATTGTTTCCAACGGGTGAGATATATATTGTTGGTGGTGTCCCTAGAGATTTACTTATGGGTAATGAAATAGATGATGTGGACATGGCGACCAACATACCATTCGAAGATTTATCAAAACATTTTGAATTGAGGAATATATCCAAAAATGATTCACAACCCGTTTATACTATTCTGTATAATAATTATGCATTCGACTTAGCTAAGTTTAGAGAGGATACCCAAAGTGAGATGGGTAGACAAAGTAATGTATCGACTGAGGTTGATAGTTTTGAGACTGATACAAAACGTAGGGATATAACAATCAACAGTTTTGGCTTAGATCATAAAGGTAGAATAGTTGACTATCAAGGAGGTTTACAGGACTTGCAGAACAAAGTGATTCGGGCCGTTGGTAATGCCAAGGAGCGATTCAAAGAGGATGCTACTAGAATCCTCCGAGTATTTCGTTTTGCTGCTAAGATGGATTTTGATATTGAAGAAGAAACACTACAAGCCGCAAAAGAATTGAAGCATCTTCTACAAAATCCTAATTTAATTTCCCAAGAGAGTATTTCTCAAGAGATGTTTAAGGCAGCTAAATCTGGAAGAACACTATCTAATTTCCTACAAAAGTTGCAGGATGCTGGTATATTACAAGATATACTACCAGAGTTTTTAGAGATGGAAGAAATGACCCACAATCCAATACATCATCCTGAAGGTGGTAGTAAAGTATTAGGACATATTCACGAATGTCTGAAGGTATCACCATACTCAGATCCAGTTATAAACTTAGCAGTGTTATTCCACGATTTTGGAAAAGCCACAACCAGAGGTGATAAAAATGGACAGTCCACATATTATGGGCATGAAGCGGCGGGAGTTCCTATTGTTGAAAATATATTCAAACGATTGAGATTCTCTAAGCTTGGACCAAATGATAAGAAGAATATCTTAGCAGCAGTTGCGAGACATATGATGGTTCACAATTTAGATAACTTAAATCTTAAAACGTTGAGGAAGCTTATCCACGACCCATCATGGGAAACGGTAAAGGCTGTATCTTATTGTGACGAGGCATCTCGCGGTCCCGGTCTATTCGATAAACAAAAGTTCTTAGATAAGATCGAACTGGCAGAAAGTAAACTGAACACGATTCCCGGTGGTGCAGATGCGCTTAAAAAGCAAGTATCCGCAATCGTGAATGGTAACATGTTAATGCAGTGGTTTCCACAACTCCAAAAGGACAAAACTCAGATTGGATTGTATTTACCCAAGCTACAAGATTGGGTCGCTGATATGTTACTCAACAATCAAGAAGTAACACAACAAATGGTTCATAAGAAAGTTAAACAAATGATTCCTAAATCTTAAAGATTGAATCCAGAAGACGATCTTCTGGTGTTTGTTTAAACACTTCTAAATTTTTAGGGATGTTTAAAATAGAATATGTCGATTTCTGATAATTTTCACTGCCCCATGCGGTTTCGTGAGGGTTTGATATATCATCGACATATTCCCACACATTTAAGTCATTCCATAGAATGATTTGTTTAATCCCGGCCATGGATATGTATATGTAAAATATCCAATATGTGGTCAGCGAACCAACATATTGCAGATGAGTAAAAGGCTAATGATACCGCATGTCCAAGTGTGGATGTCCCAGAAAGAATCGCTTGTATATAACCAACGTGAAAGCCTATGCATAGTGAACATGATAATAATTTATTGAAGAATTTTATTTTTTTAAGTGGTGTTCTAACTATGTCCAATATTTCTCCATATTTTATTATGAAACAACATCCAATTAGAACGAAGCTTTGGAATATTAAATCAGCCAAGTATCAATTTCTCCCCGTCTAAAGTTCTTACACCATCCGAAACAAGTTTAGCTTCCTCTTTAGTAATCTCAACTTCTTTCCCGAAATCATCAGTGATTCTAACCATCCCATTTCCAAGATCAGTTATAACTGGGCATCCTTTTTTACCACAACATAATCGTACGGTATTATCTGTTTCTCGTTTAATCATAGCTTCTATATTTAGCATTAAAGTATGAATATATTGTTACTTATTTATATATTTTTTACAAACGTTTCCGGGAATTTGTTGTCTAAATTGTAACCATCCTCTAAAATTGCCTGATATTCTATCTAAGTTTTTAGATGGGGTTGCTTGATGCTCGAACGGGCTAGCATGGGCGGGTTTTGAATGAACCAATCTCTCGTAAATTCTCAAAGCTTTCTCGACTGATTCATCTGATTTCCTATAGGACACTTGAGCACATAATGATGCGGATAATTTTATAGCATCTGTTAATGATATATCTAGTTCATGAAACGGAACAAATTCAGAATCTGGCATAATATTATATCCATCAACATATGGTAAATGCCACTCTCCAAGATTGAGTATATTTGGTTTGTTATTTGAGTATAGATCCCACATAATTCTAGCTAATTCGTGAATTTCTGGTTGGGCATCTGGGTGATTTCTCAAGTAGAAGAAATTATCCCAATCGGTCGAAGACGCAACTACCTTTATATGACTCCAAGGTTCTAATATTCTATTAGCTATTTGCTTGTGGACCTTAGTTCTCCCAAGAATCCATGCAAAAATACATACAATTTTGCCAGTCACATTCCATATAAATTTAGCAGATTTTAAAGGAAACCCACGAAGATCTTCCTTAGCTTGCATACCACTTTGATTTTTACCCCAAGATACAGGTTCTGCTGGATTATTCCAAACTAATTTGATCATAGTTTGGAGTGGTATAGCTCTAGAACTGGCAGCATTTCTAGATAGCATCCGATGTGTCATAAACTCGCTGTGAATAAATCTCGGATACTCCAATTCAAAAGTTGTCAATCTTTTCCCATGCTTTGAAACACTATCTTTAATTATTTTTGCAGTAATCATTATTCTTATATTATATCAAAACTCTCCAAAGTCAAACACCTTTTTCGTAAATGTTTCCAATTTTCACGACACGACAAACATCACCGAATTTTTTAGTATTATCTAAAAAATGTTCGGATAAACAATCCCAGTCATCAAGCATCCATCTACCAAACGAATATTTTATTTCATACTCATCTGCCATGATGTTTGGATGATGAAAATACAACTTTACTATATCTCCTTCGAAAAGTTCTTGCCCATATAAATCATGCAGTTCCGTGGACCTCAACACCTTATATGAATTTTCGGGTGCTTCAAGAAGACCACCATCCATTATATCTTCGAAATATAATTTTCCGTATGGGTTTATATACCAGTTGCTACCATCTAAGTATCTACCTAATTTAGTTAACCATATTTTAAATTTCATATTTTAATCTTTCCAACAACTTCTACCTTAACGGTTGTAATTCCTCGTTTAACAAATCCTAATTTCTTAGCAACACCAATAGTTAAATCTATTATTCGTCCTCTTTTATATGGACCACGATCAGTAATCTTTACAACTTCACTTTTTCCATTTTCTAGATTGGTAACTTTCACTAAAGTTCCAAATGGAAGAGTTTTATGGGCTGCTGTATTAGCATTATTTTCAAGTTTATGACCACTTGCAGTGCGGATACCGCCATTACATTTAGTGGAATAGTGGGATGCTTTCCCAACTTCCATGGCATTTACTGTAGAAATTGGATATACTTGCGCGATTATAAACAAAATGGGGATAATTAATATTCTCATTGGCCTATTTAATCATAATTTCGATATTTGTCAACTGTATTGGGTAAATATTAACACACTTACTACACAATGATAGCAGATAAAAAAGATGAATATGAGGTAAAAACGGAAATTGCGGGATGGTCATTAAAACTATCTGGATTTGTGATGTCTATTGCTATAGTATTATCTTCTTGGTTCTTAAATCAAGCATGGGACAGGATAAATTTAATCGAACATACAGTTAAAGTATTAGAACTATCTGATGCTAAACATGATAGTAGCACCATCTCATCTTATGATTTCGGCAAATATAAGGAAGCTCTAGATCATAAATCATATGAATTAGATCGTAGAATCACTAGACTTGAAGAATCATTACCCGTAATTAAAGATACTCTATTGGAGATTAAAAATACAATTAGATTAAAATGAATAAGAGAAAATATACTCTTCGTAATAGAAGATTGTCGATAATATCGGTATTAATACCATGCTGTTTATTATTTGGGTGCGCTAAAGATATAACACCTTCACTAATAATTCAAACACCCCCAAAGACAGAAAGCGCAATCCCCCATTTCAAGAAGGTTGAAAACGGAATAGATAGGAGTATCCAATCAAATACTAAAATTGATAGTAAGATAAAAGAGCAGAAGGGCGCACTTCTAGATCAAAAAATAGTAATCGAAGAAACGATAACTAAAATTGAGAGATTGGTCGAACAAGTTACTGCACATAAGACAATCCAAGAAATAGATGCCATCGATATTTTAAATTCTATTAAAACTATTCACACTAGAAATCTTTTCTTAGAAACCCAAAACAATGAATTGACTCAAATTTTATCAGAACAAGAAGGAATTCTAAAAATGACCAAGGAGGATGCATCCATAACCTATAGAAAATTAATAGATAAAGAAGAAGAAGTTAATAGATTGCGAGAATTGAATAAATTAATAGCAAATAATTTAGTTGCTAAAGATAATGACATTAGAACTTTACAAAATTCTCTCCAAAAGGAGAAGATTAATTCAGCAAGAGCGAATGTTTATAGAAATTGGGTATATGGATTAGCTGGAAGTTTTATTGCGTGGTTAATTATCAAAAATATACTTATGGTATATTTTCCTCTGGCAAGATTTAGAATTTAACTAAATAGTAATATGGATACAAATAACACACCACCAGATAATAATACTGGAGTTAAAAGAGATTGGTTAATTGCGGGCGGTTCGGCTGCTGGATTTTTCGCACTATTGAAAGGTGCTGGTTGGGTTGATGATAAATTCGATTTCGCTGCAATATTTAATGTGATAGATATCACACTTATAGCAGCCAAGGTTGCATTCGCTTCAGCTTTAGCTTGGACTGTTAAGAAATTTATTTTTAGAAATACACTAGGTAAAGATTTTGGAGAAACTTTCGACACTGGCTGGGATAAAATCTCAAGTGATGAAAAAGTAAGGTGGATATTAATAATGTTTATTGTTATATTCTCCACAGTTATGTTCAACTTCTAATGAAGAAATTTATAATATTTCTGTTATTAACATTAACTGTTAATGCTGGTCCAAATGATATAATATCAGATGGTTTAAGTTTGCAGATTTCTCAGAAATCTGTAGATCATATTATATATTATGAAGTTGGCGGTAGATCGTATTATAATTCCAATTATACTAGACCGATGGTACCAGCTTGGAGGACAACTGCGAGTGGTGTCACTGTAGGGTTTGGGTTTGATTTAGGATACAACACCCCATCTCAAATTCAAAAAGCATTTGATGGCATATTATCACCATCTGAAATCAAAGCTATGCAAGAAGTATCCGGTTTAAAAGGTAGAGATGCATATTACAATGGATTGGCAAAAGTTAAATATATAATTAAATTATCTTATGAGCAATCAGAAGAGGTATTTAAACGTGATAGTTTGCCAAGATTCACCAAACAAACAGCTGATGCATTTAATCTCACACCAACTAGATTATCCCCACACTCTAATGGGGCATTGACATCATTAGTGTTTAATCGTGGACCATCACTGGCTAATACAGACTCTAGAAAAGAAATGAGATGGATAAAGTATAATATATCAATCGGTCAAGAATCTAAAGTTCCATCTGATATAAAATCCATGAAACGTCTTTGGAGTTATACAAAACTCAAAGGATTACATCTTAGACGAGATGCCGAAGCTTCATTATTTTCTGATGGATTGTCTAAGTGACTTTCCCCTCACAAGTTCTCTAATTTCAGTTTTAACTAAAATACCACGCTTGTCCCATATTTCGACAAGTTTTGAAATATCAGGAATGTGATATGATTCAAATATACATTCCACTAATGATCCAATAGAAGCACCATCATCGTTATATCTCAACTCATAACAATCAACACATGTTTTATATGATGATCCTTGATTGTCCCAAACACCGGAACAATAATGATATCTTTCTTTATATAAAATAGTCCCACGACATTCACAACATTTGTGGGGTTTTCTAGACACTCTCCATTTTTCACAGTAAGCTTGTGGGTATTCCATGAGTCTAGAATAGACTGATTTTTGAATTTGTCAAGAGTCCCGTGAGGTAATCGAAACCCCAACTGCGAATTTGCAATCCGCCGCCTTACCATTTGACCAACGAGACTTTATGCAGGTCCACTACGAATCGAACGCAGATTTTCTGGTTTGGAATCAGAAGTATTAACCGTTATACGATGGACCTATTTTATTTATGCGGAAGATGTTAGGATCGAACTAACGCCACCTTTCGGTGGGACTCTGTTTAGCAAACAGGCAGATTACCACTCTCTCAATCTTCCTTAATTCATTTCCCACACACCGGATTCATTTTTCATATAGTATCCCTCGGCATGAGATATATTTAAAGTTTTATATGGTATTCCTATATCACCAGTTTTTTGATACATCTTCCCATCTTTAATCACAACACCTTCAACTGCACCGAAAGGATTCGGAAATAATACATTTGGAACCATTTCTATATCCCCCAACTTATATCTAACTTGTGGTATGAAAAACTTAAAAAATCCATTATCAATAATACCAGCTTTTAACCATTCAAATAATAAAGTTTCATATTCTTCCAACTTTAAGGAAACGTATTCCTTTTTATCTTCTGGGGTTTCTTCTATATGTTGACTGGAGAAATCTACAACAGGTTTCCAATATTCAATTGCTTCTTCTTTGGTTCTGATAATTTTATTATCTCCAGTGTAATCACTAATAGGTCTTTGGTATTCTTTATTCATAATTTTATTTGGTGGGAATGGAGAATTTTGCAATCTCAACCTTCTGAATGTAAATCAGTTGCTCCACTTTTGAGCTACACTCCCTTAAATTTTGTCCAATATCCTCTGGATGGTTTTGATATATTATGCTCTCTACAAAAATTCTTAACTGCTGTATCAGATACCCCCAACTGCTTAGATATCTTTGTAGTCGGGATTTTCCATATCAAATTTTCCATTTCTTCTTTAGAAGGCCATTTAATTTTATGTTTATCGTCACATAATTTACAATTAATAGAATCTTTTAGTTTTATATTACCACAACTACAGTAGTATGTTGGTTTTCTAATTTTTCTATTTCTTCCCGAATACGTTTCGGTTTGACTATGACAATTTGGACATAATAATCTTAAATTTGTTTTTCTATGATCTAAATTATTGCCGTTTGTATGATCTAAATGTAAGGTTATTGGTATACCATTCCAATCCGATATTTTACAAATTTCACATACGTATTCTCTCTCTAATAATAATCTTTCCTTTGCTGTTTTTCTATCTGTATATTTTCCACACTCTACAAAAATCTCATCATCACACCTCTTCGGTTTATATTCTTTAAATTGTTCTTTATTACTCTCGAATTTCTCTACATCTAACGATTTCATTCTATCTAGTAGACGACTGGAAAGATATCCACCATTGGATTTGTAACCTATGGCAAATATTATCTGCGTTAATGATGATTTTGTGTCGAGTAAATTTTGAAGACTTACATCTGAGATTGTTTGTAAATTTTGAGTCATACTATTATTTAGTATAACGGTGATATTTTATTCAGTATTCGATTCAAATCTAAGGCACTACCATTATGCAATTCTCCCATTATTTTAACCTAACCCTTTTATTCCACCGGAAGAAATTCCTTTCTCATACCAATCCTTTGCAGCACCAGAGTAGTAACTTATTTTACCACAAGCATCACACTTGATTCTATGTAAATCCATATCATTTTCCCAAGATACCCAATTTTTTTCATACTCATCTTCGTCCTCTCCAGTGTAAGGATTGTTATATGTGACAACATTCCATTCCCACTCTCCATGTTCACATTCGTCATCGTTCATATATCAGATGCTTGTCTTTGTTTTTTATACAGTTGAGATTGAAAGTCTGCTTCTTCGTGTCCCATTTTACCATCAGACACACCCATAACTTCCCAACCATCTTGCCAAGAACCATCGTCAAGTTTAATCTTAATAAACTTTCCAACGTTTGCAAATGATTCGGGAATCCATGCCATGTGATTAGAATCAATTCTTTTCAATGCACATTGTCTATAATTCGTATTTTTCTTTTTCATAATTTTAAATTCTGGCGGGTGGTGAAGGTAACGCTCCCTCTCCGCTCATCACGGAGGCCAAGTTTTCAAGACTTGTTTGTGACTTTCACACCACCACCCATTTATTTTATATGTAGAGGGAGAGGTATTCGAAACCTCTCTGGAAAGATCAAAACTTTCAGTGCTAGACCATTACACTACCCCTCAATTTATTTCACTATAATATGTTGTTCTACTACATTTTACTTCTTTTTCCCTTCCACACCACCAACAACCAGTTCCAAGTCCATGACACTTACTAGTATTCCTAATAAATTTAACTGGAACATTATGAATCACACAACACCACTTAGGTAATATATGTCGTTCTGATGCGGCTTGTGGATTGTTCATATGGAAGAAATTATCCCAATCAGACTTAAATTGTTTCATCTACTACTATTTTACATGGATCATTTGGATGGTCTTCGTAAAGATGAACCAATTGATTAACAGCTATAAAGTCAGTATCTATATATGCATCATGTAAATGCTTAAAAGCTTCTAATAATTCTTTCTTATCTTTCTCAGTTTTAGCTATTACTTTAAACTTTACCCAAGGAAATTTGGGATCATTCATGTCCCTACTTTGTCTACTGTATCTTTTCATTCTATAACTCCTTCTTCTTTTAATGCCTGTCGCAATCTGGCACCGGACTCCCTCGCTCTTTTAGCTATCTCATTGTAATCTTCAATTTCATCCTTTGGAACATAAACCCTTACAGGATCACCATTCATATCTCTCAAACATTCCAAATCTGTATACATATATTCTTTCATAATGCGGAACGTAGGGTATTTGAAACCCTCCTAACGGATTGACAATCCGATGTGCTAGACCACTACACTAACATTCCTTTTAATTTTTCATCTATTTCCAACTCACCATCTTCAATCATATCCAAAGCTAATTGATATTGGATTTCAATCTCCACACCGACTTGCAACCAAAAATCTTCGGTCATATAATCTTTTCGATAGAGATAAAAATCAACAAGATTATACCAAAAATCCGCTAATTCAGTTCCTTCGTATGGACCAATTTCTTCTAATACTTCTGATTTTTCTCTTGTTGTCATGCTTTATTATATCTCGATTTTAATAAATGTCAAGTCCACCCTGTTGCGTTCGAATCAACTTAGTCCCGTCTTCAGCGGGTTGCATTACCATATATGCTAAGGGTGGTTATGTAGCTGGATTCGGATTCGAACCGAAACTGATATCGTTCTAAGCGATATGACTCTACCGTTGGTCTACCCAGCCTTTATATTAATATCCCATTCTCTTTGCAGAAGTTAATAGTTTACCTAATATCTCTCGATCTATTTCTTCTTGAATATCTATACACATCATCGACATCAAATCACTTTCACAATCGTATGTCCACTTAGCTTTTAATTTACGAGGCTTACAATCAATGTAAGTTGATTTGATTGGAATAAATGGTAAACCAATAAACCCAACTAAGCTTCCTATAAATCCTCTTCTTTTCATATGTGGAGGTATGGGGACTCGAACCCCAAACATTTGCCTTGCAAAGACAACGCTCTACCAATTGAGCTATACCCCCTTTAATTTTGTGGGAAATGGGGGAATCGAACCCACCGTCTCACGGGCCGTAACCGAGTGTTCTATCCATTATACTAATCTCCCTATGTTGTCCCGGATGGATTCGAACCATCGATCTCTCACTTATCAGGCGAGTGCATTACCGCTTTGCTACAGGACAATTAATCCATCTTCTATTTCCCAATGACAATTAGCAACAATAATATAAATGTTGTTATTATGTAATCAAGATATATCATAAATATGAGCCGACACCCAGAATCGAACTGAGATTCCCAAATTACAAATTTGGCACTTTACCGTTAAGTTATGAAGGCTGGGTTATAAGTTATGAAGGCTGGGTTATAAATTATCTCGTTGTTTTCTAATGTTTTCTAATTTTCTTAAAAGATTATTTTCTTGAGTTTTAAGTGATTTTGATCTCTTTAATTTCTCCATTATTATGCCATCTTCTTTAGCTTTCTTGGAAAGCTCCAACCACTCGTTATACTGTTTTAATCTTTTTTGATAATCCTTTTCAAAAGCGTCCAATTCTTTTTGTGTTCGTGGAACCTCCAAAATGATTTCACATTTTGGATCTCCATAATCTTCCACCAGATATAATACGGTATCTTCTGGTTTACCATTATGATCATTGACCCATTCCAATATATCTGATAATGTGGTGGTATTATAATTAAACACATCCATAGAATATCTATTATGAGTTCCTATAGAATACCTGATTGGTGAAGGGTACTTCACCAATTTACCCCTACTGAATTTTATTGGATATAGTGTTTCCATATTAAAAATATCTATTTACAGTGTTGGTGAAAATTTTAGAAAGTTGGGGAGATATTCCGAATCGTCCTTCATTATGCTCAATTGATTTATGAATGTTACCATTCTTGTTTCTTTTTGTTGCCGCTGCCCAATCCGATAACATTTCAACCAAATCCAATAGATCCATATCTTCAATTCCATTCGGCCAATGTTCAGGATGGTGAGTATTTTTAGCATAGTGATGATCTATGGCGGGTTTAACTTCTAGAAGAAGTTTAGAATATTCATCAGTCCCATATTCAGTCTTAGCCAACTTTGGTGTGTTCTGTGCAAATACACTTCTTTCTGGTTCTTCAAATTTGGATGCATCGTGAACTTGCGCTCTTTCATCCAAGTTATGTATTAGTTTCCACATATTGGATCGGACTTCATTAATATGTTTTAATGTTTCCGCATGGTGTAGTATCAGTTCTTCATTCATAGTTTATCTTTTCGTTTTCTAATTTTGGTACGGGATATCAGAATCGAACTGATGTGTTCTGAGTGGAAGTCAGACATTTTACCATTAAATTAATCCCGCGTTATATCAACCAAGAAGGGTCATTGTACATTAGCCCCAACCATTCCACATTATGTATAACCCTTTCCAAATTTGATTACACGTATTTGATTGATATGTTTTATTCTATACTATGTGCGCCCATAGTCAAGCTAAGAATCGAGCCTTTTCCCTCACGGGCATGGATTGCGTTCATACTGCGATACTGTTATAGGATTCACGAAGTTACCTTCAACCACCCCCCACCCATTAGAAGGGGACACGAACATGTTTATATTATATAAAAGTTTTGATTGTCGGTGATTGTGGTTTCGGTATTATAGTGAATTTGATTTCCATATCAATATCACAATCAACAGGTAGATAAAACCCATTATATGATGTCATTCGAATATCGAATTCAACATCGCCATCTCTTACGAAGAAATCTTCTTTGGTTTCAGGTCTACTCACATTATATTGTCTTTCTCCGAAATAAGTTCCCAAAGAAGGTATTTCCCTATTACACTGTGTTACTACTACTTTCATATGTTTGTATTTTGCAAGTTATTTAAAATTGTCAAGAAAATATCCGCGAGGCAGAAATCGAATCTGCGTATATGGAGTCACAATCCATGTCTTTTTCCAATTAAAGATACTCTCGGTTTTGGTGGGTTGGGGGAGATTCGAACTCCCGACTTAGTGATTAAAAGTCACTCATTCTACCACTGAATTACCAACCCATAACACCTTCCGAATTACGCTTCATAAAACAGTATTAAATTTATGATCACTTAATTTAATACCTACAATTTAGAGAGGCGCGGAAGGTTGAATCATTATAGTTCGGTTTTAATCATAAGGAATGTCTTTATAATGGTTATTGTAAAGTTCCTCATTAATTAACACCATGATACCTTTAGCCATTCTTATGTATTCATCTTGAGCAACTGAATACGGATCACTATAATTTCTCTTTCGTTGCAGATTATTCCACATACGTTCCATCTGTTCATTCCATTCAGGTTCTTCTTCATGGAACATATAAAGTGTCTTTGCGACATGTAGTATATTATCATTCATATGCGTATTGTAGTTCGGTTTTAATTACTTTTTATCAAAATCCCAAGTTATGTGAATACAACTTTCTTCATAATTATAGAAATAATTAAAAGTTGTATCTGCATATTTTCCAAAAATAATTTCTGTTCCTTTTTTATTATATCTTCCACGAGAAATCAAAACATCACCAGACTTGAGATCTGTTATTCTATTACTTTTCTCCATGAAGTCCATAAACCTGTCATAATCATCACCTATCATATGTGCATTATAGTTCGGTTTTAATTAATGGCCTATTTGGTAGGGATCTAACCTACATTTTCCTTTACGGGTGGCACTTATCGACATACCAATCTTCAATATCATACCACAATTTTGTAATCGGGTTTCATATCTAGGTGTCGTTTCATGTTATTCCACTGGTGCTAAAATCACCAACGTTTTTTCTGTTAATACTACGAATAGTTTATGGTCTGGTCGGTAGGATTTGAACCTACGTTGTTCCAACTTCCAAAGTTGGCGTGTTAAACCATGCTCCACCACGACCAGTTAAATTAATCATGCACCACAGGTAGGGCTTGAACCTACATAACCCGATAAAGGGTATACGTCGAATTAACAGTTCGATCTCTTGCCAATTAGAGTACCGTGGTTTTGTGCGCGTTTTATTTTTATTCTCTTTGGACTTATCACGCTTTTGTTATCCAAATCAGTTGGGTGCTACCCAACATCGTGCCTCGTATGGGAATTGCACCCATGTAAAAAGAGATTTAGAGTCTCTCGCCTAACTACTCGGCCAACGAAGCTTTAGCTATCCCGAAGGATAACTCGGTTTTAATTAATGTCAAGCACTAACTTCAACCACATTGAACCATTGTTCGACTTCTTCATCAAAAGTCTTACCATAACCTAGTCCACCAAATTTCGTAGCCAACCTCTTTACCTCTTTTTTAATTTGGTCCATCTTGTAGATATCAGTATATGTCTTGGATTCAATAACTTTGTAAGGAACTCCCCTTAGAAATCCATAAGCAAGTTGTGCTGCTCTCGCCGAATTTCTCACCTCTACAGTTCTATGAGATCTTAATTGTCTCCAATCAGAAGAATTCTTATCTGGAATATCCTTCCAGCAATTATTCACATGATCATACCTTGTGGGTATAGGCATTATCTTCTGTTTGGATTTGATCTTAGTCTCTTCAAGTCGAATATATTTCGCCTCTTGAGCTAGTTCCTTTACTCTTACACGCAATCCACGAAGGAATGCACCGTCTTTACATGCGCCTGTTGTGGCAGACGCTACCTATGTGTTTTTCATAACAACAATCTTATTTATTCTTTTGGAAAAGCTATTTCAGCTTCACTCATTAGAATTTCGCAAAAATCATGAACTTCACTCTTACTCATGAAGTATAAACGATTATTCCCACTTATGATATGTAAATGTAAAGTGGGTTTTTGTGTCGCAGAACATTTATGATAGTCCACTTCAAAATCCTCATTGTCTTCGTTTGTATATATTACACTCTTTTTCATAATTTTATTTGGTGCGAATGGAAGGATTCGAACCTTCGTACTCTTACGAGAGCAGATTTACAGTCTGCCGCCTTTAACCACTCGGCCACACTCGCTAATTTAATAAGCCATTATCGATTATCCCCCGATCCACTTATCATATTTCTTTCTTTCCTAGAAGCTAATTTATCCAAGTTCATTTGTAGAACTTCTTCCATTGTATATCCAAGATCCCTACAAAGGGCAGCAATATACCATGCAACATCACCAATCTCTTTAGCTAGTTCTAATTTAATCTCATCACTAAATTCGCTATTCTTATCTCTAAGAACTTTCTTAACCTTATCTGCTACTTCTCCTGCTTCACCACAAAGTCCTAGAGTTGGATAAATTATATTAGATCCTGCTCCATAGATTGCGGTTTCAACTGCTTTATTTTGGTATTCGTTTATTGTCATATTTTTAATCTTTTGTGAAGGGTAAATATTCCCCGTTCCACGCTTTAATTTTAAAGTCTTTAATTAGATGATTGAACTCTTTAACTAACTCTTCTATGGGAGTATCATTCAGTTCTTCACAATCATTTTTCATCATCGTCATTATCTCTACAGCCATTTCTTCCTTTGTCAACTCTGGACCTTTAAATGGGTTAGTATCAGGACTACGATATGTTAAATCGTCTAGCAATTCTAAATTAAAGGATGTTATTTTTTCACCATCTTTAAAGATAGCGAGTCTACACCCAAAAGTTATCGGGTCTGGTATTATTTTAATTTCAATCATAATTTTGGTGCGGTCAAAGGTAATCGAAACCTTTATGATTCATTTTACGGACAAATCATAATCCCATCGTTAACGAGCATATGTAGGAATAGTCAGAGTCGAACTGACGATTTTCGGCGTATGATGCCGCTGCCTTAACCACTTAGCTATACTCCAGTTATGGCCGAACTCTATATCATCCTTTTATAATCTTAAAGTAAGATAGCCATTTTATTTCTGTTGCAGGAGTGGGATTCAAACCCACATTCTACTGGTTATGAGCCAGTGGTCTTATCAATCGACAGTCACCCCGCGCTTAAATTTGGCCTGCGCCTATATAAATATAGGTATGAAAACAAGTTCATATTAAGCAGATTATGTCGCAAACCTTGGAGTTGCACCAAGCTCACCCGCCTTAAGCGACAGGTATGGTCCATCGACCAATTGTTTGCATATTTATTATGATTTTATTCTTGTTTTAGGATCTATATTAAATGATAGACAACGTTTTCTAACAGCATTATCTGAAACTCCAAATATCTCACCAGCCCTTATAAAGGAGAGTCTATCATGACAGATAAGTTTTGTCAACTCTGTTTCTGTCGGATCGAACTTTTTAAATTTCTGATTGGTTAATTTCGAGGCGCATGATACACATCTGATACTATTTGAAGTTATTATTTTATTACAATCCAAACACTTAGATTTATCCTTAATTTTTCTATTACCCATACAAAATGTTTCGGTTTGACTGTGGCAATTCGGACATAGAAATCTCAAATTATCAATTTTATTATTATTACAGTTACCGTCAATGTGGTCTAAATGAAGAGTTAATGGTGAATTATTCCAAAGTCTGCCATGTTTACATATATCACAGTTATCATTCGGTATCAAATTAAACTTTATCAAAAGTTTTTTATCAGGTTTTACTAATTCACCGCTTTCTAATTTTTCTAAGTAAGTATCTTTGGTATGTCTAGTCAAGTCCTTACCTTTGTTGGAACTTATACCTAATTGTATATGCGAATAATCAATTTCCTCTTCATTTAATCTTTTCTTTAAGGGTTTATATAGAGCAGAATTTAAATGCTCAACATATCCTAATTTCCTTAATATTTCCGCTAAGGATTCGGAGTTCTTAGTTATGTCTGTCAACTCTTCCTTTGTTATTTTCCAAACTATTGATTTTCTTTTTGACTTAGCTGAGTTAGTTTTTAACTCAAATTTCTTCAACCAATAAACCACAGATGAATTGGATAAATTTAATTCTTTCCCAATTTGGGATTGAGTATAATTCTTATCAATCAACGATATTAGTATTTCTTTTGTCATATAGTTATTTAGCTGACAAGTATCAGTTTGCAACTATTTATCCTATCTTTATACTATAGCAATGCCGACGCGACTCGAACGCGCACTGTTCTTGCGAACTCCTGAGTGAAAGTCAGGTAGGGTTAACCAATTTTCTTACGGCATCGTTTACCGGATCATTATATTCCGGTTTTAATTAATACATTTGTCAATCACACTCCATGTGAACGCACTGGTAGCTGACTAAGTGCTGCTTGGGTGTTTCAGGCACTCCCTCGTCTTAAGCCTCCAATCCTATTAATAAAAAAGCCCCTTATTTTATTAAGGGGCCGTTTTTAAATTTATATAAATAATTACAAAACAACCCATCAACAATCCATCGGATTGTTCCCGCGATATTCGCTAAATTGTTTTGTAATCATTGTATGCCCTTTTATTTAGTATTTGTTTTAAACTTTTTTAGTTTCATTTAAAACTTTTTTATCTTCCTCAGAAAATGCAGCGCAGGAAGCATATTGTAAATCGGTCTTAGCTGATCGCATTGCTGACATTTTGGTTCCTAAAAGGGTGAAAGTATCTAATGAATTCGCTGTGGAATATACAGAACTATTTGCTGCATTAATACCCCAAGACTTAGCTTCATTAACTGACTTCAGATCAGCACCTAGAAATTGAAACTGCCATTTCCAAACATTGGTATGTTCATCAATAAGTTTCTTAATTGCATCTTTGGTGAATTCCTTAGATGAATTCTCTTCACCATCAGTCTGAATAAGCATAATGACTTTAGCTGGACGATCTACTTCTTTCATTTTCGCAAACTTCTCTCCAACCGAAACGATAGTCTTGCCAATTGCATCGAGTAGTGCCGTTCCACCGCGAGGGTTAACCTTCAATTTTTCATCAACATTTTGAATGTCGGTAAAGTCTTCAACTAGATCGTATTCTGTATCAAATGCAGCGACAGTGAAAGTGCAATCGCCGGGGGCTGCTTTATTTTCCTTAATAATTTGCTCGTAACCACCAACAACGTCGTTCCAGCAAGTAGCCATACTTCCGCTTCGGTCGATCACCATACTAATATGTGTATATTCTTTATTCATTACTCCCAAATTTATCACATTGAATTGGGTTGTCAATGAATTAAAAATCTTTTTCCATTTTTTTGAGTTTCGAGTAATACTCTGGATCTTCCGCAAGATGGTGCTTGGCAATTGTTTCAGCTATCTTTGGATTGGTGGTGTGCTCTTTCTCCACTGAGATTCCCATTTTAAGTTGTTTGGGATCATAATCAATCTTTGAATTGACCTTTTTGAAAAATTTCTCAAATGAGTCCATAATTAATTAAGATATTTTTTATATAAATCTTCAAAGATAGCGGAATGCTCTCTCACCTCTATGTATCGTTTCTTGGTTAGAATCTTTATTAGATTTAACAATCCAACCATGAGATGTCTCTTTAACTGTGACTAATTCTTTTTTAATGGCATCTTTTAAAAGTTCCCTTACAGCTTTTTCATCCCCGTGTCCACTTTTACCCTCATAAATTATATTAGTATAATCCGATAAATCAAATTTGGAAAAGTTATTAGGTTCTTTCGCTTCTTCTATTACGGGATCAGTCCCCATATTTTCATATAAACTTTGTAATGTTTTTCTCATAATCCTTTTATTTTATTTTTTAATTGGCCGAGTGCAAATACACCAGATTGATCTAATGTACTCACTGAATCTAAAGTCTCCAGTGCCTCTCCAATCATCTGCAATACAGTATTTTTACTAATCATTTGATCTTCTTCCTGTTCATAAGGATTTTGTCCACTAGCCATACTTAATGATGCCATATTAGCTGGAGAATCAGCACTACCGAAGGTTCCCTTCATCATAAGACTATCATGGGTTTCCCTTGGTGCCATCCGGGAGCGACCATCTCCGGGTAAATTAGGGCTACTTGGACCCCACCCCTCAGTGTATAAATTTCCTAGTTCCTGTATCCACATATTACTATTTAATCTAGTCGTAAAAGTTTCTATTTATCACATTGGATAGTTTTACATTAGCTGTGGAATATTGGGATTATGAGAATAAATAATCCAACGAAACCGATTGACATTCACTCTTTAAATGGTTTACTGAGTGACGGTCAAGACGACAATTTACAACATATGAGCATTAAAGCATTATCCGATTACACATTCTATTCTCGTTATGCGAGATACAACAAAGACAAAAAAAGAAGAGAAACATGGGAGGAAGCGGTAGGTAGGGTATTTGTGATGCATAGAACAAAATATGCAAAGCAAATCGAGGAGAATCCAGAATTGGATCAGTTATTACAGTTCGCACAATCGATGCAAAACAAGAAAAGAGTTCTAGCAGCCCAAAGAACTTTACAATTTGCAGGAGAACCAATCTTCAAACACGAATTAAAAGTTTATAACTGCCTATTCACCCATATTGATCGGGAACGAGTATTCCAAGAAATCATGTATTCTCTCCTATGTGGATGCGGTGTAGGATTCTCGGTTCAAAAACAACATGTAAAACTGTTGGGTAGAATTGATAGACTTGCAAAAGATTCTATTAAAACATATAAGATTGAAGATTCTATTGAAGGATGGGCAGATGCCGTGGGGGTTCTGATGGAGTCTTATTTCAGAAAATCTGAATGGTTTGGATCATTTCATGGATGTGAAATAGAATTTGATTTTTCAGAAATAAGACCCGAAGGTTCTCTAATTGCTGGACAATTTAAAGCACCGGGACATAAAGGCTTACAATCATCCTTAGAAAAGATTAAGAAAGTTATTGAAACCAGATTAAATTCACCTGATTTTAGATCTGGTGAGTTTGCGAATAAACTTAGACCTATCGATGCATATGATATCATCATGCATATTTCAGATGCGGTATTATCTGGTGGTGTTCGTAGATCCGCAACACTTTGTCTATTCTCTCACGATGACGATGAAATGTTAAATGCTAAGATTGGAGATTGGTTTATATCTAATCCACAACGAGGACGTTCCAATAATAGTGCTGCTCTCCTAAAGGGGCATGTAACTAGAGAAGAATTTGCGAAACTCATGAAGTCTACTAAAGAATTCGGAGAACCGGGATTTATTTGGATGGACGATTTGGATATTGGATATAATCCATGTGTTGAAATTGGTATGTATCCCAAGACCAGAGATGGTCGTAGTGGCTTTCAGGGCTGCAATCTCACGGAGATAAATGGTAAATGGTGCGACACTAAGGAAAACTTCTTAAAGGCTTGTGAAGCGTCTGCTATCATTGGAACCCTACAAGCAGGATATACAGACTTTAAATATTTAAGTAAAGAGACTACAGAGATTTTTGCAGAAGAAGCATTGTTGGGATGTTCTATTACTGGTATGATGGACAATCCAGATATTCTCTTCGATGAAGAAATTCAACGCGAAGGTATTAAATTTATCATCGACACTAATACTAAAGTAGCTAAGATGTTAGGTATCAATCCAGCTGCAAGAGCGGGCTGTGTTAAACCAGCTGGATCTACTTCATGTGTCCTTGGAACTGCATCTGGTATTCATCCACATCATGCTAAACGTTATTTGCGTAGAGTTCAGGCTAATAAGAGCGAATTCTGTTTGCAAGAAACTGAGAAAAGAAATCCAGCAGCAGTTGAAGAATCAGTATGGTCAACAAATAAAACAGATAAAGTTATATCATTCTTATGTGAAGTTCCACCGGGAGCTATTGTTAAGAATCAGTTAAAGGCAGTCGAACTTTTAGAAAAGGTGAGAACAACCCAAAAGAATTGGGTTGAGTATGGGACTGTTATTGAACGCTGCGTTAATCCAAAGACACGACACAATGTTTCAAATACCATTACAGTAAAATCTGACGAATGGGATGATGTTGAAGATTTCATTTTCGACAACCAAAAATGGTTTGCTGGTATTTCATTATTATCAGCATCGGGAGATTTGGATTATGCTCAAGCACCATTTGCAACTGTATTAACTCCAAATGAGCTTGTTAAAGAATATGGTGACTCGTCAGTATTCGCATCAGGTCTGATTGTGGATGGTTTGGCAGCATTTGATAGTAACTTATGGAGAGCATGTGACACCGTTCTTGGATATGGTGAAGACTTATATTCGGAAGGTATGACAAAACCCGAATATCCATCCAGAAAAAATAATAAAGAATTGGCTGAATATTTCCTATCTAGAGATACCTACGATGAATGGTTCGCTAAAGTCGATTGGGTTCGTAGAGTTAAACAATTTTCAGATAGATATTTTGATGGGGATCTTAAACGCTCCACTTATTGCCTCAAGCATGTATCCTTATGGAAAACATGGTGTGATCTTAAGCGTGAATACGTTGAATTAGATTGGACTCAAATCACGGAAGATCATGAGAGTCATGTCAATGCAGATACAATGGGAGCGCAAGCTTGCAGTGGTGGTAGCTGCGAAATTCTATGATAGATAAATGTATATGTCATAATAAAACATTTTCTAAAATTTTAGAAGAAATGAAAGAACTTAGGATTACGTCATTAACAGAGGTTAAGCAGCACTTAAAAATATGTAATAAGTGCTGCTTATGTAATCCATATATAATAGAAATGTCTAAAACTGGACAAACAAAATTTAATAATATTTTATGATGAACTGGAAAAAACAAAACAAGTATAAAATGGATGTTGATGATGATTCAATGCCGCAATTAGGCCCATTTATAATAAACACAGAACAGATGCAATCATCTGCGTCAATTAGAATGATGGATAATAAGATCTTCTTTTATGATGATATAACCAATGATACTGTATTGGAGCTTAATCGATTATTGATTGAGACTGATATCAAACTTCAAAACACTAAGAATGTTCTTGGTGATTGTTTTGATCCGATTATTCATTTACATATTAAAACAGATGGTGGTGAAATACATTCAGCTATCTCAACATTGGATCTTATTCCAACTTTAAAATCAAAAGTATACACTTATATAGATGGGTGTGTCGCATCTGCTGGGACACTAATCAGTGTAGTGGGTAATAAACGCTTTATGGGTAAACATGCATACTTATTAATCCATCAACTATCCGGTGATATGTATGGTAAATTTTGCGAAATGGAAGATCAGATGGAGAACTCAACTAATCTAATGAAGTTCATTAAAGGTATATATAAACAATATACCAAGATACCAATGAAACAATTGGATGAACTCCTTAAAAGAGATTTGTGGCTAACTGCTGATCAATGTCTACTGTATGGTATTATCGATGAAATAAGATAATACCTTATTCTGGTGGTTCTGGTGGGAATTCTACCTCCTCGACTCGTCTATGCACCTGTGGTAGAGATTGAGCGAGTGAGGTATACCCATTCATACCCTCGTCATGGGCAAATTTTCTAGTATCTGTATTCGCTGCGGTTAATCTCATTGGAATACCATTGTGGTGATGACTATGTGGATATGACACTATTATATCCTCTCTCGCTATAGCATATACTGGATAAAAACTACCACCAATTTGGGCTTCACCTATTAATAATTGCCGATCAAGATCAGTTGCAAATCTAGAACCAACGATGGTATCTTCTGTTTCGTGAACTTCTATTGGTGCTGTTATGTGCTGACAGTATAGCTCACCTTCAACGTAAAGACCGCCACTAATAGTAGTATTACCATTGACACCCAAACCACCTTCAATGTATACCTGACGATTGGTTCTTATAGTTATACATTTCATTGATTGAATATCAATATAATCCTCGGATGCTATTGTAATTCCATGATTAGCATTTAAATTTATTTGCTTACTTCCAACTTTAAATGATGTTGAACCAAGTTCCATGGTCCCTGTGGTTTTTAAATTAACTCCACCCGATCCTATTATTCTAGTGTATCGATTACCAATCACTTTATCATCATTTCCACATGGGAAAATAGAAGAGTTATCAATTTCTTCAACATGTGAAACATAATCATGGTTTAAAAATACACCAACATCTGATATCAACATCTCTGATGGATGACTTCTACCTTTATCATCAATTCTAATGGATGGGTAATCGTTAAAAGCGGCACCTACTTGTTCATATTTATGTCGTTTAGTGAACGAAGTTTCATCTCCACCGACTCCCATTATTTCTTCAATTGGATTTAGGGTATCTTGTAGTTCTACTATCTTATCACCAACTTGAAGTCCTTCTGTATTTTCAGCCCATCCACCTTTCTCAGTCGAACATGATAATTCTCCACCAAATTCCTTAATAGCTGGTGAATCAGATCCATCAGATCCAGCAGATTTTTCGAGAAGTTCTTTTGTTAACTTTCTACTATCAGCAGGAGTAGTAGTGTTTACACCCGCACCATCATAATCAACGACATATTTATATGTCACTACATCATCTCTATCGTGTAGACGAACTGAGATTTTTTTAATTGGGGGTTCTTCTGATTGGAGATCATACCCCTCAAATTTATTCTCGACGGAGAATATTTTATTATTAGATAATACTGGATTTTTTTTTCTATTTCCACCCAATGGTGTGCTTGGACCATTGGGTGCAGCCTCTATTCCACCTCTGAATATTTTAAATTTACTATTTATATCCGCTATGGGTTTATATGCCTGTTTCCAATCTTCGAACGCTTGTATTTCTTGTTCTTTTGCGAAACCCTTTAAGTTGTAAGTATTCTCTCCAGTCCTTAAGGTTAGATTTCGGTTTACATATATGGACCTATCTCTACCAATAGTTTCAAAGAAATCATTTGAGACTTTAGTTTGCTTATTATTTGTAGCTAATTCTGAATTTACAGTATTGGTTAAACTGATATTAGACCCACTTCTCTGGGAAATTTGTATTTTTTCCTTTTCGGTTGTATTTGTAATATTAATACTACCACCTCTTTGATTTAAAATAAATCTATTTCTATATATAAGTCCCATATTTTTTTTTAATTTTCGAAATTGTTTGGTTGATATATACTTACATTTTTATCCCCAGATGTCGAATCTATTGCAGCAATACTTCTAAAGTCCTGCATGACTCCAAAATAAATAGGGAAATTTAAATCCCCTTCATAGTGAAAAACCCAAACCTTTGAACCAACTTCTGGAACTCCTATAATACCTTTAGTATTATTTGAATGTTTATTTGGCCTATATGCATATGAATAAGGATTACAGACACCTAAAAAATCTGGTCTAAACTCGAATTCTTCATCTTTAACTGGAACTGCGAATGCATCGAAAATCGTGGTGATATCGTAATCATATAGAAATGCTGGTGCAAATGATCCAGTATTCTCATCTGGCGGTGAACTATCATTCTTACTGAATCCATCCTTATAATTACAATCAGATATTGTAGCGATCTTACCATCCTTATAATATCTAAAATTGGTAGACTCCCCCATTATTGGGTAACATGGTTCCGCCCATGGTATTGTATTACATATCTCTTCAAATATTTTCGTATCCTCCCAAGTCCCATCACCACTATTGGCATTGGTTCCCGGTGTCTTTAACACAAAATGTTTGTGATCTTCTAACCACTCATCATACGGTTGATTAGTTATTTCTGGTATGTATATCTTAACTCTATTGAGTTTATCTGGATCATTATTTTTTACAACAATTCCACGATAGAAAGAATTATCAACTCTACTATATTCATTTCCCGATCCTGAGCCTCTTACAAACATCTATTATTATTTAACAACCAATAGTCGATATAATGCTGATCGCATAAAACTGAAGCTATAATTACCTACAATATATTGTGGGTAATAATTGTCAAATAAAAACACATCAGAAAATTACTCCTGATGTGTTTAAATATTTAAAAATGGACGAAAAGTGTCTATTTATGCATATCCTAGATTTCTCAATCTACGCTTATTTGGATCTATAACGTCAACAGAACCGACACTCATGGCAGATGTAGGTGCAACTGCTAAGGCTGAATTATGAGTATATAAAGTATATGTGTTAAGATTATTAGATGGAACTTTAACTAGAGCCATTGTAGCACCTTGATACGCTGTGTCGATTCTGAATAGAGAACCTTCAATTGTAACATTAGTCAATGTAGAATTTAAAGATGTGACTGAATTAAATGTGATTCCTTCATCTAAGGTAGATAGACTTAAAATGTTTACACCACTACCAGAAAGGGAGGTTCCAATAAGATTTGGAGATCCTGTTTTTTGAGAGGAAAGTAAAATTGTGTTGAATGAGTAAGGCATGTTATTATTTAGTTATTTCGATTAAATTATTAAATATAACTATGAGGTTTGAAGAAATATTACAGCATTACGTAATTGAAGAGGCTATATCTTTAAAAAATGCTAAAAAGAAAATGCTTTCTAAAAAGTATTCGGGGGCATATAATGAGAGTTTAGATGAAGTATTTGGAAGTAAGAATAGAATAATTTCAAGAATTAATATCGATTATAGTAATTTAAATAGTCCCCTAATGAGAAGAATTGATGACCTTTTGGATGATGAGGGTTATACGGTCGGTGATATGTCATCATATATCAAGGGATTTGCATATAAAACAACGGGTAGAGATGAGTATGGATTCTCGATAACTGATAGTAAAAATCCGGTAAAAATTGGAAAACTTCTTCAGAGATATGAAGCAGATGGGCAGATTGAAGTTACCGATAGAAAAGATGGAAAGAAAACTACTAAGTGGATTACTGGAAAACCATTATTACACGAATTTAAAAATGACCCGATTCGTTCATCCAATGGTGAATTCTTGGTGGTTATATCAAGACACCCGTATGATATAGCGGGAGCATCCACAGATAGAAGTTGGACATCATGTATGGATTTAGGATTACCACGAATAAATTATCCCAAAACTAAACAGAATGAAGGTATAAATAGAAAATATATTCCAAAGGATATTGATGAAGGAACTTTGGTGGCTTATGTAGTTCCAATGGATGAACTATATGAAGGTCCGAATGGGGAGGAAAAAGTAAAATTACAAAAACCATTATCTAGAATTTTGTTAAAACCTCATAATTCAGATGTTGGAAAGGTTTATACCGTGGGGGAAAGATATGGGGCATCGTATCCAGAGTTTTACCAAAAGGTGAAAGAGTGGACATCTAAGACTCTAAATAATAAGTTAAAAGGTGGAGAAAAGATTTATAAAAATCCAGCACTATACAATGATGGAGATACCCCAGTCGATTTTGAATTTAATACTGGTAATGCAGTAGCCGATGAGGTTATGACCGACTTGTTAAATCACAACAACGAAAAGGAAGTTGGAAATCAGATAACATTTGAAACTACTAACAATGGACATGTGACAGGTATAACAATGAAAATTGTTATAGAGTTTGGGAAAGATATGGTTAGATCATTTGATTATTTGGTTGATATGTATTCGGTGGATAATAGTATTAAGTCAGAGTATGAGAAAAGAATAGGAACTGCAATATTTCAAAATTTAAGGGGTAGAAGTGGAAGAGGATTTAATGATGGTTCTCCGAGAATTACTGTAATTTCTTTAGGTGATGGAATTGAAATAGAAGTCGAATGTAATATTCAAGTGTCTCATGAAGAAGACAAATATATAGACGATGATGTTATTTGGAATAATACTTATTATCCAATGGAGTGGTTAAAGAATTTTGATTATAGACAATTGAAAAGAGAGTTATATAAAATATGTTCCACTTATGATTGGAAATCTCATGACGAGGGAGTAACGAATAGCATTAATGAGGCACTAGGATTTTATAAGGATGTTCTTGAAAATTTTCCTAAATTTTATCCAAAGGGTAATATTTCGTTTCAGTCATTGGAAGTTATAAGTCCTCTAGAAGTATTGAAGTTGGATGAAACCACTATAAAAAATGCACATAACTTTTTATATCACACTGTGAGAGCATTCGAAACCCTGTCAAATCATATGTCATTGGTTGAAAGGAAGCAAAATTATTCCTTTGATAGGGATGATAGATATGTTAATGCAAAACACGAAATCTTTTATGAATGGTTTAAGAGAACATTTAATGTGGATTTAGTAAACTATAAAGATGAAACTGAAAGATTGTGGAAAATTACTAATGTATTTGATTTGGTTAAAAAATTAAGAGAATCTGGTGATCCATTGAATATAGAAAAAAGTGAATTGTTGATGGATATCAGAGAAGAACAGAATAAAATTATTAATTATATTCGCAGATTTATAGGATATATGGGTGAGATTAAGATTTAATCCACTTATAAAGTTTAGAACCACAATCCCAAGTTCTGTAAAACTTCTCTCGTCTCATAATTTCTTCCTCGGTTAAATTCTTATCGTATGATGGAAATCTAGTCAACATATGTTTTTGATATTGCAATCTATTATATCTTTCCTTGAAATATTTCGTATAGAAATAATTTGGTGGTGTATCTTTTAGATATTTCATACCGATAGCTTCGTAAACACCTCCACTATTCCAGCGTTTATCACAATAAGAATAAACCTCTAATGGGTTGACAGTCTTTGTGAAATGCTTGAATAATTTACCTGCACCTCCAATGATTTTAAAATTACTAATTGTACAGTATCTTCCAAGTTCATACACATTATCCTTTCTAGTTTTTCCCGTGGCATATCTGTTTTCGTTGAATGTCATAACTGCAACTAATCGATTTTTGTATGTCAGTCCATATCTATGAGTTCCCCAGATACTACCTTGAATGTGATATTTGTTTAAGAATTTTTGACAGTCATCTTTAGAAACTTCCACAATTTTACACTTACGAGCATATATACTTTTTTGAACTTTTCCAACAGCGTTCTTAATTCTTTGCAAGACTAACTTTTTCTTTTCATAGAACTCATCATCAAATAGTGTGATTAATCTAATTCCTAAAGATTCACATTCATTATGTTTAGATATGTGGTCTACTTTATTATAAGATGGGTTTGATGTAGAGTGCCAGTATAATCCAGATACTTCAATTCCCAGATTCAAAGTTGGAATATACACATCCAATTCTTTACCAGATGGTAGAATTTTCTTCCAATTATACTCGAACGGTATGCCAAGACTATCTAAATAATCCCTAACCACTAGCTCATGTTTAGTTCCCACTGGAGAACAGTGGTCACATATCGGAGATGAGCCATTATCACATGATGATTTGAATTCTTTTTTACATTTATTACATAACCACTTATATTGTATATATCCTTTAACTCCCACATATTCATCAATGTCGAATAATGGTTTACAATGTTTATATCTGAATGGTAATGAATTAAAAAACTTAATCCTATGAGATTCTTGAATCTTTTCTTTAGTCTCATCAGACTGGACTCGTCCAATTACTGATTGTTTATATTCATCTGTTTTAGTATAGTTGGTCACTCCATACTTTTCCAAATTTGTTTTTATAATCTTATCCTTCCCATATTGACTAGCCAATACATTGACATGTCCATATTTTTCCAAACATGTTTCCCTTTTGGTTTTCTGTATTTTATCATTATTATCCCACTTACATTTATTAGAACAGTATTGGAGAAATTGTTTTGTTGTGGTGTTGAATCGTGTTTTCTTTCCACAAGGACATGTTGGATTTTCTAGGATATCATTCATGAAACAATAGGTCGCCAGTGAATATGGTTCGTGTAAATCTGTTGATATTTTTTGATAAATTCTTTTATAACTATCCACTCCAATCAACTGTTTTAACAGATTTGGTCTTAGGTGTCTATAACTACCTTTATATTTTTCATCTGCAACCTTCTGAATCTTTTGTTTTATTTCCGAATCATTCATAATTATATTTACCATCTGCGCCTAATATGTCAACCAATTAGATAAAGATAAAAAAATGAGAGGATCTTCGGTTCCTCTCATTTTTGTTTGAATTATTAGCTTCTACTCAGTTGTAACTAGTTCACTTCTAACGAGTTAGAGGTAGACCGAGACACTTCCGGGTGTGAAGGCAACACCAAGTCCCTTGACGATTATTAAATGATAATAAAGATTGGCACCGAATATGTTGTTAACAATACCGTAACGGGTCATTAGACCAACGCGAGGAGTAAAGTTAATCGGATCAATGGCACGTTGTACCATGATTGGGATATAAGGGCAATAGATAATACCAGTATCATAGTATTCAGAACCCTTATAACCCATCAACGCATACTCAACAGGCTCAGTACGTGGGTACTGTGTGCCAGTGTAATAATTTGGTTGATAGTTAGTATTCTGAACTTCAGTTCTTGTATCACGATAGACGGTGAAGCGAGATCCACAAGTTCCTACCTTTGCGATACCAACACCAGCTGTCGAGACAGTGCCATTGATTTCGTAAACCTTGAAATCAGGAAGCATTTCGAGAATGCTGCAAACGCGAGGAGTGGCGATAATGAAATTAGCGGCACCTCTACGGTTACGAGCAGCCATACGGCCAGCTTCGATGATAAGTTTTTGGTAGAAAGTTAGATTACGTTCAGCGGTCCAACGACCATCTGCACTAACAGGACTCCAGAAGGAGTAACCTGCCCCATAACCTGCATTAAACGCTGATTGGATCATACGCATAACAACTTCACGGTCGATTTCGGCTTGAATTTCGTAAGACATTGCATTAGTAAGCTCGCCATCGATGTCGATGCCTTGCATATTTTTAATATCTTGTTCAAGTTCGATACTCC